AGCAGTGGGGCAGCAGTGGGGCAGCAGTGGGCAGCAGGCACGGCAGCAGCAGTGGGGCAGGCACGGCAGCAGCAGTGGGGCAGGCACGGCAGCAGCAGTGGGGCAGGCACGGCAGCAGGCACGGCAGCAGGCACGGCAGCAGCAGTGGGGCAGCACTGGGGCAGGTACGGGTGATATTTTTTCATTGTTGGGTGCCATGTCCTGTGTCCTGTGTCCTGTGCCCTGTGTCCTGTGTGTCCTGTGTCCTGTGTATCCTGTGTCCTGTGTGTCCTGTGTCCTGTGTGTCCTGTGCCCTGTGTGTCCTGTGTCCTGTGCCCGAACGCAGATACCGGTGACAAAAAACAACGGTAACGCAGATACCGGTGACAAAACGAGATACCGGTGACAAAAAACAACGGTAACTCAGATACCGGTGACAAAACGAGATACCGGTGACAAAAGAAATGGGGAGAATTGCCTAACACAGATACCGGTGACATACGAAAAAAATTGATTTCTCTTTTGTCACAGTTGAGAGTGATACCATCATGGACTCACCTATGACTACTCCTTCCGCTTCTCCCAAGACCCAGATTGTGCAGCAATCTTCTGCTTCTCCCAACACCAAGATCGCCGCGCTCCAGCAGCAACACGATGCGCTTCAATCTACTGTCGAGTTGCTCACCAAGCAAATGACTGCATTGAATCTCGAACCAACGAGAGTCGAAGTCGAAGCCGAGAAGCCCGCTGAGAAGCCCGCTGAGAAGCCCGCTGGCAAGAAAGCTAAGGCTACGCCTGCATTTGCTCTTCCATGGACTGGTACTCCCATCGCTGGCTGCTGTCAAGGCATCCGCTCGAACTACGATACCTTCACTCAATGCCACCAAGCTTGTGTTAAGGATGGCGACTACTGCAAAACTTGCACCAAGAATTGCGGCGAACTTGGTATCCCAAAAGAGGGCAATGTCGACACTCGTTCTGAAATCACCAAGAAAATCAAAGGCTATATTCATTACATGAACGCCAAGAAGCTTTCTAAGCAAGATGTCATCGAAGAAGCTGCCAAGTTTGACATCACTCTTGCTGACGAAATCTTCGAAAAGCCCGCATCTGGTGCCAAAGGACGTCCCAAGAAATCTACCGCTGTCAACGATTCGGATGAAGACGCACAGCTCCCACAGATTCAAATCCTCGGCCTTCTCGATACCGAACCGACCAGTCCCACGTCACCCTAATCGACTATATAATAAAAAATGTGCCCCCGACATTTTTTATTTGTGCCACCATTATAACTCTGATACCGATCCGCACGGAGTCATGGCGGAGTGATGGCTTCTCTCTATTCCTTATAGTTTGTACAAACTATTTCATCTACTACATCAATACTATATTATCAATACTACATCATCTTCTTTTATTTATCTTTTTTCTTACTTATAGAGAGAATGTTGGTACAACCATTATCATCTTCAATACTACATCTACAATACTACATCTTCAATACTACATCTTCAATACTATATCATCTTCTTTTTCTTACTTATAGAGAGAATGTTGGTACATACTATATCAGATACCGGTAACATTATTATTCTATTTGGCTGTCCTATTTATGCCGCCTTAAATGTGTGGGATGGGAGGAGTCGGGGAGTGATGGAGGAGTCGGCCGGAGTGATGGCGGAGTCATGACTTCTCTCTTAGAATGTTGTTACAAACATTATAACAACATACTATACCATCTATATCATCTACTATATCATCTTCATTTTATTTATCTTTTTTCTTACTTATAGAGAGAATGTTGGTACAACCATTATAACTATATCATCTACTATATCATCTACTATATCATCTACTATATCATCTACTATATCATCTTCAATATTTCATTATCTTTTTTCTTACTTATAGAGAGAATATTAACTCAGATACCGGTGACAAAACGAGATACCGGTCACAATATTATACCGGTGACATGGCTGTCCTATTTGCCGGAGTGGTGGCGGAGTGGTGGATATTCTCTCTATTACTTAGAATATTGCTACAAACTATATCATCTATATCATATCATCTATATCAACTATACCATCTATATCAACTATATCAACTTCTTTTTCTTACTTATAGAGAGAATATTGCTACAAACTATATCTACTATATCATCTACTATATCATCTATATCATATCATCTACTATATCAACTTCTTTTTCTTACTTATAGAGAGAATATTAACTCAGATACCGGTCACATTCCTAGATACCGGTCACAATATTATACCGGTGACATGGCGGTCCTATTTGGCTGTCCTATTTGCCGGAGTGGTGGCGGAGTGGTGGATATTCTCTCTATTACTTAGAATATTGCTACAAACTATATCATCTATATCATCAACTATATCATCTATATCAACTATACCAACTATATCAACTTCTTTTTCTTACTTATAGAGAGAATATTGCTACAAACTATATCAACTATATCATCTATATCATCTACTATATCATCTACTATATCATATCATATCATCAACTATATCAACTTCTTTTTCTTACTTATAGAGAGAATATTAACTCAGATACCGGTGACAAAACGAGATACCGGTCACAATATTATACCGGTGACATGGCGGTCCTATTTGCCGGAGTGGTGGCGGAGTGGTGGATATTCTCTCTATTACTTTGAATATTGCTACAAACTATATCAACTATATCAACTTCTTTTTCTTACTTATAGAGAGAATATTGCTACAAACTATATCATATCAACTATATCATCTACTATATCATCTATATCATATCATCAACTATATCAACTTCTTTTTCTTACTTATAGAGAGAATATTAACTCAGATACCGGTGACAAAACGAGATACCGGTCACAATATTATACCGGTGACATGGCGGTCCTATTTGGCGGATTTTTTTGGCTGTCTCTCGCCCGGAGTGATGGCGGAGTGCGGAGTGATGGCGGAGTGTGGAGTGATGTCGGAGTGTGGAGTGATGTCGGAGTGTGGAGTGGTGACGGAGTCGTCGTAATCCAACAATCGCGCCTCTATCAATTCTATATATGTATCTATTCCGCAACAAAAATATGTATCATCACTATATGTTCTCTTCAATGACCGGATTCCATTTAATGCACCTCTCACCTCCACTCCTAGTGTTTCACATATACTTCGCTCCCCTGCACTCTCACCACTTCCCAATCTACATAACTCCTCTATCCCTCCCCCTATTACCTCTCGAATAAATTCCTCCGTCTTTTGTCTATTATCTACACTCCAATATCGTCTCTTCAATACCAACATCACACCATCCTTCTCCAATCTCAATTCTTCCACATTTATCTTCTCCCCCGCCTGAATTTTCGACAAAAATTTTAATTTTGTTATTATATCATGTTGCCTTTCATTCAGTATATCATTATGTTTTTCTGCCATTATATTAGTTATGAATATTTTTTATATTCTATTTTTATACACCTCCTTGTATTTTTCTTCGAATAATGCAATCTGTTTCCCCATTTTACCAGCATTACCATTATGTAAATAACTCATATATTCATCTTCATATTGTATATAACTAATATTTGTTCGATAATCCTTATTAAATCCATCAAATCCAGGCACAAGCCTCCTAATTGTTGATTCCTTCGTTTCCATATACCACTTCAATCCTGCTTCGAATTTGCATCGTTCCTGGTGTTCTTTTGAACCCGCATATTGTTTTCGTGTTTTTTCGTAACTTGTCATTGAGTTATGAAAAAACTTGCACATTATTTCAATTTATTAAAAGAATATCTTTCGGCCACTCTGACTCCGACCCTATCTGCTTTTGTATCTGCTCATTTGATGTATCATCATTGAACATTATAGTCTTCACTATACACAAATACTCATCTGTTAATTCTGAATTATCATCCCATCCCGGATTTGCATCCTCCCACGTCTTTATCGCACTTATCTGTTTTCGTGTTATATGATCTATACCCTTTTTTATATTTATATTATCTTGGTCTTTGCCCCACTCATCATCATCTTTCACATAAAACTGTAATCGCTTCTTATCGCTACAATATATCGGTCTCTCACTCGCTGGCATCTCTGTTAAACTCTTTACAAATACATTGCTTATACCCCGCTCATATCCATTATCCATAGTATAATATAAATCATCCAATGTATATTTTATATTTTCTACAAAATCACCGAAATTCATCGCATCTTTACAATGATCTTTTAAAAATACATTTATTGTCATCTTACCTATATTATTTGTTATATTTGGTATTATCTTATTCAATGTCTCCGCGTTCTGTGCCACACTTTTCTCCAATAATTCACACAAATTTTTAATCTGCTTGCTTTGTTCTTCCATTGTTGATGATATTAAACATTTCTTCTTATGATTTGCTAATCCAGATGAATATTTATATTGCTTACTACATAATTCACATCCAAACCCCCCTATATTATTCTCTCTATTCTTATGTTTCAAACTTGTCATATGTTTATTATAACTACTTTTACGAGTTGTTCTATATTCACATTTATCACATGCGTAAAGTGTTGCCATTAATATATAATCAGATTTAAGTTTATATGAATTAAAAATACATTAATATTCTTATTATGAGAATTATCCCTAGTGTCGCTGTTTGTATTTTATTCACACCACTTGCATGGAAATATAATAATTATCGTGCAGTTGCTATCACTGTAAACGGTCTATTATGTCACATGAACGAATCTCAAATACAATTAAAATACAATGATATTATATGGAATATCATATTTACTTTTTATACATGTATTAAATCACCAGTTGTAATCAAATACCAGGCGTTGATGGGTGCAATATTTTTAATCAATGTAAAATTATACGAAATAAACAAAATATCACGCCCTATAAGTGAATGTATTCATGTTTTTGGTGTTCAATTAATCGGCGCATTTTGCCTTTTTAAAGACATTAAAAAAATTGATATGAATTAATGATTCAACTTATAATCAATGGCGCCGAAAAACAATACCTTTAAAGCGAATGATCTCGTGCAGTTTCGCGCAGGACGTTCTTTTAGAAAACTTACCATTATAGAGGCGTCGATAAGAGATGACGACATATTGTATGTCTATGAAGAGGGTTCTAAACAGAAGTTCCGAGGAGAAGCATGGGGTGACGATCTCGAACCATATATACCACCACCTGAACCAGCATTTGAATATGAATATCTAATTAACAATCTATGTAGATTGTTACAACACGAAGGGGTTCTATGGCAAGAAACCACACCAGATATACTTCGCCAAATGATGGTCTGTGAAGGATGGGGCGATACAGCAGACGATTATAGTAATCTACACCTAAAACAACTTAAAGACTGGTCCATCCATATGGAGTACCCAATGAGCTGATTAATACATGGTTCCTCATATAATTTGATTTTTTTCTAAATCCGATAAAAAACTACGTGTGGTCAATCATAAGTTTGTCCTATTTCATCTGCACCTATTTCATTTGCACCTATTTCATTTGCCCTATCGCTCTGTCCCGCCCCCCCGTATAATATTCTTGCACGTACCACCTCCAGTAATCACCGAGGGTCTCCTTCACCGGTGTGAGGCCATACTTGTCCAATACAAACGACTGCACTGGCCGAATCATTGCAGCGACGTTCTGGACGTGAATGCGCAGCTTCCACCCAGCGAGGGTTGGGCGTTCCGACGAATCAGTCGCCCGAATCAGTCGCACAGGTATTGTTGGTGGCTCCCGGTGATAATCAATCACCACCGAATACACCCTTATCCTCGCCGCATATATTGCATGTCTCTCTGGCAAATCCAGAAGAACTCTCCCTATCTTCTCTTTCCAGGCATCGACGGCATTGTTTGCTGACTTTCCTGCTGACATGTTGTTTCCCCACGTTTTCTCTCTCTCTCTGTTTTTTCTCAATTTATTTTCTTATGACCGGAATCCCACTTAGCAAAAAAGATTAGCCGTTTAATGAAACTCTCCTACGTACTTTTTCACGTTTGCCACAGTGTTGCATTCTCTCATATACCAGTCTACATTGAATGGGTAATTGCCAGTGGCATGGGTGAGTACTGTGCCCCAGTTGGTGCGATTAGGGCAGTAGGTATTTTCCCGGCCAGCTGATATATAATATAACTTACCATCGCCTTTTCGGCCCCAGCGCAATCTCCTCACATCCGTTGGTGGTATCAACGGCCATGGCGAAAAGCCACTATAAAAGGTATGGTACCGAAACTCGCAATTCATCAGCACACGCGCGCGAATAGTTTCCTCAACAGGTAGAAGTGGGTGAGATGCTGTCTTTCCTGCTGGCATGTTGTGCCAGAACTCATATGTCAAGTTTTTTCTCAATTTTATGTCAGAGATAAAAGAATAATATTCAATCATTAATAATCTCCCCAAGTCTACGTGTTTTTGATTCAGTATAATAATAATCAACCATTTGAGTTTTATTCATTTTGGAAATACCTTTCAACCCAATTTGTTTGAGATTGTCTTTAATTTCCTTTTTTAACATATGTTTAGACACTTCGTGATCACACTTTGAGCGGAAGGTGCGGTGAATGTAGACACAAGACCGCGTCTGCACTTGAGGGTCGATGGTATAAGTCCAACGATGAAACACTTCAGTGTTTTTAATATAAGGTGCTATGTTTGGGTACCAATAAGAATCAGTTATCATCGAATCTGTAATCGCCCTTCCGTCTCTGATGCAGTGCATCGACTCTATATAACGCCGCGACGCTTTTATCAGGAGGTGACCACCGAAGCAGACCTGATAATGATTGTAATGCATACCAGTATAATTAAATCCAGACAAGTATAAATCAGAATCAACCGGGATGCTACCATGCAGTTCTTTTATCCGCCTAATATCATGCAATCTACGAGCAATGATATTATTTTGCGGGTGCCAATAATATAATTCATACGCAGAACTTTGATCCATACAATTCGCCTCTTCAATTTCGAGTTGTTCTGCATTATCAGCGCTATTCCGCAGCGCCTCCCAATAGTCAGTTTTGAGATCATCATGCATATCTTTAATGCGGGATCGATGTGTTAATTCCCAAATATAATCTTGGATTTCAGGCGGGAGAACGTCGTAGAAGTAGTTGAGCATTTAATAACATTAAACCCAATTAAAAAAAATCAATTTATTTTTAATGATCGGATTCTCACTTAGCAAAAAAAGATAGAGGTAACTGCTATCTATTTTCTCTCTGGGAATCAAAGTAATGTCTCCATTAGGACATGTGCGTATTTAATAGCAAGGTGCTGCTGAGACGTTGAATTATAATTCGCCACCATATCACCGATTTCCCATTCTATTTCGTCATTGCAGTCCCAGTGCTGCCCCCCCCCACAATCGGCTACATAGTACCACGCAATTCTCTTGACATCTGTTGCGAGTTCTCCGGTGTCTCCTCCTTCCAGAGCCAATGCAATATCCACTGCTTTGTCGATGTCATCGCGCAACCATGCGCAACCATAAAGTCCGCGTCTGTTGTTCCAAATGCTGGTCCTTGCATAGTCAATCTCATATACGACATTGTCTGTTAACCTCTTTCTAATGCTTAGAAAGGATTTCTTCATTTTCTTTTGCCACGCTATAACTGGCTGATGTTTGTTTGCTGACTTTCCAGCTGACATGTTGTTGTTGCTGTGTCTCGGCGTAATGTAGCTGAGTCGGTGCAAATCCTAATCTATCTGTTATTTTTCTCAATTTATTTTTCTTATGACCGGGGTCTCCCTTAGCAAAAAAAGATAGAGGTAGCTGCTATCCTTTTTTTTGGCGTTTAATGAAACTCTCCTACGATTTTTTTCACGTTTGCCACAGTGTTGCGTTCTCTCATATACCAGTCCACATTGAACGGGTAATCGACCACATCTTTCGAATATGGTGTGGTCCACGTTGTCGTCTCCGGACGGTACATGCGGCCAGCCGAGATATGAAATAACTTGCCAGTGCGGGGATATGCCCGCCAGTCCAATCTCTCGAAGTACTTCGTTGTCGGTGTCACTGGGTTGGGGTTGATGCCGCTGTGATAAGCATGGAATCGAATCTCGCAATTAATCAGCGCATGAGCGCGAATGGTTTCCTCAACAGGTAGAAGTGGGCGTGATGCTGACTTGCCTGCTGACATGTTGTTGTTGTAAGTTGCTGTGTCTCGGCGTATGTAGCTGAGTCGGTACAAATCTTAGTCTATCTGTTATTTTTCTCAATTTATTTTTCTCATGACCGGAGTCTCACTTAGCAAAAACAAATAATATTTGAAGATAATTGAAGATAATTATTCATAATGGCGAATGATATTACCAGATTTATTTAGGTTTTTAATTGAATCATCAATTAAAAACAGATATAACGCCGAAACATCCCGTGTTCAAATGGACAAAAATCTACTTTGTTTTCTAGGGGTCGCGCAGCTGCAGCACCATGTCGATCAGTTCGTCTACTTTATTATTAATGGTTTCATATTGATCACACTTTGCCTGATGGCATTGCGTCTCAAATGGTCCGAGATCCCGCCCCCGCCCTTCCCGTGAGAGGTTGTCTCTTTGTCCTTTGATATTCTTCGCTACCGCCTGTGCCCTGACGAGCAGTGCCCTGGTGCTATTTCTCTTTGCCTCGCGTTCTCTTGCGTAGTCATCCGTGCTTTTGAGACGCACGTTTGGGCGCTTTCTAAGAGAGCCTCCCCGCATGGACCGCTTATGCATGGACCGCTTACACATGGCCCGCTTACGCATGGCCCGCTTACGCATGGACCGCTTACGCATGGACCGCTTATGCATGGACCGCTTACGCATGGACCGCTTACGCATGGACCGCTTACGCATGGACCGCTTACGCATGGCCCGGATTCGTCTCGTACGCCTCTTAACTGCCATATATATATATAATAATATAATAATTAGACTATTATATTATGCCAAGAGAGAATTAATTGGTCGGACTAAATTAGATATTTAAAATATATAAATCTTGTATTATATTCGCATGGAGAACCTTTTAATTTAATAATATTACTAATAGAGAGACAATTCATGATTATTCCCTAAATACAATAAATCAATGGTTCGTATAATTTATTAATCCATTAGTAACATATCATCATACTGCTGTTCTAATGTCACAAAAGTTATTGTTATCTACTTGGAAGATGATAGTTTTGAGGGAATTTATAACACTCTTAAAGATACTGCACTAATTTCAACTGGTGGAATTGGACTATATAGCCGCCGTGTCTGTGATTCGTCGATATAATTGCTCTAGGTGAAGGAGCAATTATATCGCCAGTTTCTCTCTCAGCAAAAAAAGATAGAGGTAGCTGCTATCGTTTTTTTTGGCATTTAATAAAACTCTCCTACGAATTTTTTCACGTTTGCCACGGTGTTGTGTTCTGTCATATACCAGTCCACATTGAACGGATGAGGGCGCCACTCGACCGAAAATGGTGCGGGCCACATTGTCATCTCCGGTCGGTAGTTATTTCCACGTCCGCATGAGATATGTAATAGCTTGCCATCGCGGGGCCATGCCTTTCCCCAGTACAATCTACTCGAATCAGTAGTCGGTGTGAGTGGGAGTCGAGCACTTTCTGTCAGGCCGTTAAGATAGGCATGATGGCGAAACTCGCAATTCATCAGCGTCCGCGGGCGAATGGTTTCTTCAACAGGTAGAAGTGGGCGTGATGCTGACTTGCCTGCTGACATGTTGTTGTTGTTGTAAGTTGTTGTTGTAAGTTGCTGTGTGTCTCGGCGTATGTAGCTGAGTCGGTACAAATCCTCTTCTATCTGTTTTTTTTTTCAATTTATTTTTCTTATGACCGGATTCTCACTTAGCAAATTGAAATTAATTAATGGAAGATAATTATTCATAATGGCGAATACAGAACCAAGCATGCGGGAGTTGATTTCCGAAAACAAAATTCAATTTCATGCGCATGCATCTGATTCTAATGGCAAAGAAACAACTGTTCTCAGGTGTGTCATTAAATTTCCTCATGCTCGCGGGACACAGGGATGGCAAAGTGTAATGTCTCAGGCGAAAGATTTTGTAACTTTCGTTCAAAGCCAAGAAGTAGATTTGACAATGAAGGGGTCTGAAAGAATTATAGACGAAATTCTAGGGAAGCCACCGCGGCAAGTCCCACTCACACAAACATTTACTGTTACTTATCCGGCCGATAGTCGTCCAGATATTCCAACGAGTGGAAGGATTGAACTTGCAGAAGGGTCAACTGCAAATTGGAAAATAAATATATAATGTTTCCAAGATTTATTGAATGGTAAGAGGGAGTACCGGTCCCAAGAAAAATTAATATAAATTTTTTTTTGCGTGTGATAAGTAAGTACAACATGCCTTGCAAAACACCAATCGAGCGCTTCGGGTTGCCACCCATCGACGATGAGATGCTTGAAAAACGCGCGCTTCTTAATACCGAGTTGGAAACGATTGTGAGGGAGGCGATGGTGCCAATGCCGGGCTTCTTGAACTGGAGGGTACGGATGTACAAGCATGTGCCAGAGGTGGACATCACCGAAAAGTGTGCCAGCATTAGGCATGTAATTGATAAAATACGCGGAGATTAATAATAATAAGAAAGTGGAGGGAGAGTGCTTTTTTATTGTTATTTCATTTGCATCTATTTCATTTGCACCTATTTCATTTGCACCTATTACATTTGCACCTATTTCATTTGCACCTATTACATTTGCACCTATTACATTTGCACCTATTTCATTTGCCCTATATCCCTGTCCTCGTCGTCAGTATAATATTTACGAATGAAATTCTTGGCTTCCTCGCCACATGAGGTATCCGGTGGAACACGCCACGCCCGAATTTCGGGATTATATACATAAGTATTAGTTACGCCAGAATGGCATCCGACGATTAATCTCACCGTAATCGGTGGTGGTGCCATGTATCGGAAATGTCCATTAAACTCATTCATGACATTAAACCGACGAATGTGTACTCCGGCCATAATATCGATGTTCTCGGTAGCCACCACAATTTTGGCTTTCCATTCTTCGAGTGCATGATGTTTGTTGGCAGACTTTCCAGCGGACATGTTGTTATTGGTTTCTGATCTAAACAAAAAAAAATCAATTTCTCCTTAATCAATTTCTCCAAAACGTTTTTTTCACTATAATCATCAGAATTCACTTCTTACCAGCAGATTTGGTTGGCTTAGATGGTCGTTTGCCCTCCGCTCGTTCCCAGCCCGCCTCGTCGAATACCAGTTGCATTTTGGCTTTCCAAAGTTCATGGTAGAGTGGTCGTTTGTTGGCCGTCTTTCCACCCCCCCGGAGTTTGCACCTATATCATTTGGCCACATCTTCGCTCAGGGTCGCCAGTATAATATTCATTGACAAATCGCACAGGGTCCCCATCAAACTCGCAATGCCTCTGCCAATTGCATAAGTGGTAGCCATACATGAGAACACTGACATCGCAACCAGGCTCACCAAACAGCTTACATGTCGCCAAAGGTGTAGGTGGAAATGATATCCATACTTTATAGATCCATCTGCATGTAGTCAATGGTACCCCGTCCTCTCCCCACATATACGGGTCATGTCGCAAAACACATCCGGGCATCTCTGCAAATACTGCTTGCATTCTCTCCTTCCATATAGGAAATGGCTTAGAGTTGCTTGCAGATTTCCCGGGTGCCATTGTTTGAATCACTATATATATATATATAAATCAATTTCTTTGCCCCTCTTATTTTAGTGAAAAACAATTTTGCGATTAAATAGATTGCGTTTATTATATATATTTAGGGGGTTATTATATATTTAGGGGGTTATAATAATAGATTTTATTATAAAAACATATTATATATAAATGAGAAAAAATCTGGCGGGAAAGCGAGGCACAAAGCATAAGCTAGCTGCAAAGCATAAGCGAGGCACAAAGCATAAGCCAAAGCATAAGCGAGGCACAAAGCATAAGCCAAAGCATAAGCGAGGCACAAAGCATAAGCGAGGCACAAAGCATAAGCGAGGCACAAAGCATAAGCTAGCTGCAAAGCATAAGCGAGGCACAAAGCATAAGCGAGGCTCAAAGTGTATGGAGGGGGGCGCCCCCACCGCAAAGGCTAAGCGGGCCGCCTTAGTAGCAGAAGCCAAGGACGGCAAACTTGTCCGCTGGAGCCTGCCCGGCAAGACTGTCAATGGCAAATCCACGAGTGCTGCCATCGAGGATGCCCTGGAGAGGAGGGAGGAGGAACGGCGCATGACTTTGGAGCCGAGCAAGAAGCAGCGAGCCCATCCGGGGCCACCGGGGCAAGCTTGCGGACAGGATGTTCCTCTTCCTAAGTGCGGCAATGGAGGAGAGGTTGGCCCCGATGACTGTTGCGCTGGTAGTTGTGCATGCATGGGGGGGGGGCAGAATTGATTGTCAAAAAATCAATTAAATGAAACTGTGACCGATATCTATGGTTGAGTTTTTTCACACCTATATCATTTGACCACATCTTCGCTCAAGGTCAGATGCTGCACAATTTCGCCAATAGCTCGCCCACCACCGGTGTAGTATTTGGTGACGAATTCAAACGGGCATTCACCATCGTCCAAAAGAAGTGGGTACATTCTACGATGGTCCCTACAAACACATATAAACTTTGGTGGGTCGAGGAGGTGCAATACGACTCTCACGTAGATGAGTTCTTGCTGGTCTCGAATCGCAAGCGTGCGAAGACGCATGGAGCATTTTTGGTTCATCGACCACAGAGGGTCAAACCGGTCAAGTGATGGGATTTCGGACACAATTTCACGCATTTTGACCTTCCATTCACCGAGGACATTGTTGGCAGACTTTCCAGCGGACATGTTGGTTCTGCTCTAACCAGAGGATAGGGAAAAAAATCAATTTCTTTACTCCATTTCGCCAATAGCTCTGCTGCCCCCAGTGTAGTATTCACGAACATACTTCTGGGCAGCGTGATTGGTTCGACACTTTCTAGGATTTATCCACTTGTTGTAGTATGCGTCATATTCTTCTGTGGTAATTATACCATAACGATGCCGGCGTAATCTCAGAGTTATAGGTGGTGGTGTGTTACCTAGGCGGTGAAGAGTACAGAAGCGATAAGACGGAATATCCGCAAGAACACCATGCATTTTGGCCTTCCATGCATTGACGGCATTGTTGGCAGACTTTCCAGCTGACATGGTACTCTAAACATAACATTTGAAAAAGAATCAATTTATTGCACGGAACAAGTCCTTTTTCCTGTTTTCACAGTTACTTCCACTGGCATTTGCCCGATTGCCCTGTTCGGGTCGCCGGTATAATATTCAGTGATGAATTGTTGCCAAGTCAATTCGACTGTTTGATTGGGTAATTCAGGCCAAAACTTCGGGCCACATCCTCGATCCTCCCACTCCCGTAGCACATGATTATATGCAATAACTCCGCACATAGTAACCGTGACGTTTATGACTGGCACCTCATATGCGCGGCTGCGATACCCACCTCTCACACAATTGTTGGGTCCGCGGAGAATGAGGTGGTGGAGGGGGCTTTTATTGTGCGACTTTGCAACCCATGCCAATTCTGTGTTAATCATGGCCATTCCAATATTCCATGCGGCGAAGTCTTCTTCGTTAGTCATATTGATAGGCAGAAGAAGCATATAGAAAAAAATCAATTTTTCAAAATTAGAATTATATCATCCAGAGCCGATTGCTCTCTCGCTTCCAGTGTAATAATGATTGATTTTTTGTTGGTCTGTGTGGATCAGAAGGGGGTGCAGGCCAATGTCGGCACAATAATCCGGGCATGAAAATGCGCGAATCCACCAGGATAAAGAAGGGTTATACACATAAAGTCCTAATCTCATAAGCTTAACGGTAATAACCGGTGATATCCGAAAGCCGTGAATATTTTCGCGTAATCCAGAATGCTGTTTGATTTCTGAAACAACTGGACGCATTTTGGCCTTCCATGCATTGACGGCGTTGTTGGCAGACTTTCCGGGTCTAAATGACTGCATGATAATACTTTAATTAGAAAATGATAAAAAAATCAATTTGTTGCCCCCCCTGATTTTCTTTTACTTGATTTCACCAATAGCTCTGCCACCACCGGTGTAATATTCGCGAACATATGTTGTGGCCGAAAGTATTCCCTCGGTGTCGCAAGAGACTGGTAGGCGTGGGGTTGCAGGAAAAACCCACCGTCGGTACTTTGGCTCCCAAAACTTCACCAGAACGTTGTTCCAGTTGAATTTCTGTTGGATTAATCTCATAGTTATTGTTGGAGGTTCCACATCTCTCCCCCACCAAGCACGCGGCGGCCATGATGTTTGACATAGCTGGCAGCGTGCAGGTATCATCCTTAGAGTCAGACGCATTTTGGCTTTCCATTCTTCGAGCGCGTGGTGTTTGTTGGCAGACTTTCCAGCGGGCATCTGCTCCACATAGAGAATAACAATTAAAAATCAATTTTATAAGAAAAAACTGGTTCTTGTTTTTATCTTCCGATATTTAGACCGTTCGGGATTGATATAAAGATTGGACGAGTGCATGGTCTTCGCCAAAGTAGTCGGTTTGTTCAAATACGCCACATTCCAGACCGGTAACCCACCACAGGATACGCTGTTCCTGAGTGCACGACCCCCGCATCATGCTGCGATAGTTCCGCGCGTCGGCATGGGACCAAGGGAATCGGGACAGATGTCGCTGGTGGGTATTGCGGTATGTAATCTCAGTGCGTTGCATGTGTTCGGTGCCAAACTTTGAAGCGATGAGTGTAGTCATTGTGCACCAATAGACAGAAAAGGAAAAAAAAATCAATTTTTTCGCTCAACAGTTTATTATCATATATGCCGCCATTAAAAATTTGAAAATATGCTGTATACGATTAATTGATTTAAAAATAAAATTTTAAATCAAGTAGTAATGCATTTTTTAAAACTAAGAAAGTTTGTAGAAGAGAATAAAGACAAACTTAGATACAAATGGTTATCAAAAAATCCAAATGCTATTCATCTGCTGGAACAAAATCCAGATAAAATAGATTGGTGTTGTTTATCAGACAATCCAAATGCTATTCATCTTCTAGAACAAAATCCTGATAAAATAAATTGGTATAATTTATCATATAATCCAAATGCAATTCATCTGCTGGAACAAAATCAAGAACGTATAACGTGGGAATATTTATCATATAATCCAAATGCAATTCGTCTGCTGGAACAAAATCCAGATAAAATAGATTGGGAAAATTTATCAGAAAATCCAAATGCAATCCATCTATTAGAACAAAATCCAGATAAAATAGATTGGGAATGGTTATCATTAAATCCCAATGCTATTCATTTGTTAGAACAAAATCAAGATACAATAAATTGGTTTGAGTTATCTTATAATCCAAATGCTATTCAACTTTTAGAACAAAATGTAGATGAAATAGATTGGCATTGTCTATCAACAAATCCAAGCATATTTGAATATGATTACCAAGCAATGCGAGACCATATGTATAACTCTGGACTATGTGAAGAGCTTATGGCTAATAGATTCCATCCATCCAATATGCACAAGTTTGCCGATTGGGGATTTGAAGACATGTTACCACCTGATATCGTAAAGACTGATTAAAATGAGTTAAAACTTTATTTTTAAATCATGTAATAATGCATTTTCTAAAATTAAGAAAGTTTGTTGAAGATAATATTGATAAAATAGATTGGGATGAATTATCACAAAATCTAAGAATATTTATATAAATATTAGTTAGTCTTTTCTATAAGTTTACCTTTACTATATTCTTGATTAAAACTATGTCCATCATCATCAGTAATAACAAATATTCCGTCCATCCCACCATCGCCCCATACTCCTTTATAAGAAGTATCATTCTCATCGGTCCAGACACCAAAACCTTTCCAAGAGCCATTCACCCATTCACCCACATACTGTCCACCATTATCATATTTACTTGGACCATAGTTCTCTTTACCCATGCCGTGCTGTTCTCCATCTTTCCATCCACCAGAATATGAACCATCGTCATGAGAATATTTACCTTGTCCGTGTCGTTCATTATCCTTCCATTGTCCACTATATGTTTCTATAGTCCCACCCCAGCCTGTCCTCATCCACGTCCCCTGTCCATTTTTTTTATTGTTAATAAAATTTCCAATATAACTTTCACCTTTATTATTTTTACTTTTGCCAAATCCATTAGCCATATTATCTCGTATTTCTCCATAATAATTATCATATCGACCATTTTCTAATGGTATACGCAACTTTCCAATCATATAATTAGAACGGTAATTAACTTTAAACAGTTTTTTAATAGGTAGAATAGATTTAAACATTACGTCATAATAAATGGAAATGAATTTTGAAAAATTACCCGAGGACATATTTTTCAATGAAATTATATTAAAAAATATTTTAATAGATTTTCTCATCTATGTTAAATTAATTTCAAAGAAATATTATAATATGGTCAAGCCATTACAATTTAAATTAGAATATCTAACATTTGATTACTGGAACCTACGTGGTATGAATTGGTATAACAATAATATTGATAAAAATATAGTCAAAAAAGCAGCAATAACTTGGGATACATTAGAAAATAAACCATATAAATCAGTAGATCGAATTGTTATATTTTTTCAAAGAGAAGATAATCCTTTTAATTATTATGTTGTTAATAAAACGTATGGGCCTCACGTAAAAACAGGGGTTGGTAAGCAAGCCCACTGCATTATTTCTTATGATATTTATCCATTGCTCCATCCGGATAAAATGGAACAAATCAAAATAAAAGCCAATAAATATGGAGGTACCGTAGTGGACTCACATGGCAAAACAATTCAATTATGTCATCTTATAAATAGTTAAATTTGTTTAATATCATTATAAAATTGAAACTTAAATTCAAGGTTAAATTATTAACCAATTATGACAACAATAGTCGACCTTTCAGGTGTTAAAACAGGCGATATTATATGTTCTGTTAAAATATCTCCTAATAAAAAATGGGTAAGAATATTAAAAGATAATGATGGTAATGAAATTAATTTACATAAACTTAAAGTAGAAAGATCACTCAATAGTTCGCACATTTGGATTTTATGCTTATATAATTCTATTCCAAATGAACAAAAACATATATTTCATTTAAATCTTGAAAAGATTAAAATGCGTATTTGGTCTAACTAAAATTTTATAAATGAAATATTTGTGTCATCGGACAAATGCGATGGACTTGGGGGGTACTTAAAATTTGATATGGTGTTTCTTTGAACATAATGGACATGATTGTTGTTTTTGCGTTTGTTTCAAGCAATCATAATGATATTTATGATAACATGGTAAAACTACTATATTTTCAGCCGACCATCCACAAAGACATATAGGACATGTGTCAGAATTATATTTGTGTGTAGATGGATGTAATCTATAAATGAATTGTGTTATATTATACCAAATCTTGTCATATTTTTTTTCTTGGATGTCATTTACATGAATCGTTCCAAATTCATCCATCAATGGAATGTTTGTATTTTGGTCAGCAAGGCCATAACAGTTATTCCCTAGTCCAAAAGTAATTAACATAAATATAAAAGTGAAAATGGCTGCAAGTTTTTTTTTATAATTTTCGTGATATAAATATGTTTCAGTAATTGCAAAATCAAAATATTTAATAAACTTTATATAGTCACCTCTTCGTATAATGTTCAATGATTCACTTTTATAATTTTTAATAAATGAGTCCTGGTATCTTTTTGAAAAATATGTAATGAAAATATAGTTCGAATAATTAGTTTTATTTAATATTAAAATAACAACAAATGATGTTTTTTTGTTATTATAACATTTTTCTATTTTTTTATAGTAATCAATTTTACTATAATTGCTTGAAGAATGATTTATGTAACTATTATTTATTGATAAAATAGATAGAATAAATTTATCACCTGATACATTAATATAATTGCCATTATTTATGACATTATTAATCTCATGAGAATTATTAATTACATTTTTATCAATTAAATTATTACAGAAATCCAATTTAGTACATGAACAAATTGTTATAAACAAATACATAACTTTAATCACTATGCAGAGTGTTTTGTGAGCAATATACTCATTTGCAGAGGCCATTAGTATTATAGAATAAATTAGTTTAATATCAATTTTATAATACCAGATTGTGTTTTGATTATTAAATTGACATTTAAAGAATATTCAATTTAATAATCAAATGTTAGAGTACAAAACAGTTATCGACAATAAAGAAATTAATTTTCAGCCGGGTTCTCTCGATTATATGGATAGTTTTATACGATTTACAGAAAAAGACGTTCAATTGATGATTGCCGAAGGTAGTAGTATACCTGGCAGATATAGTGCAGGCATTGTTGGTTATAGAACATGTTGGGCCTACACGTTGGTTGAAGTCGGCAATATAATACTTTTGAACAAAGGAAATTAAGCAATGGTATCATTCTCAATGCCGTTAATTATGCGAAGGTCGCGTTTGTTGTAGTAGATGTATTGGCAACATAAAATAATATTTAAGAAAAATGAAACGACACCCATTATGAATATAGGATTATCTTCTATTATTGCACCATGAATCGCATATAATACGCACCCGGATGTTTGAATTGAATATGATAATAAACTAATTCCTTGTGAGGTTTTTGATTTGTAAAACTTGTATATCTGTGGAATCTTATAAACAAACGTTATTGTAGTCCCACCCCACCCAAACACAGAATAATACATAGCCTCTAATATAGGATAATATTTTAAGAAATATAGAGAGAAATGTTATTCATTTATCCACATAATGTCATCGGCATCACTGCAAAATATGGTGTAAGTACGCAACGCACTAGACTATAATTGTATATTCTCTCCATTTTCGGTGGTTTATTCCAGATAAATGGGTTTTAATTTGCAACTATTTCTAAAACAGAAATAGTTGCATGACCATAAACTATTTTCCTGCATTTTTTCTCTTACCAGAATATATAAGGATTTAATTATAAATATTTGCAACTCTTTCTGTTTTAGAAATAGTTGCACGAAAACTTTTTTCCAAGAATTGGCATGCCCAAAAAACAGGGTTGTAGGGAGCTTTTTCAAGTTTTTTTCAAAAGTTACCTACATCTTCTAGGGGGCGTTAAAAGGGCCCTTTTTTTTTGCAAACTATTTTTCAACTTTTGGATTTGGACATAAAAAAAATGTCCAAAATCAAGATCTAGAAAATAGTTTGCAAAAATAAGTGACTTTTTGACCATTGTGACTGAACCAGAGCGTTTTTACGGAAAACGACTTGCCAACGACTTGCCAAACCTTTTACAGTAACATATATACATATTATATAAACACACCGAATGTGAAAATGTGAAAAAACAGAGGTTTATTCCAGATAGATGGCCTTTTATTTGCAACTATTTCTGTTTTAGAAATAGTTGCATGACCATAAACTATTTTCCTGCATTTTTTCTCTTACATGAATAGATAAGGATTTAATAATAAATATTTGCAACTCTTTCTGTTTTAGAAATAGTTGCACGAAAACTTTTTTCCAGGAATTGGCATGCCCAAAAAACAGGGTTGTAGGGAGCTTTTTCAGGTTTTTTTCAAAAGTTGCCTACATCTTCTAGGGGGCGTTAAAAGGGCCCTTTTTTTTTGCAAAGTATTTTTCAAGTTTTGTATTTGGACATAAAAAAAATGTCCAAAATCAAGATCTAGAAAATAGTTTGCAAAAATAAGTGACTTTTTGACCATTGTGACTGAACCAGAGCGCTTTTGCAGAAAACGACTTGCCAACGACTTACCCAAACCTTTTATGATAAGGAAATTGATTTAAAAAGTGCCTATCATTTTATATTACAAACCATGAGCGTTGTCAAGACACTTGGAGAGAAGTATCAGAAGAAGACTGACCGCGAGCACATTCTTGATGCACCGGACACGTATATTGGTTCAATTGAAGAGTCAGAAAACGATACGTATGTGAAGGATGGTGAGAGAATACGTCAAAAGCAAATCCGGATAATTCCGGCATTGTACAAGTTGTTTGATGAGGGTATCGTGAATTGTCGTGATCATGCGACACGAATGAATGCCGTTCCAAAAACCAAAGAGCATCAACCGGTGTCATTTATTGACGTATGTATTGCAGAAGACGGTACGATAACGATGACAAATGATGGTAATGGGATAGATGTTGCAAAACATCCTGAGCACGACATTTGGATTCCGGAAATGATTTTTGGACATCTAAGGACGTCGACTAATTACGATAAGGATGAAAAGAAGATTGTAGGAGGGAAGAATGGTTTTGGGTTCAAGTTGGTGTTGATTTGGTCATCAGGAGGTTCTATTGAGACATTTGATCACAATCGAAAGTTGAAATACACGCAAACATTTGGTGCCAATCTGGAAAGTATAGGCGACCCAATAATTGTAAAAGGTACCGGAAAACCATATACCAAGGTTGTATTCAAGCCGGATTACAAACGTTTTGGTATTGATGGTTTGTCACCAGACATGCTTTCACTGTTAGAGAGGCGCATTTATGATATTGCAGCGGTGACTGATAAGAAGGTGACGGTGAAGTATAATGGGGTGGCATTGCCGGCGAAGACATTTCTGAATTACATAGATATGTATATAGGATCTAAGACAGATACGACTCGTGTATATGAGGAGGGAAGTGCGAGGTGGGAGTATGCGGTAGCATTGGCACCGAACGAAGAATTTACCCAAGTATCATTTGTGAATGGTATATATACCGGTAAAGGTGGCAAACATATTGAATATTTGCTAGGCCAAATCATTCGCAAGTTGACGGCATATATCTTGAAGAAGAAGAAGGTGACAGTGAAGCCAACGGCGATCAAAGAGCAATTGATGTTGTTTGTGAGATGTGATGTAGAAAATCCGTCATTTGATTCCCAGACGAAGGATTTTATGAATACGCCGATTTCCAAATTCGGCTCTACATGCGATGTAAGTGAAAAGTTCATAGAAAAAGTCGCAAAAATGGGAGTGATGTCGGCGGCATGTGCGATAACGGAAGTGAAAGAGACGAAGGCAGCGACAAAGACGGATGGTACAAAGTCGAAGAGCATTCGTGGTATTCCGAAATTGGTAGATGCGAATTATGCGGGGACACCGAAGTCATCCCAATGTACGTTGATATTTTGCGAAGGAGATTCGGCAAAGGCGGGTGTGGTGTCAGGTCTGTCGACGGAGGACCGAAATTTGTATGGAGTGTATCCATTGAAGGGCAAGCTATTGAATGTGAGGGGAGAGGTGGCGAAGAAGATTTCAGAGAATAAGGAGATTACGGAGATTAAGCAAATTCTAGGATTGCAAAATGGTAGGAAGTATAATTCACAGGAAGCTGTGAATAAGGAATTAAGATATGGGAAGGTGGTATTTATGACGGACCAGGATTTGGACGGCAGTCATATCAAAGGTCTTTGCATAAATTTGTTTCAATCGGAGTGGTATGAATTGGTGACGATTCCCGGATTCATAGGTTTTATGAATACGCCAATATTGAGGGCGACAAAGGGGAAGGCAACGAAGGTGTTCTATAATGATGGTGAATATAATGAGTGGAAGGCAACGGTGCCAGCAGGGTGGAGTATCAAATATTATAAGGGTCTTGGTACGAGCACTAGCAAAGAATTCAAGGAGTACTTTAAGGAGAAGAAGTTTGTGACATTTGAACATGTAGGGGAACAAAGTGATAATGCCATAGACAAGGTGTTCAATAAGAAGCGTGCGGATGATAGGAAGGAATGGTTGGGTAATTATAATCAGGAGGCGTTTCTAAATACGAACCAACCGACTGTATCGTATGATGATTTCATTGATAGAGAGATGATACATTTCTCGAAATATGACAATGACCGTTCTATCCCGAACATGATGGATGGTCTTAAAATGAGTTTACGCAAGATTTTGTTTGCAGCTTTCAAGAGAAATCTGGTAAAGGAGATTAAAGTGGCACAACTGAGTGGTTATGTATCAGAGCATTCTGGTTATCATCATGGTGAAGCGAGTTTGAATGGTGCTATTGTAGGATTGGCACAGACATATGTCGGTTCAAATAACATAAATCTTCTTAAACCGAATGGTCAGTTTGGTACGAGATTGGCAGGAGGGAAGGATTCGGCGTCCGAAAGATACATCTTTACACAGTTGGAGAATGCGACACGTCATATATTCAATCCAAATGATGATGCGATTTTGGATTACAAGGATGATGATGGCACGCCGGTAGAGCCGTATTACTATGCGCCGATTATTCCGATGGTGTTGGTAAATGGAACCAAGGGAATTGGCACAGGATTTAGTAGTGATGTGCTTTCATATAATCCCAAGGATTTGATAGCATGTTTGAGGAGTCGTTTGTTGTCGGTTGCGGCGTTTGATACGACAGAGTGGGGGAATGATATTGAGCCATACTATAAGGGATTCGGTGGAACAATTCATAAGATGACATCTTCACGGTATCTTGTGAAGGGCTGTTATTTTCGGGAGCCGAAAGACAAGAAGAATTGTAAAATTATTGTAAATGAGTTGCCCGTGGGGTTTTGGACAGATGATTTCAAGCAGCATTTAGAGCATTTGATGGAGGCTAAGACATCTACTGGCAAGCCGAACAAGGTGGTTATCAAGGATTATGATGACAATAGTACAGATGTAACAGTAAATTTCGAAATTACATTTATACCGGGGGCATTGATAGATTTGGAGAAGCTGACGTATGAGGAAGGATTATATAATGGTGTGGATAAACTGTTGAAATTGTATAACTTTCAGAATACGACCAATATGCATTTGTTTGATGCAAACAATCGATTGGTAAAGTATGAGACGACGGGAAAGATTATGTGTGATTTCTATGAATGTCGTATTCAACTCTATGAAAAGCGGAGAGAAATGATGATTGGTAAGTTGAGTCGGGTACTGAGTGTTTTATCGAATAAAGCAAGATTTATTAAGGAAAATCTGGAGGGAACAATTGATCTGAGACGTAAGAAACGTGAGGAGGTTAATAAGATTCTTCATGTAAAAAAATATGATTTGGTTGATGAAGAGTATAAATATTTGGTTAAAATGCCAATGGATAGTGTAACAGAGGAGGAAGTAGATAGAATCATGAAAGAAGTTGATAAACATAAAACAGATTTAGAGAGAATTCAATCCACAACAAAGGAAGCGTTGTGGATTGAAGATTTGGAAAGGTTGTAAATATATTATATTTGTTTTTTATATATATGGCAGATCATAAACATACCAAACCTCCAATTGTGGGGTGGTTGACGCCAGATTGGAAATTGGATAATTTTGCTGGTCAGTACGTAGATGATCTAATTGGAACATTAGCAAATAATAATATATTGATAGACCAAACTCTCAGAGGGTCACATGATATAATGTCATCCTATACATTTGATGTGGGTGAGGCGGTGACCGCAGCCGGTGACGGTGGCGGCGGCGAGATTTATTACAATTCCGCCATACCCAGTAAGGCCTTCAAATCAATGTTATGTGGAAGAAACAATTTATGTGCAGAAGAACAATTTGCATATAATGCATTACTTTATCTATCTATCCCGGTTCGTGCTTTCGGGCTTCATCTTTTAGTTGTAATGATATGTACAATTGCATATTTGTTATGTTGGGTTTCGTATCAGATAATTGCATTGATAGAAAGACAGGTGGCCACGAAGCCCGTGGATGAGAGCAAACGATGGTCAAAAGTTTTTCAGTCTATCGTAAATATTATTTGGAAAATAGGTTTTGGTGTTGGATCGAAGACATTAGCGTATTATTTTTCCATATTTTATGGCGCAACAATTGCAATCTGGTTTATTATCCATGGTTTTTTGTGCTGGTTCCCGCACGAATATACAGTAAGTGAATTTAACCCAAAACCCAAGCTCCTTACCTTTCCAGGAGTATTATATTCAATAAGATTGCCCGGATTATCAAGTGAGTGGTGGCAGTTTTTATTGGACCCATGGATATTAACACCGATGGCAGCAAAAGATAATGCCACAATCTGTAAAAGTGGATATAAACCATCTGCACAAGGTGCCGCCCGCCGAAAAAAGCTTGATCTGGCCGCGGCAAAAGAAAATGGATGGTGTTTGGCTGGGGGGGAATGTCCTTTGGGGGGGCTACAAGCGAGTGGCGAGGAGGAGGAGAAGGAAGCTGATTTTGATTATTATAATGTTGGAAAAAAGAGAGGCACTGCCGATGGAATGCAATATATAACTAGTGGACAATAGGGGGAATCATTTGACAAAAAATGTCAACCAATAAAGAACATTGGACACGAAGCAGGAAAATTTGTTGGCGATGTAGGGGGTAAAATTGTCGACCTATTTAAACCCGCTTAAATTACCATTTTTTATATTCGAGGTTTTTAAAATCTTTATCACCGGATTGTTTAGGATAAAACATAGGTTCTTTGATAGTGCTGGCATCATTTCTATAATTAATATAGCCTACATATTCGCCATAAAGTCTAGGTACATATTTTTCAAAAATTTTATGATTAATCGTATCAATTTGCGAGGCAATATTAGTAGGATGATTTAAAGCGTGTTCATAATAAGCATCTTGCATGATAAGTTTAATATTATCATAGCTTTGCTCTGCGATGACGTATTTTTTCTGAGACATTTTATGAACACCAGCCCTGAGGCCATTTTGAATAATTTGTAGGTTTTCTTTGCTAAAAAAAGCTAGTGAAAGGTTATTATCTTGTTTAACGCCTTTTAGAGCATCTCTAAACGAAGTTTTATTCGATTTATTTTTATCATATAATCCAAATAGGGTATCGGTATTAGGTTGATCGATAAGATTGACGCGCCCATTAAAATTTACATTCGAGAACATTTAATATATTATAATATTTTTATTTTTGTAATATATATGAATATTCAAAAAATATCGGCAATAGTATTATTAGTTGTATTGATTATAACAATGATAGTGGTATATGGAATGTTATATTATAGCAACAAAGACCTGGCTTTTCCCCCAAAGATAAACAAATGTCCTGATAAAATGACGTATGATGCCGCAACCGGCTGTGGTGATGGTGTCACCCCCTATGAGACCGGCGGTGATGTTTGTGATACCGATTTACAAACAAATGCAAAGGGGAAGGGGAATTGGGATGGGATAACAAATGCTGATTGTGATTAAATTAAAATATAAATATTATTTATAATATTTATAATGTCTTATGATGAGATACTTAACAGGGGTATTTATAGAGAGAAAATAGAAGCATTTTTGAATACCTTTGAAGAAAACAAATCAACATTATCACAAATAAAGCGAGGATTATATTTATATGGGAAGGCAGGCATAGGTAAAACGACTTTTATAAAAAACATATTAAATGATAAAGGGTTTGATATGGTGTATTATGATTCGAGTGATGTAAGAAATAAAAGTATATTGGATGTAATTACGACAGATAATATGTCGACTGTAAATGTGCATAGTATGTTTACAAAGAAGAAGAAAAGGATAGTAATAGTGATGGATGATATTGATGGAATGAATAGTGGAGATAAAGGTGGAATAAATACATTAATAAAGTTAATACGGCCAAAAAAGACAAAGAAACAGAAACAGGAGGCATTAACAATGATTCCGATAATCTGTATTGGAGGGATAATGGTAGATAAGAAGATCAAAGAGTTGATGAGTGTATGTAATACGATAGAATTAAATACACCAAGGCCGGAGCAAATAGAGAGAATATTGAAATCATTATATCCAACTTATACTAAACAATTAGTAGACGATGTGGGAGTAGATTTGCGCAAAATTAAATTATTGAATCATAAATCATTATTTAAAAATAATGTATCGCACCAAATGAAACCACCCATAATAAATATCAAATCGATAGCGAGGTCATTTTTAAATAATCATTATGAATTATCGCAGCATGATATAATAACAGATACAGACAGAACTACATTAGCGCTATTATGGCATGAAAACGTAATTGACCTTATGTCATTTGAGAATAATATACCATTATATGGTAAGATATTGGACAATATGTGTTTTGGAGATTATATAGATCGGTTGATGTTTCAGAAGCAAATCTGGGAATTTAATGAGATAACATCATTGATAAAAACAATGTATAACAATCATTTGTTACATACATCAGGAACAAAAATTGTTAAAAAATATACGGATGAAGATATACGATTTACTAAGGTATTGACTAAATATTCATCAGAATATAATAATATGGTTTTTATTAATAATGCATGTCAGTCATTGAATATGACGAAGAGTGACATGTGTCACTTTATGTTAGAAATTCAGCAGGAAGATTTTTATGATAGGACTAATGAAATAGTAGAAATGACTGAATTGACTAAATTGGATGTGTTGCGGTTGTGTAAATATGTAAATTTTGTAAAATATGGCAAACATATAAGTCTAAGTGAATAATTTAATGAGTTCTTCTTGTGAACTTATACATAAATTTGGTTGTTGTTGACAGCACCATATAACAGTACTTTTTATATCAGCTTCTGATATATTTGCACCATATTTTTCTTTGTGAATTGTAAGAGCATTTTCAATATTTTTTTTTACAAAATTAATAATCAGTCTTTTTTCTGAGATACTAATAAAATGGCTGCGGAATGTTTTTTTATAATTACCCCACTCCGGAAATTCGTGACTGGGAGATGTAAGTAAACATGTAGAAATCCATTTAAGTGGGCTTTTACATGTATTAAAGTATTCAAAAGAATCATCGGACATTTCACAGGAGGTATTGATTTGCATTAATATATATATTATAAATTATATATTAATTCAATTTCTCCTAGTCTTCCGTTTAGGCTTCTTAACATGTTTCTGAGTAGGTTTCTTAACATGTTTCTTAACATGTTTCTGAGTAGGTTTCTTAACATGTTTCTTTGTGGGCTTCTTAACATGTTTCTTAACATGTTTCCGAGTAGGCTTCTTTTTAGGCTTCCTTGAACCATCGCCGGAACCCCCTCCAACGTCCATCGACCTCCTCAGATCCATTTCGCGCTGTATCCTCCTCGTCTCCCCATCGATTTTCCATGATTGATCTTTCCAGGAGTCCAACTTGGCGTTGGCTAGGCCTAAGGCTTCTTCGTCGACGGCGAGGGCATTTGTATGGTGTTGAGAGGCCACCTCATCAGGGGGGGAGAGAGAGGGGGGAGGAAGCGCGGGCGCGACGGGCAATTTCCCACTTGCAACCCGCGCAACCCGCCGGGCCGCCAGTGGAGGTTGATTTGGACGGTGAGGTTTTGTCGGCGCTGGGTTGAAGTATGGGTCGGCAGTCGGGAATGGTTGTGGCACACCAATTGGCATATTCTTCCCAGTTAGCCTCGCCTCATCCTCGCTCATCGCCAAAATTTGGGCTGTGTGGCGATTTAACGCTTCCTGCTCCTTCTTCTCCTCCTTGGTCTGCTGCAACACTCCATTGATCCGACTTCCGACCCTTACCACGGGTTGTTCCATCGGCGCTGTGGTGGCGTTGACAATTTCTACGTCGCCCGGCTTAGCGCTGCGGACTGCTCGCAAGAAATTTTTTCCAATTTTCTTCATATATATATTACAAAGATTTTTTTGCCAGCATATCAGCAAGAATTTGAATAACCTCTTGTTCTTTTTTAATAAACGCACGAGTATTTGGCATTATATATATTCTCTCTAATGTTTATATAAGTTATTAACAATATATCCTCCTTGCTGGTTGTTGCCGAAAGACTTTCCTAAAATATTTTTTACACGAAAAAATTTATTAATATCAGTTAATAATATAAATGATTATATTACTATTATTAACAACTTTTATGTATGCATTGATGACATTGTATCGTAAAACGCATTTACTAAATGAATTCAATATACAAACATGGATGATGATCAATTCAGGGGTTATGTTTGGGATATTATGTTTGATAGCATTGCTAAATCCAAAAGAATTTTTCGATAAAAATATCATATCGTCTTTGAAAAAAAATATGACATCGATAGCGATATATAAAGGCGTTGGTATTATAACAACATTTGTTTGGTTATATTTGTTAAAAAAAACTGATATGTCAAAACTGATGCCATTAAACATGATATTGGTGACATTATTTACAACAGTAATGGGAGTAATTGTTTTGGATGAAAAAATAACATCTAAACAATCTATTGGAATTTTAATGGCAATGTGTAGTATTTATCTTATACAATATTAACTATCGTCGGCACATTCTTCCGCACTGTCTTCCGCACTGTCTTCCGCACTGTCTTCCGCACTGTGTTCCGTGTCCGAGCCTTCTTCCGCACTGGGTTCCGGGCCATCATCTGACTCATCGACGTCCATATCGCAAACGTCGTCTTCTTTTTCAACATTAAAATTAATATTGGAAGATGAATTACCGTGTGCAACTTTGTGTTCATTGAGAACATCGTCTTTATCGTGGTAGTTGGTGAAGTTATTATTTGCTACACGGGCAATGGCGTCGAAAATTTCTTGTGTAAGCACTGTTCGGTTGCCTTGATTATCGTTAAATTGTATTGGCTGACACATGTCTGTGAGCTGTTGAATAATAGTTTGCTGATGTGTAATAAAATCCCGAATCTGTTCTGGTCCAAGTAGCTCTCCATTTACATCAAGTTGCATCTTATTATTACCGGATAACTGTTTAAGTTCGTTTTTAATTTCATTTTTAAAAGAAGTGAAACTGGTTTCAAAGTCGGGCACAGGCACAGCAGGCACAGCAGGCACAGGCGCAGCAGGCACAGCACACTGAGCAGTTTTAAGTTTATTAAATAGGCTATTAACATAATCATTAACTTCATTATCAGAAATAATCTCCATTTCGTCGTTTTCATTTGTAAAAATATATTGGCGTTCTTGGGGACCGCTTGAGCCTGCTCCGCTTGATTTCAGTGTCCGTATTTCTTCTTGCATGCTTCTAATAATATGTGCGAGTTCATCATTGGAAAGTGTCTTATTGGTGCCATCGGGACCTTGCATAATAAGTTGGTGACCGCCCTGTTTTTTAAGATGTTCATTTTCAGCTTGTAAGTTTTTAATAATATTTACAACCTCAGGTGTACTAAGTTCTTTGTTGTTACCTTCCGAGTCTTGCACGACAATCTTGCCATTATCAGCAGCTTCTTTCGAGCGTCGCATTTCAATTTCTTTAGTTTGTTTGATGACATCGGGTTTCATATCGGGTTTACCGTCGGGGTAATCTTTAATAAGTTCATGAATTTCATACATGTAAAAGTTTTTGAGGTCGGATTGTTTAACAAATTGGTCAACTGTTTTATCACTTTCTTTCACAAATGCATTTTTATTCGCGAGGAGTTTACGTTTATCAAAAGTATTATGATCATGTGAAAAAACAAGAATAACCTTTTTAGGGTCAAGTTGAATAAATGGTACCGTATAATTTTTTAGAAAGGCCTTTTCCTCAGCTAGTGCGGCATCGTTATCATACGCATGGTCGTCGAGTAATTTGCGTTTGAAAGCAAATGTGCCGGCAGTGGCATGTGTAGCAGAATAAGGACCAAATTGATAAACCTTTTCTAAACTATTAAAATAAATATATATTTCACTACAACCGGCACATAAAACTTTTGGATGGGAAACTAACATATCTACTGCATGACTTACACGTTCAGGCGGGTAATAATCATCATCATCCATATAAACAATAATATCACCGATAGATTTAGCATGCATTAAGTTGCGTTTTTTACCAAGTGACATTTTTTCATCATATTTAAAATATTTGACAACAGAGCCGACGTCTTTGAACAGGTCTTCTACTTTATCGGTGCCGTCATCAATGACAATCCATTCCATACGGTGCTTGGGATAAGTTTGATGGTTAAAGCATTTGATGCATGCTTCTATAAAAGGTCGTCTGTTAAAAGTAGGAGTACAAACACTAACAAATGGAAGTTCAGGTTTAGGTTTTTTTTTATTTCGGCCCATTAAATAAATATAATACAATTTTTTAAGCTATTAAACTAATAAGTATTAAGAAATAACAATTCCTTTTGTTTTCCATAATAGGAATATAATGGCCAAGAAGCTTCCAATCATAGCTTGTGCTCCAAAGAAAGTATTTGTGGGTCCAATACTTAGTTTAATTAAGAATACCCAAAAGGTGGCGTTTGCAATTGTTTGAATTAATTGTTTAAGTTGTTCGGTATTATTGTCAGTGGTAGATTTATATGCATATAAAAAAGGTGCGGCCAAAATGAAATAACTTAGTGAAAATAATTGAATAGAGGTCCATAATCCCATACATGCCATTAATAATATGATAATGACGCTGGAATATGGTGTAAATAATCCAGTTACAAGTAATATCAAAAACCATACAATAGGTGAAAACAATCGTGTTCCGACAAAAGGCCAAATATTATCTTTAATTTTCAGGAGGGGAACGAGCATATTGGATACAACTGAAATTAATGTTCCAATAATAACAATCATGGGAACAATGGCCAGTGAGAGGGGTATATTAAGCATAAATTTCGCCGTATTCCTCCCAGCCCCTCCGGCGCCACCAGGTACATAACCGCATACAGGTCGGCATCCTTCAATTGTCATATTAAGAAGCATCCGACCTAAGGCAAATGTGGTTGAGCCTGAATCAATAAACCAATATATTAAACTTGGCACAAGTGTAATTGGCGCAGTTTCTAAAATATGATATGGGGCACTTACGCGGTCATATTTGCCAGTAAATGTGCCGCCGCCAGCTTGGTTGTATATATCATTTATGGTATTAGTAGGGTCCTTCCCACCTGCGCCCGGATTTCTATATGGATAATTAAATAAATCTTCACCACCAACACTATAACCCCGTCGACATACTAAGAACCAGCAAATGGGTAAATATAGCAGAGCTAATACAACGCCAGCTTCTTTTGTGGCGCCTTTAAGCCAATTAACAACATTTTTTGTTTCGTCATCTTTGTCTCTCTCTGCATCGCCTGAACCCATAGTTTTATAGAATTCATATTGTCCGGTGAAATGATGTGACATTTTTGTACGGGCGTCGTTCGATGCTAATCCTATTTTGTCTCCAATAAATCTTAAAAAAGGAAGAATAGCTAAACCGTTCATTTAATATATCAGTATATTTTATAATGCAAATAAAAGATTATTATGATGCAATAATAATTTGTTTGATTCTTCTAACAGGAATATCGGTACTGTTATCTATATATAATATATTTTGCAAAAATTGTATTGTAGATCCGATAGACATAGGAAATATATTTAAAACAAAAAAAATACTTGAATATATGAAACCAGTATTTGGGGGGGAGGAATGTAGTGGTATATTAACAAATGAGGGATGTATAATAAATAAACCAATAAATGAAGCAAAAGAAAAAACGACAGGATTATTTACAGATATCAGTTATTATAATAATACACGAGCGCATTAGATGGGTGAAAAGCATGTGATAATTATACATGAATAGAGGATTCCAATATAGAATATTAATCCAATAAGGGAAATTGCAGTGATGGCGAATAGTTCGATGGAGCTTCTGATAAGAATAGACGGTACAGAAACATATGCATCCAAACGGCGATTACCGGCCAAGTTCTGAATTCTATATTTAATGTAGATATGTTCTTTGACATTTGGGATATCGATAACGGTGGGGTTGCAATTCCAAAGGTGTTCGTGCTCGGTGCGGGTGCAGATGACATAATTAAGTCCAATTTCATTCATATGATGTTTCCAGAGAGAACATACGAGGGTAGTATTAAGTTCAGTTTTTGAAGATGTACAATTGATATCATCAAATAGGAATGTGATAGTTTTCATATCGAAGGTTTCGCATTTTGTATGGGAAGCGAAAGCGAGATGAATATAAGATAAGAAGATGTAGGCCAGACGAAGCATAATAATGATATGATATAATTGAGAAACAAAATCAATTAATAATATAAGAGGATGGATGGACCTTGGTATGAAACTGTTGAAATCAGCGCGGGGGAGGTTAAAACACTATTTGAAAAAGAATATAAAGAGAAAGTGACAAATATAGAGGCATTGCGAGAAATTATTAACAGTGTTGTACCAGATGATGTTTCGCTCGGAAGTTACAGGGGATATTATACGTTTCTACATGCCATGTATAAAAAACAAATCGAAGAACGCATCAAATAATTAAATAAAACTTATAATATATATGAAATCAACCCACATGAAAACGCACATTATTTCGTTCATTGTAATGGTAATTATTGGTATGTTTTTTAATCCCATGAACATTTTAGCATTCAGATTTTCAGATCTGTATTTATCATTAACTCTATTTTATGGCGGATTATTAATGGCTTCAAATATGATATGGGGTCACGAGATTATTCATTATTTATCAATGGGTCATTTTAATATGTTTATTTTCTGTGCCGGAATTAGTTTATCTATTAGCATATCACTATTATTATTGCGACAACAATTATTAGTTGATGATAAACAATGGTTAATGCGAATGATACCCCATCATTCAACCGCACTCACAACTACTCATAAAATTTATGATAGAACAAATAATCCCAAAATTAAGGCTTTGGCAAAAGAAATAATTGATACACAGGAAAGGGAAATTCAACTAATGAAATCTCTGTTATAGATAAATTGACTATTTTTATAATCTATAAAATTATATAATGGCCTATTTAGATGTATTACCATATGAGTTGCAAGATATGATATGGAAATATGTTAATGAAATAAAACTAAAAGATGTGCATATTGAACTCAAAGCCGAATTAAGCAATGATATTCCGAGAACTGAGGTGTTGGTATATGACAATCCAACGCTATATATGAAAAAATTAAATGAGGTGATGAATATTCTCTCTGAACACAAAGATTCTGTTCAGAAATGTTACAAGTATTTGATGTGGTATCTAATAAAATATTATTCAACAAAGCACAAGGTGGCATTTGCAAACCCTAAGGCATTTGATACACGCGGCAAAGAATTAGTTCAACATGTAAATAATATGGTACAATCCATACATAGATTGACGTATCATATGCAAAGTATTGATACAAAAAATTATACGGGTTTATTAGAAATAAAAAATAGATTGACCGTTTTAACATATGGAGAATTGCATGGATTAAAAATACATATGGTTGAGATACGCCTATGATACTTTACGATAGGCGACCTTTATTTTTTTATTGACGTTGTATTCATCTTTGAACATAAATACTTCAAAATAATGCGCACTATATTCACGAAATAGTTCTGTGGTGATGAATTTACAAGTGTATTTAATCTCAGGAAAATATACAGAATATTGCAGTTGTCCATCAACTTTTGCGATTTTGTCGAACACATACCCTTTATAAATGTCATCTCTGAATTCGCCATCAAACAATGCCATGACATTACAAATGTTTTGTAGTTTTCTGGTGGCTCTCATAGATGTATTAATATAATCTAGCCTACCGATCCAATTACTATGAAATACATCAGCATCAATACCGAATACCATAAGACCCAGATTGATTTGGATTTGAATCATATTCAACAAATCAACAACGCGCCTAATGGGTGATGTGATATGAAGATAAGAGTCGAGTTTAAGATGATTATGAGAGGTCATGTCCGCATATTTAACATATTCTCCAAATGTGTTGCGATATTGAGTGAGATAATTACAAACATCTTCTGGGAGATGGTCGGTGCTTGCACTTGTGCTCGCCCCGCTTGCACTGCCCGCGCTGCTTGCACTGCCCGCGCTGCTTGTATTCACATTTCTATAAATACCGTTTTTGCATTTAATCATACTGATAGCAACATTATGATTCATTGTTACCATAAGATAATTGATAACATCGCGCGAGGAGGTCATTTTATTATGGTCGATACGTTGTATTACTTTGAGGAGTTTTCTATATTCGGGGACATGGTGACAATTAGAGTAGGTCAAGTTCTCTCTAACTCGAATAAAACAATTTGAATAAGTTATCTTAGAAACATGACATATACTTTGTTGTTCAATGATATGCATATCCATTGTGAATGCGAATCGTTCTTCTCCTTTTTTGAGAGAACAAAGACAATCAGAGAGAATAGATGGTATCATGGGTCTTTTTTGGTCTGGTAGATAGATGGTTGATATTCTCTCTGAAAACGAATTCCAAAGGTTGTAAGTTTCCATCCAAAGTGCAACATTGCTAATGTAAACACTAATAATGTAACCAGTATCAGTAGATACAATGCTAACTGCATCATCATAATCCCGTGTATCTTCATTATCAACAGTGAAGACGAAATGTTTAAGACGTTCTTGGACGCGGTGTTTATTTTTGATGGCTTCGATGGTTTCGGGCGTCGGCAAGACAGTCAATCGTTTTTTAACATCATTATTGAATTTTTTCATAGAGATATCGAGGTTTTTACATACCAATTGATATTCATAAAAGTTAGAGAGAATATCGGTTGTTCCGATAGTCTTAACAATTTCGCCTCTAGGATGTTTTTCTTCCCATGATTTGAATTTAAAGGAAACATAAACAGGTGTTAGGCTTTTCTTAAAGTTGTAGGGAATATTGTATGGAACAAGAAATTCGGGAAGATGGTGGTCATTAGGAATACATTTATATAGAAATTTATCTTTATAAGTGCCAAAAGTTTTGGAAATAATAATGACGCCAGCGATATTGCGATGGCTAGATGAGACTACGCGCACTATACCATTGTCAAATGTGAAAATGTCATTATTTAGAAGTTTACAATGAAGTGGTTCCAGTCCAGGGAGAATAGTGGGCATGTCAGTTTTGACATTAATCACCTGCCATTCGGAGTATTTTTTGTCAGCGACGAATATGCGAAATTGCTCCATGATGCCAAATATACGGAACCCAATAGAAAATGTCAATTTATTATACATTAATAATCGTCCCAGGTTTTCGGAAAGAAGCTCGCCGGAGGAGTAGCTTATCATCCTCAGTGATTTGGTTGTTGGTCACCTTCAATCTCCATATATCCGGCAACGACCCAATGAGATCGATGAGATCGGATATGTCTGTGATTTGGTTCCTCGACAAATCACAGATCCAAATGCTCGACCCATTGAGAGCAGAAATATCGGCGATTTGGTTGCCTGCCAGGGAAAGCATACGAATGTTGGACCCTTTGAGAGCAGAAATATCGACGATTTCGTTGCCAGTCAAGTCCAGCCGGTAAAAGTTGGACCCTTTGAGAGCAGAAATATCGGCAATTTTGTTGCCGCGCAAGTCCAGGTTCATGCCGTCGTTCATCATATTTTTAAGAGCACCGATATCTGTTATGCCACAATGGACAAGATGAAGACACCGACATAACGTTTTTGGCATACATGATGCAATAAGTGTAACATCTTCTGGGGTGAGCCTTTTCTTCGAGCGATAATCCTTCGAGAAATCCCACATGTGATTTTCACGATATTCTTCCAAATCAGTGCCGTCAGACAGCGTATACGTGTATTTTTGAGCGGATTTTCCAGCAGACATGGTTGGTGATGTTAATAGAGCTCCCTTATTTTTTATCAATTTTTTATCGAGAAAACATTAAACTCGCAAACCCGTTCTTAATTTCCAGAACATTATATCGTTCTTCAAATACGATAAGGTCATAATCATATTGATACATGGACCCTTTTTCAGATATACCAGTCAGACCACCACCCGGGGCACATACACTCAAAGATTCAAAAATCGGATTAAGGGGTGGTTCAATGGTGTTAAATTCAAATTCAACGGTTTTGAATTTGCTGAGATTGATAGCACCAGATGGTTGATATTCAAACGGGCTAGTATTTAAACAAAAATTATAACAATATAATCCATCACAGGTGTTGCCTCCGCAGCGTATTTTCTCTAGATAATCATATATTCCAACTTCAAACATATTCTCTCTATACTTGCCATCCATAAGTATTCCCAAAGTATTCAATATTTCTTTAGGGGCATATGAATTGTAACTTCTGGTTACTAATGGTACTCCTGATAAAACCGACGTAATATCACGACCATTCCATTTAATACCGGTGGTCTGACCTTTATCCTCACTATGTGATATTTTATTCATACATATATCAGTTGCCTCTAAATATCGATTCTTATGCAATTTTGTATTATAGTTATGATTTGTATAATTAGACCATTCATTATAATCACGCGCATCATCTCGTTGAAAATAAAACATCCAATTTGACACTAATGACGACGTTTCTATTTTAACTCGACTTGTTCCATGTACTGATTGATATGAATGTTTTTTAATGTCTTTGTATAATATTTCATGATTTGTTGTTGTAAACATATCAGACTCTTCATCAGATAAAAATGCATAGGTTGATATTAAATGGACGTCGCTTTTCCAATCTTCTCTCTGCGCATGCCAATTTGCCAGTTCGGCAACACTCATATCTTCATAAACGTCATCCTCAAGTGATGTGCGTTTTGTTGGATATATAAACCACTTTAATTGATGCGCCGAATCCGTATAATTCGGCGCAGTACGTGTATAATAATGCAAATGTTCACTATCTTGTGTAGCCCAATCACCTTCTATATATGTGCCAGATGCATCTCGATCAGTATTAATTATCGTATATAAATCCTTTACTGGTTTAAGTGTCACGTCAATTTCCAAATCTGTATATTGTAATGCAACCAATGGTAAAGAAGTCTTACTTGACATGCACCAAAATGCATTTAATGGTATATATAAAGTCCTAGCCATTATAGACGGATGTCCGGTTAAATTACTACTGTCGCCTCCATCCAGATCGCGCTGTCTTACATTATTTGGATAAGACTTATATTTAAATAACATGTCCTCCTCACCAGGATTATACATTTCTTCAACATTACCGGTCATTTTATTGAAGAGCTCTTTTTTTTCATTTGAATAATCTCTTTCAACTACACATTTTATATATTCTCCTGAATATTGTTGAATAACTTGTCCTCCAATGCTGATTGTAATTTCATTTATCATTTGTGTACCAAGATCTTTAATCCATTTAAATTCATATGAAAATATATTACCTTCGTCGGTTACAATCGGACTCCAAATAGTGGGCATTCTGATAGCAAGATAGGTATCCATAAGCAAATCCCCATATTTTGGTACTTTGAAATTAAATTTTGTTTCCGAAGTGGGACTTAGGAAACGAATCCCCTGATGGTCAATTCTAAATTTTTGCAAACCGAAGTTACTATGTTTAGCATATGTCACTTTAAAAAATGTTTTTTGAGGGTCACCATGGATTATTACATTTTGATTCCCGACGGCAATAAGATTTAATAATCCACCGGCCATTATATATTTATTTATATTATATTTATTATTTCTTTTATATATATAATATGGCCGAATCTGGTAATTTAATTTATATAATTGGATTATTATATAGTTTAATCATTATTGGAATAGCAATGTATATAATATCAAAATCGGCTGAGGAAACTACTCGTTGTAATTTTTTGAAAGACCAAGACACATCAGAAGGGTCACGCCCCTCCGATATTCCGGCTTCCGACGATTTAACAACGGCAATCAGAGACGCAAAAATCACCCTGGGCGGCTCCTCCCTGCTAGTTGATGCCAAACCCATTTCCTATATATATGCAAAAGGCGACCCCACTGATCAGTGGAATCCAACCATCACCCCGCTCGGTGACAGCGTATTACAGGATGACGGAGCAATGGACATATCATATTCATGGGGGGGTGAGCAGCGTGTATCAAGATTGATATGTAATTCAGGAACTTTTACTATCCCCGACGCCACCGCCGCCACTGGTGCTGCCGCTGCCGATCGGTTCACCGCCGCCGCCGCCCGCGCCGCCGCCGCCGCTGCCACGGAGGTTACATACAAAATTGACAGTAATAATCGCCTCGTGGCAAAGAATGGGGAGGTACCGCGGGTTGTCATCGACAATACCCCTATTCTGGTGGATGCCAAGTTTGATCAAGTAACATCTTATAATGGTGGGGGTATCCTTCTGCAAAGTTTAACGTCGCCTGGTGTTTGCTTAATAAACCCATCACTCATTGATAACTATGACTGGCAGACTAATAATCAAATTGAGGAGGCGCGAAGAGGCAAACTAAAAAAGTATTCAAAATATAGTAATAATTGTCTGTTGAACTATCAGTTTAAAACAGCATATAATTGTTGTGCAGTAAATTCCCCAAAAAATAGTTTTGTAAGTGAGTGTGCTCTTAAATATTGTATAGATAATGGGGCAAAATGTCTAGATTTTGAAATTTTTTCGGTTAATGATAGAGCTGTTGTAGGAGTAAGTTCAAAAATAGGCAATACTAATATGAAAGAATCTTATAATGACCTCAACCTGGAAGATGTATTAGATACTATCCAAATACGTATGACGCCAAATGTGCCGCTAATTTTATATTTACGAATTAAAAGCAATCGAATCGAACTATTAGAAAGGGTTCAAGAAGCATTAGGCAATACTACATTAACAAAACATATGGTATATTCGAATAATAATTATGGAAAATTGTGGGAGTGTGGAAGGTGGAAGAAAGACAAGAAAGATGATGCCGGAGAGGTGTCACGAGATATTATGAAAGAAAATATTAGTAAATTCCATGTGACAGAAAATGTGATTATTGCATTAGATGTATCAGAAACTAAATGGAGTCAAGATGCAGCACAAGGCCGAATTACGACAGTAATTGACGAGAGATTATCACCATTATGGAAGATTGTAAATTTAATGGCCCCAGGGCAAATAGAGAATATATCTATGAATAAAATATCGACAAAGACCGAGGCAGAAAAGGCAGAAATCATGTTAAACGCCAAATCCAAATTATATTTTGTACAACCAGACCCAGTTTATCCATTTCAACACGATTTTACAGAAGAGAATGGGGCGTTAGATATAGGTTGTCAATTAGTTGCTGCTCCTTTACAATATACAAAAAAACCAAACATCAAGAAATATGAAGATGCATTCGATGACTACAGATACAAACCTAAGTTAACCGACGCTCAGAACACAGACGTATTTTAACTATTTCCACATTCATTTCTTTGCAAAATTTCGCCACAAGGTCATCATTATTATAATCATTTAAATATTTAATGGTTTTAATACCAGATGCCAAGAGGAGCCGGCAGCACATTATACAGGGATAGTGTGTAATAAATGCGATTCCATTATCACAAGATACGCCCCGTTTAGCACAATCAGCAATGGCATTTTGTTCAGCATGAATAGTTGCTTGTTCATGACCGTCTCTTACAACAGAGACATGGTGACAACCTGGTAAGAATCCATTATATCCTTGACTAATGATACGATTATCGCGTACAATTAAACAACCGACTTGGAGACGTTCACATGGGGAGCGTTCTCGTGTAGCCAATACAATCTGAGTAAAATATTGATCCCACGACGGCCTCTGCATTATATAACTATTACCTAATATTTATATATATATAATAATATAATGGGAAAGAACGATTTATGTAAAGGTTTAACGTTTCAGGATTGTGAATTGGCAATTTTAAGAAATGCAATAGATGTTGCTGATAAAATAAAAGGGAAAACAAAAATGAATTCACCAGAGATACGTAAAATCATTTCAATCGTGGAAAATTTTATTCGTCGAAAGTCGCTAATATGTTATGGTGGCACAGCAATAAACAACATATTACCAAAAGATGACCAATTCTATGACAAAGATATAGAAATACCAGATTATGATTTTTTCTCTCCATCTCCATTAGAAGACGCAAAAGAACTTGCGGATATATATTTTAAGGCAGGATTCGAAGAGGTTGAGTCTAAGAGTGGTGTTCATTTTGGTACATTTAAGGTATTTGTGAATTTTACCCCAATTGCAGACATCACGATTATTTCAAATGAAATTTATAAAAATATCAAAAAGGAAGCGATTAGTGTGAAGGGGATTCTATATGCACCACCAAATTATCTGAGAATGGCAATGTATTTAGAATTATCTCGACCAAATGGTGATGTATCTCGGTGGGAAAAAGTATTAAAACGAATAACTTTATTAAATAAACACTATCCACTTATACATAAAAATTGTCATACCATCGAATTTCAAAGAGAAATGGATACACCTAATGAAGAAGAAGACCTATATAAAATAGTCCAACAGGGACTAATAGATCAAAGTGTGGTTTTTTTCGGAGGGTTTGCCAATTCACTGTATTCTAAATATATGCCGCGTAAATTTGGACGCAAACTTAAAAAACTGCCAGACTTTGATGTATTATCTGAGGACTCATTTGAAACGGCAACAATTATCAAGGAGCAACTACAACGCAAAGGATTCAAGAAAATATCAATCATTCGTCATGATAATATAGGCAACATCATATCAGAACATTATGAACTCAATGTTGCGGGTGAAACCATGTGTTTTTTATATACACCAATGGCATGTCATAGTTATAATGAAATTACTTTTAATAACACGCGAATAAAGGTTGCGACAGTTGATACGATGATGAGTTTTTATTTAGCATTTTTATATGCAAATCGTCAATATTATGATAAGAATCGCATATTATGTATGTCACAGTACTTGTTTACAGTGCAACAAAAGAATAGATTAGCCCAAAAAGGTCTGCTGCGTCGATTCTCCATAAACTGTTATGGGGAACAACCAACATTGGAAACAATGCGAGCGGAAAAGAGTGCAAAATATGAAGAACTTAAAGATAAACGTGGAACGAAAGAATTTGACATGTGGTTTCTGAGATATGTGCCAAGAGAGTTATCGAAGAAAAAGCCACCCCGAGATGCAAAACCAACCCGGAATGCAAAGGCTGACAAGACTGCAAAAACTGTTAAGAAGCGCCCTAAAAAGAAAAGTAAGCAAACCCGGAGATGGAAATTATTTTGAGATAATCATCACGTAAAAAAGGAAACTGTGTTATTATTATGTAATTCATAAATACATTTAAAAAGATTTTCAACATCAAATCTTGACTGATGAGCATTCAACAAGTTACTATTAAAAACATATTCATAAAGTTCTTCCAACCGTGGCATTTTTGGATATCCTCCCTTGTTTATCAAACCAACAATAGCTATTGTCTTATCACCAGAACAAATTTTATTTATCCCGTTCATAATATCAATTGATCTAGTGAAGTTCCCACGATAAAATTCACTTTGAATCACATTAACATCAAACAATACATTATGTGCTATAATATTATCAACTTCAGAAAATTTTTCATTAAAAATAGCAGAAAAATCAGCCATCGTTATACCATGTTCAAGGGCATGATCTGTTGTAATACCATGAAAATTATCATTTGATATAATAAATCCATCTGGTTTTATTATATAATCTTCTGTTTCATTGAATGTAATAACATTATTATCCAAGTTGCAAATTTTAAAAGAAATCGATACAGTCCTTGAACTATTGTATTTAGATATAGTTTTTGGTGAAAACCATGTGTTAAATTTCTTAGGTCTAATTGGAAAACCAGTCGTTTCACAATCAATAATAGCAAACTTCATTATGTATTATCATGTTAAATCTTTATATCATATTATAGTATTATATATGAAGTACGTTATAGTGGGTTCAGGGCCATGTGGGTTATCATTAGCATATACATTAGTACAAAATGGTCATCATGTAGAATTGATTGAACGAGATAGTATATTAGGTGGGTCATGGAATTCACAATGGATAGAAGAAAAATATTGGAGTGAAAATTCGCCGAGAGTAATACCAAAAAGTCTTATTACTTCGAGCCATTTTTTAGATTTTCTAAGTGAGCTTGGGATGTATGATGCAGATTTTGCCCAAGTATATGGGTCACTTCCGACAACAATATCTAAGTTATCAGGATTTTTTACAAATCATCTAAGTGTAACAGATATGGTAAAATTTACAATAGCCATTGGCAGATATACTTTATTTGATAGTAATAAAACATTACAAGAGTGGTTGGATAGCACAACAATTTCCAAAAAGGGTAAGAAGGGTATTAAAATATTTAGTATATTAATAAACGCACATCCTCGTGATACAAATGTCAATGATTTTTTTTCAGAATTTGCCAATATTCCGCCTCCAAATCTGGTGCAGTTTAAACAACCTAATAAATGGCACCAACTTGCCGAAGCCAAGATTAAAAACAAGGCACAAATATTCAAAAATACGGAAATAATTCGTATCAATAGTAATGAAAGTCGAGTGACAGATATTATTACAACCAATAAGAAAACCGGAGAAGTAAAAATACACAAGGGTGACCGATATATATTGGCAATACCACCACCAGCCCTCATAACACTTGTAAGTAATTGTAATGTCTGGGTTAAAAACAATTGGAATGGATATGATTGGTTGAAGGATTGGGGAGATCGAACCTATTATGTTGGTTTTGGTTTTCAATTACATTTTAGAGAGAATAATAAGACAATGCCAAAAGAGTGGTGTTGGAGTTGTCATGGAGACTGGAATGTGATTATAGAACCAGTAAGTGATTGGGTTCAGAAGAAATCCAAAGACCCACTAGTAAATTCAGTTTGGTCATGTTGTATTGTTGATATGGATGCGAAAAGCAAACATACCGGAAAGACACCAAACGAAAGTTCCAAAGAAGAAATAATCGCCGAGTGTATGCGACAAATAAACGCAAATATTGGCCCTGAGACCATAACACCGTATAAAATAACACAAAGCGAAGGATTATATAGAAAACATGATAGATGGATGTCAAAAAATGTGGGATTTACGCGATCAAACGCGGGGTACTTGGAGATGAGGGGAAAGATCGAGAATCTTTTTTGTCTAGGATGTCAGACAAAACCCGCACAGCCAAGTATAGCATTAGCGACAGGTGCGGTAGAAGCATCGGTAACATTTTTGAAAGAATATGAACCGAATACAAAGAATGCATTTTATTATAATGGTAATAATAAGCGGATAGCGTTAATGTGTATTTTAATTGTGTGTTTTTATATGAGATATAAAAAACAGAATTAGACAGATACGACACCTTCGCAATCGCATTCATATTTGGCGATATTACCTTTTAAGAATTCATTAAAGCGATTTGCTTTGGAATTGCTGATACCAAAGAACATTGAACCGTTAACTGGTTCATATGTGATATATTGATGCAGTCCTTTTTTGTCTTTTAAATAACCTCTAATTCGCCCATTTTCAAGGATTTTCCATGTACAGCATTCACAAATGATTGAAATAACATCATCCATGTCGTAAAAGAACCATTTTTGAAGTTCTATATCTTTGAAAACGAAGACAGTATTCTCTCCTTTAAAGTATTTTTCAAATAGTTTCACCATTTTATACGGGGAACTTGTATAAACCCCAACGTTTTTATCATCAAATTCTGGAATTGTTGCACCAAATGCGACATGATTCGTGTCACCAAATACAAATTGTAATTCTCCAGATGGTATTTTCAATTTGGAAGAGACTTGATCGGCATACTGGAATGCGTCATCTTCATAAAATTCCCGAGTGAACTCGCGCTCAACAGTGGGAAAACGTGCATTGAGTATTTTGTGACAGATCATATGCCATTTCTTTAAACCTTTTTTAAAAATCAATTTATCTCATCAGTGGTCGTTGACCTGTGAGCTGTGTGTGTTTTTCATCCATTACCATTTGACTCTGTGTGCAAAAATCAATGTCACCATGTTTGACCAGACCAGGCCTGACCGGAGACTTTTCCACTACAAGGTTGGTTGAGCCAACACCAAATAACTCGGTTTCAATATCAACTGCATTCGTGGAGAGGCCATCCCTAGACATACTCCCATAGTTCATCATCTGAGTAGGGAGTAACTCTTGTGTCGGTCTTCCGTATGGATTAATATCATATTCTCTCTTTAACTCTAAACGTTTCTGTTGGATAATATAATCATCGCGCATGTTTAAATTTCTAGTCGATGCCATAATACATATTCCTTAGATTATTTTCCTAATAGTTTGTCAATCAATAGTTGCCCGGAAACAGAAACATCGCCATTTTTATAGTCTTCGTAACAAATTTTAAATAAATGAAAATAATCAAACGATAAAAGAACAGTAAGACAAAAGGATGATATTTCCGTTTCGGGGCAAAACATTTTAAAATTGGATTCCTTTAAAGTTGCTTCAAATATTTTTACAAACCCAGAATTTTTTAATAGTTCATAATATAGTTTATCAGATTTAATAGATAGTTTAGTTTCATCATATTGTTCTAAATTAAAAAATTCAAGTAGCTCACGTCTAAATTCCGTATCACATGCATCATCATCATTATCTTTCAAATACATATCATAATAAGAAGTCATATTATAATGATATATAATTAATATTTATATGGTTTCTAATAACAGAAATTAGATTTCGGTTAGAATAAAAAAAAATTGAAAAATTTTAGTCTTTTGCAAGAAAGAGGAGAGATGAACACGCCGAGAATTACAGTTGCCGAGATCCAATCTAAGTTGGAGACGATTGATTGGAGTTTGCTAGATATTCCAAAAACAAACAAGGGCGAGCGTGGCCAATTAATTGAAATTGCACTGGGAATTCCAAACAGCTCGGCATTGATGGACCTTGCTGATGGCGAGCTGAAAACATTTACCATTGGCGAGTCCATTGCATGCACACAATTGAACCATTGTCTCGATGAGATTTCAACCGAGACTGAATTTGCAAAGTCAAAGGTGGGATTGAAGATGAAACAAACGGTGTTTATTGGATTTGACAAAGCGACAGGCCAGTGCAAAGGAAATGTCACAACAAATGAAATTTCTCACCCGGAACACCACCATCAACTCCAAGAAGACTACGAATTTATCTGTAATAAGATTCGTTTGGCAATGAAAAATGAAACTGAACTATTCACAATCAATGGGCCAAATAAACTCCTCCAAATCCGAACCAAAGCTTCAAAAAATCCTAAAACAGGATTGTATGCCCCTCTCATGTTCAATGGAAAAATGTTGAAAAACAAAGGCATGGCATTCTATCTTTGCGCAAGTTTCGGAAAGAAACTCCTATAACAAAAACACAAAAGTAAAAACACAAAAACACAAAAACACAAAAACACACAAAAACACAAAAATCAGTTGTAAATAATAACCTCGGTTGTTGTTGCTTCCGGGTTTTTTGCATTAATTGCACGTCTTGCCACCAATTCTTCACGCGCATATTCACTAAATGTTTCGGTTACCAAATCGACTTTTGCATTGCTCATTGCAAATTTAATGCCATGACCCATATTTTTAATATCGCTAAATAGTCGCTTATGCATGTCAATATCAAACCCATCTGCAACATATCCAACGAAAGATGTGCGATTTTCGGGAGCATATGGTGGGTCTAAATATACAAAATCGCCAGACTTTACATTTTTAATGGAATCTCTGAAATCACTATGTATGAATTCAACATCTTTGATTAAATCGCTAATTATAGCCAAGTCTGTTTCAGTGATGATAGTGGGAGTCTTCTTATAATGACCATATGGCACATTATATCCATTAGGACCTTCGCGATACATACCTCTAAAGCACGTTTTGTTTAGAAACATAAACAATGCAGATGATTCAATAGTATTTTTATCGCAACCGTTATATTGTTTTCGAATCCAATAATAATAGCTTTCTTTTGATGTTCTGGCTTCGTCAATAGTATCAGGTTTTCTATTAATAGCATTTCCACTTAAACTATCATACTCTTTAATGACGCTGGCAATATTTTTATACAATTCTTCTTTATGTGTTTGAATATGTTTATAAACATTAATAAGAGCAAGATTAAAATCATAAGCAAACACTTTGTTTTTAATAACAAGTTTGTTTTGTTTTTGTAATGAAAGTATAGCAAGCAATACACTGCCTCCTCCTAAGAAGGGTTCATGATAATTATCAAATTCAGATGGGATTTTAGAGAGAATCTTGTCAATGATTTGGGTTTTACCCCCAACCCATTTAAGAAAAGGTTTTTGCAGTTTATTGTCAGCCATGTTAAATATGCATAAGCATTCGTTTAATATTCAATTTTTAATAATAGTATTTAAAAGTATTATCTAATGATTTTAGTGTCCGACAGCACGAGAAGGTAATCCACCCCGAATCCACCCTGGGTCAGCACTTTCTTCCACTAAATGCATTGGATTTGTGATTGTTTGTTCCAAGGAGGGAATTAAGGGGTTAAAATCAGTAGGTCGAGACGAAATCTCACTCATTCCAATATCAGATTTCTTCTCAGGGAGAGCTCCTGATTGCAGCATAGCTGTTTCGGTGTCGGGGTCAACACGACCTCTACCCATAAATGGAATAGTATTAAATTCGCGTGGTTTTAAATTAAGGCGTTCTGGTACTCGACCGTCATTTTCACCGACACGTAATGTGGTGCTGTCATCTACATTAGCCGCACCATTGCTTACGCTGTTGCCACCTTTGACGAAGACGTATGGTTGGCTGGTGGCAATATCGAGCGATTTATTAATAGGACTGGCAAAGCTATTTAACATATAATTTGCATGAGATGAATTTAGTAATCCCCGCTGAGTTTTATCAGAAGTATCGTCATATATACCGTGATTATTGTTGAAAGGATTCATATAAATTACTATAATATAATAATTTATGTAATTGAGCTAAAAGATTACAAAAGATTGTCTATAAGTACTTCATTATTTTCTTTACCACTTTTCATATCACCATAACAGAAATCTGTGAAAGATTTCTGATCATTTGGTGTGCGAGTATTGGGCATAGTATAAAAAGGTCGCATGGAGTTATCAAAATTAACTTCATCTCCTAAATCGCGAAATAATTTGTCATTCATCTTTGGAAACGTTTTATTTATAGTTTCAATCTGTTTTCTAACAACATCATTAATTTGTGTATTTACGATAGGATTAAATGATGGTGCTGCCGGCCTGCGTTCGTTTTCATGTTTGGTTGGGGCCAAATTTTGCATAGGATTTTCTATCGTCGGTTCAGAGAAATCATCTTTAAGTTCTTCAAATGTCTCAGAACCAGTAAAGCCTTCCTTTTCAATTTTATTTACTAAATCAATGGTTTCGTCAAAAGATACAGACCGCCGAGAGGTATGATATACAATAACGATGCCAATGATTGTTAATAATCCTGATGCAATAATTTTAATATTAGAAGTAAGGACAAAACCTATAAATGTCATAATAACGACTAATCTTGTAATGGCATTTAATTTTTCATTATATTTCATTTTATCATTTGGCAAAATATCTAATTTACGAAACAATATGGTTGGATCTTTATACCAAAATGGATTACTCATTATATATATATAACTAAATAAACTATATAGTTTTTATTTCTTTTTCTTGCGTTTCTTTTTCTTGCCAGGTTCTGAATTGACAGAAGATTTGGTAGCTGGGACAGCATTATCCGGTTTAAATGCACTGAATTTTACTTCTGACGGTTGTTCCATTTCGGCTTGTTTTTTTGCTGCTCGTCGCCGCTCCAATTCTTGAGCCATTTTCTCTTTTTGTGAATGAACCTTATTTTTCTGATTAAATGCGTTCATATTAAATTTTGCACCTTTACCGCCTAAATTGCTCGCCATTTTGTTCATAATATCCTCCATGCCATTCATGCCGGGCATATCTTTCATTTTGTTCATCATTTCATTTGCCTCCATCATCAATTCAGATTCATTAATATCACCCGCCTTAATTTTATCATCTATTTTTTGACCAATTTTTTTGACTAAATTCATAATTTTAGTTGGATTTTTTAACATTTTTTCAAATACATCACCAACATTTTTTTCATCACCGAAATCTAAGTCATCAGCCGTCTCTGCTGCAATATCCTTAGCAAGTCTGCCTAATTTTCCATCTAACATACTGCTAATATGTTCATGCATTTCTTTGGGTTTTGGTAAATTATTTGTGTAATCATTCCCTTCTGCAAAAGGGTCACCAAAAATACCAGTCCCACCGCTCATATCTTCAAACAAATTATTATTTGATAGGTCAAACATATTTGTGAAATTTTCAAATGTTTCAGATATTTTACTTTGTAAATCCTTTTCGTCAATGGCCTCAAATAGTTTTTCTGTATCACCAAAATTTATATGATCTTTCATATTTCCAATAACAGCAAACAGTGTGATTTGCAAATATCTCCATAAGACATCTTTTGTGCGCTCACTAATATCAGAATCCCATAAATCAATGAAATCAATACCAGGATAAAATTCAGTATTATATTTATCATCGCGTTTTTCACGGTCAAACATCAAATCATTTTTATATAAAATATCAAAGAATCGCTCAGGAAATGCAGCAGCACAAAAATCAAAAACTGCGACTAAATGTGGTTGAAAATCATCGGCATCAGAATCATTTTCGAATATATATAACATATCGCCGCTGAGTTTATCTTTATACTCAGGAAATGTATTCAATAAATCCCCAATGAAATCTTTAACTAATTTATGAAAATCATCGGGCATTTTGTTTTTATCCATAAATATATACTATACAATTTTTTTATATTAATAACTCAATATAGTATTATTCAATGCTATGATATAAAATAGATAGTTTTATTACCGTTTCAAAGTCTTCAAATAAAGCGGGGTTTAATTCATGAGTTGATATATGGTCTTTAAATACAGTCCATAGGTTTTCAGTGGAGACACGAACACTTTCGCTAAAATAAGTATCACCTTGTATCACATGAATAAACTCTAATGATCTATCTGGGAAATTATCATAAGTTATACCCATTTCACTAAACTTTGTTGCAACATTTTCATACCAAAGGCCAATAATTAATTTAGGATTGCGTTTTTTTATAGAATGAACAACAGTTATAATAGTTGCAATATTAATATCATTATCTAATTCAACACAGACTTTATCTAATAGTTTAGTATATTTATCTAAAAATGCTGTCAGAACCTGTTTTTTTTTCATAGAGGTTGTTACAGATGTTGTTAGTTTATTAATTCCATATGCAACTGACATTTATCTAATAAATATATATATAAAAATTTATTTTTAAACTAAATTCGCATTTGTGGTTGTGGAATGTCACTATTGCGCTGAGTCTGTAATTTTTCAATAGATACTTCCCCAATTTTATCAGACTTATAATCCTCATCAGGAGTTTCTATTTGGTCATTAAAATTTATGGCTGCATATGTATGCATTTGTCTTGTGCCGCCATTGCCTTTTGCAGTCATTTCATCACTATCCATATCAAAATAACTAAATGAATCGGAAGAAACTGTGTTACCAAAACTGGAATTTAAAATAAAGGCTTCTGGTTCATCGTTATTAGTGGCATCTTTGACGAGAGAGAGTTGTTTAGGTTTGAAATATTTATAAATTTCTTTACCGAGCATGATTTTGTTTCCGTCATCTAATAATAATAATGCGGGGACACTTGTAATTATGGATGGTAAGATGATTTGTTTTTGATTTTCCATAATAATATAGGTGTTGCCATTTTTACTAAATCGTTTGTCGATACAGAGATAGTTAATAGAGGTGAATGATTGCTTAGTTAAATATTGTAATAATTCTTTACTATGTTCGCAAAAGTTACTATAATATAAAATAACACTCATTTACTATTTTAAACTAAATAATTGTTTATAGTTTAACTTATAGTTTAACTTATTTATAAATTGATTTATAAATTAATATGATAATAGTATATAGTGATGCAACCTGTTGTGGCAAATAAGCGCACAAATGATGAGAAACTATTATTTACACTTAGTGGTGTAAATACGAGTTTTGCAAATTCCATAAGAAGATGTATTTTATCAGATATTGAATGTGTTGTATTCAAAACATTTCCACATGAAGAGAATAAGGCCACCTTCTCCAAAAACACAACACGTCACACAAATGAGATGTTGAAACAGCGCCTGAGTTGTGTACCAATTCATCTTGGAGTGAGCGCTCCCTATTCATCTTTAATCATTGAAGTAAATGTAACAAATACAACAGACCAAACTTTGTATGTGACTACAAAGGACTTCAAAATTAAAGAAAAAACAACAGAAAAATATATTAGTGATTCAGAACGGGATAAAATATTTCCACCGAATACGATTACTGGAGATTATATTATGTTTGCACGATTAAGACCTAGTAGTGATACCAAGAAGGGATTGGGCGAGTCATTGTCATTTACAGCAGAAATGGATGTGTCGACGGCAAAAGAGAATGGTATGTTTTCGGTTGCATCAATTAGTTGTTATACAAATACGATTGATACAGCAAAATTAGATAATGCCTGGAAAGAAGAAAAAGCCCGGTTGGACAAGGACGAACCGTTAGGTGAGGTGGAACTGGAATTGCACAAGCAAAATTGGCTATTGCTAGATGGACTAAGACAATTCAAGGATAATAGTTTTGATTTTGTAATTGAATCAAGTGGTGTATTTAGCAATGAAGGGTTGGCGTTACGTTCATGTGATGCAATGATGAAAAAGATTGAAACGCTCAATCATTCGATACAAACAAAGACGGTAACAATCAATCGGTCAGAAACGACAATGGATAACTGTTATGATTTGGTACTAAAGAATGAAGATTATTCCCTGGGAAAAGTAATAGAGTATATTTTGCATGCAAATTATTATCAAGGAGATAAGATACTAACGTTTTGTGGATTTAAGAAATATCATCCGCATGATGCGGATAGCATTATCCGAATTGCATTTAAAAGGGATGAAGAGATGGCAAGCATTCATGATTATCTTATAAGTACATGTAATCAGGCATCTCAAATTTTCGAGAGAATCAAAACAAACTTTAATGATACAACAATTTAGTAAATAATAATATCTATATATAATAGATTATGTCTACGAGTACATTAGAATTGGGTGATATAATCAATATTAATGCACCAACTAACGCAGAAATTAATGATAAAACATTTTTAATAGACTATATTGATATTGACAAACGTATTGATTTAATTGATGGAGATACACTAAACAAAAAAACATTGACATTGTCATCTGGTGTATTTGATGATAAAAGCATAAACTCGATAGATTTGTTGGATAGAAGTAGTTTTGATGGTTATGCAGCTCAGAATGGGTTAATACTTGGGGTATGGATTGATATCTTTTTTGGAGGTGATATTCCATATTCTATTACGGGTCAGATTACTGATAAAATAGAAGATATGATTGAAATACAAAACTATGAAAATGATGAAAAGCTATATTTAGATTTTGAATATAAAGGATTGCCTGACGACATCCCCATTAATACTATAAATATTAGGGGGCAACCCCACAGTGCTATAAATAAAGATATAGTAGACCAGTTTATTAACAGAGAGCAATCGGGATTAAATGTACATGAACAATTACAGCGATCTCCTGACGAAGAAGCAGAAGAAGGAGACGATAATAATTTAGCAGATGATGATGATATTGATGATTTAAATGTACAAATATCAGAAGGAGACCAAATAGTATATGGTGCTGCATTGGAAGATATATATTATTACGTGGAAGTTGATAAGGAAGAGAAGATTTATTCGATAGATGATCAGTTAGAAGATTTGCAGGATGACATACTCGCGACTATCCCATCGAATGAAAGAAGTTATCAAAAAAATCTTGAAATTAATCTAATATTAAATCGGTTTAAAGAACTTCGATTGAAATATTCAATCGAGCAAAATGGCATATTAAAACCTAAATTTTTGTCACCAAAACCAATGTTAGACCATCTGCATGATAATATAAGATGGTTGATTCCAGTTGTCAAAGATGATAAGAATGAGGCAATTGACGAAGAATGGGTTAATGCGCATGATGACTTAATTAAGATATATGAAACGTCATCTGAATCGAATAATAGATATTTAGAATTAATGCAAAATTTACGATCAAATGATTTATTTAAAACGCCTGATTCTAGACCAGAAAATTTAATTGAAATGATACCAAATGTCCGTACGGAAGTACTTTCTGATAATAATTATATATCAGAAACGTATTTAGCTAATCAATATTTAGCTAATGGCAGGATGCTTTCGGCTGGGGGTGATACAATTATACCAACATCATTTATCCAAACTCCAATACTTCATATTGATTATTCTCGTACGTCTTTAATACAGACCGATTTATTGACCAAGGCGACAAAACCCCCTATTAATTTATGGGAAATGTTATCAAATCCGGATATTGTTCCTAATATAATAGAAATAAATAATGATATATTAACACGTACAGAAAAATCGAATCAATATTATAATTACTTGACGAATCACAATACATTGAATGATGAAAATGCATCTGATTCAGGGCGTTTTTTAAAAATAATGAATGAAATTGTCCCAAAAACGAACGATATAATTAAAAACATTTCAGTTTATTATAATAAAATATACACGGTCCATGCATTTATAGAGCATCTTCATGTGTTTAAAATAGATGAAATAACAAAATCAAATCGCCTATTAATCGTTAAGGCCGTGACAGCAAATATTAATTCTCTCAGCGCTCTTAGAAAATCGTCAGAAATGGAAATGAAGGTACTCCGAACAACAAAGTATGAGACGAATTATAAAAAGCAAACAATAGATATATTATTGCAAAGTATAAAAGCACAGACAGCAGAAATCTTCAAGGCATATGGATATGATGATGTCGCAAATTATTCAAATTCTGAAATTTTTAATGAATTGATGCGACAAGATAATTTTTATTTATTAAGTATTATTATTTCAAATTTAAATGCTGGATTATTGATTACTAATAATGTGAATGAAATAATAGAAGAACATAAATTACAACTCAAATCAAAATTTGTGGAGAATGATAAATGTGCCCAATATGTCATTGCAAAACGATATAATTCATTAGAAGCATTAGAGGGTGATGTAGGCATTACATATTATGATATGGAATATGATAATACACCATATGTGTTAAAGGATGATTACTATACGGAATTATCCGGATTATCAGATGAGGCAGCGATTCATTTTTTGAAGGAAAAATTGGAAGAAAATTTGAATATGGATGCACCGGCTGCATCGAATCTGGCAAAAATAATTTTCGGAGGTAAAAAACCAATTGCAGATGGATTGTATGCAATATTAGATACTGTAGAGGATGACAAGATTACGAGGGTTTATTACGTACGGAGGGATAATAATTGGGTTATATCAGATATAGATGATGCAAGTATGTTTGTAAGTAATAATAAAGATATTTGCAATATGCAACCGGATTGTGTAATAACAAATAATGGATGTATTTCTACTGAGAGTGCATCACAGCAAGTCGAACAAAATTTTGCGAGTGATTTAATGAGTGATTTTAATATAAGTGATATATCATTAACGAAAGAGGCATTACAGGAGAAGTTTAATGAACAATATAGAAGACAAATAAAGACGATTGTGAGACTAAGAGATATTAATAATTTCAAGAAGTTATTTTATGATCGGCAGCAAAAGATGTTGGGGATGACAGTAGAAGAGAATGAGCCAGTGATATCGCCATATAGTAAATTATTGGATAAAATATTGGGTCAATATGATTTTAGTAAGAAGCAGGATGATGTGATACGATTTCATGAGAAATTCTGTCGGACGCCTACAATAGATGAGGACCAGAATTGGTATTATTGCATATTGACGCAAGTTAAATTGATGCCAACATTTATGAAAGCGCTAGGAGATGCGTTTAATAGAAATGATTATGTCTCTCAGATAAACAAGATTTGTGCAGAGCGTGGTGGATTAAGTGATGATGGGAATGCATGGATTGATAAACACAGTGGTTATAAAATCAAAGATATAGAATATAGCGAAGAGGAGGGGTATGATGATACTGGATTTAAAGCAATTAGTCGTGCATTATTAGAGGCAGATGTTGGAGATGAAATATTAAGAGATGTCATAGATACAAATAATGTACGTCCTGAATCGCATAATGATCCAAGAAATAGTGCTTTACAAAACATGGTTTCTAACATAGTTCGAACAATGTTATTGCATATGGCGATTGAATATGATACATCATTGATAGAATTAGATATTCAGAATACGCTTTTGAAATTAATAGGTGAAGATGACAATATAGCCACGAATAATAAAGTAGGAAAGGTGATTATGTATGTAACATTGAGTTATTTATTAATAGCATTACAAACGGCAATGCCACCAATTAAATCCAAGAAAACGTTTCCGGGGTGTATCAAATCTTTTACAGGGTATCCATATGAAGGTACAAGTGATAAGTCGGGATTAGAATATATATGTTGTGTGGCAATGAATATAAAATCTTCAATATTTCCTTGGAATACATTAAAAAAGACAAAAAAGACAGAGTTGGTTGAAAAATTACAGACGACAATTATTCCAAAATATTTAATAAATGAATTTAAGATTCGAGATATGATACGTAATAAGAAGAATTTCATGAAGACATATAAAGGTTTTAATGACGACAAAATGCCAAATTTGGATAAATGGGAAACATTTTTACCACCATTGTCGGTACGAGAAGTGACAGTTGCTGATAATATATCAAGAACGTTTGAAAATGAATTAATATCAGATATTAAAACCGGAAAACGTCATAATGATAAACTAGATTTGATCAAAAATAAAGTATATTTTGCATCCATAACAATACAAAACAAGATTAATGAAATTGTAAAAGCGCAAACGCCATTAATGGTAACAATGGCAAACGTGCCATTTATTGAAAATGCATGTTGTCAAGAGGATTATAAAACAATATCATATTTTGCAAATAAAAATGGTCAGATTAATGATGGAGCAATTAAATCGATGATGAGTATATATCATAAATATAACAGATTAAGTAAGGCAAGTATATTATATGACCCGGTGGATACAAAAAAGGTACCAATAAATGATTTTCCAGGATATAGTGAAGAATTGATATATAGGGCATTTATAGGGCATTGTAAATATAATACGCAACAGGATATACCGGATAAGTTTAAATCAGTTTGTATGAATAGGCCTGAAAATTATAAAAATACAGATAGCATTTCAAATAAAATCAGATCATTAAAGAATAATGGTGTGCAATATGAGGATCTTCAATTTAAAACGTTGCAGAATATACTTAATAAAGAAAATATACTAGACAATACGGATCCATCCACAATTAAATTCAATGACAAAGAGTATTTAGAAGAATTATTAGAGCAAATAGCAATATCAGATACAACCCATCAGGATTTCAAGATATTTTCTCAAAATTTGAAAAAATTAATAGATGGAAAGATTGAAAGGAAGAGAATGGTATTATATATGGTAAAAATAAATAAAGATTTTGAAAAATTAATCACAGTAGAAATGAAGAAATATAGCAAACATAAAATCTCAAAGGGGTTATTTAAAACAATATTGGATGATGAGGTGATGCATCATGAAAGTTTTATTACGAGTATAAAAAATGCAATATTAAATATATGTAATATTTTACCAAATATGTTATTAAATAAAACGACATTTGAGGAGGGAGTATTAATACCAAAACATTGGAATGTATCTGACCGGCATTCTATCGATATTAAAAATATGATAGAACGGCAAAACAATATAAAATCCCATTTTGATAATGAATCCTTAAAAAAAATCTCATATAAAATGTCGACAACAACTTATTTAATCACCGGATTTGTTGAATGTGTGCATAATATGGCTGACTTTGATAATGAGATGAAAGAGATGATGTTAAAATTTACACTATTATTTATATTAAAGCAGTTCATTACAATAACGATTGAAGATATGACAGAAATTAAATCGATGGTTAAATCGATTGAGCGGGTAAATAAAGATGAAAAAGATTTTATGGCGGATGAGGTTGAAATAGTATTACCGGAGAATGAACATGATTTGCCAAATTTACGTTGTAAATTATTAGCAGATATAATATCTATATGTGATAATGAATTTAAACATACGCTTTTAACATACGAACATGTGATAAATAAAGTGAACAAGTCAAAAACGGCAGAGAAGGATAATATAACACAATTTTTAAATGCATTAACAATAGAGGAACGCGAGACAGAAAATTTATTTAAAAATAATAAATTAGAAAAATGGAGTGTAGGGTTACAGAAAGGTTTACGTATATATGATAAAGAGACATATGACAGAGAGACAGAACAGCAAACGGAAGAAGATAGAACGCAGCTGGAGATAGATGCAGATATCGATATACATATGGTAGATGATGATGACCATGGTGAAAATGATGGTGATGAGGAATATTAAATTTATGTAAATTTTTATTACATAAATTTATGGTGTATTATATATATATGAATAAGTTTATAGGAAAAAACAAGGCGTCGGTGTCTATTATATTATTCTTGATGTGTTTTTATATTGTATTTACAATAAAACCACAAGTATTCTTTAATAATGATGGGTCGATAAAGCAGTTCGGCCTAGGTTATAAACATAAAACAATATTTCCGATTTGGCTTTTATCAATAGTCATGTCTATTATAATTTATATTATGGTGTATTACTATTCTATACGATTTTAAAGACATGCCTGAGTTCCAACATAATTATTAGTCAGATTAATAACAAATAATCCCATCAAAACGAACCATATCCCTTCTGCAATATAATCTTTGAGTAATATCAATTTGGCAATATTATTATAAGTTTTGACAGCAGACGAATAAGGTTTTGTCTTCAGCTTTGCCGCACCTACATCACTTCCTAGTTTTCTAAATTCTTCAATATTGGCTGGCGTATAATCATTTATTAAATTACCAAAATTATTTTCCAAAACCAATTGGATAGCTTTATTTTCATCTTTTGTATCAGAAATATTTAATATTTCATTTACCATATGTTGGCCACCTAATAAAAACATAGTTATAAAATAACCAAATGTATTAGAAAAAGGTGCCTTCCAACCTGGCAAAACATTTAAAATTGCAAAACATATCCCTAATATACTCAGCCAAGGGAAAACAGATATCATAACGATAAAATACATTGCATCTGATGATAAATCATCCCCCTTCCCTACACTGCAAACACTTTTATAATTATTAAAATTAATATACGTTACAAACAATATAATTGCCAAAATATATGCAACTGTAATAAAAATATTTTTTTTTCTCATCATTGATGGATTTGTGCTTTCATCTAATGGTTGGCTGGGTAATAATATATATTTTGTACATACCAGTGCTACTGTTAATAACATAATCCAAAATTCTAGTATGCCAGAACCATTCTCATCAATAATTGCATTAAACATCTCTACACTACTAACATCCCCTTCGGCCATAATATATTATGGTTTTATTTAAAATATATTATATTATTTAAATAAAATATGGCTGCGCGTGATTATTTAGGCGAGCATATTAACCCACATTTAACAGAACCAGGTGTTAAATTTTATATGACAGAAACTTTGAAAATTTGTAATGTATCAAAACATAAATATTTTAATATTATTTTTAATGTAACAACATTTGTAGGTTTGCTCTTGGTGATTGGCGGAATATTATATTATCGATATAAAGGACTTCCGTCACAAGAAGAAAAACTAGAAAAATCAAATCAAAAAAAAACATACATATTAGGGAAAATTCAAGCGATGCAAAAAATGCAGCAAAATAATTCGCTTGATTTAATTACCAATTTAGCGATAAAATAATAATTCTAATACATATATGGCATCCAATAATACAACTTTATACAAGGCAATGGACCAATATTTTATATATAAAGGAAATATCGAGCAAAAAAGAACATTAGCAAAAAAGAAAATTATTAATAATGATGAATTAGATAAAGATGCAAAAACTGCGTTGATTGCAACATTAAGTCAAAAATGTATTAATTGTAAACGGGATGTAGGTACAACTTTTAGTGAAAACGATAGAACATTTAAGGTTGTATGTGGTGATGTATCAAAACCATGCAACCTAAATATAGAATTTGTTCTTGGGAAAAAAGAACATTATGATGATATTATTCATAGTGCTAGTGAAACTGTAAATGAATTGAAAGAAAAAATCATCCATTTAAAAGCAGAATTAATATATGGGTATAAAGATGAAAGTGAAATTAAAGATGAATTCACAAGTATAAAAGCAGAATATAATAATTTTCAGAATATTTTTGAGACCATTATAAAACGTAAAAACAAACTTTTAAATTCGGCAAATAGTCAGATTGATCCATTAAATCAAATGTTAAATAACCAAATCATTATTATACGAAAAAATACACAATCGTATTTAGAAAGCAATGATCCAATTCATATAACTAATAATATTAAATTATACAATACCGAAATCAAAGAGCTTCTACAAGATATTAAAACTAAAAAATATGCAAGCAACTATGTTATAAAAGATGGCAAAGAACCAAAGGAATTCTTCTATCTCATTCAAGAAACAACACGTCTAAATGACCTATATGTTTCATTATTTAAAGATGATATGTCAAAGCTTATAAATTATACGACTTAATAATATCAATACATATTATAGGATGTTTAAAAAATCGTTTTTCTCAGCCAAAATTTTTATCATAACATTATCAATAGGATTATTTTTCAACTATGTAACATCTCCTGTCCCAAAAGTGATTCATATTTATCCGACTCCCGAAAATTATAAAAAAATACAATTAATGGATAAAAGTAAAACTTGTTTTGGTCTAAAACAAACCGAAGTATTATGTCCTATGGATGATAGTGATATAATGAAAGTACCTTATCAAAATTAATAATATCAAGATACTATATAATGCGGGTTGTAGAACGTCTTATATATACAGAGAATGGTAAAGCCTTCATTTCTATATTACTAGGCTTAGGATTAGCGTCTATTTTTAGAAGTGCATGTAATAAGAGGGGGTGTATTGTATTTAGACATGCAGAAATTGATGATATTGATGGAGAAACGTATAAAGTTGGTAATAAATGTTATAAATATGATTTATATCAGGAATCGTGTAGTTTGGATAAAAAAATATTACAATCCGAGAAAAAAAAACACCGTAACTAAATGTATGCGTAATATTAACTTTGTAAAAATCTTAAATAAAAACAATGGAGGGAACTACTAGTATTGCACAATTGCCTGCCGATAACGTATATTCAAGTGAAAATATTGTATTGGAAACAAATGATGTGCGACCACAGCAGCCACAAATGCAGCCCCAGGGCCAAATGCAGGGTCAAATGCAGCAACAGCCGCCGCAGGGCCAAATGCAGGGCCAAATGCAGCAACAACAGCAGCCGCAGGGCCAAATGCAGCAACAGCAACAGCCACAAATGCAGCCACAACAGCCACAAATGCAGCAGGGCCAAATGCAAGACCAGCAGCAGCCAAATGTTGGGGGTGGGGCAGCTTCATTTTCCAGACCATCATCCCCACAAATAAATTATAATAATAATAATGACCCTTCACTAGTCCAGCATTTAGCAGGAATTCAGGAGACAAACATGTTAAATAATGGCATGGCGTTGCCGTCACGCGATATACCAACAAATACGAATCATTTCTCACAGGATCAGCAAACAAATCCTAATTGGGTTCCACAAGATCAGCAAACAAATTATATAAATAATCAAGTATCACAAGACATGATTAATCAATTTAGTCACCAGCAAAATAATATTTTAAATAATAATGATGTTATATATGACCAATTAAAGGTACCTATTATTATATCGATTCTATTCTTTATATATAATTTTAATAGTTTTGATAAATCCTTGTTAAACCAGTTCCCTTTCCTTTTCACACAGGACCAACATTTAAAAAAATCGGGGATGTTTATAAAGAGTTTATTATTTGGCGCTGGTTATTTTGCAATTAACAAAGGGATAGACCATTTTAGTAAAATTTAATTTACTAGTTTATATCTAGTAAATAAAATACTCTATAAATATAATTAGATGGCAGGCATATTTGGTGGAAATGTTTCGTGGATACCTGGTGTCGATGATTTTAAAGTAAATTATATCTTAGAAGGTGATGAGGCTGCTAGTGTATTTCAGCGCGAGGTTGGAGATAGTAGTTATGTATTCTTAGGAGATCGAAATGGAACAGATTATATTACAAAAGCACGAACATTTGAATGGGGAATTAATAGTATTCAACCAGACGGACAGATTGCAGCTGCTGGAAATATGCAACTCCCAATAAGATGGGGTCAAAATGGTCAAGTACTCGGTGTCACCGCCGGCGCTGTTGATTGGATAACTCCATCGGATGTTAGCAACCTTTCCGTATCAATTTCACAGTTTGATTGTACTGCTGTAACAAACCGTGACTTAGTCGGAGAGAGTAATTATGGTGGGGTGGCGGACGTGGCCAACCCAGAGGCTCGCTTAGACGTCTCCAATTTGGAAAATATGCAAAATCATTATGATAATTTTCATTATGTTGAGGATGATGAGTTTGGGGAAAGGGTTGCATTCGCCGGGATTGCTGGCGATGAAATACGTTTAAGTACAAGTCTAGGATTATTTTCAAAAGCAAAAGCCGTATCTTCTATGGCACTGGGCTGGCAAAATACAACTTCATTACCATATTCTACATTAATAGGTTCAAATTTAGATCTTTCAGGTCATCCGTATTATTCAGAACAAACAGATTTTTCTTATGGCGAAGTGGTCATAGGAACCTCAAATAAAAAATATGAAATGCGACCACCAGGTAAAAAACAACGCATCTTAACTATCGGATGTGGTGATTTATCCAATAATTCTGGCAATCCCGCACGTGATGATGCAATGTTTATATTAAAAGATGGCACATCTCATTTTACAAAAGATGTAGATATTAGTGGCACACTAAATGTATTAAAAAATATACGTTCATCTGGAAATATCGAGATGCATGGCGGGGATGGCAGCAACAAATTTTATTCAGATTTACTTATTAAAAATAGTGCCGAAGACACAAAGATTACGCTGGACTCTCTTTATGGTGATATAGATGCTTCTGGAGAAATCCTGGCGGAGGGGGGTATTAGAACAAATACACTAAGACCTATTTCGGACGGTGATGATATATCATTCAGTGGCGGCACCACCGCCGTGGCATATATTCATAATTTTGCCAAGATGCATTTCTATACAGGGAACACATTGTCAAACAATGATACAATCATACATCATCGTGGTATATCTTCTGAGGATATTTCGTGTAGTAGAATTACCATAGGTGGTTTGCATTTCCCTCCAAAAACTAACACTGAACGAAATATAGATTCATTAGGAAAAGAAACTGGCTCCGGAGGGAGTGATACTAAATTTGTGCTTTCTGCTGATGGTAATGGAACTGTTATGTGGCGCGATTTATCAAGTGTTGCAATAGATGTTTCATTATCACAATTGAGTGATACATTATTTACTTCACGCGAAGGGAATCAATATTTACTTTTGGCTTCTAATAATAGTAATACTGGGACATTGGATGATGTTTCTGGTATCATGGTAAAAAATCTATGGATTTCAAATGGAGGAGATGTATCAAATGCTCTTATTGAAGGTTCCATTGATATTTGTAAAAATGTTCTAATTCAAGGGCATTTAGAAGTATCCGGCAATACAGATATTTGTGGCAATGTTGATATTTGTGGAGGAGTAATCATTGCGGGAGATGTTGATATTAGTGAAAATGTAATCATACATGGTGGAGTTGATATTAGTAAAAATGTAATCATTGATGGTCATGTTGATATAAGTGAAAATGTAATCATACATGGTGGAGTTGATATTAATAAAAATGTTGTCATAGACGGAACTGCCGATATTTGTGGAAATGTAGATATTTCTGGCGATGTGCAAATAAATGGACGCGCAGATATTAGTAAAAATGTCATAATAGGTGGCAATGTAGATATAAGTGGAACTACATATTTAAATGATGATGTACGCATTGGCACAATTGCAGAACCAGCAGTTCTTGGTGTAACGGGAAATGTAGATATAAGTGGCACATTAAAGATATCTAATGATATTGAAGTCAGTGGAAATTTTTTTTTCAGTAAAGATGCTACCAGACGTGTGCAAACTTTGGATTATGAAGACAAGCGCCTTAGTATATTAGGATTAATTAAAAATGAAGTAGCAACTGCAATCGGACAGTCAATTAAAACACCAGCGGGTGGACTCATGTGGTTTGCACGAGAAAAAGCGCCAGATAATTTCCGAGTTTGTAATGGTCAGTTTTTTAAAAAAACACATAGTTTAGATTTGAGGGAGAACTTAGCAAACTCTATTGCAGAACCATGGAACCATGAATACAATGGTATGGACGAGGCGGAGTGGAAAAATAAATATTTAATAAATCAGGTCATTGATATTAGTCAAACATCTGCCACACCTACATTTAATATAAATGTCATGAATTCTTTATCAAGAAATCGATTGGTCGGAGACATAGCATCTATTGCACAGTCACAAGATATTAGCTTAACCTTTTTCACAACGAATATGGACAGCGACATTTGTTTGAATTTTAATATAAGAGCAACCGAAGATATTAGTATCAATTTAACTACCAGTGCCACTCCTCCTCTAAAAGAACAGGCACTACCACTCACAACAGATCGTAGAGTGATGAACTTTTCTCTGGACACATTTAAAACAAGTGTTGCGGCTAGTGAATTGTTAAATTTAGGTATATCATATGGTGGGGTCTCACATGATTTAAGCTTTAATATGATGTCTTTGGACGAGGCTGTGTTTCATGAACAATATGTACAATTGCCAGATTTAATGGATAAATTTATAAGAGGTGTTGATGGGGTAGACATTAGTATTGGTAGAGTAGAAACAGAAAAATTGCGAGATCATAAACATATTTCAACAGACCATCAACACGACCTCGAAAACATAGTGGTCGATTTTAGTCATAATCATGATTTATCATATGATATGCATGATATGAGTATAAACCATCACGACCATTCAATTGCAATGGGATATGTTAATTATAGTTCTGTAGTTATTGCGAAAAATTTAAGTTCTCATGTTCAAATTGATCCTATTACTAATATAGCCTCGGCGGGGCAAAACACATCAGATATCAGTTTATTAATTCATCCAGATTCAATTATAAGACATTCCCTGACTGACGCACAGAGAGCGAGTACAGATTATACTGTGTTGTCAATGACAGCATCTGACCAAGGTGGTGGAGAACTGACGATTGCGGGTCATACAAAAACAGTAGAGTCCCCTGACATTTTGGGCATTCCATCAGATACAAATATGCAGGGCAATTATAAATTTATTAGTATTTCGGGTGATGGATTTGGATATGATACTGGAAAACATGAGTACACATTCCCTGAGAATACACTTACAGATGCATCAAGAAGTTATGTAGAGAATGCATGTGATATTATTGGCGGTTCCTACTCCAACCCAACACATGATGATATTCGTGATGAAGGGTATCCAACACATCTTGTAATGTTACCATGTATATCAATCGGCATCGTTCAAGGTAGTACAGATGAGGGAGTTTTTGATTATGAAAGTTATTCTTATCAAAATCGTATTCGTTATCTAGAGAATCGGTTAGATAAGATGGATAAACTGATGAACACAACTGCAATTAATATTATTGGTCCGTTAACATATATACAAAAGGTAACGAATGCACCATCTGTATGGGAGGAGCCCACCCGGGGTGCAATTTATGAAAGTTTCAATTACACTGGTTTCATATTTAATTATGATGATAGTGGAAATAAGTTCTATTTCGACTTTACAGAATCGACGTATAACTTGAACCCACCACATCATCGTGTATTACATAAAGGAGTGTATTATGATATTAGTTCCAGTAATCCTTCTAGTGAGTTGGATATTGATACATGGGATGATACAACATCTAATACTTTCTCTGATACATATAAAGTTCTTAGTGTTGATGGTGATGTTACAATACAAAGATACTATGATACTACAGATATTTCATGGTCATTTACAAATCCGAAGAGAAAATAATATTTAAATAATATATATGAGTAAGAATTGGCTGACGTATAGTTCATATATTCAATATAAAAACGAATGTTTTGATATATCGTGTCAGGATGTATCGGGAACAGATATAAAAACGAATACCAAAACAACAGATTGCAAACAATGGACTGACTATGCAGAATATATGAAACATAAAAATAGAAAATTAATGGTACAGGATATAGATGGCACACATGATTCATTAACAGGAAATAGTAGATTGATTAATATGTAGAACCATTAATGAACCATTAATATGTAAAAAATATATATTTATATATTAATATGTCATTCACGAGAATATCGGACGATAATGCTAGAATTAGCAAACATTTGCAAGAATCAACTGATCAGGGAAAATACATGTTGAATACGCCGGGGCAAGGTATGAATCCGCATTATATGGAAGACCCGCATTATAGATTAGCGGGTTGGGCCGATAATTTAGGTGAAAATGCAATCGATGTGGAGAATGATTTGCATGGATTAACTCGTAAATTAAATCGTGATGAAGTTGAATTAAATACACACGCAATACATTCAAATCCAATGAAAAGTCGCACAAAGTCTTCAACACATACTGGTGGTGAAGACCAAAGTAGATCCACACATCCTACATGGACATTCAGAGAGAATAAGCAACATAGAGAACAAATATTATTGCACAATCCCCAAGAAAATGTATTTAGAGAGTTTGAACATAACACAAGTTCACGATTGGACCAGAAAAAATAATACACTATTATATAATGGGAAAAAATCGTGTAGCGAGAGGGAGTGGTGGGATGTCAGGGGGCATGTCAAATTTAGGGTTCTTTGGTGGAGTGGGCTCATATGTATCATGTGACTCAGATGATACGTCATTCTTTTGTCAATTGTCAAAATTTACATCTATGATTCAGCAGTTTATATCACTAATTGGATTATTAATACTTATGTATGTGGTTTATAAATATGTTGTGGGACCATCACTATTCAAAAATAAATCAAGATAAATATAATAATATATATTATATAAATATGGCAGAAATCGCAATTCCAATAATTGCATTAGGGTCTTTATATATTACATCAAAAAACAAAAAAGGTCAAGAGAATTTCCAAAATGAACGTAAAAGTAATATGTTAAGGCCAAGTGATACACGACCCCAGCAGAATAAAAAACAAACAGCTGTCACTGGTGCATTAAATACGAATGAGGTATTTCATAATCCAAACGAAAGTTCGCAAAAATATTACGAAAAAGGTAATGTCAAAGATATTCAAAAGATCAATCAACAAGAGAATGTGAAAACTGATTTTGAATCTCTAACGGGTCAATCGTTAGATGTAGCAAATTTCAAACATAATAATATGCAACCATTTTTTGGTTCTAAGGTGCGGGGTGGAACGGCCGATGCGCAGCAGGAGAGTATATTAGATAATATGTTAGGGTCTGGCTCACAGCAACGGACAAAAGAGGAACGGGCGCCATTATTCAAACCGTCAACTGATAATAAATTTATAAATGGTGCGCCGAATATGAGTGAATTTTATTTGTCGAGAGTAAATGCGAGTCATAAACAGGCAAATACAAAACCCTGGGAGGAGGAGAGAGTAGCACCAGGTTTAGGAAAGGGATTTACAACAGATGGTGGAGATGATGGTTTTAATAATGGCATGGCCTTGCGTGAAACCTGGGCACCAAAAGATGTAAATGAATTACGTGTGAAAAATAATCCCAAACAGACATTTACATTAGATGGATTAGAAGGTCCGGCAGGGTCAAAGGTTCATGAAATGGGTAAGATGGGGCGTATGGAAAAGCATACACCAGATACGTTTTTCATAAATAATAAAGAACGATGGCTATTGACAGGTGCAGGAAACAGTGCGCCTACGCGTCGTTCAGAACAAATGCATAAAGATCAGAATAGAAGTGAAACGAGTATGGAATATACTGGAATAACAGGAAATGCAAGCAATAATAGTGGTGGTGCTAGTGCGACATATGCTCCTCACACATACCTAGAAGGTCATAAGCAGCAATTAGATGCTCAGGCTGTTTTGGGTGGGATATCAATGTCAAAGAATGCAGGGGTGAGTGACACTAATGGTAGAGAGGGTTTTAATGTGTTAACAAATAATAGGTCGAGTCAGAAACAGCCAGAGAGTACGGGTTTTATGAGTAGCGTGGTGGGTTCGATGATGGCGCCTTTATTAGATACGATGCGTCCAGGTCGTAAAGAAAATACTTTGAAGAACCTGAGAGAATGTGGTAATATAAATGGTGTTGCCCCGGCAAGTTATGTAGATAACCAGAAAGATAGTTGTCCGAAAACCATTCGTGAAATCAATGGTTCCAAATTCCATATGAATATCCAGGGGCAGGGTGGTGATGCTTATCATGTAACCGAACATCAGAAAGTTTTTAATCAACGCGACAAAACCAATTATTCAACCTTTGGAAATGTTGGTGGGTCTGTTCAGGGTTTAGCACCGGCATCGAATGATTCGGCAATGAATCAACGAGATAATCCTTACAAGGAGGCTACAACATATAATAGGTTCGAACATGGTGCCTCTTCACATTTTAATAATGGTATAAATGTGACAATCGACAAAAATGATCAGGACCGCAATAACAATAGAATGTTTGTTCCCACAGACGGTCCAACTGCTAATATTGGAGTAGACACCATGAGTCGTACTACGAAAGTCCCGCAATTAAATAGTATAGGTCCGAATCGTATGGACGGAGACCTATTAAATGCTTTTAAGAAAAATCCCTATACACATAGTCTTCATAGTGCACCTTAATGTCCAATAAAATTATATTAAAGATGTAATATAATTTTATATATGTTATCAATCCATAAAAATATATACAAATCATTAGAATATTATAAGAAAACCAAAAATGTTCCCAATATTTTATTTCATGGTGAAAGTGGATGTGGAAAAAAAACGATTGTTAAAACATTTGTAGATTCGCTTTATACCAATGCAGACGATAGAACTAAATATGTACTGGTGGTAGATTGTATTATAACAAATGGTATTAAATTTATACGGGAAGACCTAAAATTTTTTGCACAGTCTCAAATTAATGCAAAAGATGGCGTGTCTTTTAAGACAATAATTTTATTAAATGCAGGTCAACTAACATATGATGCACAGTCGGCATTAAGAAGATGTATCGAACAATTTAGCAGTACAACTCGGTTTTTTATTATTATAGAAGATAAAACAAAACTATTAAAGCCATTGTTATCGCGGTTTTCAGAAATATTTGTTCCATTGCCATTTGTTAATAATCAAAATTATAATTTATATCAATATAAGAAAAAATCACAGGACGCATATAAAAATTATAATTATCGTCGATATATATGGTTGAAAAACTATTTTAAGAATCACCCCACTACACCTGATAATATATTATCACAAGTAAATATATTAATTGACAGGGGGTATAATGCAATTGAATTTGATGGTTATGTAAAAAAACACAAAACCCAGGAAGAAAAAATAATAATTGTTTCATTATTATTTGAAAAAATTCGAAAAGAAATCAAAAGTGAAAAACTACTGTTGTTAAATTATTTAAACAATTTTTTTTTACGTTCTAATGAACATTTAGAAAATATATTAGATATGTAAATGGACGACTATACGAATGAAAGCCTGATGGAATCACGTAATGAATGGGTTGCGCGCTTAATTAATATACTTCAACCCCATTTAGTAGAAGGCGTTAATTCAATATTTAAAGAATCCTATGATATGTGTGTTTCAAATAATGAAAATAACAAATATTTGATGACGTTTCAAAATTTTTTAAGTCGAATACCGAGTTGGAACCAAACGATAATTGATCAAGAATGTGAAAGAATTATTACGAATAGTAAATGTAATTATATAAATGATTTATTGACATGTGTTCATGTTATAATGTTAAAATCGTTAACAAATGTGCGTGTATGTAAAAATCAGAAGAAAATTGATATTGATATTCCCAAATTTGAAGGGTTTATCCATACGGTATATATTCAAATTGCTCGCAAATTATACAAAAATATATATTTATATGAACAGGATTGTACTCCTTTACAAAAACAGAAAAATAGCCGGGAGTGTGAGCTCATCATCCGAGAGTGTATTCTTGGGACAATTCGTGATACTATCCCAGTAGATACAATATTGAGGGCGTACATGAGTGAAAATATGGAAGAAGAAGTTGACGTTGAACAACCTGTCGATATTTCACATAATACCATAGCATCTCCTGCTGCTCCTGCTGTACCTGCTGCACCTGCTCCTGCTGCACCTGCTGCACCTGCACCTGTGCCTGATGAACTTGCTGCACATGCACCTGTGCCTGATGAACTTGCTGCACATGCACCTGTGCCTGATGAACTTGATGAACCTGCGCCCTCACGTCGAACATCACCTCCGGCGACGCCACCACCACCACCACCAGCAGTCAATTTATTAGAAGATATGAATACTATAATTAAATCCGATACATTGGAGCCAATCGAATTAGACTTTGATTCATTACCACACTCAGATGATACAGGTTCGATTAAAATAAATGGGGAGGAGGATAGTCTTTTATCTCTTGATGATATTACGGAACTTTAATTTGCGTTAAACTTTTTCGAAATCTATATTTATAATTATAAATGCAAGATAAACTATTGGTATCTGTTGTAATATCTGTTTTTTTCGTTTTATGTAAGTTTATTGATGTCCGATTTATACAAAAACAGCCGTCGGCTCCGCCCAAACATTTAGCAAAAGATGCAGTTTATACTTTTATGAGCAGTTTATGTGGATTATATATAGTAGAATATATTGGAGGTATGAGTGCGATAGGTACAAAACAAACAGGTGCATTTTTAGATGAGCCAAATTTTTAATCATATAATTTATTCAATGTGTCAATATTGAATATATTAGGCTGAGCCTTTCGATTGATTGCTTTTTTTCCGGTAAGTTTATATAAATCAAATATAGGATTGGTCATCTGATTTTGAGGCGTATGTTTATGAACAGTTCGTGCAATCATTTTATATAATTTAAATTCGGGGTATCTTTCATTTCCATTAGATTTATAAAGTATATTTTTACCATTGTCATCATAGCACCATTGACAAATTAATTTTGCGACGTCCGAAAGATTTTCATAAATATCCGGTTTGGTATAATCAACTTCATCATCAATAAAAAAATCGAAGAGGGAGCAGCCAAATCGACACAAATCGAAACTCGGATTTGGTTCAATTCGTGGTTTCTTCATATTCATATATGGTTCAAAGTTATACTGTGTAGCTGCATCACCCTTATTTGAAAAGCTATTACTGCATATTCTCTCTTTCTTGTATCGATAGATGCTTCTTCCAAAATCAATAATTTTGTAAATTTTCCCAAAGGTTGGTACTTTGTAATAATTACCATTATAGCAATAATATAAGTATTCTTTTTTGGTTTCTACGTACATAATATTATTTGTATGCAAATCATTATGTGTGAAATCAAATAGTTTTTGATACGTTAATAAGATCATAATTACTTGTAACAATATACTTATCCATTCATTGGTTTCTATACTATTATTTACCATATAATTATCTAACGTATTTGCACATTTTTCACTACATATTGCAAGTACTGGGAATTGTTTAATTGAAACAGTTATTACTTCATCAGAAGACAATTCATCTTCATCTTCGTCTTCGTCTTCATCTTCATCTTCATCAGTACTAGATTCATCATCATTTGTATATGAAGATCTGGAAGAACATGATGATGATGACGATGAAGATGGAGATATCTTTACATCAATATTATATATTTCTTCGCAATCAGAAGTGCTTTTAATTTCATTGTTATTATCTGAAAGGTCAATAATATCATCTAAAACAACAGTGTCATTTTTGATAGAAAGTTTTGACATATTTTTTCGGGAATGAAACAATGATAAATCATTATATGTTTCATCATCAATCTTAAATAAACCATTAATATTATTTTTAAAAAAATCGGATTCTACAAGATATTCAATATCATCAAATGCATTTACTTTTAGATTATTTTTAAGTCCAGTAAATCCGCCATAATATCTAATCCCGCCCATAAACTGAGTTTCTTCTGATAATTTACTTGACAAATACGAAAAGAAACTGTCGACATAAGATAAATTATTTGGGTCATTAATCATTTGTTGTATTTCATTCATAGACTCTGGGTTAAATTCTGGCAAAATACTAATAGTTTCATATTTTCCGATCATATATTTTAAAGGGTCAATCAGAGGCGAATATTTAATAAATACATTAGTAAGTAATTCAGGGTCATGAGAATCTTTTTTTACATTGCATTCATACGTATTTTCGCTTATTTTTTTAGTAATAGTATCAATAAAGAATTCATGATTTAAAGAAATCGAATTATAATTATTTTCATTTAAACTAAAAAATTTTTTATAAAGTGGCATGAATAATTGTGGTTGTTCTAATTCACAGATATCTGTGAATTTAGCCAAAAGGGTTTCGCGGTTTCGTTTTACATATTGCAAATCCATTTAGCTAATATTGATATTATTTGTTGTATTTTTAAACTTATTATTATATGCGTTTTAAAGATTATCAATAACTATATATATATAATACAATGTCACTTGAATTGAAAAAATTTAATATGAGGGATATTAGTTTCAAACCAAATGAAAATAAAGGGCCAGTTGTGGTATTAATTGGGCGACGTGATACTGGTAAGAGTTTCCTTGTGCGCGATTTATTATTTTATCATCAAGATATTCCTATTGGAACTGTAATCTCTGGGACAGAAGCGGGAAATGGATTTTATAGTTCTCACGTTCCTAAATTATTCATTCATGATGAATATAATACGGCAATCATAGAGAATGTTTTGAAACGGCAAAAAGCTGTTTTAAAACAAATTAAAAAGGAACAAGAAACACGTACTAGGTCCAATATTGATCCTCGCACGTTTTGTATATTAGATGATTGTTTATATGATGCGGGTTGGACCAAAGATAAAATGATGCGTTTACTTTTTATGAATGGTCGTCATTGGAAAGTTATGTTAATCATTACAATGCAATATCCATTGGGTATTCCGCCTAATTTAAGAACAAATATCGATTATGTATTTATTTTGAGAGAACCTTATATCGCCAATAGGAAAAGGATTTGGGAAAATTATGCAGGAATGTTTCCTACATTTGAGTCTTTTTGCCAAGTGATGGACCAATGTACCGAAAATTTTGAATGTTTGGTTATTAATAATAATTCAAAATCTAATAAATTAACCGATCAGATTTTTTGGTACAAGGCAGAAAACCATCCTGCATTTAAATTAGGTTCCAAAGAATTCTGGGAAATTAGCAAGGGAATGCAAAGTGATGATGAAGACGAAGCATATGATCCAGTATCGTCTCGCAAAAAAGGAGCTGGTCCTAAGATAAATGTCCGGAAGTCAAGATGGTAATTTTAAAAAATTGATTTTACAGCCTCGCACATTTAATCCGGCACAAAATACCCAATTAAAAAAGACTATTAATTTACAACTAAAGTATTTATTGTAATTATATTACCGCTTATTTTTTCAAGGTTCCTCCGAGAGCTTTGGCGATGCGTTGTGCGAGTTTCATATCCCGTGGATATCTATTGGATTCAATATCTTGAATAATTTTGGGGGTAATATTTAGCAAAATTGCTACTTCTTTTTGTGTTTTATTCCGAGATGCGCGAAGCGCAGTCAGTTGTTTAACAATGTCACGGGGCATCATATCCGATTTTTGAGCATCGGTATTATTAGTTAGTTCAATTGTTTTTTTTTGTTCGGATGTAAGATTTTTTTGGGGGACCTTTTCAGGAGCATCCGATTTTTTTGAATTCAAAACCATAGGGCTCCAGTCTTGCATATTAGTATCTTGCATATGTATATATAATATTGCGTCATTTTTTTATATCAATTATATATATAATGAACGGTGGTGAGATAATCGGACAAGGTTCATATGGATGTGTATTTAATGAACCATTATTATGCGAAAATGAAACTGTGCGTAAACATGGTAAGGTTTCTAAACTTTTAGCGACTGCTGATGCAAGAGCCGAAATCTCAGAAAATAATAAAATTTCTAAGATTGACCCAGGATATAAATGGCATTTACAATCGTATAAAAGTTGCAAGCCAAAATTACCGACCGAATCTGATGAGGCGTATAAATGTAATATTATTTCCGACGATGTCATGGAATTAATGTCTGAACAATGGAACACTGGTGGATCCGACAATTCTATGTTGAAAAATTATAGAAATATCTTGCAAGAAAATGGTGGTACTAGTGTATCTGGTTATATTGCGAATAAACCATCATCCTTCAGCAAACAATCTTCAAGAAATAAAGCTTTTATAAATTTATTTATCCAAAGTGAAAATCTTTTATTGGGAATTAAAGAATTATATGAAAAAAATATGTGTCATTTTGATATTAAAACTGATAATGTAGTTTATAATGAGGATAAAAAACGTTTTAATTTTATTGATTTTGGATTGACCAGACCAATCGATAAAGTGAAAACGTTCGAAGCACTATGGCGAGCCTATTGGGTATGGCCATTAGATGTCTGGTTGTGTTACCAAACTCATAAAACTCAATATTTGGACAAAAAAGGGGAGTTGGTACAAATTGGTGTCAAGTTCAGATATGAAAACTCATATGCAAAAACTGTCGTGGAATCGAATATTGGGAAAGGGAATATATATACTGATTGTTTAAACTCATTGGAAAAAATAGAGTCTTATAAAGAATATATTAAAAAAGAGGGATATGCAACCTTTAGGAGGCGCGTAAGTGAAAGCATTGATACGTTTAGCTTAGGAATTTTGTATATGCAAATGTGGGTTGGTTTTACAGGTACCCGTTTTGATGTTGGTGTGTGCAATTTAAATTCCAAAATGGAACATTACAATGAGTTGAAAGCAATTCATGATTTCATAAATTTAATGCTCGTATCGAATAGTTTACATCGTATGAGAGCTCCACAAATATATGAACATTATATTAATAATGTGAAGCCTATACTATCAGGTATTTTGTCTCATGGGACTAGTTCCGCTCCCAAAATATTATTAAATGCGCCTGATATGATTCCTTCTGGCGAAATCGTACAAAGAAAGCTCTGTCCAGATGGACAAATATTAAATCCTAAAACCAGACGATGCGTCTCATTAACCGGCGCAATTGGGAAAAAAATATTAAACCAAAGGAAAAGACATTCTGCAATGGTTAATCTAAGTAGTTCTCAAAAAAGCATTAATAAAACGAAAAAAGTCTGCCCTGTCGGAAAAATTCTAAATCCTAAAACCAATCGTTGTGTCGCCTTAACGGGAGCTATTGGGAAAAAACTTGCCACAAAGAAAAACAGCTCGAGACGCTAATCGAGACGCTTATCGAAAGCCTAATCCACCACTCATCTGCGGTTTGAAATCAGGGATTTTATCTTGACTCATCACTTTGTAATTAGGTACTTTCTTGCAAGAAAAGTCTGGCTCTGGGCACCGGCCACACGGGGGGCACGCAGGACATTTTTTCTCAGTTGGTGGTGCAACAGGACATGCAGGACATACGGGGGGCACAACTTGTGATTTAAGAATATATAAATCTTCCTGGTCTTTTGGTATATCTGCTTTTTTCACACCGCCTGGAATATATTGTCCTACATTTTCCGAATTCTTCTGGTCTAACATATTTCCCGGATGCGGTGTATTATATTGCCCCACTGGATTAAACATTGCACTTACGTTCTTTGGTACTGGAGTATCATGCAAATCATTATTGCCATATGGGTTGAGATTCTTATAGTGGTCTGCGGTTAATGCAGGGTCATTTGAATCCATACGGTCATGATCTTTCGCATTATAGGAAGTTGTTTGAAATGTATTTTCATCATAATATAATGGAACTTCATTCGTTAATCCTTCGTGTATATTTTCCGAGAAGAAACGCACACTTAATAAACAAAATAATGCAAATACAAAACTAAGTAAATTATTATTAATTTCTAATCCTCCACCAAATTTCATTATATTATTAATTGATATAAAATATTTAGAAAAACTAAATATATGACTCTTAAAACTAATTATTCAGAAGCTGATGTAGAAATTGGAGTAGATGAAGCTGGGCGAGGGCCTATGTTTGGTCGTGTATATATTGGTGCCGTAGTTATTCCCAAAAATTCAGATATTGATTGGTCTATTGTTAAAGATAGTAAAAAATTTAGTTCAAAGAAAAAAATATTAGAAGCGGCAGAGTTTGTTAAAGCACATGCCTTGCATTGGAATGTTTCATGGGAAGATGAATCAACCATAGACCGCATTAATATTCGCCAAGCGACATTGAAGGGAATGCATAGTTGTATTAAAACTATTTTAAACGAATGTGAGCATGCAACACATGAAAATACTATGTTGTTAATTGATGGCAATGATTTTAGACCATATATGATACTTGGTCCAGAATGTGAACTTATCCCAATTAATCATATTTGTATAAAAGGTGGCGATAATGAATATGTAGCAATTGCGGCGGCTTCTATATTAGCAAAGGTACATAGGGATGAATATATTAACGATTTGTGTGAAAAATATCCACTTTTGAGTGAATATTATTCAATTGATACAAACAAAGGATATGGTGCAAAAGTTCATATGGAAGGCATTAAGACACATGGAATAACACAATGGCATCGAAGAACATTTGGAATATGCAAAATTGCTAATACTAATGATTTATAATCTTTCTATATATTATGTTTGCTTTATTTTTAATTGTGGTAATTATGGCTATTTTAGGACGAGCATTTTTAATTTCAAAACACAGGGAGGGTTTCAATAATGGTGACGGTGCTGACCCAATAACTTTATTTGGCAATGGATCAGAATATTTATATGGCCTAAGACATATTGCTCAGTCGAATATAAACTCGACCATTTTAGAATATGATGTATCGTTATCGAGAGAATCGAAAGAGGATATTCAATATTTTGACATTTGGAATATGGCAAACCCAAATTCTATACCCAATACACAAAAAATTTATACGTACCTGAATGGGGGGGCAGGGGGGGCAGCTCCCTCTCTAATGAACACCGTAGGTGATGAAGTTGAAGATATTTCTGGATTTTTGATTGGATGTGCCAAAGCTGTTGCGGACGCAGATTTATCATATGGTGAAATAAGTGAAACTGGATGTAGAGGGAGCAATAGTCTAGCAGATGGTCCTGGTATGACATTGGGTTCTGAGAAGGTATCAAATGTCTCAGGCGCCGGCGACAAAGGTTACTTACTTACGTTTGATGCAAAGAAATTAGTAGATTTGATTGAAAAACCTCCAACGTTCAGGAATGGAGATGTTATGGAGACTGCTGGTTCATGTTCAATCGTCTATGATAATGCAATTGATGGATGGGTATGTGCAAGTAATTGCCTTATTAAGAAGGAACCTGATTCTACAAAAGGTAATATTAAAAGAGGAGGAAACGCATTAGAAGGTGACCTTGGAGACAACGACACTCTATATCACTTACCTATAAAGGGTGAAATTAAACATGGTGATACATATGAGTTTCAATGTGATACAATTAATTCCATGTATGCTTTACCAAGTGGTGCACCAGCAGAGCCACGAAAATGCCTATTTGGAAAATTAAATGAAGTGCGTGAAGATCAACAATTAGTTTGTGGGAGCGCGAGTGAAGTGCCGAAATGTGATGTATTAACAAATGTTGATGACGTTAGATGTTTAACTAGAACATATTCTGACGCTGCCACTGGTAAACGTTACAGATACTGTCCAATCATTTGCAACAATAAAGATGGTGATACGAGCCAAGGGGCATGTAATGTAGATCAGGATTGTGTTGGACATTTATATAAACTTGATCCAAGTGATACGACAAAACGCACACCATATAAACATCCAATTGCTGGTATAAATGATGGCATAGGTTATACGCGCATTGAGGTTGATGAAAATGATAATCCTTCAAACATAAATTTAGATAGAACTAATAGTGTGATATATGCAGACCTGATGCAATCGCAGACAATGGACCCAGCCGGAGAACAAGATATAGATGTTGGTGCATTAGAGAAGACAACAGTGGGCGGGTTATTTGAACATGTATTAAACAAGATGCCTGTAAAAAATTTGAAGAATTTCATGACAGGGTTACAAAGTTATTTTGCTGCGAGTCCATTAGAATTGAAAGACAAAACTCGGTGGATGAATAATCAGGGTGGTTATGGATTAGATGGCTCAACTGTTGAGGGAGGGTTAAAAAATGCACCATTTTCATCAGCAGGAAGTCACCTCAAAATGTCTCAACTAGCAGATCCCACTAATTTCAAGAATACTAATCAGTATATTGCGAGAGGAAGGGAGATTTTATATGAACGTAAGCGTTCAATGGGGAAGGAAAACCGGTCACTGAATCCGGAAGGTATTCCAAAAAAAACGTTGGAAGAATTGGGTAAAACAGATATGAAAATAGGTAAAATAGCTGCCCAATTAAATAATGAATATATTAGTATGGAGCGAAAACGAATCCTGAGAAAAAATTTACTGGCAGAGAAAGACAAAAAGGTTAATTTAATCAATAGAATTGAATTAGCCGAAGAAAAATATGATACTATTCTTGATGTTGATAAACTAGATAAAGATGCTAATCCAGTACAGTCATCATATTTAGATATGTCCGACGGTGCCCGCAAATTTTTGTTTAAACAAGACGGTTCGGCTGCAATAGAAAAAACGGATGGGAAGCGTGGAGGCATGTTAGGGTTTAAACAAAATGATGATTCATATATTCCATTTAAAACGAGAATGCCGACGTATTATAAGACAGATGACGGACAATATTTAGAAACACCCTCGGCGGGGAATATCTTTTAAGATGAACACATTTCGCATATATCAGGTTCCTGTGTTTGCCCTGAGTTGGCTGAGTGCCCGGCTGTTTGCCCTGAGTGCCCGGCTGTTTGCCCCGAGATGGCTGTTTGCCCTGAGTGCCCGGCTGTTTGCCCCGAGTCGCCTTCCACATTTGTTGTAGGCACAATTGTAAATTGTTGTGCCTGATGTTTTGCCTTACGTCTTAGGTAATACATTCCGGTTTTTAATCCTTTATTCCATGCGAAAAAATGCATAGACGTAAGAGTCTTATAGGTTGGATCTTCCATCCATAGATTCATGCTTTGGCTTTGACAAATATATTTGCCACGGTCTGCTGCCATTTCAATAACATCTTTCATCGAGATTTCCCAAACAATCTTATATTTTTCTCGAAGTTCAGCGGGAATGCATTCACACTGTTGGACACTACCCTTATTTTCAATAATATTATTTTTAAGCTCTGGTGTCCAAAGACCCATATTAGAAAGTTCATTAATCAAATATTTATTTGCCATTACAAATTCTCCCGCCCCTGTGCGACGCGAATAAATATTACTGGTAAGTGGTTCAAAACATTCATTGTTTCCTAAGATTTGACTAGTAGATGCAGTAGGCATTGGTGCAACAAGTAGTGAATTTCTCATACCATAACAGGTAATCTTTTCTTTCAGAACATTCCAGTCATACCCGCAAGGACTAGTATGTTCACCTGCCCATAAATCAAATTGAAACAGTCCTTGGCTCATGGGGCTTCCAATAAATGAGCTATACGCGCCTTCATATGTACCATCCAAGTTTTTAAATTCGGCTTGTGTAATAAAATCCTCACCAAGGATTTTATATAAATCTTTTTTAATTCGCCATTGAGACCCAGGCAAACCAATAGATTGTATATAACTTTCTCCAAAGATAGCTAGCCAATCTTTTTTCATAATATTATTTAATTTATTGAAATCTATATCAAACTCCGTACAATGGGGATCATCATTGCGGAAATGTAGTAATTTCGCATTGTATGCTTCTTTAAATAGTTTAATATATTTGTTTTCTTGTCTTTCTTGTGCGATACGATTAGATTCGGTTACTGCACTAAAATATATTGTTTCAAATATTTTCTTATTAATTATTTTTGCTTCTGGGCTCGCAAAAGGAACATTCATCAATATAAAAACATCAGCAAGTCCTTGCACTCCTATACCAATTGGGCGATGCAATAAATTACTCCGTTTTGTTTTTTCTGTTGGATAGTAATTGATATCGATAATCTTATTTAGATTATATGTTATCGTTTTAACAACCGATGTGAGTTTTTCATAATCAAATATATTATTATTATCGACAAATTGAGTAAGTCCAATACTTGCCAGATTGCAAACCGCCGTTTCTTCACTGTCACTATATTCTATTATTTCAGTACAGAGATTACTACTTTTTATTGTCCCTAGATTTTTTTGATTTGACTTGATATTTGCTGCATCTTTATAAAGTAGATATGGTGTTCCCGTTTCCATTTGACTATCAAGAATACGAAACCATAAATCTCGTGCTTTAATAATGCGACCACTTTGTAATTGGCCCTCCCTATGCCTCCTTTCATAGTCTTCATATAATGTTTCAAAATCTTCTCCATATTTTTCATACAATTCGGTGCATTCATTTGGACAACATAACAACCACTCACCATCTGTATGTACACGTTTCATGAATAGATCAGGTATCCAAAGTCCATAAAATAAGTCTCGACAGCGCTGTTCTTCATCGCCATGATTTTTTTTGAGGTCTAAGAATGATTCTATATCAATATGCCACGGCTCAAGGTAAATTGCAAAACTTCCATTTCGTCTCCCACCACCTTGGTCAACATATCTCGCAGTATTATTGAATACTTTTAGCATTGGGACAATACCATTACTAACACCATTTGTGCCTTTAATATGACTACCAACACCTCGAATGTTATGGATATGAAGACCAATGCCTCCGGCACATTTTGATATAAGAGCCGTATCTTTAAGTGTATTATAAATGCCATCAATACTATCGTCTTCCATGCCTAAAAGATAACACGAACTTAGTTGTTCAAGTCGAGTGCCGGCATTAAAGAGTGTTGGGGTTGCATGTGTAAAATATTTCTGAGACATGAGTTCATATGTTTCCTTAACCTTTTCAAGATGATTGCCATGGATTCCAATAGATACGCGCATCCACATATGCTGTGGCCGTTCAATAATCTTGCCGTTTACTCGCATAAGATATGATTTTTCTAGTGTTTTAAATCCGAAATAGTCAATTAAAAAGTCTCTTTCGTAATCTATCATATTATTGATTTCCTGACCATGTTGTCTAGTAACAGACCATAGTTTATTAGAAACAAGAGGATGTTTAATACCACGAACATCTTTAAATGCATGTAATTTATTAACTGCCTCTGTAAAACTATTGGGTGTATTTTTATGATGATTTGATACAACAATATGTGCAGCCATCTTTCCATAATCCGGATGTGTCGTAGAAAGCATCGTACATTGTTCTGCTGTAAGCTCGTCAATCTTAGTGGTTTGAATTTTATCATGAAGTTGATCGATTACTTTCATAACAAGAGAGGAATATTTAATATTTAGCTGCTCTTTTTTGCCAATATTTTTCACACGTTTTAAGATTTTATCGAAAGAAATGACCTCTACTTTGTTGTTACGCTTGGTAACATACATTTCATTGTCATCCATTATAATATATATAGTTATAATTTTAAATCAGTATATATATATAATATGACACAACTAACATTTAGAGATTGTGCAGTTCCGCTAAGTATATTATTTCTTTGTATGGCTTTAAATGTTGCACTTAGAGAGAACTTTGTAACAGTTAATGGAGAAAGCCAGTATATAAGTGGTTCAAGTGCCGGCATTAAAGACGTGACTAGAAAAGGTTTAATGGGCAATTTGGATAGAAGCGAAGATGCCAAAAAATATGAAAAAAAGAAATCACTTAGTGACCTAAAAGCCGTCGGTATATTTGATAAATCCGATGAAAATGCCGACAATAATGTAGATCTCACAAACTGGGCATCATTTGACCCTTTGGTTGGCCTCAATAGCAAAACCAGTTCTGATGTTGTTGGTTCTTTTGCACAAGTTACTAATCATGCAGCTTGACCACTTTTCCAAATTCCTTTGATTTTTTATATAAAAATGATGGCATGCATCTTCGTTTGAGATTACATCTGAGGCAGCATATTTCACAATTTGCATTTGTATGTCCGATATCGTTATTTATTCTCTCTAATGTCCATTGATCTTCTTGTTTAATATTATTATAAAGTATATTTACATTACCTCTACAATAATAACATACTAGTTTTGATGTTATAAGCTTCTCAATGACATCTTCAAATGATATATTATTATTGATGTCCCTAACTTTCTCTCTATCTTGTTGTTTATAACTATTCAATTTAGTTCTTATCTCAGATAGATATATTTTCTTATCATCATAATCAATATCTTGGTATAACTTCAATAAACAATCAAATTGTTCTTTATGGGATGTTACTATTATCGTCTTGGAACGCAAGTGTTCTGTTTTTTCAAAGACATAAAAATCATCTTGCTTTTTTCCCGGTTTTGTTTCTTTGGGTGCCTTTATTGAACAGTTTATATGTTTAGCCATTATATATATAAGAATAAGGTATTAGGTTTATATTACATATAACTATAATGGCAGCGATCAACATTGAATCGCTTGATGAACTTGGAAAACTTCTGGACGAGCCGCAAAAAAAAATGGCGTGGATTAAACTTGATAAAAATTCAAAAAAACTAGCAACTACCATTTTCGTTGATGAAATATTAACTAGTCTATATGAATTATCTCCCGAAAATGTAAATATATGTAAAGACCTTTTGATTGATTTAATTAACAAAAAAAAATTATCAAAAGCCAAAGATATCATCTTCAATATTGAAGAACACCGAATTGAAAAAATCCCATGTCTGACATTTGAAAATAATTGTTTTCATATTGCTACTGAAAAACGCCCTGCTACAAGTAAATCATTACCCAATATGAAAAATTTCGTACGAACCAATCCAAATAAAACATTGGGAAATAAACACAAACTATCTTTTGATAATGAAGACACGTAAAAAATTGATATAATATATATAAATACTATATATATTATAGAATGCTGAGTGATACATATTTCGCCCAAATTATTGCAGATATGTGTTGCGTTGCTGAACATTTTATTCGGCATAATTTCGAAAAATGCATGGAGTCCAATTTTCATTCGCAACTGTGTAGTTATATGGTTGATGTATTTTCGGCTCAGCAAAAATACATGGATATAGATCCAGATTTGTTTCTAGAATATATCGACTATGCAATTAATGAATATATTTATAAATTTGTAATTCCCGCAAGGCACTACACCATATTTTCATTTGGACTGATTCGCGACCACAATTCTCTCCATCAAAAGATGAAGTCTCTTATGAATGTTGTACAACCTGCACAACGTTCTCCCGAATGGTTCATACAGCGTAGTAACCTTATCACTGCAAGCAATGCATACAAAGCTATCACTTCTCCGGCGAATATTAATGCAATTATTCTAGAAAAAATAAAATCCTATAAAGCACTTACCGTGCCTGTTATTAATACAAGGGGGTATGCGGGTGCTGAAACACCATTTCAATATGGTATTCGCAATGAACCCGTCTCCACAATGTATTTCGAACATGTATATAACACAAAGGTTGGTGAGTTTGGGTGTATGATTCATAAGGATTACCCCTTCCTAGGCGCATCGCCTGATGGCATCGTCATCGATAGTAGTAGTAACATGTATGGTACTATGCTTGAAATTAAAAATCCAAGATCTCGGGTAATTACTGGCACTCCAATCAAGGAGTATTGGGTACAAATGCAATTGCAAATGGAAGTTTGTGATCTTGACAATTGTCTATTTTTAGAAACCCACATGTTCGAATATGAAACCTATGAGGAATTTATTAACGACGGGTCTTTTCAATATTCCTCCGAGGGGCATTTTAAAGGAGTCATAAATGAGTTTAAAGGTGAGTGTGGCCCCCATTATGAATATTTGCCCTTTAACGCAACTCAGGAAGATTATGATGCATGGAAACCAGATACTAATCTCGACTTTGTTCGCAATTGGTACTGGAAAATGGACAAGGTTAGTTGCGTATTAGTCAAACGCAATCGAGAATGGTTTGCTTCCGTCATTCCACAATTTTGCACTGTATGGCAAAGTATTTTGACTGAACGTGAAACTGATGACTACTCACACCGCCTTCCACGGCAACGGGTTAATAAAAATGAGACACCTGTGATAGTCCAAAAGAACATACCATTTGATTTACAATAATTTACAATAATTTATAATTTACAATTTACAATAATTTATAATTTACAATTTACAATAATTTACAATTTACAATAATTTACAATTTACAATAATTTATATATTTTTAATATATATATATGGCAAAAAGTATATTAGGTCTTGGTATATTTAGATATTCTAACGAAATAATACAAAAAATGACAATTCATCTTATAGTATTGCTAATCGCTACACTAGTCTTTTTAAGTGTCGGTTATAATTCTGATGATTGGAATGGGATAGATGAAAAAAAAGATGTGACATTGCAGGATAAATGTTTCAACCGTTTTTATTTCTCCGTTATTACTTTTTCAACAATCGGTTATGGGGATATTAGTCCAAAAACAACAGCTCTTCGCGCATCTACCATTATATTTGCCCTTATTATGACAGTTGAATATTATCTATTGTATAAATATTAAATTGAAATTATAATAATATTTTTATTATAATTACATGACGTTCATGGAAACACATTTTCTGTATCTCCCAGTCGAATTGAAAATTCGCATTATGAAATGCATCCCAGGGTGGAACAGTCCCTATATAAAAAAACAGTATATCTATGTTGCACTTGGTGGCAAAGGATCAGAGTATACTATTGCACAAGTAACCGGATTTGTATATGATAATAATCAATATGATTATGAATTACGAATCATGCCGCGTATAACAAAAGACATTTTGAATCCACTACCTCGTGATAATCATTTAGACACACTTCATTATCTTACCATAAAACGCTTCCATTGGCGGCGCGTTGAGGCAATTAAGTGTTGTAGCGACGAAGATTTTGTATCTGATTTAAAAAAATCCTATAATATTTTAATAGAATTGCAGGAAATAGAATCTAACAAAGCTGACACAGACCCCCGCCCGCTATTCTATATAACTAATATACTCCGCGATTTTAGGAGGAAACTCATTTGTTTAGATAAATTGATTTAAACTTTAAAAAACTTATATATATATACATGATTTTTAGTATCGAAGGTAACATCGGCTCCGGTAAATCCACTATTGTTAAACATCTACAGCACATGATGCAAGACGGCCAATCATTTGTCTTTGTACAAGAACCTGTCGACACATGGGAAGAGATTAAGGACGAAGAGGGTGTATCTATCCTTGCAAATTTCTACAAAAGCCAAAAGAAATTTGCGTTTCCTTTTCAGATGATGGCTTATATCTCTCGTCTTGCCCTTATTCGCAAGGTTATCCGAGAAAACCCTGGTAAGCACATCATCTGCGAACGGTCTGTCTATACTGACCGTAATGTATTTGCCAAAATGTTGCGTGAAGATGGTAAAATCACCCAAATTAATTACACAATATACAATATGTGGTTTAACGAGTTTTTGGAAGATGTCAAAATTGACAATTATATTTACATCAAAGCATCACCTATTGTTTGTTGTAACCGTATTAACAATCGTAACCGGACTGGGGAAGAAGGTATTCCAGTAGAATATTTGCAGCGATGTGGTATGGCACATGATGAATGGTTGCTGAATAACAATAATAATCTTGTTTTGGATGTGAATCAAAATGTAGAAGAAAACCCCCAAATTTTGCAAAGATGGATGCAAGAGATTAAAACGTATATTGAAAAAAAACTGGTATCATAATATCTAAGTATTTTATATATGGGTTCTAAAAGAAAATGCACTCAACGAAAAAAAAAATATGTTATATTATGAAGCCCGAAACAATGCAAACAATCCTGCAGCGAACTAAGTAATTGACCCACCGTTTTTAAATAGTCATATGTTCGCCAAGTCATAAGTTTTTAGTCGGTTTGTATTTTAATATATCCAATGCATAGTTGAACTATATTGAAAATAAACTATTGTTATTATATAATGCAATCTTCTCGAAGACGAAAGAAAAATGCTAATTCTGCCAGTCCGCATAACAGAATTAGAAGTCGTACAAGATTCAATAAAAGTAAGGGCGCAAATAGTGCGTCGTTTGGCAAAAGCAAACGTTTTCATAATATTAAGTCCCTTGTTCATGAAACTGGTATAGGTGGGTTACTTGGAATATTAGGTAACGATGGGATGCAAATACAGGTTACTCGTCAAAAAAATAATATACATGTTGTAGGACAAGGTGACCCTACTCGTGCATTAACTGTTGCATCATATTCAACCTTAGATGAAGACTTTTGGAAGAAATATGGTGATGCCCATGGTATTTTTTTCAGGGTAGATTTTAATGCAAAAAGTCCAAATGTTGGTTATGATTATTGTAGTCGTCCAGAGGGTGACGTTGCGTTTGTGTTTTCGCCACAAATATTAAATGAAACAAAATCGTGGATTTTGAATTCTACTGAGAACAATGGTTTTTATTTGGGCACTGTCCCAGGGCTCGTTGGTGAATCTGCGTGGTCAGGATATCTTGGTATTACATATAATAATAAAAATATTCAAAATTTTCCAGAACGTAAACCTGGTATGGATCCAATAAGAGGTGATGATACTGAGTTGTTAATATTTAAAAATATTAATTTAAAGCATTTAACAAAAATTATATTCAAATCCCAGCGAATACTTGATACTCACAAAGACCAAGTTAATGAACTATTAAAGGTTAATAACTTAGGGCATGTTAAATTGAGTAGTTGCTCATAGTGTAACCAAGTCATATGTTAGTTTTTTTGTCGGTTTGTATTTTAATATATCTAATTCTTGCGTTGTGGTAGGAAATTCTTCTTTTCCATAAATATCCTGTAATAGTAGCCATTCAAATAGGCCACCTTGATACACATATACTTGTGTAAAACCTAATTTGCTTAATTGATTGTATTTAGTATCAACTGCATCATCATTACAATGTTTTCCATAAATAATAATAGTTGTAGAAGTGTTTTTAGAGAGAAATTCATTTACCCTCCGCGTTTCTTGTGTAGCCGGAATTGTGCCAACAATCAAGCAGTTCTGCTCTTCGGTTGGAAGCGTATTTATTATCAAGTGAGTTCCGCGGCATTTTTGCACATCTTCATAATTAATCTTATAATCGGTGCGTTGTGGCGAAAACCATCGAAGCATTATTTAACTATAATATTATACATTTAAATATTTGTATAATATAATATGAAAAAAACCCGCAAAAATAAAGCGAGGAACATCACCAAGCGTGGTAGGAGGAAGAAGCGAACTGGGAAAAAATGGGATGTTAAAAAACGAAGTATACGTACTGGGAAAAAACGAAGTATACGGAAAAAACGAACTGGAAAAAAACGTAGTATACGGAACAAACGAAGTATAAGGCACAAACAAGAGGGGGGGTGGTTCGATGCTGAAGACGATGATGAAGGCGAAGTAGTTGGGCAAGAAGTGGCCGCCCAAAAGCACACCCAGACGATGAAGGCCAGGCTTAATGCAGGCATTGATAGGGATAAACAGGAACGTTTGCAGATAATTGAGAACAATATACACCCGATTCAATTTTCTACAGATTGCATGGTTGCCCAAAACCAATTCAAGAGGAAGGAAAAATTAACTAAGGAGGCGAATGAAGAAAATGACAGAATTGAACAATATTTGTGTACAAAAGCGAATAAACATTGTAAATTCACCAAGCAATCCACAAAAAATGATTGTTCAAGATTCAAAGTTCCGTCGTTCTTGTCGATCTTTGACGATTCGAATTCCGATTCCGATGAAACCAACAACAAGCAATATATGAAAGTCCAAGAAAATAATTGTGATAACACGTGCCGGAGCGGTGTGGCGGACTGCACAAAGTTCTGGTGCAACTCGGACGAACATATGAGCTGCCAGAACGTGAAGCACCAGAGGGTTGGTTGTTTTTGTCAGCGCAAGGGCCTTGAATGTGTGGAACAGTAGTGGATGAAGCAGATGTGGCAACGATTGGGGGGGGTGGAGGCTCCGCCACCCAGTCCCAGGTTGAATGATTAATTATACGATCATTTTAAATAAAAAGATATTCCACAACCGCACGTTCCGGCCTTGTCTTTATCAGGATAAAATACAAATTTACTTTCATAAATGTTTTTATTATAATCTTCATGAACATAATCAACAGTGGTTCCTATGAGATACATTTCAGATAATGGCTCAATATATACAACATTATTATTATTTTTAAAAGTATTGGGAGGTATTTTAGAATTTTTAATTATTGAATTCATTTTGTCAATTGCAATTGTTTTTAACGAAAAATTTAATCCACTACATCCACCAGATTCAGCTGAAAATAAAAAAGTATTCATATTCGTTTTCACACTTATATTTTCTAGTTTTTCCCATGCAGAGGAAGATATATTGATCAGTGGCTTTCTTATGATTTTTTTTAACATATATATATGTGGTATAAATAATCCAAGTTCCTCCTTAGCAGCAATAAAAATTTAGCACATCGCCAAATATTTACCACTGGTTACAGAATTGACTCAGATTAGTTTCTGAATTTCTTCTTCCAATCCTGACAAATCGGGAGGTTTCAGCTCTGAATAATTTATCATCAATTCGGAATTTCCGTATGTTTGGGGCTGCAACCCATTTACATGTACCGGACAAGGCCAGTGCGAAGTGGTGCGTCGCTCTTCAAAATATTTCTGCCGTTTCTTTTGAATCGCCGGTGTATTTTTCTTATGATTTCTTGGTAAATAACAAACGTATTGTACAATTCTGTCTTCACTTTTTGGGGCGCCGTATTGATTTTGATGAAAAGTCCGAGAATCCCAAACGACAACAGACCCGGCCGGAATTTCCAAAACGCGCTTCCGGTCTGCAATTTCCGCGAGATATTCCGGGTCAATTTTTTCCCAATTTTTTGTACCGGTCTGATTTCTATCCGCAAAATACCGCTCGTGAAGCAAATGCGAACCTTCGTAAACAATCAAAGTCCGTTCTTTGTTATCAGTAAGCGAAACGAAACCCTGGTAACATTCTAGTCCATGATTGTTTGCACATTGGTCAGTATGCGTCCAGCATTTGTCTTTCTTATCCCAGGTTTTCGGAATCCAACAACTGCCATCGTACGAAACAATTAAATCAGTGGTTTCCCACAACTCTTCAAATACTTTTTTAACACCGGGATGTGTCCTCAGGTACCAGGCGTGTCTTTGGTGCCCAGCTTCCTGGTGTTTATAAATTCCGTGAGGGTCAATTTTGCCATGAAGTTCGTCACTGATATCTTTTTTCCAATCCAGAAACATTTCCCGCGCCGTCTCAATTTCTTCCTGAGACAGGATGCCGGTGATAATAGCGTAACCTTTCTCGGCGAGAACTTGTTTCAGTGATGCTTCTTTCAGTGATGATTCCATTTTTCCTGAAATATCTTTAATCCAGAAAAAAATTTCAATTTTTTTTGCATAGAATATACAATTAATATATATATTAAAAACAGCTATATATATATTAATATGGCTGGTTATACGACACAAAATGATTTACTCCTTAATAAATTGGAATCATATTATGAAGACACTAGTAAATTAACACGAATGTTATCTATAATTAATGGTGATTCGAATATTTCCTTACGTATTGTGGATTGGTTTGTAACAAATTATGCAAAAAAACATTTTACATGTTATGAATTACCAAAATCGAAGCTTCGGTTGAAGGTTTATAATGACTATAAGCTGAATTTGCGGTCATATTCTAAGAAACGGTTTGACCCTTTTTGTAGATGGGATCGTATTTCAATTCCATATAAGGATAATACATCGATTCAGACAACTATTGGTCAATTGAATTTTTTTAAATGGGCGATTGATAATGCTGTCATAGAATATATTGAACAGAATTATAAAAATATTGAACGGGATATGAACGAACGAAATAGTACTGCCAAAAAAAACGATAAAGAAGTCAATTTGGATAATAAGACACGGAAGAAGCGTGAAGAATTGTCTCAATTGGCGACTCGCAGTATTAAAAAAGAAAACATTGAAATTGTCGTTTCATTTAATTAATCCGATGGAGTAACAGTATATTTCGGTCTATTATAGGGAATTTTTGTTGGTTTCGGTTCTTCACGCGCCATGCAAACATTATATCGAAACTGGTGATTCTTTGTATCACCCAGCATCATATTGTATGCAGCCTCCATTTGACAGCGTTTCTCTTTCAAGTACAATGGTGTCAGCGGCATTATGCTATACAATTGCTTTCTCAAATGATGTCAATTTTTATCAATCTCCACTTTTTTTTGTCAATTTTACAGACACAATGGCATATTTTGTGTAGCTTGAATTTTCATATACTAATGTCCAGTGGGTTTTATTTTTACTGTTACATCCACCCGCCGGTCTGTCGCCCCAAATGCGAAGTTTTGAATCATGATTGCACCATTTATTATCAATTTTTTTAAATTTTGCCTTAGTCTTAGTCTTCAAATCATTTGGGTCATTATTATTGTCATACCATCGCACGCCCGATTTATCTTCTGGGTATTCAAAATCATGTTTAGAAATGCTATAATCTGCTTTGTAATCACTGAGCCCATACGAAGAATTCTGATTTGTAGATTTATTTGCAATTAAAATTGCAGTTTCTTCCATTCTGTTAATTTGATCGTATGTAGATTTTTGGCAAATAATTATCGGAAAGGTATCGTTTTCAAATTTTTTAAAGTTGCGAATATTACCAAGAATACGAGCTCCAATTTGATATTTATTTGCTTTGGGCATAGATGAAATTGCAGGTCCATAAATAGCATGTGAAATTGAACATTTTTCTGATTGGATTGATATACCTCTACCTACACAAATATTTCCAGTAATCGCAAGTCTCCATTTTGTCGAGCCTTCGTTTTTTTCATAATAATCACCTAACCAGTGGCTAAGTTCTTTTTTCGTTGAACCTTCGATGTCTTTAAATGATATAATTTCTTTCTTTTTTTCGGTAGGTGTTTGTCCTCGTAATATAGTAATTTGCTTTTTAAGAGCATTGATTTTAATGACTACATTAACATAATCACCATCAATTAAAACATCCTCTATTTCATCATGATCTTTGCGTTTAGTACTTGTTGGTATAAAATATACTTCACCATTATTCATTGTATTATTTTTAAAATATTCCAAAACATAATATGTATTGGGACTGTATTGATTTTCATCGCTAACGATTTTGGGATTAAAATCCATATATTGACATTCTGAAAATCGAACATAATTCTGATGGGTTACCTCATTTACTGGCAATAGAGTTATGTTATTATATTTCTTTAACAATTGCTCTGATGTAGCTGTTATCATAATTATTTGATTAACATTAGAATTCCTCTCCCAACTATTCACATAATCGACTACCTTATTACTTGTTGCAATTTTATCGGCTTCATCAATATAGATTGTAAATTTAATTAATGGGAACCGAGGAAGAAGCCAATCAATATCACTAAATCGTGTAGTATGCCCACAGCATATAATATTGCCTAATTTTGGATTATCTAAAATGGTGCTCCGTACGACATCTGCAGAGTGAATTTCGCTTTTACTTGTAAAATCTATTGATTCACATTCTTTTAATATATTTTGCGATCTAATTGATGTTTGACCTGCAAGAATAAGATTGTTGTCAACAAATGTGATTGCGATATGTCTTTGTTTCCCTTCGGTATTAAATTCTTCGATTAACCCATTCAAATGACTAAAAGCTTCCCCTGTCTTACCAGATTGGCAAGGTTTAACAAGTAGAAACATTTTAGGTAGTGTAAGAGATACATCGCTTGATTCAACTGGTAAAGTTACATCCGGATCAGGCGTAGATTCATTAAATGATTTTACATATGATTTCCATTTTTTAATAATATTATCCCTATGAAGTTTACTATCAATTCCCTCTGATAATTCAGTAGAATTATCATATGATGAAAGTAATTCACCATCAATACTTTGTTGCCTAAGAAAATTTATATATTTTTCTTTTCCCGGTATGTTAGGGAATGTATCAGAATACCATGCGATAACTTGGACGTCAGTATATTGTTTGGGAAGTGTCGTCATTATGCTATCCATACTATCTATCTATTTAAGTCAATTTTATCAATGGTTTTGCCATCAGTGGTAAATTGTCGCCAATTCATATTTTTCCCATGAACATTTAATATACCATACCCATAGGTTGTGTTGAGATATGCTGACCAGTCGTGCTTTGTAGTTGCTGCAGTATCTAATCCCTCGCGAGATCCACCAACGCCATTTAATATATGTACGATACCACCGTTTTCCTGTACGGTGCTATCATATACGGGTTTTGTACGTTCATAACTGTGAATATGTCCAGCGAAATATACTTGAACACCATACTTATACAATAGTTGTTCCAATGGTGCAATCGGTTCTTTACCGTCATATGACATACCTTTTCTCATAGTCTTGGTATCTTCGGTGCATCTCTTTCCAGTCATAGAACAATACATAGGTCTATGAGTATATACAATTGAGGTGGCATTAATATTCTCTCTAAGAACATTTTCTAGCCAATAATATTGTTGTAATATGTTATAGTTACTATATAGATGTGGATGAAAGTAGAGTTCGGATGAAAGTGAAATGAAATGTGCGGTACCAATTTTAAATGAATAGAACATCTGAGGCATATTAAATAATGTTCTATAATATGAAAAATTATTTGCTTTTTCATGATTTCCAGGGGTTGTCATATACGGTTTTTTGGAAGAGATAGGTTCTATCATATTCATAAAAGCGTCGCCCTCCTCCTCCAAATCATAAGCAATATCACCCAAATGAATAACCATATCATAATCATTGATTGAATCATGCAACGATTTGAAAGCCGCAGCATTTTCATAGCCGAAATCTCCAATAACCGCAATGCGTGGTGCAGATGGGTTGAGTGTTGTGAATTCTATGGGGTTTTCGGAATCCGAAATGCGATAGTTATATTTAGTTTGTGGAGCCAGATTATACATTGGTGCAGAATACATGGTTTTGCTTGGCGACAACATAGCAATCTTTGTTGTTCTCGATGTGACACATTCAGTATTACAATAAGTTACTTGTTCTACAACTGGATAGAATTGTAATCCAGAGAGAATACTACATAATAGCAATATGAAATAGACGGAACAAAAGCCACATGTTTGTGTGTCTCTATTAGTAAAATTAAAAATGTGTGAATTATATACATAACAATCAAAAAGGGCAGGTGCCTTACTTCTATAATAGGCAATTGCTGCAAATGTTGTAATTATACTGATGCCAACGATTGGAAAAATAATATTATAACTAGTTGTCAATGGTGTGCCGATGGTTACCCATGATACCATCATATTTATACCCGTATCGGTTGTATTAATATAACTAAGGTGCACCTGACTCATTACACTATATATAATAGTATGTTGTTAAATTGTTATAAAGATATATCAGTATATTTATATGAACCTATGCAAATTTAGCAAAATCGGCGGGAAGGTCGGGAAAGGTATTCACTCCTATCGCATTCTCGATATCGCCATCGTCGATGTAATCATGACCATAATCGGTGCATATATCATTCATCATTTTTATCCTACACTCGTACATCCCGAATATAATTTACCTATTATTACTACCGGATTGTTCGTTTTTGGTATCATATGTCATAGACTGTTTTGTGTGAGGACAACTGTCGATAAATTTCTGTTTCCCTAAACGTCCATCCAATCAAAATCTGTCCCAATCACAAGCCCATGATGTTGTACATAATTACGTTCATCACTCGGAAATTTTTCCCAAATATTTGTCATAAATTTTTGTCCATCATCAAACTGTAATATATATGAATCTTGCGCCGAAAAATCTATTATTGTACAACGCAGCCACCGCACTTGTTTTGGGTTAGGGTGGAAGATCTTGAGGTTATTTTTAAGTTGTATATATGAATCTGTATCGACATATGCATTACACTTACGTCCGATCCATGTCCTACCTCCAACCCATTCAAAATTGTCACCTACAATAGCATTCCCCCATTGTTTGCCCTTATGTTTCCATGCTGATGTAGCTATTTTAACATTTAATTGTTTTGGTACATTATCATTAAACATTATTCTATGATTTTTCGTCGTCTTGTGCAATGATTTAATGACTCCATCTAAAAGTTTATAGTTTTTCCCATTTGGGTCAAAGTTACACGTTCCATTTGCTTCTACATTAACACTTATTTTACATCGATTTCCCACCCATTCTTCTCCAAACTCTGGAATGAGTGCCGCGGCCATTATCGTTTTCATCCGCACCGATTTTTTTTTCAATTTCTCTTTGCTTTTTTTGCTTTTTTTGCTCTTTGTGCTCTCTTTGCTTTTTTTGCTCTCCGTGCTATCTTTGCTCTTTTTGCTCTCTTTCTTTGCGAGCACTTGGCACCGTTTTTTTTGCACTTAACGTACATAAATGGGGCGACACCTTTGATGTTTTATTGCACCGTTTTGTTTTGGAATCATAGCCACAACTCATATATATATTATATTGGTATAAAGATATATCCGTATATTTATATCAACCTATGCAAAATCTATTGTTTCCATTATTTCATCCGCAATATATGATATCCCTCCCAATGACATATTATATTGCGGTTTATGATGATGTATGACATGGAACTTCCTTCTCTCCAAAAACCATTCTCGTGTCACTTCATTTTGTTCCAACCAGCTATCCCTTCTATGTATCTCTTGATGTATTACATTAGATATAAATAATAATATACTTGTTGTAACTACAAATAGAGAGAATATATCATTCATAAACCACCATACACATAACCATACTACCATCAAACATGGTATAAATACCATTTCACCCGACGCACCTTCATATTCACCTTCCTGCAACAAATTCCCTATATGATATTTATGATGATGTGCCATATGAACACGATATATTATTCCACCCCACCTTTTATTATGTCCTAATTTATGGAACCCCCACTCCAAAAAATGATAAGCATAATATGATGCAGTGATTTGTATTAGCATTTCATATATAACTATATCTATCTATTTAATATACTTTTTGTCTTATAATCGGAGGACCAAGTGCAAAGTTGCCTCTTTTTGAATGTTGTAATCACTAAGAGTTCTACCATCCTCCAACTGTTTTCCTGCAAAAATCAATCGCTGCTGGTCTGGGGGGATACCTTCTTTGTCCTGAATCTTCGTTTTAACGTTATCAATCGTGTCGCTGGACTCCACTTCAAGCGTAATAGTCTTTCCAGTTAGGGTTTTTACAAATATCTGCATTTTATATGAGTATATATATTATTTTTATATCAAATTGATTTTTATATAAAATTTACTAAATGTAGTATGAATATTTCACATACGACCCATTCACCCGCCAATGGCACATACTTCGGCCCCTGGTGCATTGCCGATGGGACCTTAGAATATATAGGTCCTCTGGAACATTACCTTCATAAAACATGTGAAGGTGACTACGAAATATATAAAACAAATCCTATCCTAAATGATTGGAATGAACTTCAATTTTATGACAATGGTGTCATGATTAGAAAATATAAACTTATACTCATTAGTTATGACAAAGGTGCATCATGGAGATGTCTAATTCACTAAATATAGTCACATACTACCAATGTCGGCACTGAATCTTCATATACTATTTTAAATGGCTTCCCACATCCCCATATTTCTTCTTTTTTTGATAATTCATCACATTTGTCTTTACACATATGTGGGTCAATTTGTTCACCACTTTCTTTATATATCCCATGACGAAATATTGCACAATTAATATCTTGTATATATACCAATAGGTTACAATTAGGACAGGGTAATATGATTTCCATTTATATATTAATACAAATATTCATATAATGCATTTTGACCCAATACCGCTAGGCGACACAATATCGGAAACACGCTAATTAATACCAATATTGTTATATTCGCGGCTGACGTTGTAATCGAAAGCCACGATATCAGTATCATATTCATCATAAAACTCAACCCTGTCCCTAAATTAATATATTTTGTTATATCATTTCTTACTGTTTTTTCTTCTTCTTGTATCTCTTGACCACCATCCGATGCATATTTACGTATCGGCTTTTTATAACCATCAAATGTATACATTATATGTATCTGCAATGCTAAAATCAACGACCCCAACCATGCGAAAAAATATGCACACGACAGCAGAATTCCCACCTTATATCTTCGATCATTATAACTTTCTGGCAACCAAACTATATATGAGGCCAACACCATTATTGAACTTACAATCAAAAAATAGGTAACCATTGTTAGCGGATTAATAAGTTCTAAGTATGGCTTACATACATTCAATGTCATCATAATATATGTATATACTGGCACACCTATTATTGATGGTATGCCAATAAATGCTGGCGTCGCATACAAATATACTGCTATTCCATACCATGATGACAAAAGTAATGTTAGAAAATATGCCGACATCATCACGACTAATGAAATCCATGAATACTGTTTCGTTTTTACGTCTGTTTTTTCATGCGAGGTTATAATTGCCACCATGCAAATTATATTCCAAGGCATCAGTCCAGATAAAATCATTATACTCCAAAATGTCGATGACACTGCGCCATAATATTGGATTGTATCCAGATATTCTATGCATTTTTTATCTTCTGTCGCATTCCACACATAAACTGCATTATATTTTTTGCAAGATGCAAAATCTGTCTGCATTGGCAAAATTTCTATTGCAACTGAATAAAAACACCAAACAATAGATATGCATATGATACCTATAAAGCCCTGTGTGAAATTATACAAGGGATTCGATTTTTTAATTTCCACTGCCATTATACAAATATTATTCCTATAATATTTTTATATCATTTAATAAAGTGTAATAAAGATACCCACCCCCTTTTATATGTTATAATGCCTGTTCGTACTAGACAAGTACATCTTATGGATAATGATGAATTTGTTAATATTATTAATGATCAAGCAAATTTGTATGGACGGGAAAATGAAATAAATCAACAGTACGGCGCGCCGATGTATTCAATGACAGCCGAAAGCACTCCTGCATATATTCATGAGCCACCACCACCATCATCCGCGACTTCGGTGAGTGCGGACACTTCGCCTCCGGCAACGCCCCCAGCAACGCCCTTAACAACGCCCCCAGCAACGCCCTTAACAACACCCTTAACAACGCCCGTGGCAACACCTAATATTGAGATGAGTGTCACTAAAAAAAACTGGTGGGAAATAATTTCACGCTTTAATACAAATCTTTTCAATACAGCGGTCGGACTTATAGCATGGTATATTTTCAAATTCGGAGCTATTCTTATGTTTGTTTCATTTTTACATTGGATTCTCGTGTCTATCTATGTTAAATGGTGCTATGAACCATCATTAGGTGGGGTATTTGGAACTATATTCATGGTAAGCTCCCCTCTTTGTGGAGGAATTAATAATCTCCAACAAGCAATGTCTAATCATTTTATTAGCTTTTGGCTAAACGGTATCCTTGTTTCGACTTCTTTTGTCAAAGGGATATTGGTTATGTAAATTATAGTTCCTTTCCATTTATAAAAAACTGCACCGGCTCAAATGGCTTAGGGGCAGGCATGCTAATGGTAGAAAACGCCCTTAAATCACTACCACTTGTAGATAATGTTACTGGCTTACGAGCACCAGCTATCTTAACTTCTATTGTATTAGCTGTTTTAATTTTTATTTCTGTTTTCACAGGACTTGTGTTTTTCCTCGTAATACTGCCTTTTTCCTCATTTTCCTCGGAATTATCAATATATTCTTCTATTTTAATATTATATTTATTTGTATTACGTTTAATTACCACGCCAAATTTGTCACCTTTATTATTTACAAGACCAAATGTTAGTTCCCCTGTAACAATAAAGGTATATACATCACCAATTTGCGCATTTGATGATAGCACAACAGATATTGGATCTATGCCGGGATTTCTCACTATTGGCCAGCCTTTCGAAACACTCGCCATTTTCCAATGGGGTTCTCTGATGCTCTTGTTTTTCTTTCTCGTAAAACGCATCAATTGTGACTTTTTTGGCGACTTTTTTGGTACATTAACACATCTCCCTTTATTGCCCATCTTGCATTTTTCTGTACCAGTTTTTGAAGTTTTATTACATCGATTTGTTTTGACATCAAATCCACAAACCATTTTAATATATTTATAAATATATTAAAAATATCGCTAAATTAAATATGTTATGGATACTGTATTTGAGCACACACTACATGGGTGGTCTGATTTTCCAGATAATCAATTACTACGTTGTCCACTGCATAAAAAATACGAATCCAATCTCATTCTGGGTTGCCCATTGAATACGGTGTTTCTGGACGTCGGTGCACATTATGGCGACACTTGTCTCACTATAGCACTCTATGCTAAGAAAAACGGAAGAGACGATATCCGTTTTTTTGCATTTGAACCAAATGCTCGCAAATGCAAACATATTAAAAATATCGCTAAATTAAACAAACTTCCTATTAAAGTATATAACGCATGCGTTGGTGATGTATCTGGTGCTTATGCAGTTGCATATGGCGATTGGGATTCACGTCTTGGTTGCTGCGCATTTGTTGAATCTAATGTTGGTAAGGTTAGAACACTATGTTTAGATGATATATTACTTGAAAATAGAGAGAATATTATAATGCATATTGATGTGGAAGGTTGGGAACCTAAGGTACTGCGTGGCGCACATAACCTCTTAAATAATGCCATGAGTAGTACGGTAATTGTCGAATGTTGGACATCTGAACAATCTATTGAACGCGGCTTTTCAAACACCCCAGAAAAAGATATTTTGCATGAGATGAATCAGTTTAACAGATTACCTGATATTATTGATAATGAACGTAATTTGGTGTTTAAAATATAATACATATATATATATATGGACAGGACCCGAAAAAAGAAGACTAAATTTAGCAGGAAAAACAGCAATCGAGCAAAACAAGTTGGTGGTACTATAAGCGGGACGTGGCCTCCCGGAGCAAGCGGTTGTTTATTCACAGATATATCCCTCTACGACAAATTAACAATAACAGATAATATATACGATAGCCGTAGAGATATCGAGCTAGATATAGGAAGACTGTTGTCAACATTTATCACTATGTGGAAGCCACTCTCCAACTCCACTGGGGGTAAAAAGCAAGGATATGATAAAATGGCAACACAGGGGTGGACTAAGACACTCTACAAAGAAATCCATACTATAGTCGACGGCCACGAGAAAAGGAATGAGGACCCGACCCTGCCTCCCCTCATCCTAGTTTTAGCGCGGAATCGAGACTCCAAAACCCTCTATTATTTTTTCAGGCCAGCCACCGGACACGTCAACAATGACACCGACGTGATTGTGAATCAACGCACCAGCACCCTCGCGGTGGATGGCGGGTGGTTAGGTGTGGAAAAAGTGCAAAGCCTGGATGGGACGTGGTTTTGGAAGGGGCCGTCCGTACCTCGCTTTATTTTCGTGAAGGGTGGATTGAGCGGAGAGAAAAGGAATGAGGACCAACATGCAGCGTGGGCGCAGAAGCGGGAGGATGAGCAGAAGGCAATAGAGACTAACTTAAACGACTCAACCCCGGGAAAAGGTGAGGTGGCGGAGAGGGAGAAAAAAGAGGAAGAATATAAAAGGGCGCAGAAAAGTGTGGAGGAGGATACGAAGCGGATGATGGAGGCGCGGGAGGTGGAGCAGACGAAAGATAGATTGAAGAGTCTTGGTGGGTATCTGGCGAATGCAAAGATCGTGCAGACGATGTACAACCTCGACCCCACCTACTTTAGTCGGACAGGAGGCGGGAGGAGAGCCGAAGCCGATTGGGTGACCGAAATATTATTAAGCCCAGGAAAACCGGCAGAGTTTCCGGGGGGCTTTAATTCACAGGACGAATTGTCTGCATTTTACAATGATATAAGGGAGCGTGTTTCTTATCATGGAAGGTACGACAGTGCGGACAAGACTCGTCCCGAACCCAGTCCTTACCCGGAAAATTGGAAGTGGCGGTGGGAACGGTATCTAATGTCCCCTAAAGAGAAAGAGAATGAGGAAAAGAAAGCGCAGGAGAAAGACGAAAATAGAAGGATGAAAGTAGGGGAAGGTGAAAGGGAGGCGACAGACCCAAATAAAGAGGAAGCGAAGGAGCAGTATAAGGATATAGTACTTTATGCTAGCTTACGCCCAAAAGATTTTTACGAGAAGAATAAGGTGTTGCTGCGAGCCCCTGTAGAGTGGGATGTGCTGAGCACCAGCCCCAGCACAGGGCGGGAAATATATATTAAAATGGCCATCGATGATGCCAAGCAAAGGAAGATGGACCTCGCTGAGATGTTCAAAAAACCCGACTACCACCACGAGTGGGAAATGCAGGATGATGGCAGGAGACGCACTTACTACCTTAATAGTCTGCCTAACAAAAAATTATCTTACGCTGAGATGGCGCTTGTTAACTATGAGACTGAGAAGTTATCGTTGGTTCAGATGGCGGCAGAAAAGGTCACGCAGATGGACAAGGAGGACGAGAGCGACAATTCCATGTTCTACAAAAATTTGGCCACCGACGAAAACTTCAGCTTTGAGGCTTCCTCTCCTCTCCACTCCTACTTGTCTCATGACAACTTCAGGGTTGGGCCTGACGGCATTGCGCACTCCGCCGATTGGGTTGGGCGTGTGCGCAAAAAGTGGGGACCCGGTGACATCGTGACTATGTATCACGGAGAGGCAGAAAAAGCTGAGGAGGCAGAGAAAGAGGCACAGAAAGAGGAGGATAAGGCGACAGAACTGGCGGAAGACATCACAGGGTTGGGCGAGGGGAAGCTTGCCAGGAAGCTCAATGAGGCGAAAGGGTATGTGGTGGAGGTGGAGAACGCCAAAAACAGAGGCGATGAGAAAGCACAGCGAACAAGAGACAGGGATAATGAAGAACCCATTGCTGAAAGGTTGTCATGGAGACAACAGAACGTAGAAGAGTTACAAACCAGGCTTAATGCCGCGGAGGAAAATGAGGGTCACGACGCACGAGTGAAAAGAAAACATAAACTCCTCACCGAGGCAAACACCCGCAGCTACGTCATCTCACAGGCGGCCAGACAGAGGGAATTCGCCCTGGCAGACAAGGAAGCGAAGGAAGGCTGGGACGCCTGGAAAAAAGAGAAAGAGCTTAGCGTTTCGATTCAAGCCAAGCTTACTACGGCAAAACAGTCCCGCTCCGTCGATACCGAGAAAGTGAGCAAGTTACAAAGAGAGCTCACTGACGCTGAAGCAGTGGAAAAGCGGCATGGTGGGAATAGATGGTTTGCAGCAGTGGATAAAGAATGGCGGACAACGCCGGGGTCACCGAAATGGTGGAGGAGTGAGGTGCATCCTTCCCTGCAGCCGCGTTTCATGAGCATTCCGCCACTGGAGAAGACCGCTGTGTGGGAGATGACGGTAGACAAATTTGCCCCCCCCCCAACAGCATGTAAAATTGGATTTACAACAAATCAGTTTTATTTTCAGAAATATTGGCCGGATTGGGAAGAGGATTTTTTGGCGGTGGTGAATCTACAAGATGGTTCTTGGTCAATCGGCGAGAAAATCGCCAAATCAAACAGAGCGCACCAATCAAGCACCACCGGTAGGTGGTGGAGCACATTCAGCAGGCTGGTAGCTGAAGCCAAACCATTTAACATTCGGCTTCGTATTAGCAATCATGTGCCACAAATCCAGTTTGATGATAAAGGTGAGTGGTTCCCCTTTGGTCGGGATGGGTGGGGGAAAGGCATCAAACTAAAGTCCACAAACATGCACCCTTTCATAGAGAGTGGATTAAATAATTTCGGCAATTCATTCTCCCCGAACACTGCATCGAACGAAATAACTGTACTTCAGCAGGAGGGGCAGGTTCCAGGGGGTGATGCTAATGCAGAGGACCCTGCTGAGCCAGTGCCCGAGACAGAGACAGATCAGGTGGCGGACGAGCAGGAGAAGGAGCAGGAGGAGGAGGAGGAGGAGGGGCTCGGTGTTGCGGAAGTCCCTTCTGCACTTGCCAACCATGAGCAACAGCTGGACGGGGACGTCTCGGCCAAGTCTGCCGTGAAAGAGCCAGACTTGCTGGAGGGAGGGGGGAAGGTTGGAGGACAAAAAATTTCATCATTGCCAACGCCAGGGTGCAAAAAAGGTTTGAATCCTTCATTCAATAATAGAAAACTACTTATTCCGAAAGTTAGAACCAAATGCAAGCGCAAACGGAGTAGGCACAAACGGAGTAGGCGCCGCAAGGGTAACAATAGTAGGCACAAACGGAGTAGGCACAACAATGGTAACAATAGTAGGCGCCGCCAGGGTAACAATAGTAGGCACCGCAAGGGTAACAAGACCAGGCACAAACGGAGTAGGCACAAACGGAGTAGGCACAAACGGAGTAGGCACAAACGGAAAGGCACAAGATGATCGCAGCAAAGGCACAAGAGGAAGCACCCCCCGACCAGGAGGTATATGAGTCGGACAGCGACAACGATATATATATCGTCAGCGAGTCAGGCAGAAGATAGCGCAATCGGCATAACCTATTCAATGTCAGATGCCCAAATTGGCGAGCTTAAACAGGCCTCTGTGAACGTAGATGCGCCGGACAGCAACGACTCAGAAACCAAAATTAAAGTATTAACAATATAATATATATATATATGGCAAACATATAATATGTCATGCATCTAAACGTGGTTATAGTATAGATCTTATATGTAAAACTGGTCATGCGTGGGGATTATTGCCTGACCCTGAGTATCATTCTAAACATCACGAACATTCAATATCATGTGATTGTCCTATTAAAGTATGCAAATGTAATGAAACGAATTGTAAATGTTTTAAATCTGGCGATGCACATACAAGTCATTGGGCATTCGCACTACCTAGATTATCAGAAATTTTCGAAAATTATTATAAATATAAACTAGGTGGACCCAAGTCACTTCGGTCATATCAATTTATTGAAATGCTATTTTGGATTTCCAATCCATTAATGACACCAATATTAGTTTTTTGTTTATATAAAAACTTTAGAGATTTGATATTAATAATAAGTATACAATTATTATTAATGGGCGAACAAAGTATGATTATACACTGCGCATTCTGTCGATGGCAAAGCAGATGTCGATGACGACGTTGAATAAACAATTTGGTATTTATTCAATCACCATTTCAGGATATTTTTTTTTCAACCCCAAATTAAACGCAGCAAGTTCATCTTCAATTGATGAACCTGGTGTCATTTTCATAATGAAAGTATACCGTTTTCCATCCTGTCTGCGCTCATACATCATGTTAGGAGCACCCAGTTGGGTTCTAATAGCATAATACTTGGGCAATATCTTGGGCTCATCTACTATATCATTTTCCAAATTATATAGTTTCGTCTTAATATCATCCAATTTCTGAATCACTGTAAGTTTTGCAGATTTCGAACTGGAAATAATTTTTTTTGACTTAGGATGTTTCTCTATGCGAAAGAAGTCTCGATAGCTCTGCTTTTTAACATCATAGCATTCTCTATTATAATTTACATATTTCGGCATCATATCTTGTGTTAATCCTTCTGGCAATGCACTAGCAGTCTGCTGCCTCTTCATTTTCCCCCGGTTCGAATTTTGGACACTTTGGGTGGCCAGACGCAAGTTAGCTCGACGATTATCCAATTTATTTCGATTAATATGGTCAATTGAAAGCCCTTTGCACTTTTCACCCTCTGCACCCTTGTTTTTCATGATAAACGAGTGAAGTGTGTATTTTTTTTTATCTGGTAGCAAACCGTAAACGTAACCGGTTATGATATGCAGAGTCCATGCCATCCTATTTGGTTTATAATTTTTAATAATATCAACATCTTCTTTTGATAATAAAGTATATACCGTATTGTTTTCATTGCAACTCATTTTATAATATTCCTCACCAGTTTCTGTATTTTTAATAAGATAGCAGATGTTTTTACAAGTGCCAGCCTGTGCACCCATTTGAATATGTAACCCTTCATCTTTATGCAGTAGCACTTCATTTTCATCCAAAACCGACTGCTGTTGGACAGCCTTTAATTGCAAATTTTCGCGGCGATTATCCAATTTATTTTGATTGATGTGTTCTACTGTATGAAACTTGCCTTGTGTGTCTTTTTTATTAATAATAAATTCATGTAAATAAAGCGTTGATTTGTCCACGGGGTCTTTGGCGACCAAATATCCATTAGAATGTATTGAAAATATGGGACGAAAAGGTTTGTAGTTTTTCAATAGATTGACATCTTCTTTTGATATTAGAGTATGTGTTTCATTGCAGCTCATTTTATAGTATTCCTCATCAGTGACTGTATTTTTAATAAGATAACATATGTTTTTATAAGTGCCAGCCTGCGCACCCATTTGAATATATAAACCGGAATCTTTATGCAGGAACACTTCGTTTTCAGCCAAAACTGGGTCAATCGCTTGCGGATGTTGTTGCGCAGACTTTAATTGCAAATTTTCGCGGCGATTATCCAATTTATTTTGATTGATATGTTCTAATGTACGAAGATTGCCTTGTGGGCCTTTATTATTCATAATAAATTCATGTAAATAAAGCGGTGATTTATCCACAGGGTCTTTTGCGACCAGATGTCCATTAGAATGTATTGAAAATACGGGACGAAAAGGTTTGTAGTTTTTCAGTAGATTGACATCTTCTTTTGATATTAGAGTATGTGTTTCATTACAACTCATTTTATAGTATTCCTCATCAGTGACAGTATTTTTAATAAGATAACATATATTTTTATAAGTGCCGGCCTGTGCACCCATTTGAATATATAAACCGGAATCTTTATGCAGAATCACTTCGTTTTCAGTCAAAACTGGGTCAATCGCCAGGGGATGTTGTTGCGCTGGTTTTAATTGCAAATTTTCACGGCGATTATCCAATTTATTTTGATTGATATGTTCTAATGTACGAAGATTGCCTTGAGGGCCTTTATTATTCATAATAAATTCATGTAAATAAAGAGGTGATTTGTCCACGGGGTCTTTGGTGACAAGATGTCCATTTGAATGTATTGAAAATACAGGACGAAAAGGCTTGTAATTTTTCAGTAACATGACATCTTCTTTTGATATAAGAGTATGTGTTTCATTGCAACTCATTTTATAGTATTCCTCATTAGTGTCTGTATTTTTAATAAGATAACATATATTTTGATTAATTCCTTTGAATTTTCCGTGGTGTGTATACACACCAGAATCTTCGCTTAGAAGTTTTTCATTTTCACTCAACATATTATAAGTTAATTTATAATATGTTTCTAAATCAATTTATTATATCTATCTCCATAGAGTACAAAATATATATATAACATGTATCAATGTGTGGACATGAAGAGATAAGATTAATTGCTATACGCAAGTCCTCCCATGCCGCTCATAACACGTAGTACATTGTAGTTGGTGGCATAGACGCGGACCTTGGCGGTGGCAGAAGAGGCAACAGTGTTGTGTGAAAGGACAAGCTGGAGAGTGGCGTTGTCAATACGACTGAAATTGCAAGTGCCAGAGGGCTGGTGCTCTTCGGGGCGAAGGGCAAAAGAGTACACGTTAATACCGGAGTCGGGGTTACGAGTGTGGTGCTGGTAAGGCTGTACAAGGTCGAAGTAAGAACCCTCACGCTCAGAGAAGCGGTCCTGGCCATTAAGCATGAGCTTAGCGGTTACGACGGGGTTGTTACCCCAGCAGTGCATGTCAAGGGCAGTCTCAGCGAGTACATAGGTACCGGCGTCGGAAACAGTAGAGCCGCCTACGACATCAGGGCCAAGGAAGGAAGGATGGACGGAGGCATGGGTAGCGGGGTGGGAGTCGACACCGGCATCATTAGCCGCGGCATCCATGAAAGTATTCGTCCCGGTGAGGAAGTCACCAACGGCATCAGGGCCACCGAAGGCATGCACGGCATTGGGTAGTACGTCAAGGGCATCAGTGTAGTTGAAAGGCTGGGCACCGAGCAACTTGTATAGATCCTTAGAGGCGCGCATAGACTCGCAATAGTTGACATGGGCATCAGGCTGCACAACCCATAGAAGCTCCTTGCAAGGGTGGTTGAAATTGAGCTTGATCTTGTTGGAAGAAGAACCAACAGACTCATCGCCAGTGAACTGCAACTGCTCAATGAGGTACTCGTGGGGGTTCTGGGCCATGCGTCTGCGCTCATCAGTGTCAAGGAAAACATAATCAACGTACAGGGAAGCGGCTACGATTGACTTATTAAAAGCGTCGGTGGCTTTTACAGTAGCGTTGGCACTGGTATTATCCATTGCAGATACAGCCCAAAGGCACTCGTCAATAGGACGAAGATCAAGGTTAATCTTGACCTCGTGGTACTGTAAGGCGATTAGGGGAACGGCAAGGCCGGGGTTACGGCAATACCAGAACTGCAAAGGAACATATAGCGTAGTCTCAGGAAGAGCATTACGGGGGGCACATACCTGGTTGGGGGCAGAATCTACATCACATGGGCCATCAATGCTGGCAAAATCAGGGTCAGTAATGTAAGTGAGCTGAGTAGTGTTACCGATCATCTTGTTGTAGCCACGAGCCTGCTCGGAAGTAAGCGTAAGCTGGTTCCAGATGTGCATCCAATCACCATACTGACGGTCAATGCGCTGGCCACCAATCTCTACCTCAACCTGCTGTACAAGCTGCTCGCCAGGGCAATCAAGCCACCTCGCGTTTTTAGCATCGGTCGTGGAAATCTCAGGAAGAGTTACCTGTAAATACGTGCGGTAAGCTAAATCACCATTACGAGAGACAGTGCAGGTTACACGCCGACCGAAATCAGCCTGGCCATTGAAAGTCTGCTCGATACTCTCCATAGAGAAGTTAGTGTGACGTCTGTACGTAACCTTCCAGAAAGTAATCTGGGGATTACCCGTCAAATATACGTCTTGTGCGCCATAAGCGACTAATTGCATAAGTCCTCCACCCATTTTATAATACCTGCTTAGAAAAAAAATTTGGCTAAATTAAATTAATTAATATATAAATATACTATACAAAATTTATATAATATGCAGGATGACAAACAAACACTTGATACATGTCACACAAATCAAATGAATGAAATTGCAAATAATGATGAGTTTATCATTCCAGAATTAATACAAGAGAGAGAAACCTTGCAGTATACTCTTAAAAATAAACACCATTCATTCGACGAAAAAATACGAATACTTGACCGAATTAAACAATTGCGTATTGATATTAAAAATCTGAAAAAACAAAAACAAGATTATCTCCTAAATAATTCGAAATTTGTATTTGGATATTTTGAGGAAAAAAAAGCACTATCTACTGGACAAAATGATATTACTATTGTTGATAAATTCTTTAACATTAAAGATGCACCTGTGCGCAATGATAAAACAACCAATATTTCTAAACAATATTTTCAAAAACTCCTAAATACTCGCTTCAATATTAACGATTATATTGAAGATAAAGACATTTGTAAAATTTGCAACAATGGTGAATTAATTCCGGTCGCAAATGAAGGCCTTCTTATATGCAATATGTGCAGTGCTCAAACGGCCCATGTTATCGATAGTGATAAACCTTCTTATAAAGAACCGCCTAAAGAAGTTTGCTTTTATGCCTATAAAAGAATCAACCATTTCAGAGAAATTCTTGCACAATTTCAAGCAAAAGAAACTACTCAAATACCCGATGAAGTTATACAAAAAATCGCCGCACAAATCAAAAAAGAACGCATTACCATTGATAAACTAACCAATTCATATACCAAAGATATTCTTAAAAGACTTGGTCTAAATAAATATTATGAACATATCCCTTTTATAAAAGATAAACTTGGTATTAAACCACCAGTAATGACACCAGAACTTGAAACTACTTTATGTAATCTATTTTTAGATATACAAAAACCATATGCCAAATTTTGCCCAGATGGTCGGGTCAATTTCCTAAATTACTATTATACCATTTATAAATTATGCGAACTATTGGGAGAAGTCAACTTTTTACCATATTTTCCTATGCTTAAAGATAGAGAGAAACGTATCGAACAAGACGACATCTGGAAAAATATATGCAAAGAGCTCAATTGGGAATTTATTGTTACCTTATAAATTATTATCGCATTGTAATAATTTATATAAAGCTATTATTGTGGTCTCATTATGGTCTCATTATGCTAATACCATTGGTTATGCTAATACCATTGGTTATGCTAATACCATTGGTTATGCTAATACCATTGGTTATGCTAATACCATTGGTTATGCTAAGGCCATTGGTTATGCTAATGCCATTGGTTATGCTAAGGCCTTTGATTATGCTAATGCCATTGGTGTACCGCTGGGGAAACCAACAAGATTGGCACCAATACCAAAACCGGCACCTGAACGGGCTGATGCACCAATCGCTGGGAGCCACGTGTCAAGGATTGCAAATGTCGCTGATGCAACCAAAGCTAAAATGAGGCACTCTTCTATATTTAGAGAACGCTTCGGAATAGTCCATGCAGCAAGGGCAACAAAGATACCTTCGATCACATATTTGATCATGCGTCGTGAAATTTCGCCTAAATCGAGCATTTTGTCCATTATACTATTATAATATATATTTATTTTGGCTTAAATATTCTCTCTATTATTATTATAATGTCAACGGAAGAAAAACTAATCGACCTACTTGATGAAGACAAAGCCGTCGCAAATCAAAAGTTTGTATGTGTTTCTTTCATCTCACCAGAAAATGTTCTTAAACAAAAGAATAACTATTTATTTGAAGCATTTATCAAAAATTGGGATTATAAACATCATATGCAAAAATTTACAGAATTTATGAATTTTATTGCATTCAAATACAATGTAAATTTTGACAAACTTGTCGCCGATTTTGAAGAATTTGCTAAGACCGAAGGCGAGAAGCTAGCCGAAACTACCATTAGCGATGACTACAAAACGTTCCTCGACAACAATGAAGAACGTCTTATTGAACAGTTCAAAAAAGAGCACACATTCCAAACAAGTGTTCGCGGTGTGAAAATTCGTGGCTCTTATCCTTCTCAGGAAGAAGCTGAGCTTAGATGCAAACTTCTTCGCGAAATGGACCCCAATCATGATGTCTATGTTGGTCCTGTTGGACTTTGGATGCCTTGGGAACCTGAGGCATACAAGACAGGTCGTGTTGAATATTTAGAAGACGAATTAAATAAACTCATGCATGAGAAGAAGAAGAACGAAGATAGTGCCAAGGAACAATTTGAACAACGTATTAAATCAACTCGCGAAAATGCCATTAAAGACAACATTGAAAAAGCAAAGGCAAGTGGTAACAAACTTACACAAACCCTCAATGAAAAGGGTGAGCTCATTAATGTTGCAAATACGGTGACGCAAGCAAATGCATTGACTCGTGCTGGCGAAATTGTTGATACCGAGGCAGTACGTAAAGAGCTATTCGAGGGCGAGGACATTCTTACGGCAGAGGATATGAAAAACCCCGATAGAGGCCAGGCTCGTCGTGACAAAATGCTCGCAGAATAATATTAATTCATGTTCCTATATATGAATTAATACAAATATCACTACGTACTAGTCACTACCACTACTACTACTACTACTATCACTATCACTATCACTATTACTACTACTACTACTCCTCATACCAGAGCCAGCAGTAGTAGCACCAGAAGCACCAGCAGCAGCAGCAGTAGAAGTAGTATCATCATCATCACCGCCATCATTTTCATCATCTTCACCAACTTCATCCAACTTGGCTTCATCATCTTCACCAACTTTGACCGGATTGACTTTACCACTTGCACCACTACTACTACTACTACTACCACTACCATCACTACCACTACCACTACCACTACCATCATTTTCACCCTTTAAATTTTCAAGCATATATTTATTAAAAAATATGGAGTCTTCATCCTTTTTATGGTCTTTTACTATTTGGCTACATAAATAACAAAATTTATCGAAAAAACAATCAAATCTGTGATTTCTCGGCAATATCTTCTTTATCGTAATATATTTCATATAATTTATCAGATCTTGGTACAAATAATATCTAGACATAGACTTGTATGCCCCGTCCGTCTGCCCACCCACGACAGTTTCCTTTCGGTCATCGCTTTCGTCCAAATGACCCCACATTCTATCTTCGGATATATGTGGTATAAAAACTTCATCCATAAAATGCTTCTTCAATTTATCACCCCCTAATTCGGCCGTCTCTAATTTGGCACAATATATTTTTCTGTCTTTTAATAATTTTTGTACATCTGTTTCATCTTGTGTACCCATAACTATATTTCGTATTGCATCCTTCTCTACGTCACACATGTGTCTCCAATATTTCGGGTCACCAACTTTGATATAATTTTCAATACACTCTGTTGGCTTTGAATCGTCCCCGGGCATTCCCGCCTTTTTGCCAAAATATTTACATGCTCTTAAAAACTGCTCTATACTTAGAACATCATAGTCCATGTAATTATTTCCATGCAATAATGTAAAAAACATTAATTGAACAACCATCATCACCAATCGAACTTTCTCGTCAGCCTCCTCCTCCGTCGCAGCCTCCATCTTGACACAGAGCTTCTTTTTAATATCTTTTTTTAATTTCGTTATAAAACCGGATAATATGGGGTTTTGATTTTCTATTGGAACGCATTTCCCCCCTTTAATAATTTCTAATGTGACCTCATCACCACTAGCTACCCCAATCTTAGTTAATAACTGAGATAAAAAAAATTCATGTTTATTTTCAGCAGTTAATATCCTTGCATCCTCTATTGTAAATCGATATGCAGTTAGTTTATCTTTTATTTTTCTACCGAAGGGGTTCTCCTGATCCAGTGCATAGACTAAATAAATTTTCTTGCTCTGTTCAACATTTAACTCAAGTCCTCTTTTTCCCCAGTCTACAATAGACACTATATGCCAGTCTCCATCAACCATTTCCTCCTTTATCCATGCTTCAAAATATACACAAGGCATATCTTCTTTTTTATTATAAACGCAAACATATCTCCGTGTATATATCGTATATAATTTAGCAATGTATTTTACATCACTATCATCATTCAGTTTTGTTTTAATTGCTACTTTGATATCATTAAAATGATAATTGTAGAACGTTTCTATCGCCGTCTCTTGTGGGAAAGCTTGGTTAATATTAAAATTTACTAAGGTAGAATAATTAGGAGTATCGACCTTAGCATTCTTCAGGGGTATTGAGTCATAGTTGTTTCCCTCTGGTTTCTTTGGATATATTTCAGCAAATTCAAACCCAAAATTAAATAACTTCTTTAATTCATTATAAGTTACGTCGAACGTACTTTTTTCGCCTTCACCTAGTTTGATGGGGAAGTTCCCATCCCCATCTTCTTCGAAAAACCTCCAAATGTTAGATATTTCCTCATATGACGGTTTTCCAGACGTTCGTTTATACTCGTCCGGAAGATTTTCAGTAGTAGTTCTTATATAATTAGTTGAAAGATGATACAAACATACATAAATATACTGATTTAACATAAATAAATAATGAATTTTTGAATTTGACCGTTCCGTTACATCATGGTCCCACGATACCTCTTGTTTTTCACATTGCAAATTGTCATTGTTAAATTTCATTGTTATATTTCGCGTAAATCCATTCTTCGTCCATCCTGTGAATCCTTCGCTTTTTTCTTTATACCATACATTCATAGGAACAAATTCATTTTCATGTGCATGTGCAGCATTCTCAGAGCGCATCATACCTTCTAGACCTTCCTTCATTTTGTCAAATAAATTGGTTCCTTTTACTTCGGCTGCTTCAAAACCTAATTGTTCCGGGTCTCGTTCCCATTCTTCTGTCTCCGGTAGCTCTTCGCCATCCATCACTTCCTTATAAATTTCCTTATTAAACTCTTTTTCAATTTCATTTAGAGATGTATCTAGATTTTCAATTGCTTCGTTGTGGAGGTCTTTGATTTTGACAAAGCCGCCATCGGTGGTTACGTCGGGCAGAAAAGGCAGTTGGGTAGGAGCCTCGAGCTTCTTGCCCAAATCCTCAAGAATCGTTTTTCCTGTGCTATCGCCATTTTTCATCCATTTCTGCAATATTTTCGTAGTAATTGTTGATGTGTCTTTGGGGCCCATACTGCTACCTATTTGGATTTTGTCTTTTTTCCAGCCAGTGATCCACCCATTTTTTTTAATAATATACCCTTGTGACAAATTCGTCAACTTTATCAATTTTTTAACAGTCGCATGTGGGCTTTCACTCAGTTTGACAAGTTGTTGTTGCTTCCAAGTCTCCTCCGTCATCTCCGGCGTTTTTGTATTCCCAGTTTTCAGCATGTTGTTCACCTCATCAACCACCTTTTCCATTTCTTTAACTCCTTTTCGCTCTTCTTCCGTCATTATCATCTCCAATATTAATGTCAAAGATGGCGGTGAACGTTCATTAATGATTATTTTATATGTCGTTTCACCCGACTTGGCTTTATCATCTTTATTCGGCGTTTCCTCCGTTTTAAATTTTACATATCCAAATTCTGATTTTGGGTGGAAATTGAAGCTTCCGTCCCCCTCATTGGTAACAGAGACTCCTCCAACCGAATATGTTTTCTTACCACCGCTGTTAGTGCATTGATATTTATTTGGTAGCACACCATCCTCCTCCTCCCCATCGTAGTTTTGAAGGTAATCTAAACTATAAATTTGACCGGCATATAATATTCCATATGTCTTCTCGATCTTGGGATTATCGATTGGTAAAGTTTTATAATCATTTCCAATTGGTGGCCGTCCTTTTATTTTTAATTGTTCATCAATAAGTTTAAGTGCTAATTTGTACATATCATCACCACCAGCATAGCCACTCTTTTCCCAACCAGCAGGTGCAGTTTCAGCAGGTGCAGTTCCAGCAGGTGCAGTTCCAGCAGGTGCAGTTCCAGCAGGTGCAGTTCCAGCAGGTGCAGTTTCAGCAGTAGTTTTAAGTTTTTCCATCAACTGCATTTTATAATGGTTATTGTCTTCCGTGAAATCGGCAATATTGGTTCCTAATGAACGCAGAAATTGATTTGTATTATAATTTTTTGCATCTATATAGCCCTGAAATGCAGGTATAAATAGTGGCATTTTCTTCAAGAATATGTTGAGATACTCTTTATGATAAATTTTGTCTATGTTATCAGTCCATGCGACGCGTTGCACGCCTCCCGCTTTCATGAATTTCTCCACGGTGTCATAAAAGTACTCTCCCGAGATGCCATAAGCGCCATATTCTGGCACTAAGTTTCCCTGTTTATCATATTTTTTTATACGACGCATTATTCGCTTCAATTGTGCTATCGAACGTATATTATATCTTCCATCATTTGCTAAATGTAGAAGTCCTTTAGGTGCGAAATCGACTGGTTCAACCTCGCTCTTGATTTTAAAGCGGGCATTGGGTAGACCCACACCGAATTCATCGACAAATTTTATTGATTGATTGTCGTCCTCTATTCTGGGCTTGACTATTCCATCCGCATGGCCTTTGCGCTTCGCCTCACTCTTTCGTTTAAATTCGTCGAGTTCTTTTTCTTGCTTTTTAATATACTCCCCTACCGGAACGATATTCTTATTAATAAATGATGTATCGAAATTAATTGTTAAAAAATTAAGGTTATGCTCGTCAGTTCCTTTTTTTTTTGAATCGTTTTCTATAATCTCCGTTAGGTTTATGGTCATATCATCAAATCGCACAAATTTGCCAGTTGCAAAACCATCTTTATCTATTGATTTATTACCAAAACACCCATTTTTATCCATTTCAATGGATGTATATTTATCTGGATCGGACTTTATTTTAAAACGAAGTTTTGTATCTTTATATGATAACTCTTGTGTTCCCACAGTTGCATATCTATATAAATCCCCTATTGTTGGTATTTGTCCCGTAAAAATGAATGAATCATCATCATCGCGCTCACTATATTTATCATCTGGAATATTATCGATTTTTATAAAATCTGTGACCGACCCACAACTTAATATAACTCCATTATCATCTGTGATTTTTGCTACTCTAAGCGGAACAGTATTTGTGTCGGAAATGCCAGGAAAAATCTGATTGTTCATACTCATGTCAATATTTATGTCATGTTCAGGTTTGCAACTAGCACTTATGTACTCATCACAATCGCTCTCACATTCATAATCTTTAACAGGTTTATATGTGTGATTGTCAACTTTAAACACATTTTCTTTATATTTGAGTTTTTTGTTGATGGCATCTTCCACTATGAAAGTCTTATTTAGTCTATCATTCTCCCATTTTGCACCAACGGCCGCACTTAGTCTTCGCAATTGGCGTTTAGCAGTACTATTTTCGTAGGGTTCACTATTTTCAATAACAATGTTAATACTATTGTGTTTATTAGTTTTTGGATGTTTAAATTTGACAGCAAAATTAAACGATGAGCCGGTATCTGTATTCCATACGTTTTTTTTGCCAAAAACAGGTGTTTTATAAAAGTTAATCACCATTCCTTTGCTAAATAAATAATTCTCTGCCTGATTTACAGCAGGTCCCGCCTTCACTTTTTTATTACCAATTAACATATATTCGTCTGGGAGCTCGCGATAAACGCTACCAAATAAGCGTAAAATATTTTGGGGGTGGTTACGTTTAATTGGCGTTACCTTCTTGTAAAAATCCTTTTTAAACTCAAATATTGATGGCTCCTTTTCGATAGAGATTGCAGTATCAGGAGCAGCACCAGCATCGGTAAACATGTGGCAATAAGTCATTAGTTCATTAATTGTATTTCGTTGCTGTAATGTTAAAACGTCAACGTCTGTGGGAGTTTTTGTATAATCTCCTTCAAAAAAACATTGTTCTCCATTTGCAATTTCTATTTTTTCATTAAGTACTTTTTCTTTATTCATTATTTCTGTTGTATTGCTGCTATGCAATGCCTCTGAAAAGATATATCTAATTTCATTTATTTGGTCCCCATCGCTATTATAGGGATTATATATATCTTTTAGAAATTCTTTATCAGTCATTATATATTTATAATTATTTAATTTTAATACATTTCTTATCCATATCAAATGATTTAACCTTTTCATCTTGTGGTACAATTTTAATAACGCACTTGGATTTTTTACCATATAATGGTTCTGTGCAGCCATTCTCACGTTTTTTCGTAAATTTAATAATTTTAGGTTTGTCAATGGTACATCTAGAACGGAAATGTTCATATCTTTCTCTTACATCACAATAGGATAATCCTGATTTTTTCTTCAACATTTTATTAACAGTTTCATGTAAATTATATACATATCTAGAGAAACTATTGCGTGATGTCATACATATATTAGTAAGAGGTAGAGCCTTAAAATTTGTAGCTAAATTCTCTCTGCAATGCTGACAAGGAAGAACATTTTGCAATGACAACATAAATGATTTGTAGTTTTTTTTATCTTGTTTAGATGGTTTAATAGGATAATTGAAACTCATTGTATGTAAATAATGCCATATACTAGGACCCCATACGGATGTAAGCATACCATCACCGCTTATAAAATCTTTCTTACCAAACGTTCTTTTTTTTCTAGTCTTAGCCATATAAAATGGTAGAGATTATATTTTTGATTTGATTGTTTTTACCAACATGATGGCGATTAAATTTAAGGGCGACCATTTTTTTATAATAATCCGAATTTGTAATGTAATCATTGCGATTAATAATTTTCATATCGCCATTGTGTGTTCTTACCAGCATATAATAATATTAATACGTTTATTTAATATTATTTAATCTTTATATATAATATAAATGTTTGGGAAAATGAAAAAGGAGATGGGCAGGATGCCAAAGATGGGAAAACAGGTTACACAAAAAAATGTGCTTATTGGTGTAATTCTGGCATTATTTATTGCGACGGCGCTTTTTGGTTATCATAAATATGCGAAGCCATTGCTTAATCGTCAAAAAACCGCGAACATGGAACATAATACAAATAATGATGGTCCGGATGGAAATATACGCACAGCGGAAGTATTATTTTTCTATGCAGATTGGTGCCCGCATTGCAAAAAGGTAAAAGAACCAGTTGGCGATTCAATGTGGGATAAATTAAAAAGAAGTGAAAAAGTAAAGGAGGGTACGATTATCAATGGTTATGTAATTAAATATGTACCAAAGGATTGTACAAATAATAAAGATGCGGCGACACAAGAGACACTTGATAAATATAAAGTTGAGGGTTTCCCAACATTTAAGATTGCCAGAGGTAATGAAATCATAGAGTATGATGCTAAACCAGAGATTGAATCATTAGAGCGATTCATTCTCGCCACACTCAGCAAGTAATTTTTTTTTGCAAATAGTTATACCATATTCATATAATTTTTTGCGATATGATTCGTCTTTACATTTATACAATGTTGTTGGTGTTAAAGCTTCACTTTCCATTATGAATGTCGTAGGTTTTTCTACAAATGAATCAGTATTATTTAAATTAAAACTGCGCATAGTATTTGACAATAAAATCATAAAAAAGTTTGATATATTAGTATTTCTTGGTGGTCGGTTATCATAATTTTTATCAAAATGATAACGTTCGCATATAGCAATAATTTCTTCATGGTTATAGGCTGATAATGCATCTTGATATGGGGAAGCCTTGAAGAATCCGCCATCAAAATAGTATTTGTCATCAATACATATAGGTTTAAATATAATAGGAATAGATGCAGACATGGCAATAGCATCAATGACGGATAGTTCTGGAAAGGTCATGTGTGTAACAACAATAGATTTAAACGTATTAACTTCGCTCACAAAAATATTGAGATTTATTTTGGTGATTTCAAAAAAATCCTTTAAGTTGATATTTATATCTATATCGGCCGAAGCAAACAGAGGTTTAAAAAATGCAATAAATGATTCTTTTCCATACATGCCGTTTTCGTTTACTAATGATAATATGCGAGACGAATCGAATGATATGATATTATCGAATGGTCTATTTAATGAATATTCGACGACATCATTAATATCAAGTCGTAATGCGATAGCAATGGCAACTATACTACCACTAGATGTAGAATATATAGATTCGATGCTATCATAATTCCATAATTTATCATAGGTCTCTTTTAGTATTCCAATACTAGAAAAGCCATTATGTCCGCCACCGGTTATAGATAAACATTTGATTGGTAAAATATTCTCTCTATCTGTCATAAATATAGAGAGAATAATATTTTTAAGTATTCATTTTAAAAATAAATGTATATTAAATGACGAATATTTTTACATTGAATGATAATCTTGATGAACTAAATGAAAAGATGAATCTAGATGATTTATACGAGCGCAAGCGGCAAAGTGATTTGAATAATTTAGAATTATTTAATAAAATATTGAATCGTGTGCAGACTAAAATTCGCCAAACAACTAATTTAAATAAAGATGCAACGAATTGTTGGTATATTATACCAGAAGTAATGATAGGAATACCAAAATATGATCAAGGAGAATGTATTGGTTATATTATCGAAAAATTGCGAGATAATGGTTTTAATTTGAGATATTTTCACCCAAGTACTATTTTAATTTCATGGAATCATTGGATTCCAACCTATGTGAGAGATGCGATTAAGAAAAAAACAAACAAGAACATAGACGGTTTAGGAAATATAATAATCGACGAAAGAAAAACACCCGAAATGTTTAGTGATAACAAACCAACTACGGCTAATAATATATATTCCGATTTTCATGGGTTATTACCAAACCAGAAAACTGATTCAAAATCACCGGCGGTTAAACCAGAACCTAAAAATAAGGTGTCATATAAATCGATTGATTCTTATAAACCCACAGGATCTTTCGTCTTTAATCAGGACTTTTTTAATAAAAAATGAAGACCATGATATATTGTAGATTAAAAGTCACTTTTTTTTTGCAAAGTATTTTAACAATTTCAAAAATGGACATTGTCCATTTTGAGAATATACAAAAAACTTTGCAAAAAAAAGTGACACTTTGACAACCTCCCTAGAAGATGTAGGGAGGTTTTTTGACACAATTGAAAAGTCCCCCTACAACCTTTTGTCCAAATGTTCAAAATATTTTTTGGGCATGGAAAAAACTAGTTACCCTCAATGCTAACAAAAGTTACCATTTTTTTGAACATGTTTTTTCCATGTTTTTTTATTACTGAAAAAGCTAACAAAAAAAAATCCAAAAAATATTCTATGGTAAGCGAGCCGAAATGCTAACAAAATGGTAACCAGTTTAGACTGAGAAAAATATCTATATTTGTTTAACAAATTCCGCACCATTTTATGGTAACAACATGAAAATGTTCTTAAAAAACATTTTGGACATTTTTTTGGACATTTTTTGTGAAAATGTAGAAAATATGTTTGAGACCATTATATGGTAACAATATGAAAATGCTCAGAAAAAACTTTTTGGACATTTTGGACATTTATTTGAACAAATTTATAAAATGTTCAAATAAATATTTGAGACCATTATATGGTAACAATCTGAAAACATGTCGAAAAAACTTTTTGGACATTTATTAGTGAAATGTGCAAAAAAACGCATGTACAATTCTATGGTAACATCATGATGAATAAAACATTTTAAAACAAAATATATAGGTATATATAAATGATAGAAAATGTTACAAAATATAGTTGTAGAAAATGTAATAAATCATATACATTTAAAAGTAATTTATTAAAACATGAAAACTGTTGTAAAACCGACCTACATCGATGTAGGCATTGTAATAAAGGTTTTGTATATGCATCGGGACTATCAAGACATTTGAAAAAATGTGATGGGAATGGTTATAAATGTAGCATTTGCAATATGAGCTATACTCATAGGTCGAGTTTATCTCGTCATGGTAGAATATGTCTGGCGGATAGTAATTTGGAAAAGGTATTAAATGAAAAATTTCAAGCACAAAATGAAATGCTAATGAAAAAATTAAACGAAGTTGCAGTGCAAAACGTTATTATAGCTAATAATAATTATAGTGTAAATAATAATTATAGTGTAGGGAAGATCAATATATTTTTAGATCAGGAATGTAAGAATGCGATCAATATGTCAGATTTTGTAATGAATGTACCGGTAACAATAGATGATTTAATTTATACAAAAGATAATGGCTATGTGAATGGTATAGGAAATTTATTAGGAAAACATTTGGAAACATTAAAGCCGACAGAGAGACCAATTCATTGTAGTGATAAAAAACGATTAAAGTTTTATATCAAACATGAAAATGAATGGACAAATGATGAAAAGAATCATTTTGATGGAAATATAGATACTTTGACAGAGCGTCAAATTAGCCATATAAAAATTTGGGAAGAGAAATATCCACTGTGGTACAATAACCAAAATAAAACAGAAGAATATCTAGGAATATTGGAGCCATTATGTGATAAAAATCAACATGATATGAAAAAAATAAAACGTTTAATAAGTGGGTTTGTTAGTATTTAAGGAGCGGAGTGTCGTCTGCGATTTTTACCGCGCTTATGAGATTTATTGGAATTTTTACGACAGAACGTCCGCTTTTTACCACGGGCGATTTTACATCCAGACGTAAGAGCACACTGACGTACGGTTTGCTTAGCACATTTCTTAGAACGAGAACGAGACCGAGAACGAGAACGAGAACGATGACCAGGCATTATAATATATAAAAATATTTTATTATTCACATTTATCAATACTATTTATTTTATTGCTAAATGTATTTATTTCAAAATCAATAATATTTCCCATTTGTTCCATTCTCTCTAATGAAATATCATTATTAATACCAAACGTTTTGTCTTTAACGAACAACTCTCCTAATATGATATAAAAATTAATTTCTATAAAACGTAGTCTATTTAATTTTAGCTCTAATAATTCTATTTCGTCTGCAATAGAATCATCAAAACTCTCATGTTGATATTTAATATATTCCTGTTCCGCTTGTTGAATTAAATTATTAACTGTTACTATAAGACTTTTAATTTTATTAAATAATACATAAATTTCATAATAGAAAATTGCTAAAAATTTACATTTTATACGCGCATCTATTTTCTGGTTTGTGTAATGGATCGTATCTAGATCGATTTCGATCATGTTATCTTCGCCCCCAATATGATAAAAAATTTTATCAATTGTCGCCAAATCAACATATTTCATTAAAATATCAACAAGAATATTAATGGTATTATTGTTATATTGATAAGAATCAATCAAATGCAAATCTTTTGTGGATGATTTGAGAATATATTCAACTACAATAGATTCTAAAACGTGTCGTTCATTTATGGTTGAAAAGGATGCACCCATTTTATATATATAATTAATTGAATTTAAATGCTAGACATAAATTATAACTATTCATTAATGGCGGCTCATCGAACAAAAAAAATCAGGCAAACTTCTGTAGATATCAAAGCATTATGGGACAAATTTGATGATGAAATTGGTGAAAATAAAATGGAATGTGTATATAATCCAGCCCGTTCTATTGATGAATGTTCTACATGTAAATCTACACTGTCTCTTACAGACGATGGATTTTTAGGGTGTACAAATGTAAAATGTGGAATAATATATACAGATATGATAGAGCAAAGTGCTGAGTGGAGATATTATGGTGCAGATGATACTGGAAATAGTGACCCAACCCGATGTGGTATGCCAATTAATCCATTACTGGCCCAATCATCATTTGGGTGTAAAATATTGCCGGGGGGGGCAGGTAGTTGGGAGATGAGAAAGATAAAGCGCTATACGGAATGGCAGTCCATGCCATATAAGGAGAAATCGCAATATGATGAATTTCAAATGATAACGACAATGGCGCAAAATCATCATATTCCTAAACTAATTATAGATGGTGCAATTAGATACCACAAGAGAATCTCGGAGCAGAAGACATTTAGGGGGTTAAATCGTCATGGGATAATTGCAGCATCAATATATATTTCATGTAGTATGAATAATTATCCGAGAACGGCAAAAGAGATAGCAACAATATTTAATTTAGATTGTACAAGTGCGACAAAAGGTTGCAAAAATGCAATAAGTATAATTAATACATTAGAAACGGATTTTGTAAATAATGATAAGACCATTTTAATGCAAGCAACTCCGGAAAAGTTTATCGAGAGGTTTTGTAGCAAACTAAATATTAGTGAAGAACTAACAAAGGTCAGTAAATTTATTGCAACAAAGGTGACTAAGAATGGACTTATTCCAGAGAATACTCCACCATCAATTGCGGTAGGTATAATATACTATGTATGTTTAAGATGTAACCTAAATATTACAAAAAAAACAATTTTCAGCATGACAGGTGTGAGTGAAGTTACGATCAATAAATGTTGCCAGAAACTGCAACAGCACGACTTGATTCCAAATATGATTTTGAAAAAATACAATAAATAATCATCAAAAAATAATACAATTAAAAATAATACATTAAAAAATAATCGTTAAAAAATAATCACAAAAAATAATACAATAAATAATCGTAAAATTTATATATGTATATTAAATAATGGCTCCTCCGAAAATAATTTTTGTTGTGCCGTATAGAGACAGAGAACAGCAAATGTTTTTTTTTAAAAATTATATGAAATATGTATTAGAGGATTATGCGGAAGATGAGTGTGAAATATATTTTTCTCATCAAATGGATGGGCGGGAGTTTAATAGAGGTGCGACTAAAAACATAGGTTTTATGGCGATGCGTGATAAATATCCTAATGATTATAAGAATATAACATTTGTGTTTAATGATATAGATACAATTCCACATAAAAAGGGGTTGTTTGATTATGAGACCAAAAAGGGTGTAATTAAGCATTTTTATGGATTTAGGCATGCATTGGGTGGTTTTTTTTCTATTAAAGGGGTAGATTTTGAAAGATTAAATGGGTTTATAAATAATTGGGGATGGGGGTATGAAGATAATGCATTAAATGTTCGTGCTGATAAAGCAATAGGTATTACAATTGATAGGAGTCATTTTTGGGATATAGGAAATAATAATATCATACAATTATTTGATAGTGTAACGCGCAGTCTTAATTTTAAAAACAAAGATAATTTTTTAAAGGACAATATAAATGATGGATTAACAACTATCCAAGGTGTTAAATATAAAATCCAAGGTGATATGATAAATATAGAAACATTTAATACAATGCGTCCATATGTAGAAAGGGAAATTAAGACGTATAATTTATTCACTCAGGGGCGGACTCAGATGCATAAGATGCGCGGATTTAATGAAAAGAAACCTCCATCACCACTTGTGCCCCAATCCCAAAGACCCCCACCACCAAAATCGATGTCAGTTGGATTTCACCAAAACACAAAGCAAAGAAGGATGTTTAAGATGTTTTAACCATATCGGCAATGATTTCTTCGCGGACACGTTTCCATTTAGGGTCGCCGGCGGCATTAGTAACTTGCCCAGGATGCAAACGATAATGAAGAAGAACATCGGGCATATTGTGAATTTTACCATGAGTTTTCAACATTTTTAATTCAAGATGAAAATCTTCAATCATAGAATGTTCGGTGGGGTCATAATTTCCGGCATAAAGAATCGCAGATTTACGATAACAGACAGTGGGATGGTTAATAAACCAATCTTTTGGTGCTTGTTTATATTCGTCCCAATTAATTGAATGATGTTTTGTATTCATTGTAACATTTTTAATATCATCTCCTCTGAACATAGATACCTGACCTCCACAAATCATACATTTTGGATGAGCATACATATGGTTTAGTTGTTTAGCGATTCTCTCTGGAACCATTATATCATCACTGTCCATTTTAATGATATTTTCATGAGAACACATATTAACACCTTTATTTAAGCTATATCCGATACCCTTGTTACCATCATTTTCATCATAAACAACAGAAATCCAACGAGAAGTTTCTTTAAATTGTTTTAAAATAGATATAAGCTCGGTAGTCGAGGCTTCAGTAGAGCCATCATTAATCCAAACCACTTCCATATTGAATTTGCCAACTTGTGCTTTAATTGACTCCAAACATTCTTTTACATATTGTGGTTTCGTATTGTAACTAGAAACCAGGACAGAACATGCTAATGCATCTGCCGGAGGAGTAAATGCATCAGGAAGTTCAACCTGATTCATAACGTCATAGTTTTGTTTCGTAGAACCCCACTCTTGATAGGCATATACTTTTTCATGACCTTCATATTTGATGCCAGAATAATGAAATGGTAGGAAATAATGGCTAGGGTACATGGTAATGTTTTTAAATTCATACATTTGGCAGATGCGAGTAAGTAGTCCAGGCCCAACAGTATACCAAGCGCGATTACCAGTCTCTCTATTACTGATAGGATTCCGTGCAATCCATTCAAGTGCGGAATTTACAATAGGATGTGATGGTGTGAAACCCATGGTGCCAGTGGCAGCCAAACCTTTACGAACTTGTTCTTGTTCCCAGCCAGCAAATGCATCAACCCCATCCGCCAAAATGTGCGAATCGATTGGCTCAATGCATATGGAATCCGCGTCAACGAAGACGCCGCCAAATTTTTGTAGAATGATCCAGCGAAAGACATCGGCTTTGCCATTAATTTCTTCAATGCTATTAACACGGCGAGCGTAACGACCGATGTCAACATTGTGTACGATTTCGGCTTCATTCCAGAGACGATATTCCCAACCGAGTGGCACATGTGCATCTCGCCAGGTGTTCATAAATTTGGTGGGTGCTGGTTTCTTACCAATCCAGAGTTGGTGAATAATCTTAGGTATTGTCTGCGTAGCCATTAAATATAATATAATAAACCTATTTAATATATTATAAATTAATAATCGTAATAGATGGAATTTCACCAAAAGTTTTAATGTTATATACATTAGAATATTTTTCTAATATCGGTTGAATTTTCGGTTTATTATATTTATTCATCCATTCAATATTATCTCGTTCAAGAGAACCACCTTCTAATATAATTGTGCCACCATCTGATAGTTTTTGCATATAATTATCGAATACAAATTGATATACATCGCCATTATTTGCGATATCAATGTGAAGTAAATCAATACTTTTATCATCAAGAGATTTTACAATTTCAAAAAAATCGCCATGTTCAATGGTAATATTTTTATTATATGCAAATTTATCTACGATATCATTTTTAACAGCATGATTACCGTTAAAATCTTCAAAAATATCATATCCCCATATTGTTGCGTCCGGTGCATAATCGGCAAATTTTTTTAGGGAAAATCCTTCTAATATGCCAATTTCAAGTATTGTTTTTGGTTGTTTCAAAAAAGTAGTATTTGCAATAAGATCTCCAAAATCAACGGTATTATTATAGGATGATTTCATATTATGAATAAATGTTATATTATGTTTATTATGTATTAAATATAATAGTCTATTAAAACTATTAATGAGTGACATATCTTTATTTAAAGTATTTATGAGCGAGGATGTATTAAAACCAGTAAATGAATTATTGATGAGCGGACAATTGACACAGGGACCAAAAGTTGAACAATTCGAACAGATGCTTCAAGAATATTTGAATAATCAGTATGTTTTAACATTAAATTCTGCAACAGCAGGTTTAACATTAGCACTTCGGTTATTGAAAGAAAAATCCACAACTTGGCCTGGTTTCGATGATGAAACGGATGTAGTATTGACGCCAGCATTAACATGTTTTGCTACGACGGCAGCAGTATTATCAAATAATGTAAAAATACGTTGGCTTGATGTGGATGTAAATACAGCCAATATTTCTCTAGATGATTTAAAGGCAAAACTAAATGAAACAACAAAGGTAATATATTTGGTTCATTGGGGTGGAAGCCCAGTAGATTTGGATGAATTAGATAAGATTTGCGAAGAACATAAAGAAAAATATGGATATAAACCATTTGTTGTAGAGGATTGTGCCCATGCGTTTGGCGCGGAATATAATGGAGAAAAGATTGGTTCATCTAATAAAGATAATCATATGTGTGTATTTAGTCTACAAGCAATCAAGCATTTAACAACTGGTGACGGTGGTATAATAACCTTTCCAAATGAAGAATTATTTGAAAGATGTAAATTGCTCCGATGGTATGGGATTAATCGCGATAAGCGAAATTATAAAGGGAAAGATTTTAGAATGGAAAATGATATAGTTGAATGGGGATATAAGTTTCATATGAATGATTTGAATGCAACGATTGGTATTCATAATTTGCCACATATACCAGATTTATTGGAGAAGAATAGGGCAAATGGGAAATTTTTTGATGAGCAATTAAAAAATGTTCGTGGAATTGAACTAATGAAGACTAATCCAAAATGTAATTCGGCATATTGGCTTTATAGCATTCGCGTATTGGATGGTAAAAAGCAAGATTTTATAAATAAAATGAAAGAAGCAGGAATTATGACAAGTCAGGTTCATAATCGCAATGATATAAATAGTGTTGTTGAAGAATTTAAAGAAACATTACCGAATCTAGATGAATTGGAAAAAGAACTCGTATGTATTCCAGTAGGATGGTGGTTGGAAGAAAAAGATATAAAATATATTGTTGAAAACTCCAAAAGTTTTTAATGTTAAAGCACCGATTTATCATTGAAATAACACATAATCGATATTTATGGTTAATATCATTAATTGTATCTATTAGTAAATTTAATTTTTGGGTTTATTTTTTAATACTTTCTATAACAATTCAATTTCACTCGTATTTTTACCAAATAAATTTATACGAATAAAAAGGCTTTCCTTTTTTATTTTTAATGGTTGATTTAAAAAGAATCAGTATAGTTTACATCTAAACAACCCATTTTTAAAAGTTTATCTTGTAGGCATTCCTTTGATATAATATTCATATTACTATTTAAATCAACTTGTTCTTGTGTTAATAGTTTGCCGTCGAAATTAGGAATTATATGATAATATCCATTTTTTTTGTATTGTAATTGATATTGTGTTCCATTAATTAAGGACTCGTATAGTTTTTCACCAGATCTTAATTTAGTTACCAATGTTTTTTTATTATATAGTTCTGAAAATATTTCAAATAGGTCTTTTACATACATAGATATTATTTCAGGAACAATTGTTTCACCATTATTACCGTGTTCAATTGCATATTCAATTAATTTGCAACTTTCATCTAATGTCATAATAAATCGTGTCATTCTTACATCAGTAAGTGTTAATTCTTTAACATCCTCATTTTTACCCAAAGAATGTAATAATGGTATAATGCTTCCTCTTGAGTTTAATACATTACCATATCTAACAATATTATATTTTATAGTATTAGATTTATATGCTGCCTCCGAAATCATTTTTTCAGAAATAGCTTTACACATTCCATATGTATTAACGGGACTGCATGCCTTATCAGTACTAATAAATATAACATTTTTAAAAGCAATACTGTTTTCTAATTCTATTATAGAATTTATTATATTTTGCACTCCTAATATATTTGTTTTAATACATTCCCCGGTATCATATTCACATTTATCAACATGTTTCATTGCAGAAGCAATTATAATAATATTTGGTTTAATTAAATTTAAAGCATATTTAACCTTTTCTTTATCGCGAATATCTCCAATTATATTTTTTAATTTTGGAAATTTCTTTTCTATATTCCAGTGTTTGCATTCGTCTCTTGAATAATTATATATTGTATTATTGTTTATATTTTTAGAAATGAAATTATATCCTAACGACCCAGTACCTCCAAAAAATAAAATTGTATTATTTTCCATATAATAATATATGAAAACTATATTTATATAAATATAACAATGTAGTGTTAAATTAACTATATTGATATAGACATGGCTATAAGAGAATCTAATAATGATATACAACTATTTAAAGTGTTTATGGATCCTGGTGTAACTGAACCTTTAAACGAAGTTATTTTAAGTGGTAAGCTTTCTCAATATGAAAAAGTAACAGAATTTGAAAAGCATTTGTCGGCATACATAGGAAATTCTAATTTATTAACAATGAACAGTGCAACGAGTGCTTTACATCTTGCATATCATTTATTAAAGTCACCGATTCCAGAATTAAAATTTCCTGGTCTTGATTTGAATGATGAAGTTCTTACAACTCCATTAACTTGTGTCGCGACTAATTGGCCTATTCTTGCTAATAATTTAAAAATTAAATGGGTCGATATTAATAAAAATTTAAATTTAGATATAATTGATTTGAAACAGAAATTATCTAAAAAAACAAAAATTATTTCAATAGTTCATTGGGGTGGTTATCCTGCTAATTTAGATGAATTAAAAGATGTCCAAAGATATTGTGAAGAAAAATTTGGTTTTAGACCTATTATTATTGAAGATTGTGCTCATTCTTTTGGAGCTGAATATAAAGGACAAAAATTAGGAAATCATGGTAATATTGTTATATATAGTTTTCAAGCTATAAAACATTTAACATGTGGGGATGGAGGACTATTAGTATTACCAATAAAAGAATTGTATGAACGCGGTAAACTATTGAGATGGTTTGGTATTTCTAGGGAAACTAAAAATAAACAGAAAGATTTTAAAGTAGAAGATAATATAAAAGAATACGGTTTTAAGTTTCATATGAATGATATTAATGCAACAATTGGATTGCATAATTTACCATTTTCAGTTGAAAATCTGAGGATACATCGTGATAATGCATCTTATTATTTAAAAGAATTTAATGATATTAATTGTGTTGAATTATTAGAAACAAATTTAAATATTAATGCTGCATGGTGGACCTTTACATTTTTTATAAACAATCTGAATGAATTTATATCATTTATGAAAAAAAAAAATATAAATGTAAGTCAGGTACATGGTAGAAATGATAATCATGATACAGTATCTGAATTTAAAGTTAAATTACCAAATTTAGATAAAATTTTAGAAAGACTGATTTGCATACCTGTTGGATGGTGGATTACACATGATGATAGAAAATATATAGTTCAATGTATAAAAGAATGGGATAAATTATTAGAAAAATAAATAAAGGTAAACATAATATTAATATTATAATGAGTAATTATTCTATTATTGAATTAAATGAAGATTATTATGAAGAATATAACAAAATTATTATTGAATTGACTGGAAAAGATTATAGTATTCGAAATGAAATAAAAGTAAATAATAGATATATATTTATTTTGTTAGTAAATAAAAAGGTAATTGCTTGTGGGTCATTATTCATACATAATAAAATACATTGTAATAATATAGGTATCATAGAAGATATAATTGTTTCTCAAAATTATAGAACAAATGGATATGGTAAATTATTAATAGAATTTCTAGTATCAAAAGCAAAAACATTTGAATGTTACAAAGTAATATTAGGATGTCAAGATAAAAACATAAAATTTTATGAAAAAAGTTTATTTCACAAAGGAGGAATTGAGATGTGTAAATTTTTATTATAAATATATATTATATAAAGATACAGTATACTTTATATAATATGTTAATATATGGCATATGTTATTATTTCAACAATCAAAAAATAAAAAATATCCAAAATCATATTACCTGTTTTAAAAGGATATCTAATGCAAATGATACATTTAGTGTTTGTGTAATGATTGACAGTCATGACCTGACTGAACATGATACCGTAAAAAATTATATAGAAAAAATTATAAAAGAAAATAATATGTTAAATTTCAAAGTATTTACATGTTTTAATTATGGAGGAACTGTCTTAGGCTTGTGGAAAACCTTTGAATATTATAAAACATATACTAATCATAATATAGCATTTTTCGAAGAAGATTTTCATCCAATTAATACTAACTGGTTGAATGATTCAAACGAGTTGTTAAAAACAAATAAATATATCTATATAGGCGAACATATTCCTCCTGAAAATAAATCAATTGTTGACAAAAATTTAAATATAAAACAAAAGCCTATTAAAGAATTAGACAATGAAAATTGTTGGAAATTAAGTTTTACAAAAATTTTGCAAGAACATAATTGTAGTATAATTAATGAAACACTGTATTGGACTGATGGAGGATATTATTTTAGTTCTATTGAAAACTTTAATAAAATTTATAGTAAAATCGGTATTTTTCATAAAGGAAATAAAAATACAAAATATCATCACGAAATAGACGGAATAATACTAGGTGAGGTAGGATTTCCTAGTCAAGTAAAAAAATTTTTTGATTTTAAAGGCATATTAAGAAAAGAGTATTTTACTCATAGTTAAGTTGGAACAACTAATAGTAATTATTTGTAATATTTTTTACGCATAAATATTATTATAAAATATTAATATTATCAATCGAGCTATTAAAATTTGTTTAATATTATTATTTAATTCATATTGTCTTCTAAGAATATTTACTTTTTTTATAGAATATGTAAATTTAAACCAACCATATTTATTATTTTTTGTCCAATGGTTATAAAAATTATATTGACTTTCAAGATTATATTGATGTTGTAACCAATCTTGTTGTTTTTCATCGGAATAAATTTGATATTGTTTAATATCAAATTTATTTTTTTCAATATTATTAAGTAAATTAATAACATCTTTTTCTGTGCCAATTAATTCTGTATTTTTAGTTTGTTCATTCTCTTTTTCTCCCATAACATCATATGTATGTAAAAAAATATGAACATTAAAACCTTGATTTTGTAGTTGTTTTATAATTCTTTCATAAAATAACTTTCTAGTTTTTCAAATCGAAACCCTCTAAGTTGCCCATAAAATTGTATTGCAATATGGTTTGTCATAATATGAATTAATGTTGTGTAATATGTTTATATCAATAACTTAAAAAATATAAAGTATTTAAAAATTAATGTTTATATATATAAAATGAGAATTATCATAACTGGTGGGACCGGATTTTTAGGTAAGCGTTTGTTTCGTGATTTGCAAGAAAAAAATCATACAATAATGAGTTATGATATTGTTGATAATTATGATATTTTAAATCTTGAACAGTTGAAGAGTACATTTGAACGTTTTGTTCCAGATGCTGTAATACATCTAGCAGCTTGTGCGGATTTAAATATTTTTGCTAATAAACCTGAAATATCATATAAGATTAATGTTGTTGGAACCAGAAACATATTAAACATGTGTGAAGAATATAATGCAAGATTATTATTTGCTTCTACTTGTTGTTGTTATGGAAATAATGATACTCACCCAACTGACGAAACCTCGCAAACATGTCCAACTGAACCATATGCTCAATCGAAAAAAGAAAGTGAAAAGGAAATATTGGAGGTTGGATTACCTCATTGTTGCATGAGATTAGCAACTTTTTATGGTGAGGAAATGAGGTCTGCATTAGCACCAGCTGTATTTATTGATAAAGCTCATAAAAATGAAACTATTGAAATTCATGGTTCTGGTGGGCAAACAAGAACCATGACTTATGTTGATGATATTGTGAGTGGTATTATTACTATTGTTGAAAATGACCCAAAATATACTATTATTAATATAACAACAGAAGAAGAAACAAGTGTTTTAGATATGATAAACCATGCAAAGAAAATTACTGGAAATGATACAAAATGTGTTCATATACAAGATAGAAATGGACAAATTAAAAAGGAAGTTATTCTATCAAAAAGATTGCAATCGTTTGGTTGGAAATGGAAGACAACTTTTGAAGATGGAATGCACAAAAGTTACGAATATTATTTGAAAAATGATGAAAAATTTAATTAGATAGGTATAATTATATTGTGATTACATTATTCCAGCTAGGAGAACCACACATATCAATATGTGAATAATTATAATTATTTAATTTGTAATTTTGCCATGAACCAAAATATGGTCTATTACAATCACATACCCCAGCAATTGCATCTAAACCATATCCAACATCTATAATAATAGCATTTGTAATTTTCCGTATCTTATTAAAAAATTTTAATTTTGCCATACCCATTCCAACAAAAAAAATTTTGCATTTGCTGTTTTTAATTTGTTCTAATATTTTTTTCTCTATATTGTCATCTTCTATTGCCTGTCGCTGCGGAACATTTACATATTCTATAAAATAATCATTTTCTATGTATTTTTTATATTCATTGTGTTCTAATAACTTTTTAATTAGTTCTAATTTTTTTTCATTTCCGATTAATCCAATTTGGTTTTTAAATTCTTTTAATAGCCATTTGTTTGCAATCAATCCATAAATAATATCTAATGGAAAGTTCATTAATTCACTTTGAGAGCGTATTTTGTAATTTTTATTAAATAGATGTGTGTGATTAAATAATTCGGTTAAATTGTTTGATTGTTTGAATAGTTTATATTGATCACGAAAATGGATAATATCGTTCAACCATCCTTTAAAATCCCATCCAATTTGTGTTGTAATACAATCAACACTTAATAATGATTCATAACAATCAATATATTGTTTGATCGTTTGTTTTCCTGAATAGTGCCTTGGTAAAATTTGTTTTGTTATTAATTTTCCTTGACGACTGGTATCGTCAGGAACAATTCTTGATAAAAAACAATATTCTGCATGGCCTACGCGCAATACATGATATGATGTATTATTTTCAAAATGGTTTTTAATATTTTTTTTAAAATTCTCCATATCTTCTTGAAATGTTGGCCAAAAATTTTCATCTAGATACGGTCCGCTTGCTTGTTCAGAATCAATATTACTAGTTCCTGATATAGTATATTTATTCAACATTATAATATAATTATACAAATATTTAAGTTAATATAATTATACAAATATTTAAGTTAATATAATTATACAAATAATTACATTATAAATTATTATTCCTCCAACCATTTTTGATTATCAACCGTCCATTCTACTGTTTTTCTAAGTGATTCTTCAAAATTCATTGGCAGTTTAAAGCCCATATTAAATAATTTGCTTCCATCTAATCCATATCTTAAATCATGTCCAGGTCGGTCACTATGAAAATCTGTCATTTCATAATCCAGCTCCCTTCCCATAAAACGTGCAATCATCTGTGCCATTTCCAAATTGCTTACTTCTCTCTCCCCTGCAATATTATATTTTTCTCCCAATGTACCATTTTTAATTAAAAACAACACAGCAGCTGCAATATTTCTTCCATGAATATAAAACCGTGTTCCAGATGTTTTTTTATCAGGATAACTATGAATATAAATTTTTTCATTGTTTAAAATACGCTTTACACATAGGGGAATAAATTTTTCAACATGTTGGCGCTCTCCAAAAGCATTCATTACATTTACAATTATTAACGGAATCTTATATGTATTCTCATATGAAATGCATATTTGCTCCGCAGCCGATTTTGATGCAGAATATGGATTTGTTGGTTTATGTCTGTCCCATTCTTTGAACAATGCGTCACCTAATGCAGGTCCAAATACTTCATCTGTACTAAAATAAAAAAACTGTTTTAGATTTGGCAATGTACGGGCATATTCCAACATATTAAAAGTACTACCAATATTATTATCTAAAAATGTTTTGGGGTCTTTAATACTATTATCTACATGTGTCTCTGCGGCCATATGAACAATATAATCAACATCATTTCCAATCTCTTTTTTGATACCATCTGGGATTGGATTCACGAGATCATTTGTAAATATTTTTACTCGATTGTTATCTAGTGTTTCTGTATCACGTAAACGTTCAAATCCATTACTTGCATAACTTAGTTTATCAAGTATTATAATTTCCCAATCTGTATTCTTATATACATGTTCAACAAAATGATGTCCAATAAATCCACAACCACCTGTTAAAACAAGTTTCATTATATGAATATTATTAATTATTATCTAAGTTTATACAAATATAAATATTATATATAACTTTAATTATGACAATTGTTTGTATGATGCCAATTTCAACCAATATCCAAAATACAGTATTATTTAATCAAAAACAATTGGCAAATAATAACACCAGATTAATACAATATCAAGATGGATTTGACAAGTTTTTTGCGCTTAATAAAAAATATATTATAAACAAAACCATTGATGTTGTAATTACCGATAATACATGTAATGAACAAGAATTCCCGTCACAGATATTAGACGTAATAAAAAAACATGAATTGACAGATTATGTTAAAATAATTTGTCATAAAAAAAATGTTTATGGGGCACAAAATAAAGGTTGTGGAGTGATTGAACAATGGTTATATAATAAAAATATAATTCAACAATATGATTGGTTTATACATTTTGAACCACGACAATTATTAAAAAGTAATCAATTCATAGATAGTTTTCTAGAAAAGCACCGTAATTTATTTACATTAGGTGCGTGTAATAATCACTTTAATACAGGATTATTTTGTATTAAAACAGATATATTATTGCAATATATCTCTATGGTACGGTTAGATCAAATGGTAAGAAATTATATTTCGATAGAACATGACTTATTTAATTATTTTAAATATATTGAATATGATGTATTAGAAAAAATGGATTTGATATGGTTCAATAGTGCCAATGATAAAGAGTATGAATGGTAATATAATAATTTTTAAAACATATTAAATATATTTAAAAACATATTAAATATATTTACAATTTTAAAATATAATGGAGGATAATCGTTATGATATATTTGAAAACTATTGTAAATCACTTCGCGTTCTAGATAATTTTAAAAAAAATCAGAATATCATTAGTATAATCGAAAATGTCTCTCGGGATTATGGATTTAAATACTTAGATAATATTAAAATTTATGAAAAGAATATGCAACTTAATTGGAATACGATCAAAACTTTAAATGATATTGGTAGCCCCCATGCATTATCGTATTATTTAAACAGTAGCAGCATTACCTCGTTATCACCTACAACATTAAGATACGTGCAATTTAGTCTTGATATGTTAACGCATATGAAAAATAAAAAATGTCAAGATGTCTCTGTATATGAGGTAGGTGGTGGTTATGGTTTCCAAGCAGTTCTTCTAACCGAAATGGCAAAATTATTTGATATTAAAGTTAATAAATATACAATAATAGATTTACCTGGTATTAGTAATATGCAAAATTTATTTATTAAAGAAAGTTCAAAGCGACTTAATCATAATTTTACAGATAGTATTACTACTTTTAATCCAAGTGACATTGATAGTATTACAGTTCCTGAAAACGCATTCTTCGTAAGTAATTATGCGGTTGGTGAATTAAAGAAAGAATGGCAAAATTTCTATGTTGATAAACTTATCAGTAAATGTGCACATGGTTTTATTTGCTGGAACTTTTCGGTTGGAAATCAAAAAATCCATGAATATTTTGATACTATTGAAAAGGAAGTTGTTGAGGAAAATCCTCAGACAAATTGTCACCCAGTTAAAAGTTATAATGTAATGTTCTAATTTAGTAATTTCATAAATCGCTCTGCACATGGCACAGTGCTTAGATTTTCCATTATAAATTCTCTTGGTTTATATTTTTCTCCCGTTTTTATGTTTTTAAGAAAAACATTAAAACAATTTTCCCATTCTTCCCATTTCGTAAAATATTCCCCGCATCTTTCATCCCAATATGGTATGCTTGTTGCTGGCAAACTAGGATGATTTGATCCAACTTCTTGATTCATATTTGTCACATTCCATACGATAAGTGGTACATTGCATGCCATAGCTTCCTGTAGTGCAAAACCCTGACTTTCGTGTGATCCTAATACAATACCGAATTTCGCCTCCTGTAATGTTTTCAAGTAATCATTTTCTTCATATTTCTTTACATAATCAAAAACCTCATATTGAATTTTTCGTTCTCTTAAATAATTTTCCAATATGTTCAGTTCTGATTCATTTCTACGCTTGAAATAAATAAATACTTTGTTTTTCTTATTTTTTTCATCCAATATCGGTTTAAATAATTCTGTATTTACTGGAAATGGCATCATTTTAAGCGGTAAAATTTGCTCTACTCCCATATTTCCCCAAATATTAACGCACCATTCGCTTGGTTGAATATAGATACAATTTCTATGAATATTATTAATTATACTCAACATTTTATTTGGAAATACCGAAAAATGTGGGCCAAATATAAATGTAATATTTGGAAATAATGCTGTGTTAATAGGTGTAGCTGGCGAATATACAACATCTACATTATCCGGATTCAAATCATTGACTGTGCCATATTTATAACTAATATCATTATTTTGTAATATATGTTGCAACATTAAATCTAATCCCAAATGATTTTTATGATGCAACCATTTTTCAATAATAAGCAATTTCATATATTACATATCATAAATTTATTTTTAATATATACTTTTAACTTAATATATATTATTCCAGGTACTAGGGAATAAATCCATCGTATCATGATTCGGAAGCGCCTTGCCAAACCACGCCTCTGGGTAACATACAATCTTATCTGGATTCTCATTCATATATGCACCCCACCAGCTAAAACTGCTGTTTGCTATAATATTATGGTCACAACATGACATCAGCAACATTTGTTCATAATCTTGCAATTCACCAATATATGCAACACTTACAAATGTTATGTCACATTCTTTGCACATCTGGGTTGATATCAATTGTTCCACTATCTTTTCTACTTGTTCTGTATCTTCTTCTTCATGAAAATACAAAACTTTAATTGGGTTCTCTGTCCGGGTAGAGAGAATATGTGCTAATGCCTTTTCATAATACTCCACCGTCTGAATTGGGTGTGCATTCTTATGCGCTTCTGCTTTATAATCACCTATTCTAAAATGCATAGATACAAAAGTGCTCTTAGAGAGAACAATACCGGATTTGTTAAGTACTGTGGCTTTCTTTTGTGGAATCTGCAATATTTTAACAATGCTCGCATAATTCTCTTCGAAATATTTAGGTGATTGAAAATAGCCAAATAACTTCATATGTTTTGATCGGATGCCATTTGTTTCCGGGAGCGCATCATACCTGAACCTTTTCTCTCTATATACAGGAATAAATTGTGTAGAACCCTCATGAATAAATCCTACGATCTCTTTGAACATACTATCCCAATACAATGGTCTAACACTTCCACCAGCAGAATGCGTATCTAGCTTCCCGGGAGGCAATACAAACTGAGTTTTATTACTAAGTGCATGAGAAATAGTTGCAAAAATTTGAAACATTTGGTTACCCAAACCACCTTGAAGCTCAATCGTAATCATAATATTAATATTACACACAAGTGTTTAATATTAAATATATATATATGGATAAAAAGTACATATGTGATAGATGTTTAAAAAAATACAAATTTAAATCAGAACTGCAAAAACATATACAGGACAAACACTCCTCAATATGTTGGATTTTGTGCATGTGAATCTGGATTAGAAATCACTTGAATCTGGATTAGAAATCACTTGAATCTGGATTAGAAATCACTTGAATCTGGATTAGAAATCACTTGAATCCGGATTAGAAATCACTTGTATCTGGATTAGAAATCACTTGTATCTGGATTAGAAATCACTTGTATCTGGATTAGAAATCACTTGTATCCATATCAAATATCCCATCATCTTTATCCGTGGTCGCCAACGCATATTCCCCCACCCTTTTTTCAAAGAAATTCGTTTTGCCTTCTAATGAAATCAACTCCATAAAATCAAAAGGGTTTTTGGTGCCATAAATCTCACCGGCAGCCAATTGTACAGCCAAACGGTCTGCCACAAATTCTATATATTGTGTCATCAAATGAGAATTCATCCCGATGAGGCGACATGGTAACGCATCACATATAAATTCCTTCTCAATTTCAACAGCCTCTTTAATAATTTCAATAACCTTATTCTTTGCAACCTTCTTTTGTAATTTATTATACAACAACACTGCAAATTCAGTATGCAATGCTTCATCTCGCGAAATCAATTCATTCGAGAATGTAAGCCCTGGCATAAGACCACGTTTTTTAAACCAATAAATACTACAGAAAGCCCCACTAAAAAAGATACCTTCGACACAAGCGAAAGCAATCAATCTTGTAGCAAAACTACTGCGTTTATCATGTATCCATTTTTGTGCCCAATCACTTTTCTTTTTAATACAGTCAAAATTGTCTAATGCTGTAAATAATTTATGTTTTTGTTCTTTATCTTTGATATACGTGTCAATAAGGACACTATATACTTCACTATGTATATTTTCCATAGCAATCTGAAACCCATAAAAAGCTCTTGCTTCTGAGAGCTGAACCTCACCCATAAACCGTGTCCCCAAATTTTCTAAAACGATACCATCAGACGCAGCAAAAAACGCCAGAATCATTGATATGAAATGTGTTTCGTCTGCATTTAAGGTTTCCCAATGTGCCAGGTCCTTAGACAAATCAATTTCTTCTGCCCTCCAAAAACAATCTACTTGTTTTTTATACATTTTCCAAATTTCGTTATCTACGATAGGAAACATTACAAAGCGATTATCGTCTGGGGTTAGGAGGGGGTCGGTTTTTAGTGATGTCATACTAAATAATATATACAAAGATATTTATATTGATTCAATTATAGAATTTTTCTCAAAATCTATAAATAGATTTCTATAAATAGACATTCTCTCTAATTTAACAATATCTCTATGGGAATATATATGGATGGGTGTATGAACAATGGAGATATAGAAGAGCTTGCTGAACGAGATTTAGCAACAATGTTAAGGAGAATTGTAGAACAAGTTAATGAAACCAATACTATTAATAAGGCAACTCGTTCAAAATATGACTTTAATGAATTAGGTGAAAAATGCGAACATTATGAAAAATATGTAGCATTATTTAATGAAAAACAACAAGAATTTGAACAATTGCAACAAGAATTATCGGAAATGCGATCATTTTTAGACAAATGCCCCCATAATAGAATGGTTCAACATGAACAAGAAGATATAGATACTATTTTATCTAGTTTAAATACTTCAGCAAAGGAAATATATAAGAGAAAAAATGCCAATTATGATAATTATAATCTTAACAATTTAAATAATTTTCAGATAATTTACAAATTATAATGATATGTTATATTATAAATGTCTGTGATGAAAAGTATGGATAAAATGTTGAAAAATCAAGCCGTTCTTTATGGTGTCCTTTTTCTAACAGTAACAAACGTATTTGGCTATTTAATGGTGCGTAATTATGAAGCTATCGTATTTTTTGCATTAGTTGCATACATTTCTAGCGAATTTACCAAGAATAATATTCTTGTTTGTTTAGTCGCTTTATTAATGACTAATGTTCTACTAGCTATTGTACAAGGTAGAAAAGTTTATGAAAGTATGCAAACAGAAGGAGTTGCTGATGAGACTGCAGCAAAGGCCGAAGCTTCTCCGGAAGAGGCAAAAGAACCTGTTATAAAAAAAGCAGATTCCAAAGCCGCAGTGGCTGAACAACTCATGCCTTCACTCTCAGACTCTAAAATGAAAGATCATATGGCCAATTTAGATAAAATTGAAGGCCTTCTAAACAAACAAGAAGGATTAGTTGGCAGTCTTAGTAAGATTGAAAATATGATGGCTAAACTAGAAAATATGGGCGCAAAACGAGTCGACAGACGCGTGGATTAATAACTCTCGCTATAATACATATGGCAAAACAATGCCCACCAGGTGTTATTTGTATCGAAAACGCAACAATGTTAATGGTTGGATGTATATTAATAGGTATTATATATTTAGCAAATTCATATCATAGTAAAATCTTAATTCATAACATGGCACATAACAGCGTGGCACATAACAGCGTGGCACATAACAGCGTGGCACATAACAGCGTGGCACATAATATGGCACAACCACGCCACCAGACACAGAAAGGTCTACCTATAAATGTACCAACGCAACCAATTGATTCTAGTTATCGACAAATTGGTATATTATCTAGAAATAATGACCAAGATGTTATAATGGGACTCTTTGGTATGCAAATGAATCGCGGACGGGATTTGTGGCAATACTATACTACCACTGAACATGGCATTCGCCTACCTATTAGTGTTAATGGTAAAAGTGGGTCCGTTGAATATGGATGCGACCCTATTGAAAATGGGGATATGATATATGTAGAAGGTTATAATGATGCCTTTAGAGCAACCATTTATGATGATAATAACAGAATGCGCTATATACCAATGGTATAAAAAGATCTTTATATATAATGAATATTGAATATAAAGATGAATATTGAATATAAAAATGATATTATACTTGCACATACACAATTATATGTTCTTACCACAGTTGATATCAATCAAAAATTAAGTATTTATGATGATAAATTATTTATTGATGAAACAAATCAATATATACAACCACTATGGCGATTTTGTTTGAATCAAAATAGGCATAGTATCTATCTATTTTTAGAAAGAGTGCTAGGTAAATATATTAATGATATTGTAGCATTTAAAAGATATAATTTCGTTACTGGTTTTGAAATTGAAACGAGGCGAACGCTTACAAAGGATATCATTGCATTTTTAAACGATTCAAAAATGGGATTTTTGAATTTAAAACAAACTTATCCCGAATATAAACTATTACATACACTTTTAGATAATTTTAGAAGCCAAATTAAAATGCATTATAAAAATGATTTTCGACCATAACCACGTGAAATTGTAGCCTCCTCCTCCTTGGTAGGATTGTCCGACTGTAAATATCTATTTTGAGCAGAAGGTAACACTACGTTTATCAGGTGTTTTATTAACTGCCGTTCGGAAATTACCTCATCCTCATTCTCAGGTATTCCTTCTCGGGGTTCAAATATATTTTGGGGCGTTTTACCACCAAAATTTAAAGTGGCCGAATTCTTTCTATGACGAACATCATCAAAACGTCTTAGCGTAGTTTGCAGCTTTCTCTGTGTTTTATTTGCTCCAAAATATGATCTGATCTCACTTGGTCCATAAGGGTCCTCTTGTATATTATTCCACTTCTCCCACTGCCACGCAGTTTTGGTAGCATGATTATCCGGATTGGAAAGGAAAAATGGTATATTATGTTCATTTACCCCTTGCTCTCTGGCGAGAGGAATGGCGTCCGGATTTAAAACATTTCTAGTATTTTCAACACCATTTGTTTTTGCAGTAGATTGTCCACGCGGGTTTCGTGGTGTAAATAGCGTGCTGCCAATCGCAGATAAACCACCATATCCATATTTCATCATTTTATTATCCCCAAAATTTAGCGGGTGGGCCCATGGGTATAAATATCCCGGATAAAGTCTGTCATCCCATGCGTCATAAATTGGTATTGATTTGTGGTGATTAGGGTCTGGCATCTCAAATCCTGAATATTTAATATTATGATTGAATTGCAGTGTATTCCGGCTTTCAAACTCGGGGCCATCTGAACGCCAGGGGGGCTTGGCTGGGGGACCAAATTCACCCTTTTTTAACACCCCATCGTTCGCTTTTCCACCAACTTGGAGATGTCCGAAAACCTGTTCGAGAGGTTCTTTATATAGGTGATTAAAGTTGCCATATTCTGTACATGTTTTTGTTTTATTATCACACCCATAATATTTTTTCAGCATATCCGTAATATATTCAGCGTTTTTTAAAATACCTTTTCCAGAATGTAATTTAACGTCGGGAGTGATTTCTCCTCCATTCTGACTCCACCCCTTGATTTTTTTTCGTTGTGCTGGTTCTCTGTTTGTAAATTTTATTCCATTTCTGATATGAAATGGAATATGAAACGTCTCCTGCCTTACGCCATTAATGAAGTGCACTCCAGACCTTTTCATTCCACTCGCTCCTGATTTAGCAGCGTTTTTTGCACGCTCAATTAATGGCAAGCCACTCGATTGACCTGTACCATTGTGTCTTAAGAATCGCTCTACCATATCAGGAATTTGTGTTTCTAATGTACCAACAAATAATTCGATATAGATATTTTTTGCAATGTCTTTAATAACATCTTCAATCGACTTGCGCCCCGTAAATTTATTATACAAAGCGGCTAATTTTACCTGCTCGTCGTATTTAATAAGACCATTTACATCACGACCAGATACGCGCTCATAAAAAGCTGTCCCGCTGTCAGATGCATTGTTTTCCTCTGTTTTTTTGTATTTTAATATATACATTAAAGTTAAACTCGCATCATCTCGGTTTGTAATGAGTTCAACATTATCAATTATAACATTATCCATTTTACGTGTTTTATCGCTAATATAATTCCATTTATCAATCATATTTATAAGTCTGGATTGTTCTGATTCTTGATATTTGTCTGCATCTTCGTCCTCTTCATCATTATCAAAAATATAAATAATTCGATTTAATTTTATATGATTAAAAATGCGTTTCAATGCAAGTGATACATTATATGGATTTACTTTATCCCATTTATTGCTGAATAATCCCCACTCAGGATGATAAACCCGGTGGTCAACTGTCAATTCTTTCTTGGGTAAAAGTGTTGTTGTTGTACTGTCGAGATACTTAAAAGCATTAAATCTAAAGTTTTTTGCGATCCCCTCCTCCTCTTTTTCTTTTATATATAAATTGCTTAGAATTTTGTCGGCGAGTGGGTCAGGAAATTCCATAGTTGGAATCCGCATTCTATTATGGAATGTTTTGTAAGTGAACCGTGCTTTACCCGGGAGAAGAGGAGGCTGGTCGAGGCCATCTGATACAAAAACTGTAAAATTGCCATCGCGTCTGGGGGGTTGATAATCGCCGCCAAGGTTCGGGGGCGATTTGGCACCATACACAATAACTATTTTCGCTTTTTCCTTTTCTACATATTTTTTAAGTATTTCTTCCTGCAGCTGGCCTGATTTTCTATTATTCAGAGCTTTTATACGAGGCTCACCAACAAATTCTTTCGTTGTCGTAATAAACCGTTTAGTCGTTTCGCTCAATAGACTTGGGATGCTGATGACGTCGTCAACAAGCGCACCACCAGCCGCACCCTCTTTGGGGGGAGGCACACCCGATATAGCGTTGGTTACATCTTTGTAACGAAGAAGATTTAAAAAATCCTTCATTGTATTTTTTTTAAACCTATTAGGAATTGATGATGATAAAAATTTGCCTTCGGTTGTAGTTCCTGAAAATTGTATTTCTGTATCTGTTAATATTGCGGCCTCGCGAAATATTGCAAGCATTCCAGCCTGAAAATTTGTAATTATCGTATACGTTTTGTTCTTCATTTTAATAGATTTTATCTTTGATTCCTCTTTTAAGTCGACAATCGTATAGTCCCCCCCTGCCAAGAGCTTAAATGTCGTCGCCGGTAGGGGGGCAGCAGCACCCATTAATGTTATTATGATTTCCACACCATCAATCGGTACTAAATTTCTAAAATTAGTTTTTACAAATGGCTTTCTGTATGGGTAGTTCATGGGGTGATCAAGTTTTGCTGCGTTATCTTGCTCGGCGGCTGCGGCCGGCACACGGGTGGCATTCATTTTGGTTAATCCAGCAACAATATTATCAAGTTCATTGTATTTCTTAAAATCAATGTCAGTCTTTTTTGCAATCTTGAACATCGTTTGTTTTTTATATAATTCGATTAGTTCATTGTTAACCAGTAAGCGTTCCGCATAAGATTTTTCATCACGTTTTTTCTTCTCTTTTTCAGGTGGTTCGATGTCAGGTTTTGCATCGAATTTTGCTGTGAGGTTTTTTCTCTCTTCTTTTTTTTTATTTATATTTTCATCGACCTTTTTAAGTTCACGCATTAGCTTATCCACAGCGAGTGGTTTATAACCTAATTTATCCAAATCGGCTTTATACTTCTTAATCCTGTCTTTATACATCTCAGTATCCTTCCTCACATCCTCCTCCTCCTTATCCAGAAGGTCTGCCCACAACCCTAAGGCTGTATCGGATGCCTCAAATAAAGATTGAGTTTCGCTCTTATCTTCAGATTTAACCGGTTTTTCGATTTTCGGTGGCAACTCAAATGTGGGAAAATCCACTTTCTTATTTTCTTTTAAATTATCTATTAGTGGCTGCCAAATCAAATCCGGAGGTGTTTTTTTACTCCCATTTTTTTGGTTGTTGTATTCCTTAATTTTGTTTAAATTGGAACCAAAATCCGCTGCAAAATCCACCAACACGGAGTCGGTCCCATATTCTTCATGCGCCGTATATTCCTTAATAAATGACATTAAATATTCAGCATCTTCAATATAACTAGCGAGAGATATGTCCAAATTTTTACTGTTGTCCTTATTCCGAATAGAAATTTCTGTATTATTTTTCCATAGTTCGGTTTCATCATCCATAAATTTATTATATACGCGCTTTGCATTACTCGTTTCATCATTATAATATGTTTCTAGTTTTTCAATAGGAGTCATATCTATTAAAATAGTTTTAAATTTTTGCTGTGACTCTGGATTTGTATATTCTAGATTTATAAAATAACTCATAAATGGATGATGAAAATTAGGAATAAATGGTAAATTTGTCTTATTTTTTGTAATAATAATATCATCAATATCAATTTCACAGGTCTTTCCATCCTCCTTATTTTTAAATACCATTCGTTCGTTACCATGTTCCTTTCCTTCTACATAATTATCCCTATTTTCTTCTGCCCGAAGAAGGTCATCATTAATTTTTTTTCGTGCAAAAGGAAGAATGTCGGAGTTTTCTAATTCACGCTTATTATCCTTCACACTTTTATAACGGTCCCCCTCCCCTTCGCAACCACTGAGCTCATTAATACCAAGAGCATTTATTTTATCAACAGTAATCTCATCCAAATTTAAAAAAAATTTATCCAAATCAGCCATTTTCTTTAAGTCATCGAAGCTTGAATTAAATGTTAATGCTGGTACCAATGGAAAACCTTGGCGAACTTCTGGGTGTTTAATACTCTCCGCTTCAAATGAATTTACAGGATATGATTTTACTTTTATAACGTTCAATAATTTGGGTTTAATATATTTCAAGTTCCCTCCTTTCTGGGGGTCCTCGCCATATGGGAGAAGGGGAACATCCGGGTCTTTTTCTTTCCAAACTGCAACATCAGCATTTGTGTTTTCTACACGTAATAAGTAGTTCTTTAAAAAATAGTCAACTGGGATAGTTTGTTTTCGTATATGATAAAAGTTATATACACCAATAACAGAATCATTTTCTAGTTTCAGCCTAAATGGAACAGAAGATAAATAATCAGGTCCATCAAGTTTAAATAGGCCACTCCATGTGGCTAGGGAAGTGAGAGAGCTATTCTTGTCCCTGACGGCAACATCAGCACGACCCGCTGCGGCCGCGAGCTTATTTCCCGCTTTTGCGGCTCCTACTACAAGGAGAGGGATGACCGTCGCAGCAGCGAGGCGAGATGCCCATTTATAATTTTTTTTGTATAATGCTCCTGCAATATCTAAATGAGATCCAGTCAGATTTTTAAAGTGATCTTTTTGACTATTATATGTCTTCGAAAAGTCAATATTCATAAATGGCAAATGTCCATAATAACCAAACAAGTCTAACGAATACTTATTGGAGGCTTGGTGCTGTCTAGCGGCTTTAACTGACTTCGCCCTTCTCGCATCATGTGGCTTCAATGACTTGATGGAAAAAATAGCAGTGACTGGTTCGGTTTCTCGTGACCAATGTGTAAAGTCTATCTTCTGAACATCTTCAATCGGGAAAACAGATTTCGATGAGGTATCATATTGTTCACTAGCAAATATTGTTGCTTTTTGTTGGGGCACAGTCTCTCTAATAAAAATATTATCGGAAGGCTTATTTAAAAGTTTATATTTGGTCTTAACTTTGCTATCGAACCGTTTATAGGTTTTGTTTTTCATTGTAAATTTTGCATGAGTGGGAGATGCCGCCTCGCCCACCACCGCCTTAACAATTTCATAAAACTTGTCGCCACTGAGTTTCTCAACCTTCTCCACTTTCTCTTTGTGGGGTAGATGAGCGACGACATTGCTGGGTTTCCATTCCCATGGAAGGCAGTAATACTCAAAGAAAATGTTACTTTTAATTAAATCATGTTCCTCCTCCTTCACAATAGAACCAACGGTTAGATAATTCAAAGGAATGTTGGCCATCGGATGCTGAAAAAGCACGTTGCCATTAAACTTAAGGAGAAGGATGGCTTCTGTCTCACTGAAATTTGAGATACCCAACATTTCGTCAAATGGGTGGTTCTGGAGCTCGAACTTAATATATTGAGTTTTATTTTCATATGTCAGCTTATCACTATATTTTACATTGAATTCGCCCAGAACATTTTTAATATATTGTAATGCAGTTTTTATATACTTTTCATGAGTAACATCGCCATATAGCCATGTTATCGCTTGCATTAAGTCTTCTTTGTTCTCCCAGGTTGGTGGTGGTGGTAACCCAGCCGCCGCCGCTTTGGTTCTCTTATTGTCTACTTCTGTGTTGTGGTCGTGGAATGCTGTTTTTGCTTGTGATGACACGGGCTTACTGGGAAAAATAATTTCATTTAGTGGATTGCCGGGGACAATGTCTTTATCTTCAATATAAAATATAAGATTATATTGGGCTTTGGCAGCGGGGAGTTTGGGATCTTTGGGGTGGGCCCTAATTGCAAATTTTGTCAAATCATTTCTATTAGTTTCAGTTTTTTTTTCAGCCAAAGTTACTAATTGGCATTTAGAATTACATAATCCACCTTCAAAATTCTCAAATTTATAGAATTTAAATGGATTGTCCATTAATTTAACTGGATTGTCCATTATATTAATATATAATGTGATTTTAATATAATATAATGGCGAAAAATCTTACATTAGCAATAAAAGACGAATGTTCGCTTAGTTGTGAGATTACATGTGATTTTGAACAAGGTGGTAATTTAACGAACACAGTTGGGGGGTCGGGTAAGATGGCGAACTTCCTAAGCGATAGTGGCAAATTAAAAATTCATTATGGTGGGGTGAGATATTTAATCAAAGGTTTCTATTTTTATGAGTCAATCCATACTGCATTATATAAGGGCACTAGGAGAGAAATAATGATGAGTTGTCAAGCTCCGGGGGAGCCGATACCGCTGGTGATTTTTTTACCAATAACTGAGGGAACTTCAAATAAAAACGGCAAGACAATGGTGGCGCTCTCCAACCCAGGCACACAGGAGAAACCAATAACCGTGGCGGATTTTGAACGTATATTTCCATTAGATACACCTTATATAATGTATACCACAAGCCTGCCTATGGGGGGGGGAGGGCAAAGGCAAGTACAATGTGTTGTAATAAGTGAAGCAAATATTGTTATTGGTAAGGATGATGTGGGTACCTCCCTCCCACCGGACGCCTTTCGGGAGTCAATAATAACATATGTGATGAGAAATATGGGAGGTATTAAAAAGGGTCCAGTTGGTGCTAATAGGATAGAAACAATTGAATGTCTACCAATAAACGACAACGGTATTTTGCTCACAGATGTCGAAAAAGGTTTAGGCGATTCAAATATAACAAGTCGATTTAATTTTAGTGAGATTATTGCGAGAGCTCTAAAAATACCAGCATTACGAATAATTGGCGGAGCTGCCAGTGTAATAGTATTGTATAAAATAATGAGTATGATGGCTAAGAAAAAAAATGTGGGACTTAAAAAAATGAGTGAAATAAATAACTAACTCTATATATAATGAATAGTGTACAAGATGATGTTGGGTTAGACTATCAATTGTACAAACGGCAAAACCAAACAGATTTTGAGGGCAGAGATGATGTATCTCCTAATACTGTTTCCCCGAATGATATAACAAAAATCTCATTTGGTAAAAGTGTAGTAGACCGACTTGATTATGAACATACTGATGGAACTATAATAAAATATTTTAATTTTGTAGGGGAATCACAAAAAATTACTTATAAGGATACGATATTTACGACTAAAAAACAAAATCACTATTTATGGAAAGACAAAGTTTCTGATGTCGGGGATAAAAATGTATATCATAACCAAATACAACGATTTGTTAATAGCTCTGTTAATGGGAATGATGATACACATTATTCGGATCTCGGTCGTAAAATCGTCGGGACATTGGAGCTAAATTTTGTACCAGAATATAAAGGTACATCTGATGGGGACGTTTTTGATATGATAAAAATATTAATACCTATTTTTAAAACGAAGAGAATAAATAAGCAAGGTTTAGAATTATTAAATTGTATAAGAACATCGAGTGATGTAGCAATTCCTACTAAAAACATTGATATGTCGGACTTTATTCCAAAAAAAATACCCTATTTAATAAATAACGTAGGTGTAAATTCTAAATCAAATTCAGAAGAAAAATGTGCGGATAGTGAGTGCGATAGTAGTATTCCTGATTTAAAACTAGGTGTATTTATATTTACATCATCTAATATACATCTAGACGAGACGATGTTGCAACCTTCATTTTTTAATTCAATCGACCAACTTGAAAAAATAACTATAGGTTATCTATGGGGAGGAGATGTGATGATGAGAGATTTTATCGATGACGATAGGTTGCGTTCCATTAAATGGGTTGCCAAGGGAATACAATATGTGTCGTCGGAGAAAAAATGCACAGAGCTTTATAATGAGGGCGAAACTTTGAAACATTCTGTAAATAAACTAATAAATTCATCTATGAAAAAAATGCCACTTGAAGAAAGAATAGGTCAGATGATTAAATCACCGATAGGATTGATGGTTGTTATTATTATGACATTTTCAGTAATTTTGGCATGTTATAAACTAATAATGAACATTATCGTATCAAATATCGGCGAAACATCACAATCTCAGAAACATTTATTTCGGCCGATGAGTAAAGCAGGAGCACAGTCTAGTTTAGGCGCATGGATAGTATTTGTATTAGTTTTTGTTGCATATGCTAAGAATGTTCAATGGATGCCTTAAAATGTCGCATAATTTCCTTTATCATTAGATGAAAGAGGTTCGACTGTCCCCATTGAAACAGGTTTCTTGGAGGAGGCCTGTTTCTTTTCTTCTCCATGCACAAAACCTTCTTCTAGAGAGAACCCAAAACCATTATAACTTACACCCCGGTGTTTCTTACGATTTATAGAACCAGTTGCAGATGCACCTACGACGCGATTATTTCTGTAATGATTCTTAGCTCTTCGCATAAGTTCATATACGACTAAAAATCCCAAAACTGCACAACATTGATGTTCGACTTTACTAAATACGGCAATCGAACCAATGATTAATACACCGGCACCCATATTAGAATTCACTACATTATTTACTTCATTAGGCATTTGAATGTCGGTTATAATATATAATGCCATCAAAACCATGCAAATAGTAGTATTGGTATTCATTTTGTTGGAAAGCATATCGCGCATCTTTATATATAAAGCTGTTATATTATTTTTAAAAACAATATAACAATTTAATATAAATATATATATGCTTCGCCAGACATATCTTGGTCAAAAAGGATATACGATTATGAAAGATTCAATTTCAATCGATGAACAAATTCAGATAAAAGCTGATTTGAATGTAAAACCAAATTTACCTGGAAATATGGGAAAATCTGTTAGTTTTCCCATATATCGAGAATCTCCTAAAAAACTATATGTTCCACGATTTTATGGAGAGAAGAATTTCGGATGTGCCGATCAAAATAAATTGTCAAGTGGCGACCCTATTAATGTAGAGTTCTCTGGTTCTTTGCGACCATTTCAAACCGACGTCATTAATAAATACTTAACGCATGTTAAATCCGGTAAAAACGGGATTGGTGGCGGTCTATTAGAGATTGGCTGTGGCAAAGGTAAAACTGTTATGGCTCTAAATATTATTTCACAACTTCGCGTTAAAACATTGGTTATTGTTCATAAAGGATTTCTATTAAATCAATGGGTAGAGAGAATACAACAATTTCTACCGACAGCACGAATTGGTAAGATACAAGGACCACATTTTGATATTGAAGATAAAGATATTGTTATCGGTATGCTACAATCTCTCTCTATGAAAGAGTATCCACAAGAATTATTTAGCAGTTTTGGCTTTGTATGTGTCGACGAATGTCACCATATTAGCGCAGAAGTATTTGTACGTTCTCTCTTTGTTGCAGTTACACCATATGTTTTGGGTCTAAGTGCAACCATGCAACGCAAAGATGGTCTTAGTAAAGTGTTTAAACATTTCATTGGTGGTATGGTACATAGTGAAAAAAATGACACGACAACAGAGGTTGAGGTGAGGGGGATTGAATATTATGTAGAAGATGATGAATTTAATAATATCCGGACGGATTACAGAGGAAATCCATTATATTCGTGTATGATATCTAAACTTTGTGATTATGCAAGTAGAACTGAATTTATTTTAGGTGTTTTGAAAGATGTTCTTAGAGAGAATAATCAGCAACAAATTATTATGTTAGCTCACAATAAAAATCTACTTAATTATATTTATAAGGCTATTATAGACCGAAATATTGCCGACGGATCCATTGGGTACTATATTGGCGGCATGAAGGACAAAGACCTGAAAGTAAGCGAAACTAAAACCATCATCATGGCTACATATTCTATGGCCGCCGAAGCTCTTGATATAAAGTCCCTTACCACTCTATTCATGCTAACACCTAAAACAGATGTGCAACAGGCGGTTGGCAGGATTTTGCGTGTAAAACATAGTAAGCCATTGGTGGTTGATTTTGTAGATGCTCATGGGATATTTCAAAATCAATGGAAAAAACGCAAGACATTTTATAAAAAACAGAATTATCGTGTCATTTATACCGACAATCGTAATTATGTGAGTGATACAACACAGTGGAAAGTTGTGAATGACCCGACAAAGACACCAGCAAAAAAGAAACCAAAAATATGTGTATCATCTGATGATGATAACCCAAAAAATAAATGCTTGGTAACACCAGACATGCTTAGTCAATAATTGAACGCAATGGCATATTCAAATATTAATCCGGGTCCATTTTGACTCTATAATACTTGACTATTTTTTATAATCTTTTTTATACCAATACCACTTTTTCAAAGTACCATCATACCTGGCATCATATTCCTTTGCATCATCCTTATCCGCATACTTAACATTAAAGTAAATTTTGGTATTGTCGTCATCTTCTTGTTGCACGGCAAACACCGTCTCGACACCGCCAACATAAATTGTTTTTTCTATTTTGATGTGATTTACCACAGTCCGAACATTTTGGTTTTTTTTCCTCTTTCTCTTTTTCTTTCATTTTTTGTTTGCATTCATTGCATAGATTATATTTTCTATTTTTATGTGGGGCGTTACAATCACTACACGTCCGTGTTTTGTGTTCCATAAACCTTTTAATACAACAAGAACCGACAACTAAAATCTCCACATCATTCGAAATATAACAATTTGTTTTAATCTCATGGCCACATACGCACTCTGGTGCATAGGGAGGTGGGTCTTTTTTTGTTTTTTTTGTCCAAGTTTCAAAGTAATTTTTGTGACTATCTCTATTTCCGCCTACATATTTCCACGTTTTCATTACTTCATCTGGATCAACACCCAGTTTTGCTAAACCATCTCTAAATTTTGCATACATTGATAATATGGATGCAATTATATATATAAATCAATTTTTTTTAAATGAAAAATAAATGCTTGGTAACACCAGATATGCTCTAATCAATAAGTCCTTTCAAACGATTTTTAAAAGCACGCAGTTCTTCTTCAGCGGTTTCTTTTTCACGAGCCAGTCTAATGTTGGACTGTTCTAGTTCTTCTGCGAGGCGCTGTGCTTCATTTGCTTGTGTTTTCCATTGCTCGCGCTCGGCAATTACCCGTACATTTTGTTGTTCTAATTGTCTCAGTTTTATTTGGTACGTCTTTTCCATTGCTGCAACAATTTCTTGTTTTGCATTGTATTTAAGAATCCAATCTTTGTGACATCCACTTTTGACATGACTGTCGAAGCTTCTGGTGCATGCAAATGTAGTACCGGCTTTGCACGGACATGTGTGTGTTTGACGATTCCGTTGATGTTTTTTCCACGGTGACTTGTCGGCATACTGATTGGTATCTGTGTTAAACACCGGCTCGTATTGAATGACCTGGATGGGAATAAGTTGTGTAGAAGTCATGATGGAGCTGGTGCTGGAAAAGGAAATAATATCAATTTTAAATTGACATAAAATTTCAAACTGTATGTTGGAGCATGGCCTGTTGGGCAACAGATATTGATTCAATGTATCTGCTTAGCAGCGGTGACTCACTTGGTGACATAGCTCACGGTTGGTGGATGGGTTATCATAAACATTCCGAATATGAGAACGATTTTAATGAAGTACATCGAAAAATGTTAAATGAGTTGGAAGAGCTATTCGGGTCAAGCAACGAAAATGAAGACTGGGAAAAGCTATATCAAATTCTGCGTGATTTTGTCTGGCATATAATAAGCAAATGTAATTGTAAAAATGATTATGATATTGTATCAGAAGAGATACTTAGCTGGATCGAAGGACATTCCGAAAAATCAGGGGAAAAATATGAGTTCATTGTAGGGCATACGACATCTCTGCTGCGATTTGTTGAAAATCGCAAAACTCGTTGGGTCTAGAATAAAATTGAATTTTTTTACAGATTGACTTTCTCAGTACAACGATGACTTGCTCTATTTGCTGCGATACTTTCAACAAGACCATGCGGGCCCAAGTGGTCTGTCCGAATTCCGAATGTAATCTTGACGTTTGCAAGACATGTGTGCGTACTTATTTACTAGGTTCGATTGAAGACCCACACTGTATGGGATGTAGAGTTGGTTTTCAACAAAACTATCTTCTTACTAATCTGAATCAAACGTTTGTAAAGAAGGAATTCAAGACATGGAGAACTCAGGTGCTTCTAGAAGATGCAAAGTCTAAGATGGCCGATACGCAGGCTATGGCACAAGACTACCAGGAGGTTCTTCGTATTGAGAAATTGAACGCGGTTGACAAAAAAACCCTTGGAGAGTTGATGAAACAGGCACATGCCCTCAGAGAGATTATGCAATCCAGGTCTCAGCAGATTATCAGAATACGCAGTGGACTCCATACTGTTGCAGATAAAGAACGCAAAGCATTTGTTATGCCTTGTCCCGATGAGGGATGCAAAGGTTATCTGACGTCTGGTTACACGTGCGGTATCTGTAATAAAAAAACATGCCCCAAATGTGTTATCATATTGGATGGGCCTCACGAATGTGACCCAGATATGGTGGCGACAGCAGAGTTGATTAAGAAAGAAACCAAACCTTGTCCGACATGTGGTGAGCGAATTGGGAAAGTATCTGGTTGTGATCAAATGTGGTGTATCAAATGTCATACTACATTTAGTTGGAATAAAGGTGCGATTGAGAAGGGGGATATTCACAATCCACACTACTATCAATGGCTTAGAGAGCAGAGTGTTGATGGAAATATTCCGAGAGCCCGGGGAGATAGACGTGCTAATTTGGATGGCGTGACGACCCATGCTCTCAAATCACTCGTGAAGGACAATCAAATTTCCGGACAACAACAGGAATTAGTCCTATCTTCGTCAAGATATACCCGTCATCTGGAAGCGCATATGAGATTGTATAACAATGTCCCTCAAAATGACAATGGGACCCTTCAAAATGCGACGGATGATGAGAAGGCTCGTATAGATTATATGTTAAATCATATCACAGAGAATAAATTTTGCGAAGGTCTCATTTCCCGCGATATTACGCGAAAGAGATGGATTGACTTTTCACAGGTGTATACACTATATTCTGGCTCATTGAATTCTACTCTCGAAAAAATTCACACGGAATTGCTGACTGCGTGGGAAACACTACCACCTACGCGATTAATTTCACTTATCTCTGAATTGAGTACCATTCATCACGCATGTATTTTGCAACTCATGATATTGAGTCATATTTATCACAGGAAAGTGAGTGTGAATACGTTGGGGCCATATTTGCGCCAGCAGAAACCTATTATATTTTCGAAAGAAAATATTGCTGACTGGGAAAAGCAAGACCCAGAAATGTTTTAAAAAGATTAATGACACGGTTAATGTATATTTTTGTTTAATTACGATGTTTAATCCGCTCCTGCATATTCTTGTACATTTCACTTTCTCTGAATAGTTTGATATTATAAATTGATTTTAAAAAGGATGTGATTGACTCCTGCACCATCTATGAACTCCCTCTCGCCACCAGAAATGATGGCGGCCCATGTATCACTTGCGCTGCATAACTATCGTGTCCAGGAACTTGAGAAGTCTCATGCCCATGAACTGCAAGTTCAGGCCCAAGAAATGTGGAAGTTGCATGCCCAAGAACTACAAGTTCAGGCCCAAGAAATACAAGTTCAGGCCCAAGAACTACAAGTTCAGGCCCAAGAAATACAAGTTCAGGCCCAAGAAATTGAGGACCAATTCGCATTGGACAGAGAATGCATTATGAAATGTGCAGAGGTTCATGCTGATGAACTTCAGCAGCAAAATACCAGACTGACATCTGAACTTGTTCTTGCAAAGTCCAATATGGAATGCGAGGGGAACCGGGCAGACCGAGCAGAGAAAAATTATCAGGAGTTGCAAGATAAAATGAATATAATACGACCCATGTTACATGCAGTGGCGAACATGGCGTAAGTAGCCCATATTGCATCGGCGACTTAATGGCGACGAGTTTTCTTCACATTGTGTCAATGCCGATGTTTAATCCGCTCCTGCATATTCTTGTACATTTCACTTTCTCTGAATAGTTTAATATTATAATCAACCTTTTCTATTCTGTAAAAACATTCCTTAAAGAACTTTGGTAATATTTTATGTATCTCGGGTCCACTCTCTACTTTCAAACGACGTTCTACTTGTTCTCTCCATATTTCATAATAAGGCTCATCTTCTATGCAGTCAAACTGTTTCAATTGTGTAATAATAAAATGAATTAATTTATAAATAATAGTAAAATCAACAGCATCATGTTTTAGCATTTGTTTAATCAGATCAATGTCAATGGCTTCGTCAATATCTTTATGCAAGTCATGGCGATTCGGTACGAACATACATATTCTCTCTGATATCTCATCAAGAATGATTAAAGTATTATCATAGTCGTTAGAGAGAATCTCTCGTTCTAGTTTGTCCCAATAAGCTTGACGCATATTCCAACCAACACGTTGAGATATATCTCCCATGTCGTCATTCATATATATAATACAATATTTATATATGGAGAACTTAATTATTAGGCACGACACCCGTCTTATAATATGTAAAAGCATTCATCCACCGACCCCCAGTATTATTGACACCATATAATTGCAAAATCTCATCCAAAGTGAATGCCGATATACTAGTGATATTATATTCACATAATAAATCCATGCGGTCATATAATTCTTCTTGTGTTATTTGATCATAGTGTGAGCAACATGGGCAAACCGCGACCGATAATCTATTAATATTTTGAACTCCGATATCACTTACCATATCTAATAGTATTTTTTTAAATCCAGTGGGAGTGTTGTCCCAATAAGTTCCAGCACCTTGTACTACTACTCTTGGGGCATTTTCTGTAAATTCCTTACATGTCTCATTTAAATAAGCAGGTTCGCCATTATGAACACATCCAGCGTATCTATAGATAGAAACTTGCTTGGACAATTCGTTAAAGAACTCATTGATATTTTGGGTGTCATTGGAATTAAGATTTTTTGTTTCAAAATCTATCCAGACATCGTTTATAAGAGTCGGATAATTCCTAATATATTTTGTTAATGAATCTATGAAAAATTTAGGATTTCTTCCAATGACTTTTGCATCACAGTTATTATTCCAGCATTCACTTATTCCACCACTCGCTGCAAGAGTTAATTGGGGGAATTTATCTATTAGTTCATTATAACAAGTAGTAGCTACGTCGGGATTGTATACGACTTGGGCTGCGGTTGAGTTAATCACGTCAGTTTTCCATAAATATGGTCCAATAGAATTTATAATGTGTTGATATTTACTGAAATTAGCTAGAAATTCAACAGAGCACGAATTCGTAGATGGGTTTATTAAATTTGCTGGATTTGCAATCCAATATAAAATATCTCTCTCTTCTATCTTTTTTTCAGAACATTTTAATCCGTCTGTTATTCCTACAAAACATAATACAAGAAATAATACCTTATACATTTAAATAGTATACGTTATTTATTTTAAATAGTTGACATTTATATATATTATCGTTTCGGGAAATTCACCCGCCGATTTGTCTTAATATGTTTATTTTCGACACACCACAAATCATCATAAGTAATGGTTTTCTTATCACTCACAATTTCAATCGGTTCCCATTTTTTGAATTTCGGATTAAATTTGCAATTCATGAAAACGACTTTGTTCTGGTCGGTAAATTTACCAACATCACAATTTTCAAACTCATCTTCGTCATCACTTTCTTCCAAACAATCCAAACACTGATTTTCTTTAATATTTCTAAAAATAGAATTCATCATAACACTTGTGCGGTATGAACCAACATAGATGAGTTTATGTGGTTCCCACATGCCTTTATTATAAAAGAAACTATCATACATGTCTACGTCTGGCTTTGCCTTTATTTTGAATACACCATGATATACGACCTTCTCAAGTTTGGGCGCAAATACGCGACATCCATAATCATTGATAAATTTGATACCATATGTGGTATAAGGTAGTGTTTCCATAGTTTTTTCAATCCTGTTATAATCTTTGCCCATAATTGGTGTGCAAAATATGAGGTGTTTTTTCGAAACAGCCTGTTGTTTAACATAATTATTAAACAGGTCATGCATAATAGGCAATCTATCGGTGAACTTATGTGTGAACTTATTCTCTCCAAGATTTTTTCCACAAAACCACAAAACATCTTCACAAACGAAGAACCGGTCTTTTACGAGAGAGCCATATAATATAGTGCCGAGTGCAAGGTCACTGTGAAAGCATGTGGTGACAATTTTAAATGATTTAGGTGTTTTTTTCGGTGTGAGTTCAATTAAGAAACAGACATTGCGATTTTGGTAGTATGTAAACCACGCAAGAAATTTTGTGCCGTATGGAACGACCATAAAAATATCCTTGTCGCTATAAACTTTCTTATGAATTTGTTTATCATAAGAAAGTTTGAGAGAAGGGAATCTGTGGGTGATGTTGCGCTGTTCAGTAGCATTCAAAATCATATATATAGTATATTAAGATATCTTTAAGTCTATTAAGATATCTTTAAGTCTATTAAGATATCTTTAAGTCTATTAAGATATCTTTAAGTCTATTTTGATCCATATAGGTTGCTTTCCAGTGCCACGAAGTTATTTTTGTTTTTACAAAATGATTTGTCCCTTGCTCCATTAGTGTTAACATAAATATCATTGAGAAACTCGCTTGGCACTCTTTCCATAAAGTCAGGAAACGCCTTATCTCGACTTTTGATTTTTTCTAACGTTATTGTTCCAGATGGACATGGAGAACAACTAGGGGTTTTGCCATAAGTATTAACTGGGCAGTCGTCCTCAAACATTTTATCTGGGAAGTGAGATCCGGTATATTCTTTATCAGGAAGTGGTTGCCCGCGCTTTTTGCATTTGACTTCCGTTTTGTTATAAGCTCCTTTTGTTAAAATTTCTGCATTATCATGGGAAGAACAATTCATTAAATTCCCGCCCGCCAAATTTGAATAAAAAGAATACAATAAAAATTGAGCACGGTTTCCAAATGTGTTAATGTATTCAAATCCGGCAGTGGCCTTAACGACTTGCTCTCCAATCCTCTTGTTTCTTTTATCTACTCCTTCTTCGGACCTGTCCCCCGCCATGTATGCATCGTTTTGAGCCTCCCGTCGTTCTTTCAAGATATTTTGTATTTTACTAAACCAACTCTTCATATCCCCAGTTGATTCATAGATAGCTTTATCTTGCTTCTGTCGCACCCACTTGCCTTCAGTCGATTGCCGCCTTTTGTCGAGAGCGCGCCCCCTTTCGTCATGGGCTAATTGTTGCCGTTCTTGGTGCAGTGCCAGAGCTGCGTCTCGTTCTTCTTGTTTTACAGTCTCGCGTCGCCATTGATTGTCACGTTCAACTTGTTTTTTTTTATTATCATCTACAGATTTTAGATATTGGGCATTTGCCCTTGCTACTTCTAGGGCATAAGCTTGTTCTCTTTCAACATTTTGTTTTTCTAAATCTAACACTTTTTGCGCTGAATCACTCAATGATTGATTATGTGCATCTGCCATAAAATTTAATAATTGGTTTTCTTCTTCTATGGAAGCTTCATATGTGTTATGCTGTTCTAACCAATCTTGTTGTGCTTGTATATGTCGTTCATTTGCTAATCGCTTTTTTTCCTCCGCATCTATCAATCTTGATTGAAATTGGCGTTTACATTTTTCCGGTATTGTCGAGTCTAACGTGTCAGGATTTTTATAATTATCACAATCATCATTTAATAAAACCGGCGATATTTTTTTCGGTTGAAGAAACCCCTCCCTCCTAGGTACTAGTAAACATATAGATAACTGCATTGATGTACGCCTGTGCCCCTCGAGGAGACGAAACGCAGGGCTTCGTGGGAGGGAACGAAGAGATAGTGAAGATTCTTGTTGAGAAAGGAGCGGATGTCAATGTTAAGGATAATGAAGACAGAACTGCATACATGTACGCCTGTGGGGGAAAGAGTGTACCGATAAAGGATACTCTTGTTGAGAAAGGAGCGGATGTCGATGCAGTTGATAAATTTCGGAGAACTGCAGAGGACTACACGAAGGCTGAACCCGACGACGCAAAGAAGTGGCTGGACTTGGACTGAGTAGCGTTTTCTAGCGACCCCTAATTTACCTGCTTGAGACCGCACCCGCCTTGACTAAGTCATACTGAATGAGAAATTGTTATATTGGCCTTCGTTCTCAGTCGTAATCAGGTCATTTGTTTTATCCAATAAAAATTGTGACAATTCGTCCTGCATTGTATCTGGTTCAAAATTCTTCACACCCAAAGAATTACCTTCTTCTTTAATATATGGAATGCTTTGTATTTTAGTGGTGTCACCGTCACCATTAACATCAGGTGGCTCGCCTCGGGAATCTTTTTCTAAAATATCGTAGATTTTGTTATATTCGGCAGTGGGGTGATTCACTAAATCTTTGATTTTAGGCTGAGTCAAATTATTTTTAAGAAAATCATACAGATAATGGATAATGGCAATAACAATCAATGATAAAAACACGGTTTTTATTAACCAAAACATATTATATATATATTTATATTAGTTAATACAAGATAATAACGAACTGATGTGCTGTTTTATAAAAGGGTGTTCAATATTATCTTTCAATTCAAAATAAATGTCATTCAACTTCTCTCTTTCACACAATACTACAAGGGTTACATCACTGGATTTACTAAATGTATATGTATGTTTAGTAAGTTCAATAGATGTATTATCATATGGGATTTGTGTAGTCTTAGATGACTTATTCTCTCTAGAATAGTCTACGAAACCTTTCAAAACTTCACCTTTTTCTAATTCAACTTCAACATTTTCAACCGGCATATCTAAATGTGTAATTTTATAAACGATGTCTTTATTTGTTACAAAGATGCCTTCACTGCTATAAATATAAGTCATGTCGGTGTTTGTATGGACCATATCATTAATTTTTGCATTGGGGTGGAAGAAACATGTATCAAGTTTATCTTTGACAGCATCAAATAGATAATCTACATAAAATATTGAATGTCGATTTTTTGTAGTCTTGAAAGGATTTTTACCATATCTGAACGACATTTGATATTAAATATGGATTAAAACCATTTAAATCAATTTTAAAGTATATATATATATATATGTCAAACATAATTGTGATTGAAAAAAATGGTGACATTAAAGTACAGTGCTTTGAGAAATTTAAAGAATGTGACCTGTATAAGAAATGTGGTTTTCGGAAGGCAGAGGGATTTACTAATGTTGCCGAATGGACAGTAAAGGGTTGGCGAATTATGGTATATGCGCGAACACAGGGAAAATCCGGGCAAGAAAATAATTATGATTTCCCACCACCAATCGATACAACATTATTTTTTGGAAACGTTGGTGTTCTATGTTACGATAAAGATGGCAAACTGAGTGCAGATGAATCAACATGGAATAAACTATATGAAGAGTTGTTTGGTGGTTTTGAAAATTTGGATGATACCGCACAGGAAGACGAAGAAGAAGATGATGAATTGGATGATGTCTCCGACGAAGATAAGACAAAAACGGGATATTTGAAAGATGGATTTGTAATAGATACAGATAGTGATAGTGTGCTGATGGAACAAGAATATGTATTTACAGATGATGAAGACTCGATGTCAAGCACAGGAGGCACAGGAGAATCAGGCGGCACAGGAGAATCAGGCGGCACAGGAGAATCAGGCGGCACAGGAGAATCAGGCACAGGAGAATCAGGCGGCACAGGAGAATCAGTCGGACCAGAATAATATTTAAAATTGATATAGTAATATATTAAAAGTATTATGCAGAATTATGCCGAATACTTTTATGGAAGAGAAGTTTCAACATTTGCCAAATGACATACAAACAAAGATTATGATACATCATGCGCATTCGCTGCCGCCTCGACCAAAATTTAAAAACGGGCAGAGGGTGCGTTATAAACCAGAGGTGGTTAAAGCGATGAAACAGGCTATGAATGGGGCGTGCCAAGGTCCATTTCCATTTGGCGAATTAATAATATATGGTGACCCAATTTACATAGGAAATGGAGACTGGAAGTGTGATTATGAATATGGTTATGGATTGACAAGTGAAGGTTCTACATATGAATCACGTCTAATAGCTTATTAAAAATTGATATAGTAATATATAATATATATATTGCAATATGCGCGTAATTAAAAATCCCGGGCAATTCCAGCAGAACATGTATGATATGTTAAAACAGCTTAAAAATGACAGAGGTGAAATGATAAGACCGGTAAAAATCAAAAAAGACGGAGAAGATTATAATTCCCAACATCGAATCAGCAATATAATGTTGGGAGTATATAATTATGCTTTGGCAGAGGCAAAAAAGAAAAATCTTGTGTGTGGATGGTCTAATCCATATTTTGTCATGATTTATACTGATAGACTTAGAACGATTCATTATAATTTACAACATACGGATCTCATAGAGAGAATAAATGCTAGAACCATTCACAGCAGTGAGATTGGTGCGATGAGTCATCAGGAAATGGCAATTGAACGTTGGAAACCAATGATTGAAGAAAAAATGAAAAGAGATAAAAGTAAAACCACCATCTCAGCAAATATTGTTGAAGGAGCATTTAAATGTCGGCGATGTAAATCAGAAAAAACAACGTATTATCAAATGCAGACTAGGTCAGCTGATGAGCCGATGACGACATTTGTCCAGTGTACAGAATGTCCAGCAAGATGGAAATGCTAACGTTATAGAACTTCCAAATCTTGGAGTCGCCAATATTCACATGCTCCTGATGGAATTGGCCGTCTGATAATAATTGGCAGAATTTTTTCTTTAAGTTCTTGTTCCGCAATAATATAATTGTCAATATGTTTGTCAACAGCAATATAGGCTTTGCATCCGCTGTTTAATTGTTTGACCCGTTGCCCAATAGCACGTACCCTTTCATATTTGGAAAGCACCGGATATGTTCGATGCGTGTCATCTACAATGATGCGGTCTTTATTACGAACAACTTTAACAAGTGCATTCAGTTCTTCTGTTGAAATTGATAATTGTTCTGGATGTATTTTTGAAATAATATCATGATTAGATTCGAGTTTTTTGAGAATATCTGGGTCATATTCTAAATCATCTTCATCGTCAATATCAAGATCTGCATCTCCATCCAATTCATCCAAACCTACAAGTGTCATTTTCTCTTCAACCTCTGCTGTTGCTATAATGTCACCATCTTCACCGATTTCAACTTCATCATCTTCTTCTTCTTCTTCGCCATCTTCTTCTTCCATCTCTTCTTCGCCGTCTTCTTCATCATCTTCAATGTCTGGGTTCGCCAATTGTTCGGGAGTGGGCTCGACTCCATCGGTAGTTTTATTCGCTAATACAGAACTCGCCATTACTATATTATATAATGCTTATAGATTTAATTCAATTTATTAAAAATAATATATAAAATAATTATTACATTTCGGCACTTTTCCATTTTGTATCACAATGACAGCACATGTAAATATAGCGAATATTATCATCATCATATCGGACGTATAAGATATCATTTTCTTCCTCGGCGGATGTGTTACAAATACATGTATTATTGGGACAATCGATATCCTTGATTCTTGGAACAGTTGGGTCAAGTTTTGTATATTCGTTGATATAAATGCCTTGGGTTTGTTTGGTTTTTTTGAGCTCGATTTTTGATACACTAAGTTCATTTGAGGACAATGCTGAGTCTTCGTTGCCACAATTTCTACAATAATGGACTAATGTATTTTCTTCTGGTGAAGATAAACGAATATAATACATATTATCACATTTCGAACAAAAGTTCATTATATTTATTATAGAGTTTATTATTTTAATATCAATTATTTATAACTTCGATGGCTTTGTTAAATTTCTCGTATAAATTTGCATAATTTATTTCAGTGTTCATATAATACAAACTTATATGAACTTTTTCTGGTTCTCCCCTATCTTTAAATTGTACAATTATATCATTTATGGTATCTTTATTTTTATGAAAGTACTCTAAATATATCTCATAAAATTGTTTAAAATTCAAAGACCAATTATCAATATTTAAAAATCCAATGATTGCAATGTCAATATTTTTATAATGAATACTCCTAGTATATTTATTAAATTCAGGATGTTTTTCCGTAATGCCGGGCTCATTTAATAATGGCTTATTATTTAACAATGATACTAATGTTAATAAAACAGAAGAAATTGTTTGACAAGAAGACCATTCTTCGCCTTGCCATGTATTTAAGATGGATACACATACTTTGCCATTTTTGTATAAATTTGGATTAAATCTTGTCACACCATCTGTCGTTTGAAATTTAAGCGTCGGTGGCGAAAAAGGATAGTTATCCGGAAAATTAAATTCAAATAAATAGGCACCCCCATAATATACTGTCTCCTCTGGGCCTATTATAAGTGCATACCCCTTTAAAACATCTTTGTCATCATGTATATAGTGTATATTATGCTCACTGAGTGGATTTTGGTAAAGAGATTTTACATCAGTCAGTAAGCGCTTTATGGTTGAATTTGATAAAAATATTTCCTTGGTTTTTGACTCTTTAATAGGTGCGTTTGACGCCGACATTATTATATTATTATCATTGCTTCTATATATTAAAATTGAAATGAATTAAATATATCTACCTATATTATAAAATGCCAAATGGTTACAAGAAATTTTTAAAAGAGCATAAATCCAGTAAGGGACAAACACCATCATCAGAAATAACTAATACCATTATAGGCAATGAGGAGGCGGGTGTTTATGGAGCGTCTCTTCATATTGGGGGGGAAGAATACACAACATTCTGTGAACTATATTGTACAGAAATTTTTCAAAAACGGCAAAAGGAACATATGACAGAACGACAACTAAGTGATGCTGCTGGTGATTATGGTCCCATATTGATTGATCTAGATTTTCGTTATTCAACCGATATTACAACTCGACAGCATACAAATGACGATATAGAAAATATTATATACTGTTATTTGGAGTCATTGAATGATATAATCAATTTTACAGATAGCGTCTTTTCGGTATATGTATTTGAAAAGCAGAATGTTAATGTTATTCCCGATAAAGCAATAACGAAAGATGGCATACATATTATTATCGGAATTAAAATGTCACATGAATATCAGCGCCTATTGCGACTAAAAGTTCTAGAAAAACTACCAGATATTTTGGATGATATTCCAATAACTAACACTTGGAGTGATGTAATAGACGAAGGTATTACACAGGGTAGTGTGGCGTGGCAAATGTATGGTTCAAGAAAACCTAGTCATCAGGCATATGAAATGACACAACATAGGCAGCATACGTATAGTGAAGAAACAAGTGATTTCGGAGAGGCGATTCAAATGGACGATAGAGATGATTACAAATCTATGCCCCATTTTATTAAAATATCTGCACGATTTACTGGACACCCCGACTTTGCAATCAAAGATAGTGCGGTTGTCGAAGTTGCCAATAAATTTAAAAAACGAGCACCTAGAAATCTTCTTGCTGTGCAACAGGCTCCGGTAACTTCTCAACAATTGGTACAAATAGACTATTCGCATATTGATTCAATGCAAAAATTAGAGGACCAAATGTCATTATGGGCGAGTTCTCTCAATTCTAATAATGATTATAAAAACAAAGAGTTATTTGATCTAATTATGATTTTGCCGGAAGAATATTATGGTCCAGGTAGTTATAATAAATGGTTAAAGGTTGGGTTTGCCCTTAAATCTGTTGGCGAACAAATGTTGCTTCCATGGCTTCGATTCTGTGCCCAAAGTTCAAGCTTTGATTTCTGTGATATTTGTACACGTATTGCTGACTGGGACGGATATAACACTGGAGATTGCAATCAAATTACCGAGTTATCGATTATATATTGGGCTAGGACATCCAATAAAGAACAATTTGATACTGTATGCGACGATACATTATCTCGATTTATTGATGATAGTATTTCGGAAAATGGCAGCGATTATAGTATTGCACTTGTCCTTTATTGCAAGTACAAGTTTGATTATGTCTGTGTATCACCGTCAAAAAATAAATGGTATGAATTTGTTGATAATAGGTGGAAATTCAATGAAGAAGCAGTTGATTTACAGCTAAAATTGCCTACGCATATATTTAAATTATATCTTCAACGGTCACAAGAGACACTCAAACTTATAGGCGGTGCCAATGATGTGAAAAGACATTGTAATGACCCAGTAGAAGCCGCCAGGTTAGACAATGCCATCATAGATTTTAATAGTAAACAAAAAGCCATTTTAAATATAATGAAAATCCTTAGAAGTAACACTGGTCAGAGAGGTATAATGGCACAGGCTAAATTGGAATTTTATGATCAACGATTTTTGGAAGAACTCAATAAAAACGTATACCTTATGGGATTCAAAAATGGTGTATACGATTTTGCAGCAAACCAATTTAGAGAAGGGAGACCTGATGATTACATTACATTGTCAACAAATAACGCCTATTATCCAGATAATACTATTAAAAATTCTGCGCTTATTAGAAGTGAGATAATCGACTTTATGAAGCAATTATTTCCAGACCATGCTCTATGTGAATATATGTGGGAACACATGTCATCTGTTCTTATTGGCATTAATCACAACCAAACTTTTAATATCTATACGGGTGGCGGTAGTAATGGCAAATCCAAACTGGTAGATCTAATGTCCTTGTTATTGGGAGATTACAAAGGTGTCGTACCTGCCAGTCTTCTTACTCAAAAGCGGATGGATATTGGAAAGGCATCTCCTGAAATATTTCAGCTCATTGGGCGACGGTATGCTGTTATTCAGGAGCCATCGAAAGGAGACACTATCAATGAAGGTACCATGAAAGAAATTACAGGGGGGGATGCATTACAAGGTAGAGCATTATATGGCGATACTGTAACATTCACTCCACAATTTAAACTTGTCGTTTGCACTAATAATTTGATGGAAATTAAGAGCAATGACGATGGTACATGGCGACGTATTCGTGTTTGTCCGTTTAAATCAAAATTTGTTTGCGATGCAGATTATGATTCGAGTAATAGGTTACATTTCAAAATTAATATGAAAATAAACGATAGGTTTAAAGAATGGTTACCAGTATTGATGAATATGTTGATTGAGCGTGTTCATAAAAACAAATCTATTGTTCAAGATTGTTCCGAAGTTCTTGATGCGAGTAATCGATACAGGAATGAACAAGACTACATTTCGCGGTTTATCACTGAAAAAATTCGGAGCACTGATAATGAAAAAGATTGTATTAAAAAACGGGCCCTTGGGATGGTATTTAAGTCGTGGTATACACTACAAACTGGAAAACAACCTTCAAAACTTGATGAGTTATATGCAACATTTGAAAGGAAATATGGCACATATCCCAAAAAAGGATGGCATCACATTAAAATCGAAGATGAAGATGATGACGACGAAGATATTGTTGACCCTTAATATGGTATTTGCGTATAATGTACATAAATATCCTCTTTTTCTAATTTATTGATATTTTGATTATATAGATTGCGATATGCATTTGCAGGGGTATATTGAAACATATAATCCATTGCAGAAAGTAATCGTACCATTATATGATTAATAATTAATGGATATACACATAATAAAACTGCTATGCCAATATGCATTTTTGAGCGGTATTTTCTATTTTTTACTAATATGCCTATATATACAACCAAAATGAAATAATATATAATTCTAAATCGTTTAATCCAAAAATCGACCAATATAGTATATTGGCTCGTATATAATGCTTTCATTTGATGTAAATTTTTACTACCCATTGCAGTATCCGTGCCATATATTTTGTTATCATTTTGTACATAGATTAGATAATCCTCTAAAATTTTGCGCTGACGTTGCAGCATAGCAACATTATACGTATATTTTAAAAGATGCGAAAGACAAAAGTTTTCGTCAAAGGTTGTGCCGCCTGCGGGTTGAAGAACATCCGACTTCTCCTGCATCTTCTTCAACACCCCCTCACCCCAAGCCTCTGACTCTATTTTTGCTTTTTCATCAATCCAACGGTCAATGTCCTTATTCTCTACTATTAATTCTATCATATCCTTCGCGACTTCGTTGAAGTCTATCGGGGTGGCGGAGCCCATTATATATTAATTAATATAATAAATATATAATGGCCACCCGTGCAACTCTCATTCATCTGACAGTGATGTCTCTGCCGGATTATTTGTATTTGTATTAAACGCTTTAAGATTTTGTGCAAGTATATTTCCTGCTCCTGGTTGGGGACCATATAATCGGTCATATTTATCATAATGCATTTTATTTATCCAATACATGTCAACGATTTTGCCAATCGCAAATACAAACATTAAAGCAAATATTAGAATCGAAATTCTAAAATAAATCTTATCATTTATGAGTTCTTTGGAATGTACATATCCTAATATAATTAATGGAATAAAAAACCCGACAAAAATTTTAAATACGATTATATAATCTTCGTCTAATCTCCCATCATAATATTCTATTTTTATTAATTTTTCAATATTATTTATGTTGTCGTCTTTACTATGTCCTTCGAAAACACGAACCATATATATTATTTATATATATTATTTATCTGAAATGCCTAAATCATGGTTCGGGTCATGGGGTGGATGGTGTGGATGGTGGGGATGAGTCCGATGACTCCGATGATGACTCCGATGACCCCGCTTGTCCAGCTTGTCCCGCTTGTGCCGCTTGTCCCGCTTGTGCCGCTTGTCCCGCTTGTGCCGCTTGTGCCGGCTTCGCTTGTCCCGCTCCTTTCCCAAATAAAAATGTTGATATAAAAAAATATAATTTAATAATAATTAATACTAAAAGAATACCTCCCCACAAAATCAGCCAACTTTTTTGTGAGTTTGTATGTATTTTCTGAAAATTTAATTTTTTATATAATTTGTATTCCTCGCTGGCATCAGATCCATCATCTGCTGGTGCGGGATTTATAACTATTTTTCCATCTACACTTTTTTGTATAAAGTGTTCATTCCCGACCCCATGTCCTTCTTGTCCAATAAAGCCTTCTTTCTTAAATGGATTTAAATTATCTAAATCGAACTTGTCAATCCCACTCACATTTCCAAAAAAATTCGCCATTGATTCTAAATTCGGGCCAAGTTGTGCATCAAGTATATTAAATTTTTTTTTAATCTGTTTCCCTTGTTCCGATGCAGCTGACGGTTCTGCATTTAAATCTTGTTTAAGTTTATTAATTAACAATTTTGTCATATATTATATAATAATATTATATTGATGGTGATGAAATGGATTCTTCTCTCTTTTTGGAACTAGTGTTTGGCGTGCGGGGCTTGTCCTGGTCCTTGGCCTTGTCCTGGTCCTTGGCCTTGTCCTGGTCCTTGGGCTTGTCCTGGTCCTTAGCCTCACTGGTCTTGGGCTTGGCCTCACCTGGCTTGGCCTCACCTGGCTTGGCACTGGGCTTGGCACCTGGCTTGTCACTTGCCTTGGCCTCACCTGGCTTGTCACCTGCCTTGTCGCCTGCCTTGTCACCTGGCTTGGCACCTGGCTTGCGGCTGGCCTTGGCACCTGGCTTGGCACCTGGCTTGGCATTGTCACTTTTTTTTGTTAAACTATCTTTAGCTTTTTTTACAGCACTAGCAGCACTCGCAGTTTTGGCAATATTTTTAATAGATAATCCTAACTCTTTACCAATAAAAAAAATTAAAATTAATATTCCAGAGATAATATTAACCAAAGCGGATACACTTAGATTATATAACATCGAACTTTGTTCGGATTGTTTATAAGCTGCGTTTGCTTTTCCAGTAGTAGATTCTCTTGCGTCGAGTTCTTTAACCTTTGATGTATAATTCAAGTTTGAAATGTATTTTTCATTCTGAGCTATTAGGCTTTTAACCCCCGAATGGGGCGTGGGCATTGGAAGTCCATCGCATGTTAGAATTGAGCCCTTCGCAAATTTACTCCCAACATCATCCGTATAAGCACCTAATTCAACAGCGATCAGATCAATTTGTCCTTGGATTTCCGTAATTAAATCTTGATTGACCATATACTATCTATACACAAAATCTGTAAAAATTTCCAGTAATTGCCATTTTACTACTTCGCTCAATATTGCAAATTTGGCCTGGGCGCATCATTAGAGCCAATGCGACTGGATCATTGCGCGAAATTTCAGGAATCATATCATCTCTAATAATATTATATTTTGTTCTAAATAAAGTTTCTTCTTCTGCAGAGAGAATATTATGGGGCGAAACATACGTGTGTTCAAAGATATTAAATTGCAGGGTTTTTATACCACGTACAGCCACATACAAGCCATCGTTTTCCCATTTGTTTTTAAGAATTGCAACCATTGTATCATTGGCGCCATCTCGTGTAATAATCACTAAATTATCATCTGTCGACAAAACATTTTCCGTTACAAACAAATCATCGATATATTCGTCCAGTGTTTTTTTTGTAACAGCTTTTTCTGCATGAAATTTTATATAAGTTTTTTTATTAGTATCAGAGTTAGTCAATAGCATATCAAGTTGGTCATTTTTGTACATGCTATTAACATCATCAACACCAAGGTCTTTATAAGCAGCCACATCGTATCCGATGGTTTCAAGTTGTTTAAGAATATTGTTCCTTGATTTGAAGATCGAAATTACACTGTCGTCGCCGTCCATTGATATATATATATATCCCATTTATATATCAATTAATTATAATAGATTTAATATCGGGGTCTTGTGATGGTGATTCTTCGGTATCATCTTGCATTGGGAATGATGGATTTGCAGGAGTCTTATTAGGGGTCTCAGGTTTAAATGTCGTGCCAACATTAATATTTATAATAGGCTGAGCACTAGGAGGTTGAGCACTAGGCGATTGAGCATCAGGCTGAGCACTAGGCGATTGAGCACTAGGCGATTGAGCATCAGGCTCGGCATCATCAGATTCTTTTTCATCATCGGATTCTTGATTGGGATCAATAAAACCTGTTAAGGTTCCAAATGATTTCATAGCAGTATTCGCGGCATTACCAGTTACATTTGCGATATTGGTAGCAATCGGTGCAGCGGAGTCAACTATTGGTGAAGCGCCGGCAATAACGCTCTTTAAATCGTCTTTCATGTCATCCGGGACAGCAGAGTATAAATTTTGACTCTGGCTTATAGCGGTAGCAGCAGCACTAGTGGCAGCACTAGTGACAGCTGATGTAGCATCATTTGCGCGAGAAAGGACTGTTGTTGGCAGCTCGTCTTCAATAACTTCTTCCAATTCTTCTTCGGATTCATCAGGTTCGTCGGTGGGGGTGGGTAAATCCGGAATAATATCAGCATTAAAAAGTGTCCGATTCCGTTCGACTAATGTTGCAGGGTCAATCTTATCTTTCATGAACAGATTTTCAAGAGTCTTAGAATAAGTCATGTTTTGTAATTGGTCGATATTATCCTCTGTAATAATCCTCATTTGAACATTCATGACCATTAATTCTTGCATTAGTAATTTAAACGCATATGGAACGCGAACAATGCTAAAACTACGACCATATTTAGATACATTATCAACTTCAATAGAGCCGTCAACATTTGTATTAAATTTCAATGGACCGTCACACTGAGGACTCAAAAAAATATTCTTATTTTCATTATATACCGCGATACATCCTGTTTTATTACAAATAGCCATGTAATATTTGTCTCCTCGTTCAATCATAGACTCGGTCAAAAATGCTGTCATACCGTGTGCAATAACACCATCGCGTTCCATTTCACCGATTCTAAGGCCACCATCATTTGCACGACCTTGGACGGTTTGGCGGGTCATTAAAGTTCTAGGGCCGCGAGCTCTATAATTAATTTTATCTTTAACCATATGTTTAAGGCGCATGTAATATGTTGGACCAAAAAAGATATTACTGGACAACTGTTCGCCGGTGGTCCCATTATATAGGACTTGGTTACCACTACTATGATAACCCATTTTGGTAAGCATATCGCCAAATCCTTTAAGTTTCGAGCCTTTATTATTAAAGGCTGTACAATCACCAAATCCACCATACATAAGACAAGATTTTCCCATAACAGTTTCAATAAGTTGTCCAATTGTCATTCTAGAAGGGAGAGCATGAGGATTAATAATAATATCGGGTTTAATACCGTCATGAGTGAAGGGCATATCGGCTTCAGGAATTAATAGACCCATAGTTCCTTTTTGACCGCATCTACTACAAAACTTATCACCAATGGCGGGAATTCTTTCTTCTCGAATGCGAATTTTTGCCAATCTGAATCCTTCTTCTTCCTCAGTAATAAATGCTTTGTCTACAAATCCTAATTGTCCTTTTTTGGGAAAGATTGAATTGTCTAAGAATATTTCAGGGTCTGTGGGGTCATTTTCAACCATACCAATAATGACTTTTTTATCATCCATCATAGTATTCTCTCTAATCAATCCATTTTTATCTAGATAACTATAATCAAATCCTGGTTTGATACCAATAGCTTCTTTGCTCATAACATCCGAGAAAGTTTTGGTAGTGTTACTATTAGCAACAGAACTGCTACTTTCACGTGTTTCGTACATATTAAAATAAGTAGTTCTAAACATTCCGCGATTAACAGAACCTTCGTTAAATAAAATGGCGTCTTCAACATTATAGCCACCATAACACATAATAGCGACGATGGGATTTTCACCATATGGATGTTCTTCATTATTAATGTATTGCATATAACGACTTTTGACTAATGGGATTTGACCACTGTTCAAAACGACTCCCATTTTATCAATTCTATATTGATAATTAGAATGATATAAAGAGACGCCTTGTTTACTTTGGCCACATGAAAATAAATTACGAGGTAATTGATTATTTTCCGGAAACACAATTTGATTTCCCATTACGCCCAGCAATAAAGAAGGGTGTATTTCAACATGTGTATGACGAGTTGCCTCATAACCATTTTCTAATATATGTGTACTGATATATGATGCATTCGCTTCACCAGCATCCATAAATTCTAGCACTGATGCTTGTTTTAATAAAATGGGGACGGATGTTTTGTCACCATATAACTCTTTCACGGAATATAATTTATTAAAATTATTAAAATTCTGTTTTGGATTGGAACCCGTTAATAAATCAACCCATGATAATGATGCAACATTACGATTATCAAAACTTGTTTTTCTATTGTCATCAATATAAAATATTGGACGAGTGAGACGACCACTGTCGGTAAAGATATTAATACATGATGCCTCGATATCCCATGCGACGGATGTTTGAATAGGTATAAGGGCAATTCTTTTATAATCTTTTAGTGTTGTAGAGAGAATATATGGATCATCGGTAGAACCAATAAGGTGCCCATTGACAATGACCTTTGTACCCGATGCAACCAATGATGGTTTTGTTAATGGTGAAATCATAGTCAATAACATTTTAATTAAAGTATCTTTTGAATATCCTGATGTAATATGTGTCATAATCGTCATATGTTTATGAAAACCAACATTACCACCATCGGGTGTATCAACCGGATCAATAAATCCCCATTGAGACCCATGCAAAAATCTGGGTGCAATTACTTTTGCACTTGCATCCATATTCAAATTCAGTTTTCGCAACATAGACAATGCACTATTAAATGATAATCGATTAAGGTCTTGTATTGCTCCTAATCGTTTGGTATGTTCGCTTGCGCCCCAGTTTCCTTTAAATGCTTTTTTAAAACCATTTTCCAAAATACGTTCTCTAAAAACTTCCTGATAATTTGTGTCAATTAAGCTAATAAAATTGGCAGTATATATGTTTTCATTATAGTAAAATTTCTTATCAAAATTTAACTTAATATTGTCTATTTGTAATTTGAAATATTCTTTGAATAAATTATAAATCATGACACCAGAAAGTTCTATGCGTTTATATTTAAAACTGTCACGATCTGTTGGTTTTTTATCTCCCGATGCAACTTGCAACAGTCCCAAAACCATATGACCTAAGAAGAAGGCTTTATCTTTAAGGTTATCGACACCAATATGAGGAAAAAGGAAATCCATTATAATATGTTGGGCATGGGGAATAGTTTTACCTTTTGTAAAGCTGGCGATGAATTCTAAGGCAGCCTTCTGTGTAAAAATTTTACTGGCATCATGTACAGAAGGTTTTAGCATATCGACATATGTTTCGTTTTTACCAATATCTAGGACAATATGTTCGACAATTGATTTGTCAGAAATTACTCCTAATGCACGCATGAGGATAAATAATGGTACGGGTTTTCGTACATTAGGTACATTTACAACAATATTTCCAAAAGAATATTTTGCACCAGGGACTAGTAATTGTACAGACATGGTTCTAACAGGTTTGGAAACGTCTTCTGATACAGACCGTATCGAAGCTGAATATGTATATATATTAGTACCTCTATCACTAATATTAATCATATTATTGGCAAATTGTTCTTGACAAATTATCGCTTTTTCCTTGCCGTCAATAATAAAATACCCACCTTTATCATTTTTACATTCTCCTGCATTAAAACAAAAATGACGGTCCATTCCACTAAACATACATAAATCAGAATGTAACATTATAGGAAATTTACCTAAGAGTATATTTTCGATGGTCTGTGTAAATGGTTCTTGCCCTTCAATAATATATTCAACCTCAATATCAAAATGGATTGTAAAACCATAAGTCATATTTCTTATACGAGCTTCATTTGGAAACATAAAATGAGCATTATCCTCATCATATATGGTCGGTTTGCCATAGTATATTTTGTCTCCTTCTTTACCGCCAAGATACATGCGTGATTGTAAATCATATTCACCCGTCAGGTCGTTGAATTGTTTTTGCATAATAATTGGATTTTGCTCTTTAAATATGTTAAAAATATCAGAATTGAAAAATTTATTATATGATTCAATATGATGATTGACTAGACAATAAGGATTGCTTTTAAAGAATTTATCTATAATTTGCCATTGCATTTTATGTTCATCCATCTTATATTATAATAACAGTATATTTTTTATTATAATAACTTATAACAATTTCCCTGTGAGCATACTATTACTCATTGAGAACCCAGGGACATTAGATGGAGAATGCTGAACAGTCCCGGAATTTAGCATAAATAATCCAATAAGAATAAACATAATAATATATGGAAAAAAGACGATAATCCATGACAATGTTCCTAATCCACGTTTGCATAGCATGTCAAGAATCTTAGTCCAAATAAGAATGTAGATTGCTTCGGCACCAAAAACGAGTGGGGTTGAATTGCTCGTGCATTTATATTCACCTAAACATAATACGTTTTTACCTTCAACTATATTTTGTACCATCATGATAATCATCGAAAATACAGATATTATAAAATAGAAGAATGCAGGGGCGCATAGAGAAGATAGTGCTTTTTTTGCTGAACCTTTCATATATATATTATAAATATTTTAAATTAATGAAAAATGAGATAATGTTGGTAGGGGGCTGGCTAAACCTTTAAAGCCATATAGACTATTTACGAATTGGCTTGGAATAAATTTTATCATATTCACCGTGTTTGCTAATGGCGCAGGAAATAATCCCATACCACCCTTTTGAGTTTTCTGTCGTCGTTTCTGTCGTCGTTTCTGCCTACGTTTTTTTGGCCGTTTATTTTGTGTCTGGTTCAATAGTTTTGGATTACACAATCGTTTGCATGTTTTTTTATAGACTAATTCGGTGGAATTAATAAACGCACAGTTTTGTTTTGTTTTTGGTTTGAAATGTCTTTTATTAAATAGTTTGTAAGATTCAGCACATGCTGTTTTACATTTACCCATTATATATTATAATAAGAAAACTAAATATAGATTTAGTCAATATCAACATGTGTCAATATATGTCGCCTGCAACACATCGATTGTAGTTTTAATTCATCCAATGTAATTCCCTCTGGTGTCTTTTTAATATATTCTGGTGTCAGATATAGAACTTTGTCTTCATCAATATCCAGTGATATTTTTTTTTGTCGAACATTCTCTAGATAATACTTATATTTGTCGGCAAGAACCTTTCCGCAGGTAAAACATCTTACTGGGATGATCATCTTATAGAATATATCTATAATATAACTTTGAATCAATTTTTATTATAATAAAGATTAATTCGTATGTTGCTTCTTCAACATTCTCTCTATTTCGAAAGGTTCTTTCATCCCCGAACTTCTAAATATATTTAGCCCCTCTGATAATGTTTCTGTAAATTTAATTTTATGTTTCTCTAATGTTTGATTTTCATTATCATTCTTAAAAGAAATATCATTTAATATACTAAATACAACAAATCCAGTAATAGATAATACTATAAGAATAATCATATCAATATTTGCTGCAATGAAGCCAATATGTTTAAATATAATTCCAATAAATGAATCACCAAATAATTGTTCTGCATTTTCATTGATAAAATTTCCAATAAGTATAATAAATCCAATAAGTATAATACCACTCACTAAGATAATTCCTATTTCCATTATATTACCATAATATTAAAAAAGAAGTTCTACTGTTCTTTAAGTTGTTTTTGTTCTTTAAGTTGTTTTTGTTCTTTAAGTTGTTTTTGTTCTTTAAGTTGTTTTTGTTCTTTAAGTTCTTTAAGTTCTTTTCCATTATTGTTATCTGGTGAAAATCATCGGTCCATCTGTTGTAAGTTTCCTGGTAAGAACCAAATTCTCTGCATGAATCTTATCATGACATATCTTACAAACAGCACATAGATTCGATAGATGATTTTTATGACCACCATCAGGCAAATATCCATTACCATCAGCATCACATTGGTATTCAAGATGGTGTGTATCTACTGCATCTCTTTTATTACAAATTTCGCATATACCAACCAACTTCTCTCTATTATATCTAGATTGTTTTGTTTCACTAACACTTCTTTCAATTGGAAAGTAACTGCGTCGCAGTTCATGTGCTCGTTCAAGAAACTGTGGTTTCATATTGAGTGCTTTGCATACTTCCAGGCCATACATTCTCTCTCCCGACCCTTCTTGAAGCAATCTATCATATACTAAAACTTTTTTCTCATTATCATAATGTACTTTCATATGTTTGAATACTACATTATTAAGTGCAGTTACCTCTGGTTTATCAACAATCTCATGCATATGTGTTGCAAAAATGAAACTGGATTCTATCTTTGTAAAATGCTCAATGCCAGCAATAAAAATACTGATAGCTGATTCGGTTTCTGTACCAGAGCACAGTTCATCACCTAGAATAAGACTGTTCTCATTAGCATTATTAATAATATTTCTTAGTTCTATGATTTCAACAGCAAATGTTGAGAGACCTTTGAATAGATTGTCATTACCAATAATTCGCGTGAATATTTTGTGGTATGGATAAAACGTCATGGATTCGCATGGAACAAAGAAACCTGCCTGAGCCAAAATTACGGAAATTCCAACTGCCCTGATAAGACTTGTTTTACCGACAGCATTTGTACCATATAGGAGAACACCCTTTTCGTCCATGCCGATATTGATGTCATTCGGAACATATTTATCATTTTTCTGGATATGTTCAATAAGAGCATGACGCATTTTTGAAATTTCAATAAATGATTTACCGTTATTATTATCGATGATTTCAGGTTTTGCATAGTTGAATTTTTTGGCAACAAACCCTTTTGTATAGGTAATATCCATTTTTGTGATGGCATTGACAATATCAAAAAAATGAGTATTGAATTTTTTAAGCTCATCTACAAACTGATTGAATACTTGACCGATTAATGTATGTAGAATATGGCGAGTGTTACTATATTCACTACAAATTGTAGATATTTCACTGGATGTAATATGTGTTTTATCTTTTCCACTATTTATAAATGTAATTAAATCAAGAGATAGAGAGAATGTTTTGTCTATACCATCATAACTAGATTTATAAGTAAGTTCTCTCTGTGAACTCAAATGACTAAGATAAAGTTTTAGTACACTACCGCGTTTGCGTGTGCATTCAAAAGATACGTCTAATCCACTGGTAATATGCATTTTAATAGGTTCTTTTGAAGCTAGCTTTGTTTTTTCTTTCTCTTTCAATGTTGTATTTAAAAAATTCAAAATACAAATCATTTTGTCATTGGATTCTATAAATATTCTCTCTCTATCATCTAAATCTTCTCTAAAACCTTTGTTGATATAATTAAGTATGACATCTTCACTGTCGTTAATCTTCTCAAAATTAATAACATGTTTAATATATTTAGCAACCTCTTCAGTCTGTGTAACAAAAGTATCATAATTGGTATCGCCGAATACATGTGATAAGATACATTCATGTTGAGGTTCTCTCTTCAACTCATCAAATAACATACTAGCAAATGTGATATTGTCATATAAGTCAACAACATCTTTGACACTAAGTTTGTTATTGATGATCTTCCTGTATTGATATTCAACATCACCTATCTTTTCAAGATATGTTTTTACAAAAGAAAGATCTGTCAAGTTAGAGAGAATATATTCAGTAATAGAATATTCTGCTTGAAGTTTATCGATATTGGTAATAGGCCGCGTGATAACCTCATTCATTTTGCGTTTTCCCATTTTAGTACTGCACCGATTGAGTAGATCGCAAATAGAAGATGCTGCGCCAGTATGGTTACCATCATTAATAATATTGAGTTGTTTAAGAGTATGGTTTGCAAGAATAAGTTTATCGGTATCTTCTTCATAGAAAGGAACATTGATATTTTTAACAAGATTTGTATTGTGCTTCATTAGGAAGTCCAAAAGATAGCAAAAAGATTGAAATGCAAGAGGATGATGGGCAAGAATGTCAATAGTTTCCTGTTTTTGTTTATAGTCGTAAATTTTGCCGATGATTTCATCTTGGAAGGTTTGTTTTTCGCATTTATCAATAGATTCGTCAATACATTCACCGATAGGTTTTACATGGACAACCTTAGATACGATATTTGCGTATGTCAAAATTTTTTGAAGAGCGGAGTCAGATAGATTTCCGATGATTAATGTTTCACATGGGTTATAAATAGAATTAAATCGTTCTAGTTCATCATATGTAGTCGGGAAATCCAAATATTCGGTTGTAAATTCATATATACTAGATGAACCAGTTGAAGAATTTACAATAGAAATGCCAATCACAATCATATCTGATTTAGGATGACATCGTTCTTTATATTGGGATACCCAAACACACATGATATTATTAGAAAGAATATTCTCCCCCGAATCAATCATCGTACCAGCTGAATAAATACAATTCAAACTTCGTGTAGTATTTTTGGTATTTGTATCTTGCACAAATAATGGTATTGTATAGCCATTATCTTTCAAAAGTGTTATATATTTATCAAATTGGGGTACTGGGCAACCTGCCATTACAATAACAAATGGGCCTGATACTTTATTATTTGGATTTATGAGAGAATATGTTTCACTGCTTAATTTAGAATCTCTACCAATTGACATCCGGAATCCGCAAATTTTACAAACATCTTTTATACATGAAAAATGGACATCACCTTTGGCGTCTTTAAGTGCATATATTTCATAAAAACTTCCAACCTGCATAAGAACCAATGTTTTTGGACCATACTGTTTTTTATAGTTGACAGTTTCTTGGAAATAATCATCGTATATGGTCATATATATATATATGTATATATATTTAAGTACTATTTACATGTCTTCTTTAATAAAATTATTCAGTAACACATCACCGTTTTTATTTTCCAATTCTCCAGATAATTTTGCATTCGTATAAATAGACCGCAAAACGTCATCTGGTGCAGTTGATCCAACTTCTAGCAAACTATTTTGCTTTAAATATTCCTTGACCTTTTTCATTGGAGTTATATTTAATAGATGTTTTTCGTTACGAATATTTTTGCGCGTAGTATTATCATTAATTAAGACTGATACTTTTTTCCCAATCTTGCCCAGTTTCATTTTCTGAGTTTGTTTGCCATTTTTTTTTGCGTTTGATTGTTTAGTTGGTATATTGTTTTCAATATCTTTAATAATTTCATTTTCTGGTATCATATCTAATATATTTACTTCGTCCATCTTAGACTCCACAATCTTGTCTATGTTTGCCATCACTGGTAGCTCTTCTACATCCAATACAATATTATCTAATATAGGACTTGACATTGGAGTTACATGTAAATCGGGTGGAGGAGATGTTAATGTGCGTTCATCAATATTAATATTCATTGTGGGTGGATTTGTATTATCAAATTCATGAATATTATTATTATCAGTATTAAACGTTATATTTCGCCGAGTTGTAGTCTTTTGATAGGTTGGTTTTGTTCCACGTTTCAAACATCCATATTTCGGTTCATTATTTTTTCTTGTTTTACCCGCATTACCAGATATACGAAGGGGAGGCTCCTGCAATTCATCCGGCAAATCTAAATTTACTTGTTCAAATGAAATTTTGGACTTGAATTGATTAGCAGGCACAGCAGCAGGCACAGCAGCAGGCACAGCGAGAGCAGGCACAGCGAGAGCAGGCACAGCAGCGGGAGCGGGCACAGCGAGAGCAGCGGGCACAGCAGGCGGGGCAGGTACCAGGTTTTTATCTAAAAATTTGATAGTCCCATTAAAAGAGTTATCGGTTTGTTTTTTAATTTTGACGCCATGTTTAACAGAAACAGGTTTCGTATTGGTATTAATTTGTTTTAAAATTTTCCGTCGGAGTTTTGTAATAGACGAACTTTCGCTCCTCTTAAATAGAGGCCCTTTTTTTTTTAAAGAGGTCTTTCTGGGTTTTAATAATTCTGGATTGAACTTTATTTTTTTACTCATTATATTGTGATTTCAATATTAATTATTACTTTAAACTTATATAAAATTGATTTATATATAAACACAACTTAACAAAGAATAGAACTATGAACAAAACGCAGAAATGGGCATCAATCGAAGATCCGTGGACAATTATTAGCAAATATTTTGAAAATGGTTATTTGCAGCGAATGGTCAAGCACCAGATTGAAGCCTTTGATAATTTTACAAACATCCAAATTGAAAAAACGATTGAAATGTTTAACCCAGTAAAGATTCATTCCGATAACGACTATGATGAAGAACATAAAAAATACAAATTAGAAGTTGAATTAAATTTCAAAAATTTCAATCTATATCAACCTCAGATTCATGAAAACAATGGCGCAGCAAAGGTGATGTTCCCACAGCAAGCACGGAAGCGCAATTTTACATATGCTTCCAAAATGACAATTGATATTCATATTAAATATATCATTCGAAATGGAGACAATTTGGAAAACATTCAAATCCACAATAAAATTGTAGAAGGTATCCATATTGGAAAACTTCCAATTATGCTGAGGTCATCTGTTTGTGTGTTATCGCAATATAATGCACTTAACTATACTCAGACAGGTGAATGTAAATATGATGCAGGAGGGTATTTCATTATTAATGGATCAGAGAAAACTGTACTTGGTCAAGAACGTGCTGCCGAAAACAAAATTTATTGTTTTAATCTGCTTAAAAGTACAAAATGGACATGGCAGGCAGAAATGAAATCAGTTCCAGATTTCAAATGCATTTCACCCAAACAGATAAATATTACCATTAATAAGAAAAACAATGGATATGGTTATGGATTGTTCGTTAATGTTCCACGAGTAAAGCAACCAATTCCATTGTTCATTATGTTCAGAGCCTTTGGTATTATTTCAGATAAACTCATTTGTAGATATATTGTAAACGATTTTAATGAGACACTCGTTGATACACTTAAAGCTTCCATTGTAGATGCATGCAATTACAACACCCAAGAAGAAGCATTGGAGTACATCACAAGTAATGTAATATTTGTACCCATCAATATGGATAAAGAAACTGGTCAGCAAAAAAAACGGTCTTATGCAGAAGACATTATTGAAAATGACATATTTCCGCATAATAAAACGACCACCCAAAAGATATTCTATTTGGGCTACATGGCAAACCGTTTGATCCAGACAAGTATGGGACTCATTGCCGCAACCGATAGGGATTCGTATATTAATAAACGAATCGATTCTACTGGGTCCCTCCTAAATAACCTGTTTAGAAATTATTTCAATAAGCTCGTCAAAGATACCCAAAAACAGATCATCCGGGAAATTAACAATGGTTCCTGGCGATCAACCAACAATTTCGAAGAAATTATTAATCAAACCAATATTTACAAAATTATTAAAACCGGCACGATTGAAAACGGCATTAAAAGAGCCCTCGCAACTGGAGACTTTGGTCTGAAACATATTAACAACAATAAGGTTGGTGTCGCTCAAGTATTAAGCAGACTTACATATATTTCCAGTCTTAGTCATTTGAGACGCATTAACACACCAATCGATAAAAGCGGAAAGTTGATTCAGCCCAGAAAATTGCATAATAGTTCATGGGGATTTCTATGTCCAGCAGAGACACCAGAAGGTGCTTCGGTTGGTGTCGTAAAGAATATGAGTTATATGTCACATCTGACAAATCCATGCGAAAGTGACGCATTGTATGACTTTGTAAAACCATTTATTACATCTTTGGATGAAATCGAACTTACCACTTTTGCATCACAGGTTAAAGTATTCGTGAATGGTTCCTGGATAGGTGTCACACAAAATGCAGTGGAGTTGTATGCAGATTTAAAGAAAAAGAAACATACTGGTGTTATTAATATCTACACATCAATTATCTTTGACTATACATACAAAGAAATCCGGATTTGTAATGATCGGGGGCGTATTACGAGACCAGTATTGCGGGTTGAGAATAATAAGTTGGTTGCAACACCAGAAATCATAAAACAACTCAGTTCTAAAACCATTAACTGGAATGATTTACTTATCGGTACCGGCATCGGTAATTCAATTATTGAATATATTGACCCAGAGGAACAAAATAGCTGCATGATTGCTATGAATATTAAAAATTTGGAAGACCATCATTTTACAACACATTGTGAAATTCATCCAAGTACCATATTTGGAATTCTGGCATCATGTATCCCATTTCCAGAGCATAATCAATCACCAAGAAATACCTATCAATGTGCGATGGGCAAACAGGCGATGGGTGTATATGTAACAAACTTTGATGATAGACTTGATAAGACCGCATATGTATTGAATTATCCTATGCGACCACTTGTTGATACGCGAATTATGGGAATGATTAATTTGCATAAAATTCCGAGTGGGTCACCAGTTATTGTTGCAATCATGACACACACTGGATTTAATCAGGAAGATAGTATTTTATTTAACCAAGGTTCAGTCGACCGCGGATTGTTTCAAGCAACCATTTATCACACTGAGAAGGATGAGGACAAAAAAATCAATGGAGATGAAGAAATAAGGTGCAAACCAGACCGTGCAAAGACTGCATCAATTAAATTTGGAAATTACAATAAGCTTTCAAAGACTGGTATTGTACCGGAGAATACATTGGTAGAGAATTTAGACATTATTATTGGAAAGGTGATTCCGATTAAAGAGAATAAGAATGACCCAACCAAGGTTATTAAATATGCGGACCATAGTCGATCATTTAGGACAAATGAGGAAGTTTATATTGACGAAAATTATGTTGACCGAAATGGAGACGGCTATAACTTTTGTAAAGTTCGTATGAGAACTATGCGGCAACCAGTAATTGGAGACAAGTTTAGCTCGCGTCATGGACAAAAAGGTACAATTGGAAATATAATTCCTGAGGCAGATATGCCATACACGCAAAGCGGACTGAAACCGGACATTATTATTAATCCGCATGCTATTCCATCTAGAATGACGATTGCTCAGCTGAAAGAAACTCTTTTGGGAAAAATTTTGGTTGAATTGGGATTATTTGGAGATGGCACAAGTTTTGGTGATTTAGAGATTAATTCAATTCGCAATGAATTATTGAAATTGGGATATGAAAAAAATGGCAATGAAATTATGTACAATGGTTTAACAGGAGAACAACTCACTAGTGATATCTTTATTGGCCCAGTGTTTTATCAGCGACTTAAACACATGGTTAAAGATAAGGAACACAGTCGTTCAATTGGACCATGTGTCAATTTTACGAGACAACCTGCCGAGGGTAGATCTCGGGCAGGCGGTCTTCGTTTTGGAGAGATGGAACGGGATTGTATGGTTTCGCATGGTGCGGCCAGATTTACAAAGGGACGATTGTTTGATGCGTCAGATAAATTCTCAGTTACAGTTTGCAAGAGCTGCGGTTTGGTTGCAAGTTATAATGATGAGCATAATATACATGATTGTAGAACGTGTGGGAATCGAATTAATTTTGCAAATGTAGATTTGCCATATGCATGTAAATTATTGTTTCAAGAATTGATAACAATGAATGTTGCACCACGGATTATGGTGGAATAAATATAGGGATAATAAATATAGGGATAATAAATATAAAATATTTTTTATATATAAATGACGCTTAATACGAAATTAGACCCTAATTATTTAGGAAAAGGTGGCGAAATGTCATTTATGCGAAAACTGCGTGTAACTTCTTGGCATAATATTAATCCTGCTACAAATAAACAACAAGGCTTTTTAAAACATAATAATTCTGGCGTATCTACTACTACGCGCACGAGTGGAAGTGTAGTTGATGCAAGTGATTATATCAGATATAAAAAAATTGGGGCAGCCACCGAACATATGAATTAATTCTATTTTTAATATTAATTAAATATATAAATGCAGAAATATTTAGCAGAATTCGTCGGAACTATGTTCCTCGTTCTCGTTGTACTTTCCTCCTCCAATCCCCTTGTGATTGGTGCCGGTTTAGCAATTGCTGCTATGGTAACCGGAAAAGTTTCGGGAGGCCATCTAAATCCTGCGATCTCAGTAGTTATGAGTGTAGCGAAAAAGATGCCATCTAACGACCTATTGCCTTACATTGTTGCCCAGGTTGCTGGTGGTTTAGTCGCTCTTGAACTCAAGAAACGCATGAAATAAATATGATATATATTTAATATTAATATATATTATATGGCAAATTGCACGAAACGGCGTACTAAAACGCGTACGAAAACACGTACTAAAACGCGTACGAAACCACGCACGAAACCACGTACGAAAACACGCACGAAACCACGTACGAAAACACGTACGAAAACACGCACGAAAACACGCACGAAAACAAAGTCTCCCCGAAAAAAACAAAAGTCGCCGATCCGTAAGGGGAGGTCACGACGATATAAGCACAGAGGAGGAGTAAACTTTCTTGGCGCTTTAAAAGATGCTTTTGGAGGAAAAGTTTCCGACCCGGCGAGCACAGCTGCGAAAAAAAAAACTCCAGGAGCCGAAGAAGTAGCAGCAGACGTAGCACCAGCCGAACCGAATCTAGCAGGAGCAGCAGGAGCCCAACCGAAGCTACCAGCAGCAGACGCAAAAGCAGCACCAGACGCAAAAGCAGCACCAGACGCAAAAGCAGCACCAGCAGTAGTAGTAGCACCAGCAGGAGTAGTAGCACCAGCACCAGTAGTAGCAGGAGCAGATAAAGCACCAGCACCAGTAGTAGCACCAGCAGCAGTAGCTAAACCACAAGTACAAGTACAAGCGCCGGGAGGAGATGTGAATAAGTAGATGGCTCCTTTAAGTTTTGCGTTTTCTGTCAATTCTATATAACATATATAAAATTAACATTGCAAATGTACTAAGAAATATCTTTCCGTATAATTTATTTGTTTTTTTAAGTTTTTCTAATGTAAACCCCTGACTCCCTGGTGCACATGAATCAATTAAAGGTTGGTGATTTTTTGTAATATATTCATAATCCTTAGTATGGATGAATTTATGTTGGCATCCGCCACTTGCTGGCAATGTGATTGGTTTACATGTGATATCTGTATCAAATAGATTATCTAAATAATAAGGCATAGTCCTCTTTGTCAACGCAGTATCAGGATCGTAATTTTTAAAATCTATTTCAAATAGAAGACCTTTTGGTGGTTCGCGTTCAGTAATAGTCATTCGATGATATATACCATCTTCACTTCCATGCTGTTCTATAATACGCGTAATCGGTATCGCTTTATCGGTGCCAACAGTTAATTTATTTTTTTTGATTTTTATGATTCCAGCGCCAAGGTTTATTACCGGATTGGCGGGCATGATGACAAGCGAAATGTCCTCCTCTACCTTCCCAGTAGTACCAAACGTTAATATTTTATCTGGGGTCTGCTGATACGTTATAATACTGGTCGTCCATCCCGAAGGTATAATTTCTTCTTCAGGACTAATTTCCAAGTCCTTAACGGGTTCATTATTTTTCCAAAGATTTTTTAATAAATTTTTACTACCTGTTTGATTATTAATAATATAATTATATCTGGTACATGGTTTACCGTCGCATAACATTGGATATGAAAAATATGACTCACCAACATTATTATAACAAGGAAATCCTGTGTCCTGAAAATAATTTTCCGTCTTATATATTTCAGTTAAATTTTGCGGAGAATCGAACATATATGGTATTATGTAGTCAATATTTTCCACAGCTCGGTTACCAGCCCTTTTTAAGACGGCGCCTTTACAACTGTCATTCCCCTCTTTGAGTCCATCACAGTTCGCCAGATTCCGCGAAACATCATGACTCCATATTTTGTCTTCGAATTTTCCCTTATAAATCGCTAAATATTGATTTTGAGAATTATATCCATTATACATAATATAAACTATCATTTTTTTTTTGAAAATAATAACAATAACATAAATGTTAAAAATAATGGTATAAAAGATTTAGCTAGTCTAGATTTATCAATTATGAACCCTTCTACAATTCGTTCTACTTGGTCAGGGTGCCGACCTAAAAATTTCATTTCTGCGTCTTCAAACACAGAGACAAATGCAGTATTGGCGCTATTGCCATCAGTCAAAGGACGTATATTAACTGAGGTACATGCTTCAAATTGAGATGATAAAATACGCATATTTCGCGAATCATGTGAATTTTTTATAATGCTTTCGAATGCAGTTTTAGGATATCTATCATCAGCGTCATCATTCAAATTAAGGCGCGGTCTTTCTACCATAATATAAGAACTTGGCTTTGGATCAGCCGAAAATATTGAATCTATACATTTTTTATGGACAATATCTTTGCCATCAACTGTCTCCGCAATAGAAATAACCTGCATTTTATTTTCAGTCTCCGCTTCGTCAATAACGCCAGCCCCTCTGGGCATATTCACCATCTTCTTTCTCCAGTCATTTCTGGTTTTAGGGAAGAATTTCATGGCCGGATACTCCACCGTATCCATCCCCCTCGGATCGGGTGGGGGCGGCATGTTTGTGGGGGGGGCCGGTTTTTCTCCTCGTTTCCAAAAGGAATCATCACGATAGGGTTTAAAAAAACTGGTTTTATCGTTCGTCATATTATATTATATATATATATTAATGATATCAATTCAAAGACGTATCCTAATTGCCCCAGCCCTGCCGGGAGACATTAATAGAGAACATGGCAAAGCTATGCCAATAAAACATTATAGATTAAGTACTGATTGTGATTGCACAAGTACATCACAAGGTCCTTATAGAGATACCGATGTATGTGAAAGTAGTTACAATCCTGAATTAAGTGCGTTAAAAAAGGTGCGTAATTCAGGAGGCACAACTAGACAAACAATGTCAAATGCTGAATATTTAAAGAGTCGTTCTAAAACATATGAACAAAAAAGCCATCATTTTGTTAAATCGGCAGCAGATACTGCACGCAATTTATATAAAGCACAAGGGTCTGGAACAAAACTGGATAGCAACGGTAATCCAATCGACTACTGTACTACATGGAAACCATCTAATAAATATTTTAATCAAGATGGTGGTGTTTCCAATAGTACCAATATTAATAAAATAAAATATAACACAATTCAAAAACATGCCAAAACAATGTTGAGCGAATTTGACAAGTCGGTTGCAAATGCATATGCATATTCAGGTCGTGCTGCTGCCCCTTTTACGGATAAATCTAAATTGCAAACCGCGATGCCTGGAATGTTTAGGCGGAAAGGAAACCGTCAAAGTTGTGATGTTTGTAAATAATCAATACTTATACTGTTTTTTGATGTATATTTGTTATATCCAATATTATTTTTAATACACCATTGAATACATTTTGTAATATTATTTTTAATCATTTCTTCAACCTTTTTATTTAGGTCATTTTTTTGATATTTAATAAGTGATATTGTATTCTGTATGACATTTATTTGAAATTGGCAAAGAACATTTGAAATCTCTTCAATACGAGTAACATAAAAAATGGGCATTTTAGTATTAAGAATACCCGATATATATTTTTGGTCTGCTTTTTCTTGAGAAGATTCAAGTGTTTTAATAATAGTGCTAAATGTATTTTTGTATTGTTCTGTGGTTGTAAATTTGAAAGATTTACAAACGATATATTTTTCGGAGTTTGCTAGACGACTTGTTTGTGGCTTAAAAATATATACTTTATCATAAAACATATTTAAAATATAAATAAATTCAATTGTAGATTTGAAAAAAATATCAAATATTTTAAGTATAAAATGACCCTTATAAGCTTGTATTGATATAGCATATAAGATTTGGGCTAATATTAATTTGCTTGACATATTTTCTTGATTATTAAAGTTTGATGAAAAATCAAAACCCCCATCACCAGTAATAATATTCATGGTATTTTTGAATTTATTTACAGTATGTAAATAATTTATATAACTAATAATATTTCCGGTATTGTCTTCACCATATTCAATATGAATTTTAGGATTATTTTTAAGTAATTTAGGATTTTTCTTCCAGCCAGGAATATTATCATCTTCTCCAATAAGGGTCATGCCATAAAATTTATCATTTGAATTATTGCGAAGGTGACAGATTGCTTCTATAAATCCACCGGGTCCTTCACATAGATGAAATGATGAAATACTAAATCTGTTGTCAGGTATAATATCAAAAAGATTGGCAATTTCGACGAATTTGAAGTATGCTCGTGATACAGGTTTATATTTTGAAACGGACTGTTTAAGACTAGGTATTTGTGTATGTATGTATTCATATGTGTTGGTGAATTTTTTGTATATATCCCATTTATCCGTATGAGATTCGATTTCTCTTTTTAATGTTGATAAATATTTATGGGTTGTTTTACAAACATTATTTAATAATTTGTCATCAAGTTCTATGTGAATATCACTACTGTCTAATGTACTAGAAATATGTGGCAATAAATAATAAGACATCTATTATTTATTGTAAAGAACTTTTAAATCATAATACTATCATTTAGGCGGTTTAAGTGTATCTGTAATATCAACCATGGATGGCTCCCCTCTTGCATCACGTGCCCGCTTACCTAGAACCCGCGGGTCTGTTATTGAAATACCTTCTTCTTCTGGTGCGCCTTCGTCTGCTGCGTCGTCTGCTGCGTCGTCTTCTGCGTCTGCGTCTGCGTCTTCTTCTGCGTCTTCTTCTGCGTCTGCGTCTGCGGCGTCTGCGTCTGCAGCGTCTGGCTCTGCGGCGTCTGCGTCTGCAGCGTCTGGCTCTGCGTCTTCTTCTGCGTCTTCATTTGCGTCAAGTTCTGAGCCAAGTTCTGAGCCAAGTTCTGTATCAAGAACATCTTCTTCGGGTATTGCTGATGAAAAGTTTATTTTTTGGAATGGAGTAGTAGTAGATTCTACATCATCAAGAACAACGGTTGCTGCATCAACAGTGCGTATCTTTTTGTAAATGAAGAACCGGTTTAGAAATGAAATAGCTTTTTCATTTTCACTCATTTTATGAGATTGTCCATAGGTTTGTTTTTCTGCCAACATTTTCGTAAATAGTATGCTAAAATTACCAGATGAAACTGGCATATCTAATGCATTGGCTTCTTGTTGTGAAAGTAATTCAAATCCATAATTTTCCATAACTCTATTTAGATAATTAAAATTTACAAGATATTCTCTAAATTTTTTGCCTATAGTTTCTTGTAGCACGTCAATAGCATATCCTAAACAGGAGCTATCATTATCAAATGAGGTGTTATCATATTGTTTGGTAACTTCTAACAATTTATGGTCATTCTCTCCAATAACAAAACTTTCTCCCTTGGAAAGAGAGGCCAATTTATTAAAGATTTCGGTACCATCATAACATGTTCCAACAAAATAACCACCAATCTTTGTATTTTCGGCCACATTCCGAATAAATCCTCTAAGTGAAACCATATCTTCAAAGAAATAATGCAGGGCAAATTGACATGAAGATATATTAAACCCCGCACTAACTCTACCATAATGACGTGCAAGTCCCTTCCCAATTTGTTTCTCATCGTTTGGTCCTCTCCCGATGGTTGAATTATAGATCATTTTATCGCGTTCGCTGTTAAAGCCAGTTCCTTCCTTTAAATTATATTTCGAATTACAAATAGTAAAGAGCGCAGTTAATTGAGAATTAGTTTGATTCTTCATTTCGATATATCTTACACAAGCACCGTCTTGTTTATTTTCAATATTATCCTGTGATACATCAACCCCTAATACAAATGATAATTTAGCCATTTTCCATTTATTTAGATCACCCGCTTTACCAACAGCATAATCAATAAGTGTATCACCAGGATTACTTAAATTCATAATAAGACTATTTTTAACATATAAGTTGTGAAAATTTCTCATAGACTTGGTTTTGCTTTTGGATTTATCGCCGGTATAATAAACACCACTATCAAAATCTTCTGGAATATTTTGACCTGTTATAATCATCTCTAATGTGATAGGCTCATGAATTGATTTCCAATTACTATTTGCAACATCATATGAATTACCATATACTTTTTCACCGGATAAATATTGAGCAGTTTTATCATATCTCACTTTAATGGGGATCCATCGCCATTTGCTTTTATTGTCTCTAATATATTTAAATTCAACAATAGCTTTGTCTGTAAATATATCTCCGTCTTCGGTCATCATTTGCAACGTTCCAACTGCATCTTTTTGAAGTTTAATGTTACAAATATGTGCTTCATCATCACTGGGATTTGTAGGATGAAATGGTGCCGGTTTATAAATATTCGAACGTTTAGGAATGATGATATTATCATCAATGACATTTTGACAGGGATTAACAAATTGTTCCGAAAATCCACAACGCAATGTAAGTGTTTTATAACGTTCGATATTTGGGCCAATCATATCATAAATAGCATCACTACTAGCCTGGTTTTTGATAGTAGTTACTAAGAAATCGACAGTATTATGTTCAGGTGGTTTCCATTTGAAACTTCTAGTCCATGTTTTCTTTTTATTTACAATTTTGTCTTTCTTTTCATTAATACCAACACCTAAATCACTAGGTGTAAAAATCAAACCGTCTGTTTCGTATTCAAGATTTCCACCATGTGCATTGTCGATAATTTTTTTACAAGAAGCAAATATGTTATCACTGGCATAAAATGTTTTACATTTAATTTTCAAAATATTACTAAGATTATCAACAATATTACGTGTAGAGTCGTCGACCATTTTTGTCAATTCAATAAGCAATTGATATCTTGACCGGTCCTTGTCGTGAAATGGAAGATGTCTAACATCAATACCATTTGAGAAATAAATATCAAAGCTTGCATAAAGATTTATATAATCACTCGATTTACCATATAGAATATGCTCGCCATCTAATATAGAGTTAAAACATGTTTTATTATTGCATTTCATACCAGTAAATTGAACTTCCATATTGGTACTAATAAGATAAATATTACCATCGCTGTTAATTATTAGTAACTTGCGCAAACCATCGGCTTTATCAGTCACAGTATAATTCTTAGTAATATTTGGACCAATTTGTTCATTATCGGTTTTAACAATATTGACAAGTTGCAATGTAATAGAATTTGGTCCTATAAAATTACGTGAGTTCATCACAATTTGCTCAGGTTTTTTCATGTATTTTTGATATGTATCGATAGGCGGATTACCGTTGACGATATTATAGTAATTTGTTAGAACATAAGATTGCATCGTTTGTGGTATTGGATAATTAGTTTCTTGTAACCCAGACGATATATATTTAACCATTTTTTTTATAACACTAATTACCGTCTGCATATCCCAGTCATTCGGCAAGATTTCGAATTCTATTTCATAATTTTCAGGATTATTAAATACATTTGCCGCTTCGATTGTATATTCAGGGGTATATTGCCCACCCTGAATTTTAGATGACTTAGTAATTGTCATATCCACCTTTACATTAGGCATTGATTCGTGAACCAAAGTGATGCGACTAATATAACGAAACCGTTTAGACATATCTTTCCATGTAGAAAGGTAGCCATTAATTTTATCCATATCTTCAACATTGCGTTCAATTTGGTAAGATAGACGAAATTGAAATTCACTATTATCATATGGATGAATTCCCAAAGGTTTAGATTTTTCTAAAAATGAATACCGCTCGGCTGGTATTTTAGATAGATTGTTTGTTTTACAATAGGTTGAAATATTTTCTGTACCATAGATATCACATCTAACATTTTTCATATTAGAGCTCATGATTCTCAACCGGTTCTCAGTGTGGTTGCTTACCAGTTTGAATCCAATTGAACGTAATTTTTTGATTACATTATCGTAATTAATTTTGGTAATTTTACCATATTTTGTTCCGAACCGTATTTCCAGTTCATGTTCTGTATTAGGATTAGTTGAACCACTATTTTCTAAATAGTTTGCTATGATTGGTTCCATTATATATATATAATGTTATTATTATTTATTCAATTATTAATAATACTTAATATCGTATCATATAAATCTTGTTTCTTACGCCGTTTTCCATTAGAATCTTCTAATGCAATATTTAGCTTAATGGCATAATTATGTAAGTCATCAAGTTTATATGCACTGACTGGTTTAATAAATCTTTTAATACTATCCATTTTACATAGATTCAATCTATAATAATCGATATCATTCTTATTTGTATCAATCATATATTCACCTTTATTAAACACAACAATGTTGGGTGTCTTAGTTGCATCACCCGTTTCAAAATAGAATGCATTGTGAATATAAACAATATCGATTTTATGATAAATACATAGCAAAAAAAATACATCAATAGATATTCTCTTATCATTCACAAGCTCACTTTCGACTCCAATTCTGGTTAGTTTAAGTTCTTTTAGGAGCGGTTTATTGCTACGAATAATATCAACAAACTCAAATTTCATTTGTTTTTCAACCGAAAAAATATTATTTTGAACCATATTGTATTCATCGATTCCTTTATGAAATATGAAAAAACACCAAAATAGTTGGTCTTGTGATTTAGGAATATTAATAAATCGGTCACGTTTAACCGCCTGTGATTTGGGTATATTAGCTTTTGAAGAGAAGGTCTCAAATGATTTATCAATAAGATTGTTAAATAAATCATTTGTAAGAGAATACTTATTAAGATTATCGAGATTAAATGTTTCCATTGTTAATAGTATCTATTAAATTATCTTTAATATCTTTATCAAAATAATTATCTTTGTATGTTTTTTTAACATCTTCTGTTGTTTTGAGAAGATTTTCTTGCGAAATAATATGTTCAAGATGTGTATCTAACTTAGAGAGAATATCATCTGACATCCCAGTCAGATTTATGAAGACTCCATTCTTATTTTCATTAATTGGAATTTTATTTTCTTTAAATAAACGTAGTATTTGTATTTGTTGTTCTTTATTTAAATTTTCTATTGTATCTCGCATCTTAGCCAATTCATACGGCATTTAATATATATAAAAATAAATTGTTTTTATATATTTTTAACAACAACATTTCCAACCAACCTTTTTATTCAACTTTATCTTCTTTTTTTCAACATCTATTAATACATTAATCGTCGCAGGTATCATTGATTTAATAATTGGTTCATATACTTCTAATTCACCACTATTTGTCTCATCCAATAATAATAGGATTGCATCTATAATTACCTGGCGTTTCTGGTGCCCCGATAAATTTTTAACTGTTGATAAATATTGAATACATTCAACAACAACTTCCAACATATTTTCTAGATTAAAACCATTGGGGTATTTAGATTCTAAATAATTTTTTAGTTCTTCAGCATATTTTGACACACGTCTAACATTAGTTTTTACATTACTAATCGTATTAGAAATACCATTAGATAACTGAACTTCAATTGAGCTTAATCCCTTATTAATAGCATCGGCATTCATTATACTATCCCCAAAGAAAATATTTATATGCTAATTTAATTTATATGCTAATTAATTGACAATTTCGGTTGTGTAATCTCTCCACTTTTAATCTCACCAATCACTGATATATATTTGTCATTTAATTCATACCGTTGTCCAATAACAGACACATTAATAGTATCTCCTTCATTTGCCTTGATAAATGTTTGATTATTGTTGTGGTGGTCTCGTGCAATAAATATAATTACCGGTGATGGGTCTTCATCTATTTCGGCTCGGATACCTGCCTTTGTTTTATTTTTAATGATGCAGCTAAAAATCATTCCTTCGACCGGAAGACAAATCTCACACTCAAATACAACATTAATGTTAATAGTATTGCCTTGAATCACTCCACAGCTTTTTGAAATAAATTTATATGAATCTGTTTTAATATAACCCTCCGAGACACATTTTCCTTCACATGTCTCGACTATTTTTTTTTTCAAAGTTTCATCTAATTTTCGATTAATACTTTTTATCGGCAGATTTATTCTTTTTGTTAAAATACTTTTTGAATATATATTCTGTCGAGAAGTCATTATATATTACTATATTTTATATTTTATATCAATTATTAATATTTAATTAGTGGTCTCGTCATCAGCAGCACTGGCATCAGCAGCACTGGCATCAGCAGCACTGGCATCAGCAGCGGGCACTGGTGCAGTCCAAGGCCAAATGCTTTTGTTAAAATAAGACCAGTCCTGTGGGACATCAAAATATTTGGGGTGATTCTTATATAAAAAAATTCCGGCACCTACAAAACATGTACCAATTACCCCTTTTGATTTAAAACCGCGATCCAAATTTTCAAACATTATATATATATATAATGTTTTTTTAAGTTATATGATAATAGAAGAAAAACTGTGGTTTATTAATTATATTAAAAAAATAGATAAATTAACACAATGGGACTTATTCATTGTCAGATTTATTAGACAATTATTACATGATACAGACCCTATTATAATGGAATATCATGATGACCTATTAGAAATAGTATTGAAGATAATTTCAACGCAACCAGTTGTGAATTTTATCAAATTAACGCACCCACATGTTGAATTTGTACAATTTAATGAATTAGTGCGCGACCTTATTAATATATATCTTATGAGACAAGAAGATTACAATTATCTTAAATAGAGAGAATATGTTGCAAGGCATGATTATGGTACGCAATATCAACTCCATTAATTGACACTACTCCAGAATTTGTTATAAAATGGTATAAAACCTTATCCCCGTCTGGCAACGCATCCTGTTTTATAGACCCCGGATCCATTAGAAGATTAATTGCCACCGGTGTTTCTTGGTGTTTGGGATAATATGATATATTTTTACTACCATAAAACGTCTTGCCTTGTATTTTATGTTTATAAATTGTCACATCATCACATTTTGTCTTAATGATAGATAATATTTTCTCTCCTGATGTTAAAAAATCTCCAATTTTAACTTCATCTAAATTACATACAGACTTGTCATATAGTCTTATGGGAGTCTTGCCCCAAAGACCGCTAGCAAGTTGTGTATGGATCATTTCTCTAACGGCATCATCAAGGAATATACCAAATTTATTTAGATGTTTGAAATAGGTGGATTGGTTGAAAAAATTAAATAATTCATAATAGTCCAATACACCTATTTCATTCCAGTCTTGGAATACATAATCATTGATAACGATGCGACTGGTATTTGTGGATATGCAATATAATAGATCGTGTTTATAATCGTCATATTTTATAGCATCAGGATGTTCTTCTGATTTTATAAATTGTTTCTGCCGCAAACCGTTTTCATCAAATGTTATTAGTTCGACTTTATGTTGATTTGACACTAATATAGGCTGATCAGATGACGGCATCATATATACGATATTTTCTCCAATTTCACTGATTGCGCTGGATGTGACGACAGAACCGTCAGCTAAAATATCACCTAATTGTACATCTTGGATATTAATTTTCTTGCCATCACTAAGGAAGATTGGCGAATCTATGCCAAAGCAGAATTGCAGTTTAGAATACAGGGTAAGATTTTTCATCACACATGGATGTGTTTTATGGCGATTTTCTATTTTAACTTTTTTTGTCTGTTCATATGGTCCTATATTAAATTCCCAACCTGGCTCACATACATTTGTCCCACCTACATCAAATAATTGTGGCTGGGTTGCACCAGCTTCTTTTTTTTCACTTTGTTTGGACCAAACCGTTGGAAATACAGGCACTCCAGTCGCCCATCCCTTTTTCAGAAATTCTACCTCCTTCCCCATCTTCCACTCTGTCGATTCCGATGCATCGCCACCACCCCAGGGTTTGTCGCCCTCCGCCTCCTTTCGAACCATACCGAAGCTATCCCGCACCTCCGCTAGTTTGTCTAGTTCCGGTTTCCGACCTGAATTGTCTTCACTGTTCCGCGTTCCATCTCCACCAGTTGTTATGCACGCCTTTCCGACATACTTTTTCCCGGGGTGCTTCCCCCCGACCCTGGGTGATATCGCGGGTGCACTAGGAAAAGCCTGAAATGTTGTTTTTTTATGTGCGCCCCCACCTTGTCCCCATCTCAATTCTAGGACGATGTCTGATATAACTTTTACTATGGATGCATCCATTCCTGTCGTAGAGTCTGTCACCAAGGCATAGTCTGCATCTTCCATTTCCCAAGCTGTCAGGCCACGCGCATTTTTTCGGTCAAAAGTAAAATCGCTTGGGGGGAGGACGTCCAGATCCAGCTCCCCAACACCTGGATGGAGAATCCGCTGTTTCTTGAAAATGTTCTTGTGTTTACCAATATCGTCAAAAGCACCTGGCTGGTTGTGATGACTCTTCTCACTATCCGCATCCGCCATCTCGGCCGTCCCTGAGTACCCAGTTCCAATGGTAGTGCGCCCAAAAACTCTACAAAAAGGTGAATTTGCAGACGCTGCAACCATCCCATCAGCGAAGGCCCAACCCGGCGCCTCCGGACATTTTTTTTCATACGCGACTCGTCCATTCACTGCTCTTCCCTTCTTGTCATATACCATGAGGTCCCCATTTGTGTCCTTCTCGATTGCAACTTTCTTCCCCCCGAACCAGAATGTTGTAAAGTCATATCGTTGTAATTTAAATCTCACCTGACCGGAATGATATCCTCTGGGTTTTTCGTCACCCATCTTCTTATCTGGTAATTTTACTTCAATCTTATTTTTACTTCTATCAAATAAAAATGCAGTCCTTTCGCCATACGTCCCGGCAGCACCGACTTCCGACCACCATATTGGGTCGTTTTTGAATGGATTGTCAGTGGTCCCTTTGTTGCCCTTCGCATTTAACCATGGGTCCACTCCCCTAAAAAACGACGATGGGGTAGTAAATCTATCAACATCCATTATTTCCCACGATTCTGGTGCACGTGGTGGCTCCACTCCGTCCCATTCGACTTTACTAATGTGTATTTTCCTATTTTCAACATCGACATCAATCCATTGGTTACTTTTATCGCTATTATCTCCTCCTCTTAATTGGCGAAGTCGCTCGCTGACTCTCTTGGGTACATCTTTATCTACGTATGTAATTGTAATACATTTATTCATTAATTTATAATATGACCATACCCCTGTGTCCGGATTCTTCATTCTCTCGATTTCCTTCTTCGCCTCCAACGCATTCGTATATTGTTGTTTAATGAGTCCCAATGTCATATCGCGTCTCTCTGCATAATAACCAGCTTCACCATTTGGTCCAGGAATTGTCTTCAACTGGTTGTAAGTACCTTTGAATTGGCCGGGGTGGTCGCTCTCCATTGGCAAATAAATACGCTCATAAGAGAGACTTCGTTCTGCCTTCGAGCCAGGGGACATCACGGCACCTTTCTCAGCCCCCATCTTATACCTTTCTTCAAAAATCCACTTGAGGGAATACACCTGTGGCCAATCTGGGTGTGGTTTCCGCCAATCTTCTGTAAAATAAAAATCCTTATAAAAAAACGGGCTGAACTGCTTTGGCCCCATGGCGCTGTTGGGCTCACCACCATGATCTTCCACCGCCGGGACGTTCCACAGGGCGATGTGTGCATCCATCTGATCCGTCACATTATCGAATCGTTTTTTCCTCCCTATACTCCACTCATACTCTTTCCCCCCTACCAACCCGCCTCTGACCCCATGGAAGTATTTGTTAAAATCAGCTATACACATTGGTTGTATAAATTCTATGTTTTGGGTATCACTATAATCATGCCAACCGTCACTATACACACTACTTGAAAATAATGTATAATTTTGGTCCATTAATTTGACAGTATCGGCATCATCACCTACGATATTAGGTCCGATATCTGTTCCAAACCCTGTAAAAAATGCTTGCTGTACGCCGAGTTTGTCTGAAAGTTCTTTGGCGGCCTTCGAGTATATTCTATAATAATACCCAGTACCTGTTTCCGTGGCTGTGCTACCACCAAACAGCTTCTTGTTCATCCAATTCAATCCCGATCCAATTTCATATGCTTTGCTCAATATTGTAAAATAAATATAATAGAGGGATAGTTTAAAAAATTCTATTCGGGCGGACGCAATTAAAGCATCAATTATTGTTTTAAGATAGGCAATATGTTTCCAGGCGCTTTGATACACTCTGTCATACGATTCCCCTAATTTAATATAAATTTCCTTCTCTAAAATAGATTTAATTTCATTTTGCATCCTAGCTAAAATATTACCTAACCCACCGAATTGATTTTTAATATAATCTGCGAGTCCAATCACACTATTAAGAACAAATCCAAACCCAGCCATTACTGTACCACTCATTGCTAATGCGGCAGCGACGATTTCATTAAAAGGATTAATATATTCATTATTTTTATCTTTTACCATAGATTCTACACATTCTTCAAAATTTCGGAAGGTGGCTTCGTCGGCGGTTTCACCAGGCGACCGACTAATGTGTCCGGCAATGGGTAATATATGTGGTTTACATTTTTCGGTAGGCCATAATAATTTCCCGGTCTTGATATCTTTCCTATATTTATAACTACCTAGTTCACTCTTAATTTTATAGTAAGTTATTAAACCAATAATAATAAATAAAATAATAATTGTTGCTAAAATATGACTCGAATATTTTGTAAAATAATTATCATTTGATGTATCTTTGAATAATAATGAAATCTTAACTGCTGTATTTTGATCAGCCATATATAATATCTTTATAATTATTTATATGAATTATTTCACTATTTTACTGAGCTTCAATTTTCGAAATGGCAATTATCATGTTACTCTGTTCGTCTAGAAGGGCTTGAAGGTATTCATTTATTGTCACAGTACGTTCGGTCGTGTCTTTCATATTAGCTAAAATTTTATATACACCAGATATTACATTTATAAGAAGATTTGAATGCATACTAAACATGTTATTCGAAGAAGTTGTCATATTATTCATAAGGTCATTTAATCCACCAACATTGTCCGTTAAATTATCAGATTGTGCAGTGAGGCCTTTAAATAAAAGACCAAAAGGGGCGAGGAGGTCAAACATATTAGATTCACTCATTGCGATTAAACATTCTTGAAAATTATCTGCGGTTGAAGTACCAGGTGGGCCATAATAACTAGCAAATGGAATAATTGCAGGTTTACATTTGTACTCTTCTGCCCATCTATCTTGTATATGTTTTTTTTGGATCTCTAAAAATCCCTTAACATACATATAAATAAAGGCTGCAAAAATTAAGATGGTATATAAAACATCTCGTGTATTCATTATAAATACACGAGATAAATTTTTATTCGGCACCCAGTTTTTTTGAGAGCTGTTCTTGAGTTTTTTGCGATGTGTTAATATCACTCAATAATTTTTTGTTAATTTCTTCCTGCTTTTCGCGTTCTGTAATGGGTAAAGACAAATTTTCGATGGTACATTTATTATTAAAATGTGCCAGCATTAAATGTAACCCTACAATAATGACCAATAAAATAATTACCCTTTGTGTAAAAGATTTTGGATTTAATTTTTTAAATACATTTTTAAAATTCATATATAAATAATATAAATAATATAATTATATAATGAATGATGAAGAACGAATAAATCTAAAAAAATTGATTGGCACAAATGAGGAAAAGGCATCAACTGATTTAATACGAAAAGTTAAACATAGTAATATGATTAAAGAACAGGTTGGTATTCTCTCTTCAATGAAGGCGAAATATGCTAGATTATCAAAAAGCAATCCGGCAGAATTTGATATGATGTGCAAGTCTAAATGCAGTTTTTTATATGATAATTATACTGATATTTACAATAAGGTGAGGAAGGACCAAATAGACTTGGGGCTTTTAGCGGAGTTTTTGGTAGTCCTAAAAGATATTGAAGATGGCACTATTGATGAACATGATGGATCATTTAAGGTAGGAAGTATATTGAAGAAGATTTACATAGATAGTGCTCTTAATAATAAGCCGGACCGTCGTAATAAAGACAAACAAGTCCATCGAAAAGTAAAAAATATCACATGGGAGTCATATAAAACTAAGTTTTTAACGGAATAGTGTAATAGCATATTAGCATAATAGCATATTGTAATAGCATAACAGGTTTAGATATAATTTATAAAGATATATATATGCGATTAGTTATTGTAGAATCACCTGCTAAATGTACAACAATAGAAGGTTATTTGGGAGAGGATTATAAATGTGTAGCTAGTTTTGGCCATATTCGGGAGTTAACAGATTTAGATTGTATTGATAAGGAAAATAATTATGCATTGACATTTAAAGAGTCTAAATCAAAACAAATACAGAAAATTCGTGGATTAATAAAAAAAAGTGATGAAGTTATTATAGCGACAGATGATGATAGAGAGGGGGAAGGTATTGGGTGGCATATATGTGAAGTATTCTCTCTAAATCATCTTGTCACAAAGAGAATAATTTTTAATGAAATTACTAAACCGGCTTTACAATGGGCAATAAATAACCCAACACATCTAGACATGAACAAGGTTAATGCTCAATTATCAAGACAGACATTAGACCTATTGGTTGGATATCAATTATCCCCAGTATTGTGGAAACATGTGAGTAGAAATAAAGGATTGTCTGCTGGTAGATGTCAATCGCCAGCACTACGGATATTATATGAAAATCAGCAAGACATAGATAATAGTATTAGAGAGAATATTTATACAGTTACAGGAATGTTTACATCACGATGTATTACTTTCTCTCTAAACAATGATTTTAAGACATATAAAGATGCAGAGAAATATTTGGGAGATTCTGTAAATCATTCGCATTTTTTTAATGTTACACAAATTCGTAGAAGCGAACATAAACCGCCTGTCCCATTTACAACAAGTAGTTTACAGCAACGGGCGAATTCGGTACTAAATTCATCGCCAAAAAACACAATGAGTACATGTCAAAAGTTATATGAAGCAGGATTAATTACTTATATGAGAACAGATAATAATACCTATAGTAATGATTTTACAAAACGAGCAGAATCATATATAAAATCAAATTGGGGCGATACATATGTATCCAAAACAATGAAGGAATCCAAAGGAGCACATGAAGCAATTAGAGTAACTGACCCTTCAAATATGTATCCTAAACTTGAAGGGAGAGAGAATAAAATGTATAAATTAATATGGGAAAATACAATGGAAAGTTGTATGACACCAGCTCAATATAATACGTTTAATGCATTAATTGATGGATGCGATGGATATAAATATAAATATACAACTGAGAAGAATATATTTCCCGGTTGGAAAATAATAAAGGGTGGTCAATTAGACGATGAATATTATGACTATTTAAAGTCTCTTAGTGAAAATCAAACGATTGAGTATAAACAAATAAATGCAGTAGAAACAATTAAAAATGTGAAGCTGCATTATACAGAGGCAAAATTGGTAGACCTATTAGAAAAACAAGGAATCGGTAGACCTTCAACATATAGTAGTATTATAGAGAAGATTCAAACGCGAGGTTATGTGACTCTCGGCAACATAGAAGGCAAAATGGTAGCATGTAAAAGATTAGAATTGGTTGAAAATGAAATTACAGAAACACAAAAAGATACAAAGGTAGGAGGCGAGAAGAATAAATTATTAATACAAGATACTGGCAAAATGGTAATTGAGTTTTTAATGAAAAATTTTGAGACCTTTGTAGATTATGGTTATACCCGCGAAATGGAAAATAATTTAGATAATGTGGCATTGGGTAATATTAAATCAGAAACATTATGCATTGATTGTGACCGGGTTATATTAGATAATATAAAAAATGTAGTTGATATAGAAGGAAAAGAAGGAAAGAAATCGGGTCATATAAAACTAGATGATCAGCATACATATATGGTAGGAAAATATGGACCGATTGTAAAAAAAGAGAAAGATGGTGTGACGACATGGCTAAAGGTGAAAGAGGGATTGGATATAAAAAAATTAGATTCTGGGGGATATTCTCTCTATGATGTAATTATAAACAGTAATAAAGAACCAGTGGGAACATATAATGGACATGAGATAAAGGTATATAGTGGCAAGTATGGATTATATACAAAGTATGATGATAGGAATGTGACATTAACGTCACTGGGAAAGAAAGAGGAGGAAATAACATTATCTGATATAGTTTCATTGATTGAAAAGCCGAAAACGCATGCGTCCTTGGAATCTGGAAAGAGTGTAGTAAGAGAATTTAACAAGTCGATGAGTATTCGAAATGGAAAATATGGACATTATATTTATTATAAAACAGATAAAATGTCAAAGCCAAAATTTATGAATTTCAAAAGTTACAAAGGGGATTATATGACGGATAGTAAGGATGATGTGATAAAATGGATAAAGGAAACACATAAAATTACTCATTTTTCATAGAATTCAGGTTTTCTTAGACGCCCTACTTTGAAAGGGTCTGGTTCTAATGTAACAATTTGAAGAATGATTGTAAAGTCTCGATTTTTAAAATCGACAAGAGAATAATCATGATGTCTAATTTTGAATTTTAGTTTATTGAGCGAATCCAACGGTGGATTAAAGTGAGAAACTCCGCTACCTGAGTTTGCGGGACCTTTCCCCGCAAGTTGCACAACTTCGGAGAAGAAAGATGTGGTGTGTTGGTCGACTTCATTATTAGTAAAGACAATATCCATGATTTTGTCAGGAGTCACCTCATCAAATTGGTTGATTTTATCGATTTCGATACAATAAACTTCATTCTCAGTATGGTCAGTACGTAGTTCAAAATCGGGCTCAATAAATTGATCAAGGGCGGCAGTCAACACCGTTTCCCCCGCAACATGGTAAGCATATACAGGGGTGGTCAGTGTCCCAGACGTGTATTTTGCTTTTTTAAATCCTAAAAAGGAACCCAGTCCCCAGTTCGTAACTTTATTAAATACATCAACGCGTAATTGCCGATTACTGTCGGTTTCTGTATAGGGTTCATTTGTTTCACAATGAATAGTGAAAACAGGTATTGTAGATTGATTAGCTGTTTGTCCATCAGCAACTTTTAAAACAAATAGTAATTTTTTTTTAATAGGATTATATGTAACTTTGAATGTATATATCCCGCCACCAATAGCCCCATAAAAGTTATTGTTTAAATGATTTTGCAGTTCATGTGCAAGTTCATCTGGTTGATAATCACCTTCTTGAATTTGAATGATTTTCGTGGAACTGCCAAGCTTGACGGTCAGTTTTGTGTTGCGATTATTATTTGAAAAAGTTGATTCAGTAAATTTAGGAAGAATAATATTACCAAGACGAATACTTTGTACATTTTTATATGCATTTGGGATAGTTACTTCAAAGTGGTTAGCATTGGGCCAGATTCGTTCATTGCGGTCATTGCTGTGAATAATAAGATTGCGCTGATTTAAATAATAGCTTTGGCGACTACCTTCAACATTTCTCTCTACGACACGGGAGTCCATTAGTATTATAGGAGATTAAGATATTTTTATATATATATATAAACTATATGGATAGTCGTGCAATTATTAATATATTAGTATCATTTATAATAATAGGTGTTTTGATTTTACTATTTTCCGTAGAAAATACATTATGGGCGCTATATTGGATATTATTTACATTGTATTTAATGGTATTTTTTTCAATAGGTTTGGGATTGCATAATAGTCTTCAAGAGTTAGGAGAGTTAACTCTGCCAATAATATTAATGTCATTTTTAATTACGTGGTTAATTCAGATATTTTCATCTAAACAGCAATTAATCGAAGAGGACAAAATGGTGAGGCGGCTTGGCCTTACAGAAAAAGTACCAAATACTTTTTATAATATGTATACGGGTGTATTATTATTATTAATTGTAAAAATAAGTTTATATGTCGGACTTCTTCGAAGTAAATTGCAAGCAAAAAACAGCAGTCAAAAAGGTGAAGACCGTGCTAAATTAATATATTTATCCGTATATGGAATGACAATAATTTCATTTCTATTATTAGTAGGAATGTCATTGGTTTCAGATTATTATATAACGGATGGCTAAAATGTTTTAAAAGCAAGTCCAAACAATCCAGAACTATTTTCCCAAATACCCGATATTTTAATAATTTTATTTATATCAGATACATTTTTAACTGCATAACAAGGTGTGCGATTATATCCAACATCAGGTTTATATTTGGTCATATATGAAAGATATTTATTTAAAATATAGTGTTCAATATTTATTGCGATCGAAGTGTAGTTGATGCAAATATTTTTGAGGGTCATAAATTCGTTAGAATAATTAATTCGAGCAAATGTGCTAGTATAACATCTAGGTGTTTTATTAGTTTCAATCTCAAAATATACACATTTAATATTAAAATCTTTCAAAATAATACTCATATATTTAGATATATAAACATATTTTTATATAATAAGTTAATGGTTAAGTACCACGAGACAACGTATGAAGATTATATATCAGAAATATCAAAATGTAATTTTCATAAGGAATTACAACATGTGATTGGAAATGAAACAACAATAGAGGACATGACAAATTATATATTTAATGGTCCGTGTGGAATTGGAAAGTACAGCCAGGCATTGTTGTTAATATCGCGATTCAGTCCAAGCAAATTGAAATATGAAAAAAAGGTACATTTAACTATAAATAAAAATGAATATACTTTTAAAATAAGTGATATTCATTATGAAGTAGATTTTTTGACGATGGGTTGTAATGCAAAAATAGTATGGACCGAAATATTCAATACGATCGTAAATATTGTATTATCAAATGGAATTAATAATGGTATAATATTGTGTCATAATTTTAATCATATATCCGCAGAATTATTGGATATATTTTACAGTTATATACAGCAAATATTTTACTTGCCTATTAATTTAAGATTTATATTTTTAACAGAGAGAATATCGTTTTTACCAATTCGTATTATAAATAATGCCATGCTTATAAATATTGGAAGACCAAATAAAGTTAATATAAATAAACGATTTGGTAAACATTCGAATATCGTAGACAATTTAAAGGAGTTATATTTACCAAATGTTGAGTATAAGCAAAGTGAGCAGCAGAGTGAGCAGAGTGAGCAGAGTGAGCAGGTGCAGAGTGAGCAGAGTGAGCAGGTGCAGAGTGAGCAGAGTGAGCAGGTGCAGAGTGAGCAGAGTGGGCAGAGTGAATATAAAATAGTAGATGAACTAATAATGATGATTACCGACCAAACGACATTTAAAATATCTCAATTACGTGAAATTTTATATGATTTATTAACATATGATATAAAAATGTATGATGTATTGAATACTATAATAATGCGTTTAATAGAGAATTCAATATTAGATTTGGAAAAACTACCGGAGTTGATGAATGATATGCATATCTGCATGTATCAGTATAATAATAATTATAGACCGATATATCATTTAGAAAATATGATAGTAAAAATAGTAATACATGCAAATAAGTGAAGCAAAGAAAATATTAGAATTACCTGATAACTATGATGCTCAAACTTTAAAGAAGCAGTATCATATAAAGGCGTTAAAATATCATCCAGATAAAAATAATGATAACGGAGCAAAGGGAAAATTCCAAGAAATTAACGAAGCATATCAAGTTCTCTCTATGAAAAAACCCCACGATGAGACGTATATGACTTTACTAGAATATGTGATTACTGTATTATCTGAAAAAGGGGAATCTATATTAGAAGACATAGATGTGAATACATTAAAGAATATTCGACAATATATCTATAAGCCACCTGGGGTTGATGCAATAATAACATTATTGGATGCAATAATTGCAAGAAAAGATATTAAACCTGAACTAATACTACAACCAACACTAGATGATTTGTTTAATCAAAAGATATACAAATATATGCGCAATGACATTGAATATATGGTACCATTATGGCACTGCGACATGATATATACTGATCCAGATGGTAAAGAGTTTGTAATCAGGTGTAAACCAATATTAACACCGGGAATTGAGATTGATAAAGATAATAACATCCATTATTATGTTACGAAAAAGATAAATGAAGTATTGTCTGATGGCAAAATGGAAATTATATTGGGAAATAATCAATATGAATTAGATATGGGAAAGGTATATATTAAGAAACGCCAAATATATACAATAAAAAATACTGGAATACCAATAATTCAATCGTTATTAAAACCGATACTATTAGGTCATATAATAATTCATATAAGCTTGATTTAAGCATCGGTCTTTTTCTTGATGACGCGCTTCTTTTTAGGCGTGGACTCAGTAACAATAGGCAGTTCAGCTGCAACTGGAGATGAAACTGGAGATGCAACTGGTGATGAAGCTGCAACTGGTGATGTTGTTGCTTCATCGTCATCACTGTCATCAACCGCAGTATCAACAGCTGTAGTTTCATCGTCAGATTTCAAAGCAGCTGTTTCTAGAGTTTGCATTTCAGATTCATCAAGTTGAATGTGACATTTTCCTCTAAGTGTTGCTGGAGGCTGTACAGCGGCCTGTTCAAGTTTCCAAGTAGTGCCAAACTTCCCGGCAGCAAACCAGATGCCACCATTTTTAATAATACTCGCAACGTGAGAGCGACTTGCGATAAGGTCAACCGGTGTGGCGAGTTCTGAAGGGTCAGGGAACAGAATATTTTGCTGCATGTCATAGATTTCGGACTTAAATTCACCTTCCCAATAGGGAATCTTCACTTTAAGTGAAGGTGACTTGGTATAGTCCGGTTCCCTGGTTTCCTTATTCTTAGGATATCTAAGCATGGGTGTGAATAGAGCATCAACCACATCAGGGCTCATTTTGCTAGGGTCTTTATTAAACCATTCGCGCGAGAATTTGCTAGCATCAGCTTTAATTTTTTTTTCAAAAGCGATCAGGTTATCAAGGAATTTCTTCACATTCTCGCTCATACTTTCAGCATCAGGAAATTGTAGACTCAGGTCATATGATACCTTTCCCGATGCGTCATCAGGTTTCCATTCATTAACACCCCAAGTCATCATGAGTGGTGTGCTTAGAATAGTACTTTTGTTGGTTTTCTTATTAAGAACGCCGACATTTCTTCCTCCTGCTGCATTGATTTTTGGTTGGGTGTACTTAACCATCTTGTCTGCATCATATTGAGTTCCCATTACAATCATCCCATCGGCTGCCATATTTATACTATACTATAGTCTTAAACCTTTAAATCAATTTTATATAAATATAGAGGATTGATAATAGAGAAGGTAAATTATATAAACATAATATAACATCATAAACCAGATGAGTGATGAAAAAGAAGCGACCACACTGCCATTAGAGGAGTATTTCAAGATTCCTACATTGAAAACTAAACTATCTAATTTCAGAGATATAGCAAAATATCATGGAATCAGAATTAAACCTAAACGAAAACAAGAATATATTAATGAATTGCATGATAAAATGAAACAAATATTTTATGTCAAAAAAATTCAGCGCGCAATCAGAATTAAATTGCGGCGTATATTAGTAAAATGTCATGGTCCGGCGTTTTGTAACAATGACTGTTGTGTAAATGATACAGATTTTTATACATTAGATGAAATTGCAGGGATTTCCCCGGTTTGTTTGTTTAGCTATAAAGATGATGGGAAAATATACGGATTTCATTGGCTTTCGTTTTTAAAATTGATTGCTGGCGCAGGAACATCGAATGTCGATATACTTAATCCTTATAATCGTAATGTTATTAGTAAAGAGGTATTGCAAACATTTGGAAAATATATTTTCATATCCAATAATGTTTTTAAAATCAATCTTAGAGAGAATGTTCAAGAGGAACCCCCAATGTCTAAACAAATTCGATACCAGCAACGCTTAACAGATATTTTTATGAAAATTGATAGTTTAGGCAATTATTCTCAAATTGAATGGTATGAGTCACTATCACATCAAAAAACACTGAGATTTATACAAGAATTAAAAGATATCTGGGTATATCGCCTTGGTTTAACAAATGAAATGAAACTAAAAATATTAGGATTATATGATCCCTTTTTAAATTTGAATATATCCGCTCTTAGTAATATCACATATGATGAACTTAAAACGTTTGGTTTGAATATCATTGATAAATTTATTTCTGCCGGCATTAACGATGAATACAAAACATTAGGGTCAATATATGTTTTATCTGCATTGACATTAGTTAATCCAAATGCAGCAACAGCTCTCCCACATTTATATTCCGCTTTAGTATGATTTTATGCGTTTATATTTTTATAAAACATGCGTTTAATTCTTGAAAAAAACTCTTTTGGTGCGATTACAATAAGCAATATATATATATATATTAATTACAGTAATAAAGTATTTAAAGAAATAGTGAGATAGATAATTATAAAATGGCTAAGAGTGCAGCAAAGAAATCAGATGGCAAGGTTGCCAAACCCACCGAGAAGAAGGTTGTTGAGAAGGTTGTAGAGAAGGTTGCAGCCCCGGTTGTAGAGCCGGTATCGAATGAAGTAGTTGTGCAGACGTCTACTTTTGATACGCTACTTAAACAGCTCAGTAGTGTCACTAGTCTTGTAACTTCGCTCAAAAGTGATGTAAAGGCACTACAAAAGCAGGTTGCTAAGGATATGAAGGCCGCTCAGAAATCTAGTGGCAAACGCAAGCAGCGCGATCCATCCAAGGGCTCTAAGGCTCCCAGTGGATTTGTAAAGCCTACTCTTATTACTGATGAACTTGCAAAGTTCCTTGGCAAGCCTAGTGGGAGCGAGATGGCTAGGACTGAGGTAACAAAAGAAATTAATCGTTATATTTGCGAGCATGCTCTGAAAGACCCCACGAACGGTCGCCGAATTATGGCGGATGACAAGCTTTCGGTTCTTCTCAGGTTGGGCAAGGATGATGAGCTTACTTATTTCAACCTCCAGAAGTACATGAGCTGCCACTTCGCTAAGGGTGGTCAGCCTCCTGCTGCCACCCCTGGTGCCACCACGGTTTAAATAAATATGAAATTATTTGCTTCAAGAAATATCTTAAGAGTTTGTTTGTCATAATGATTTGATTGAATTGTTGTATAACAATCGTTATTATTGAAAGTAAACAAGCCTTTGAGATTAAATACTATACTAGAATCATAATCAATATTATGCATTGATTGTGTTTTGTACAATGCCATAAGATAGTCTATATCATAATTGGATTTGTTATAATCGGTTCCACTTAATATACAAATGGTTTGAAACATATCAAATGACATATTCATTTCATCTAGAATTTCATTTAGATTATATAAGATGGCAGTTTTGCTAATCAAACTGAAATAGCGAATAACGCGAGGACAATTATAGACAAATAGGTCCATATCATCACTTAGACACGCCCATGCTTCACCTTTGATTACATAATTCGCGCATACAGAATCAGCTTCACCGCATGCAAACTGATACATTACTCCACATTTATCGAATAGGTCCTTTAATAGTTTGCGGTCCTTATTAGATACCCGAGTGCGCTTGCGTTTCAGTTCATGATGTGGCGAATTATCAATATTAGCACATGCTTGCTCCCTCTCCTCCTGTCGTTCTTTAATGGTCTCGTTTTTTTCTTTTGGTGGGACTCCATCAAATATAAATAGTGGCGTGATATTTGCTCGCCTAAACATCAAAATCATGCTGTAAAAATTCTCAAACATTTCATTATTTTCATTAAATCGATACATGTAAATACTTGTATCGATTACAACTTTTTTGCCTGAGAGTTCAGACAAGTTTATTTTTGATACACCAGCGTTAATATTGTTTTTCAAATACCTACTAAGCCCGCGAATACCCATTTTCCTACCATCCATTCCGATGCTTTTTCTGTTTCAATTTTTAATATCAAAAATAGCCATTCGCAATGATTTCTTATAGGTAAACTTATCCAAATGTGTTTCTACTGTCTTTATATTTGAAGTATAACGAGCTTTACTTAAAAACTGAATATACTCTTGCAATTTAGATTTATTAAATTTTAATATATTGTTATCATTATTACAAAAACTTAAAAATTGTGTAGGATTCATCATAATTATAGCGGTTATCACATAATAACTAAATACATTTGAGGTTTCTTTAAATTTATCAAATACATTATTTGATAATACATCATCGTATGTTAAATCCATATAATTAAGAATTTTACAACATTGTATTGCCGAATATATTGATTCAATTGATAATACAACTTTAAAATTTTTATTAAATGCTTGCCACTTCATATTAGGGTTTAATAATATCACATAATACATTGAATTTACTATTCGCGCCCATGTTTCACAATATGACTCAAACAATCGCAATGGAGAATTTATATTAAATATATGTTTCACCTCTTTTTTGGCTGCATTTTCAAAATCGAGCGAAAGTGTATGAAATGTCTCGTGAAAAAATGTTTTTATTAAATCTTCACTACGATACAATAATATTATTGATTTACCATGCACACAACGATATGTTAATGCAGTGTTAACATTATTACTACCTAGCGCTTGCGTCTCGTTACCGTGTGCCTGCTGCTGCGCCTGCGTCTCGTTACCGTGTGTCTGCTGCGCTCGATGTGTCCCCCCATTTGCATCATACAACTCGCCAACATTCGTGTTTAATAGTTTTCGTTCTTTTGTTAAATAAATATCCACAGTAAGATTTTTTAAACATTCTGCACCTTCATATTTTTTTGCAACGATTAGCCACGATATCATAACATTCGAATATAATTCTAATGTATTCTGCATAATTGGATTATCGTTCATCTTATAAAACGAAAGTTTAATGTCGCATTTTTTTGTATTTATCATCGGTCCAATATCAACCTCTACTACATGCATAGTTCCTAAGTAATTTTGTTTAATAGAATCTATTATTGGAATTGGTAAGTAATTACCAGAGTGCTGTTGTATGTCACTTAATATAGCAGCCATCCCTTTTGCACTATCTTGTCTCGTTATAGTTAATCTATTAAGATTATTATATGCCGATTGTATTTCACCAAATAACGTTTTTAACGGCGAATATTGTAAATCTCCATTTATATGTATCAGATTATTATTAAACATTTTATCAATAAATTCATTTTCCATTAATATATTGATATATTATACATTTATACAATTGTCTATTAAACGCTTTTGGATTGCAGAGGGTACATCATTATATAGTAATAAACCTTTATTATCATATTTAATACTATTATACTTGCCATTATCGAATGATAACATACCATATTGCATATTTTTACTGGCATTTTTTGTTAGTGGATCAATTGTAGTGTTGTTACATAAGACAATCTTTTCAAACTTTGCTTCTCTCTCCCTGTTATTTCGATTGTTATTTTTCAAAACAACCACTTTATATTTATTATCATACATTCTCTCTATCACCGTTAATAATAATAAATTTCCTTTGACAACCTTAATTGCATCCTTAAACTTATCAAATGTATTGATATTAAATAAATATTCATAATCAATTATCGCATTATTTAGTTTTTGTAAATCTTTTTCGGATGGTTTCCCAGCATTATGTAATTTTTTTATATTCTCCGTCAACTTCATATGCATTGTTCGCTGTTTCACGAAGTCGTCAGCTGTAACAAAGTTTGACAATTTCTCTCGAATATCTTCTGACGACTCATCCAGCAACTGAGACAATGCGCCAAACATCGTCACATCTTCATGCTCAATAATTTCATAATTTATATTTTTCATATATTTTTGTAACCAATTATGACTTTCATCAAATATATATTTATTTTTTTTAGTTTTGTTTAATACTCGTTTATTAAAAGTATCCATAATACTTGCCATCCCCGACATTTCTGGCTTCTCAGATCCTCGATGTGTTTCCATTTTTCTATGTGTTTTTGCCCTGCGACGAGTATCAAGCTTATCTTGTTGTCGAAGCTTGTCTGCAGCTAATAAATCTTTCTTTTTTTGTTCTTGGATATTGTGTTTTTTTTGCGCTTCCTGGGCTTGGTCACGTAGGTCGTTATCTTTTTCCAAAGTGTCATTTTCCCGGGCTTTTAATCGTTCTTCTTCATTAAGAAATGCATTAATATCGTAATTTCCTATTTTAATTTTCTGTTTTTTGTTCCAATCAAATCCTCGGCCGTATTTTAACTCTTGCTCACGTATCACTGGATTTATTCGATTCATTTGTAAATTATTTTCACCTAATATAAAATTATAGAAATATGGTCGCCCTAACATATTAATATTTGGATTGTTGTCTCGCACATCCTCGTATACTTTGGGCAAATCCTCAGGTACAATCTCATATACACCTATTTTACGGTTTTCTCCATGTTTTTTCTCCAATTCATATATTGGATATATAATTATTGTACCTATTTGTGTACCATCTGTCATATATATCGGATTTCCCAATAATACTTCAAATATTACAGTATCATATTGTATCTTATGAGGTATTCCACTAATATTATGCTGTGCTAAATCTTTCTCAAATACATACGGAATTGATATATTAGTATTTAATTTAGATATAATATCCTCATACCATACTTGCTGGGTCATTATATATATATCTACATTTGTTTTTCTATTATATCTAAAATATCCATCGTTTTAAATAATACTTTGTTTGTAACATTCTCATATGGCTCTTTTTTAAGTTTTATCATATTTAATCGTTCCACAATATCATTCCACTGGTCTTTTTGTTTCAACTCTCCTATTTTTATTGAAATTATATTGTATATAATTTCTATATTTACAAAATGGTCCATATCATTTATCATTTCTTGAATCAACTTTTCCAATCCTATACATGTTATCGTATCTAAATTATACGTGGTTAATATAGTGTAAAATGTTACTTTATTTTTAATATAATCAAGCTTTTTATTATTTTTACATAAATTTTCATAACTCGTTTGTGTTGAAGCCAGAGAACTTACACTCTTTATAGTATCCTTTAATGCTGCAAAATCAGTATTAGCCGCATCTAAAAATAATGCATTGTTATTAATTAGTTCTTTATATATTTTTGCAGATAACTCAATAAATAATGTTCTATTACTTATACTTGTTAATATCTCATTGATATCGTCCAGCACTGTAATGTTACTACATAATTCTACTAATTTTATAATTAAAAGGGCATAATTATCATCGGTTATCTTATTCAATATAATTTTGATATCCCCTAAATTAGTTTTTGTAACAACTGTCTTATTAAAACGTGGTACTCTCTGCACATTAACCGACGATAATTTTTTAATCAACTCCTGAATAATACTCTTTTCACAACTAATTGTTTCTTTATCAATGGTCATTTGATTAAATATGCAAAGATCATATTTAATCATTAGAATAAAGTTAGATATGTATTTAAATATATTGAATTACTTATTAATAATGATTACCGTTTGGGATGACTTAAAATGCAATATTGACCTATTACGTGGAATTTATGCTTATGGGTTTGAAGAACCAAGTTCTATACAAAAAAAAGCTATCGAACCCTTTCTATTAGGGAAAGATATAATTGCTCAGGCACAATCTGGTACAGGAAAAACTGGAGCATTTGCCATCGGTACTCTCGGCCGAACCGACACAGACCTTAATGAAACACAATGTATTATTATGGCACCGACTAGGGAGCTTGCCAGTCAAATTTTTGACGTGTTAACCAACATGGGAAAAATGATGAAAAAATTAAAACTACAACTCCTTGTTGGTGGCTCATCTATTGAAGCCGATATCAACATTTTAAAAACAAATCCGCATATTATTGTTGGTTGTCCTGGACGAATTAATGATATGATTCGTCGAAAACGCCTTCATACCAGCAATGTTAAATGTATTGTTTTAGATGAAGCTGATGAAATGCTTTCGCAAGGATTTAAAGATCAAATTTATAATATTTTTAGATCACTAAATGAAGAAAAGGTACAAATCGCTTTGTTTAGCGCAACATTATCAAATGAGCTAATAGACTTATCTAGGAGTTTACTGAGAGATCCAGAAGAAATATATGTAAAATCGGACGAACTTACATTAGAAGGAATTTCCCAGGCATATGTTATGTTGGAAAATGAACACCAAAAATATGATACGCTAAAAGACCTATATGGAGTAATTAGTGTGTCCCAATGTATTATTTATTGTAATAGTGTCAAACGTGTCATTAAACTTTATAATGATATGAAAGATGAATCGTTCCCAGTGTGTTGTCTGCATAGTGACCAAACCAGAGAAGAAAGGGACCTTGCCTATCAAAATTTTAAAAATGGAAAATATAGGGTTCTTATTTCAACTAATATTACTGCCAGAGGTATTGATATACAACAGGTTAGTACTGTCATTAATTATGATGTACCTAATGATTCTCATATATATTTACATCGCATTGGAAGAAGTGGCCGCTGGGGCAGAAAAGGTATAGGTATCAATTTAATTACACAAAGAGATATTAAAAAATTAAGAGAGATTGAAAAATATTATCATACCGAAATTAATGAACTGACTGATGAAATGTTAAAATAGTATCATAAATAAATAGTATCATAAATAAATAGTATCATAAATAAATAGTATCATAAATAAATAGTATCATAAATAAATAGTATCATAAATAAATAGTATCATAAATTGCGTATGTCACTATTTTAAAAAATACAATTCTATATTATGTCATTAAAAGATTTAAATACATCATTTAAATTACCAATAGAATATGATAAAGAAACTACCACCATTTCAGATGAACTAATTTCAGATTTAGAACTTGTTGATACAAGTGGCAATAATGGTTTATATAAACATGTATTTAATGCAAAAACACGATTTGGTTTGCATATAGCAAATACTCATAGCAAATATTATACACCAAACAAAAAATATTTAAATGATTCTCAAACATTTATGAAACAATATTGCAAAACTCCTCTTACGTTTCCTATTCATGAACGTACAGATGATGTATGCGAAACATGGCTTGATATTAAAAATGATAATAATTTCATTGATAAATATCAATATGTTGATGTTAAAGTTTTTACGTTTTTAAATCGCCGCGCTGATTTTTTACAATTTTTAAGCATGTTTAATTTATCCGCCCCTTTCTTATCACTCGTTTTTCCCATTTTTATGCTAATTATTCCTTTTTTTATTATAAAATTTCAAAATCATAATATCACATTTGAGAATTACGTTAAATTTTTAAAAGTTGTTGTGCAGCGAAATAGTCTTGGTAATTTGGTATTGAATTTTGGTACAGTTCCTATGGATAAAAAAATATATTTATCACTGTCGGCAGCATTATATGTGTTTCAGATTTATCAAAATACATTATCTTGTATTAAATTCTATAAAAATATACGAATCATCCATCAAAATCTGTTTTTATATCGTGATTATATCTCTTCTACAATAGCAAATATTGATAGACATTTACAATTCAGTAATCAGATTGATTCATATCAACCTTTTAATAAACAACTCCTTGACAATAAGAACATATTGCAAGACTTTAACCATTGTTTGTCACGAATAACACCATATAAAATGTCATATAATAAACTTTCAAATATTGGAGAATTAATGAAATGCTATTATGAGCTATATGATAATAAATACTATACAAATGCTCTAAATTTCTCATACGGGTTTAATGGTTATCTTGAATGTCTAAACGGATTGAAGGCGAATATCATTGCAAAAAACATAAATTTCTGTAAAATAAGTGCTAAGAAACCTACCAAATTTAAGAAAGCTTATTATGCACCTTTAATTAAAACTGACCCAGTATCTAATACATATGATTTGGATAAAAATAGAATTATTACTGGTCCAAATGCATCAGGCAAAACCACACTATTAAAAACATCATTGTTTAATATTATTCTCTCTCAGCAATTAGGTTGTGGATTTTACAAGTCGGCAACTATTAATCCTTATCATAAATTGCACTGTTATCTGAACATACCTGATACTTCTGGGAGAGATAGTTTATTCCAAGCAGAAGCCAGACGATGTAAAGACATTTTAGACGAAATTCTTGAAAATAATAACCAAAGACATTTTTGTATATTTGATGAAATTTATTCTGGTACTAATCCATATGAGGCTATAAGCGGTGCATATGCGTTCTTATCTTACCTTACATCATGTGCAAACCATGTGGATTTTATGCTTACAACGCATTATGTATCTTTATGTGAAAAATTAGATGCGAATCCTGCTATTATAAATAATCATATGAAAATTAATAATACTAATAATGTATTTGAATATTTATATAAATTAGAAGACGGTATTTCAACAGTAAAAGGCGGTGTAAAGGTATTTAATGATTTAGATTATCCAGAAACTATTATTGCTGATATGAAAAGAACAATAAATAATGTATTATAATCCGTTCATTTAAAGATAAAAATATATAGTATTTTACTAAATGTTCGGCTTAGAAGGAAGTGGATTTATTTTATCAGTTGGACTTACATTACTTATTGCCGGCACAATTATATTTTACGTGAATAACAAGTTTAAGGAAACTGCTCAGCAAATACAGACTGTACTGCAAATAGTACAACAAGTAAATTCTTCAAAAAACATGGGGCCTGAGCCATTTGTGACAAATCCTGCTCCTCAAAATATTAATGGTTATATAGTAAAATCTGATGATTTAATCAGTGTTTCTGATGATAGTGATATTAGTTCCACCACAAGTGAAGATGAACCCAGTAGTAAAGTAGTTATAACAGTAGATGAAGGCGAAATTCAAGATAATAAGAATATTATTGTAAATTTATCACATGCTGGAACTCATGTAGATGATGATGCAGTTGATGATGCAGTTGATGATGATGATGATGATGAAAGCTCTGACGAACAGGAGGATATTAAAAATGTTGATCTTGATAATACGAGTGGTACAGAGTTAGATTCGATGTTATTAAATATCATTGACCTTCATAAAAATTCACCACCGAAGTTGCAGGATATGAAAGTTACTGATTTGCGGGACATGATTAAAGACCGTGGATTAAAGCCTAATAATTTAGGAAAACTTAAAAAACAGGAATGTATTGAACTTTTATCCTAAGGAACTTTTATCCTAAGTATAGTATATAATGTTAAGTAATGCCGAATATCGTAAATCATTGGTGAAAAATAGTGCTCAAATTGCATCAAACAACTTTGATAATGTAAGTAAAAATTGTTGTAAGGAACCACAATATAGCAATACCAAAACAAATAATGCACCACATTTATTTAAAGGATGTGATGATGATTATCCTTATATAGAGAGTGACCTTAAAAGACAATATATGGACGAATATAATACTAGATGTTCTACCTTTTCGATGGTATTTAAATAAAATTATAATATATAATGTTTCTTTTTATGAAAAAAAGAACAATCACTATATTAGGCAGGAAAACTGATATGCATCTTTTAATAGCATGTGTATTATTAACCGCATTTATTATTATAAATACATCATGTTCATGTATTAACAAACCCTGTACTAAATGTAAAGATAAGGGGGGGGGAGGCTGTAGTTGCGGTAATTCGCCATGTACTTGCGGCAAAGGGTGTAGTTGCGGTAATTCGCCATGTACTTGCGGCAAAGGCCATCCATCATTAGAAAAATCGAAGATGCCACCACCTAGTAACATTATTGGTGCTGATCAGAATACATATTCTGATTTAGCAAGTGTTTAGATTTTATATATTTCTGTATAATATATAAAATGGGGGAGGGCGATGAGAAAGAACATTGGTCACTTATGCTTTTAGACACATATATTTTATATAATGCCTTTTATATATTTGTGTTGATACTATTTTCGGTGGGGAATTGGCAAACCAAGGGTATCATGGACTATATATGGCACATTTCCGGGAGGAGTATATCGCCGTTGGCTATGCAAAAGGACCTGACACGATTCAATGAACATAAAAAATGGTGGAATGATGAAGCTGCAAAACAAAGAGTAGCAACCCAGGGCGGGGGCGGCAATACATATAGTATTAAAACATGGACTTGTGTATTGTTATTCAGTGTATTTTTATTTATATTAGCAATTTTATTCCCAAGCAAAACTATTGATAATTTTTCAACGGTAACTATGCCATCTATGTTTAGAGATACTATTCTTGATACTAATAAATCGAATACAGCCAATATAATGGGTTTATTTCGACAAGATTGGGGTGAAGGGAAAGATAAATATACCGTTTCCCAGAATGATGAGGATGATATTGAATTTATTAGAACAAATGCCGAGAATTATAGGAAAAGTAACGACGAGCCCGATGTACTCATGGCTAACGCGACAAAGGATTGGGAGGAGTGGGCGGAGGATTCGAGGGGGGGGGAGAAGATGAAAGAAGTATGTGGTACCAAGTCCAACTTTACCAAGTTATTAAATGAAGACAGTGGCGTATGTAAAAATGGGTTACATAATGCAGGCTTCCGATGTCACAATCTGTCACAATCGCCATGTTGTCAAAGATATTGTCCGGCCGACATTGCCACCATTGCCACCCATCATTGGGGTACATATTATGGTGGAGCGAACCAGGAGGAAACGGCGAGGGTAATTCAGAAGGGCCAACTTGATACACATGCTCCGGATTGGCAATGTAATACTGACTCTAAATGGAACCCGACTGCAGAGGTGTGCGAACATGAGGCAGGCGACACAACAGCTCCAGTTTATGTGCTGGTCCCCTCCGGCTTCAACCCCGCTACCGACCCCCTCCCCTCCGCCTCCTCCCCAGACCGAAATCCCAGTGTTAATAACTTGGTAGAGCATGGCGCAGATTGACAGGCCCGACGGGGTAATGTTCGTTCAATACTTGCGTTTTTCATATTAACTTTCTTATAAATGAAAATCGCAAGTATTGACGTAGGTATCAAAAATTTAGCAATTTGTATTTTTGACACAAGTAATAATTCTTTTGTAATTACAGATTGGAATGTAATCAATTTATCAAACGAGGTGAAATGCACGTTGTGTAATGAATTAGCAAAATATTCAAAACAGGAAGAATATTATTGTCAAAAACATGCGAAGAAAAGCGGTGTTAAGATACCACCAATCAATATGCTTACAGTAGAAAAAAAAACCAAAAAAGAACTGATTGCATTATGTTTAAACAATAAAATAGCACTGGTGGGCCCTACACAGCTTAAAAGCGATATTATTAATAGAATTAAATCAACTTATGAAACAGATTATTTAGTACATGTAGAGAGAATAAAGGCACATTCTATTAATTTAGTAGATATTGGCAGTGCATTGAAAACAAGTTTAGATAAACTTGAAAGGGTTGATAAAGTATTAATAGAAAATCAAATAGGACCACTCGCAAATCGTATGAAATGTCTTCAATCAATGATTACACAATATTATATAGATAATGGTATCACAGATATTGAATATATATCGGCTGTAAATAAATTGTCATATTTTATGTCAGGCCCAAGTGAATATAAAGATCGTAAAAAACATGCAGTGACAATAACACGTTCTTTAATAAAAGATGCAGTATGGTTGGATATTTTTAATAAACATAAAAAAAAAGATGATTTAGGGGATTGTTTTTTACAAGGACTTTGGTATTTGCGAAAAACTAATTTAATTATTAATTGCGGAGATACTTAAAATTAAAAGTTCTGTATAATCATAATGAGTGATCCTCAAATAATAGATTTGGATTCAATTGGTGGTGAGAACCCATCAGTAAATTTTGGTGGTGGCATAGAACTATTGATGAATGACAAAAAAAAATCTGGGGGTGGGTCCCGCGGCGGTAGTGAGCCAGGCGAAGAAATTAATTTGGATGATTTGACAAATCTAGAAAGGGAATTAAATGATTTGACTGGTGGTGGCGGAAATTCACAGACACCTGTGGACATATTACCTTCGGTAATGCCTGGCGTATTACCGAATATTGATAATGTCAAGAATGAATCTGGATTAGGACGGTCGACAGCAACTGTAGAAAACAAAGATAATACAACATGGGATGGATTTACTAAATTTAATAATGTGCCAATCAATCCAGATGTTGGACGACAAGAACCAACAAGAAGCAATGAAGAAATTCTAAAAGAAAAATTTGAATGTCTCCGCAAATTACAGGCACTTGAAAAAAAAGGGATTGAACTCTCAAAACACTACACGATGGATTCAGCACTTAGTGAAATGCAGGGCGAATATGAATCTATTAAGGCTGAACACGAAAAAAAGAGCAGCTCGAAATTTCAAGGTAAGATGTTAATGGCTGCTGTAACCGGATTAGAATTCTTAAATAGCAAGTTTGACCCATTTGATGTAAAATTAGATGGGTGGGCTGAACAAGTGGGGGAAAATGTAGACGATTATGATGATATTTTTTCGGAATTACATGATAAATATAAATCAAAGGCCAGTATGGCACCAGAGTTGAAATTATTGTTTCAATTAGGAGGCTCTGCAGTAATGGTTCATATGACAAATTCAATGTTTAAGAATTCAATACCGGGAATGGATGATATTATGAGACAAAATCCGGATTTGATGCAGCAATTTACTAAGGCGGCTGTTTCACAAATGGAAGAAGATAAACCGGGATTTGGCGGATTTATGAATATGATGAATGAACCTTCGGCGCGTCCCCCATCACCTGTTGAAACTAAAACATTTAATATTGGTCGAGACTCGCCAAGTAGACCTCATCTTGAAAACAAAAAAGTTGGTAATGTAGACGAACCTGAGAAATCGAATCGATTGCGACCTGATATGAAAGGACCAAGTGATATAAATGATTTATTATCAAATCTTAAATCTACAAGCAAAACATCTGGCATATCTATTGATGACACAAGTACAATCAGTATTCAAGAATTGAAGGATATGCAAAATGATATGAAATCTGGACCTAGTAAAAGCAAACGCAGAGGGAAAAGTGATAAAAATACCGTCAGTTTAGATATTTAATACCATATTTAATTCCATATTTAATACCATAATTTAATTCCATCTATAATAATATGGATGTTATTGATGGATTTTTAGATAGTCATTATAGCTATACTGCTACACCCGCATCTAACACTTTTTTAAACAGGCAGATTAATGCAACTAGTCGCGAAATAAAATTAAATCATTTAAATGTATTATTTTTTACTTTTAAAATATTTCACAGGAATGTACTATCTTTTGGATGGACGAAAATCTCACAGCAAACAGACCAAATAGATGAAAAATACATATTAATATCATAAAAATAATTGATATAATATTTATGATATTAATATGTAATAATGCCGGAGTATATTCTTGTTGATGGTAGTTACTTTTGTTTCTTTCGATATCATGCACTTCTTACATGGTGGAAAAATGCCCACAAAGACGACCCCCTCGTCTCACCACCTATTGAAAATGCTATCTTTGTAGAAAAATTTAAAAAAATAGCTAAGCAAAAATTCGAAGAAATGAAAAAACGAGTTGGTATGAAAAACCCTACATTTATTATTGGAAAAGATTGTCATAGAGCCGATATTTGGCGACACGATATTTATGATAAATACAAAGCTAATCGTGACACAGAAGATGCCTTCTTAGGTGGTCCATTCTTTAAAATTGCATATGATGAGATATTTATAGATTATAAAGTTCTCTCTCATCCACGTCTAGAAGGCGATGATTGTATTGCATTATACACTAAACATCTACTTGATACTATACCGGATGTTCAGATTAGTATTATAACAAGTGATATGGATTATTTACAGTTACATAGAGAGAATGTTAGTCTATATGATTTGAAATGGAAAAACTTAATGTCAAGCAAAACTGCTTTCCCTGATGCCGCTCAAAACCTATTTTGTAAAATAGTCATGGGTGATAAAAGCGACAATATTCCAAGTGTATTTAAAAAATGCGGTATCAAAACCGCCGAGAAAATGTACAATAAACAAGATGAATTCATTCACAGATTAAATAATGACGAAAATGCTACCACTTTATACCAACGCAATAAAACACTAATCGATTTTAATGAAATTCCTATTCTTTATGTGAATGAATTTAAAAAACTATATATATAAATGCTATTAAATCTACCACCAGACATTATTGACCAAATATTTTATCATATTACCATTGATGCTATGGATCAATCTAGAAACTATATTAATATCGAACAAAGTGGTAATACCAAACGTTTATATGAATACAATGGAACAATGTTAAATGGATTACCGCATGGACAGGGCACTATGTGTGCATGTGTTAAATATAATCAACCGACATATGGTCATCAAAAAAGTATCTGGTTTTTGTGCAATCTCTTTTTTGTTTTAAAATCATATGTCCCCATTATTAAATAAAAGTGTCCCCATTATTAAATAAAAATATTTAGGAATAATATGGCAATAAAAATTATGTCGAGGCATAACGCTTTATTCTCTACTAACTATATTGCTGGTAGACATTTAGGCATCGGGGCGACATCCCGAGTTTTTGAATGCTATGCACGCAACTCGAATGATAAATTTGCAGCAAAAAAAGCCATTAGCAAGGATATTATACAGTTTAATCGTTCAAAAAAAGAAGAAGCCTATTTAGAAAAACTAAACAATCATCCCAATATTTGTAATTTGCATGACATATTTTATGAAGAGGATGACGATGGGCAATATGTTAAACATATTGTTACTGAATGTGGTGAAAATTCACTCGCTAATTTGGCATCAACCGTTCATATTGACGAAAAATATCTTAAACAAATTGTTATTCAAATGCTGCACGCAATTTTACATTGTCATAATAATAACATTTGCCATCGTGATATTAAATTAGAAAATTTTATCTATATAAATAGTTATAATCTTTCACATGCGTCGCCAATGTTCCTTAATACAATTAATATCAAATTAATTGATTTTGGATTAGCGACAAATTATCATAAAGATTATAACTTAACTGGTAAAGTTGGCACTGTATCTTATGTTGCACCCGAAATATTGAATAATTCCGATTACACGCCCAAAATTGACTCGTGGAGTCTTGGTGTTTCTATTTATAAAATTATTATTGGAAACCCTCTCATTAATCATACAAAAATAGATTTTTTTAATCCTACCTATAAAAACCACAAATGGAATACTTACAGCACCGAATGTTGTGACTTTGTACAACAACTATTAACAATTAACGCTATTAATAGATTGTCAATTCATGACGCTATTAATCATAGTTGGATTTCCGCTTAGTTGGATTTCCGCTTAGTTGATTTCCGCTTAGTTGATTTCCGCACGGTTCTACGTTTGGCCCTGTGTCTGGCCTTGTGTCTGGTCCTGTGTTTGGTCCTGTGTCTGGTCCTGTGTCTGCCCTTGGTCCTGTGTCTGGCCCTGTGTTTGCCCTTGGTCCTATGTCTGCCCCGGCGTTTGGTTCTGCGTCCACCTTTCATTTTGTCATCTTTTTTGACATTGTCATCTTTTTTGACATTGTCATCTTTTTTGTCATCTTTTTTGTCATTGTCATCTTTTTTGACATCTTTTTTGACATTGTCATCTTTTTTGTCATCTTTTTTGACATTGTCATCTTTTTTGACATCCTTTTTGACATTGTCATCCTTTTTGTCATCTTTGCTGATTTTCTCTGTTTTCGCTCGTTTTGTTTTTTTGCGCATGTTATCTTCTATAATTTCTAAATCTGAAACTTTCATTTTGACTTTTCCATATAAAATATCCCACAGAACTTTTCCATATAGTTTTTTCTTCGCTTTATTATTTTCACACGATTGTGATTTACGTTCCGCATTTGACATATTACTTGGATAACCATTAACAATTATCTGAATTAAAGTAGCATCACCACCACCTAATACATTTTTACCATAAATCTTCTTTATTGTGTGACATTTGTCATCATTTGCCTTATGTGAGCGCGTGATCGGAAACACTTCTGTCTTATCATATGCTGCTAAATATAAATCTTTAAATTCAGTTATTGTAAAGGATTTATCATTTACTAATAGCGTTCTCTTTGGCATTTTTTTAAATAGGCTGCGACTAGGAAATAGTTTTTTATATATATATTTTAAATTGTGCTTGATAACAACCTTATCAAGTTTTTCTACATCTAATTCATCAGATGTTATCATTTTCTGATATTCTAAATATTCTTTTCTATTTTCTTTGATTAATTCCAATACTGATTCTTTATTAAAAAGTCTTGCGACAATTTGTTCATATGTTAGAGGTTTGTCACCATAATTTATGCTTTCAAATAATTGGTCTTCATATGAAAGATATGTTGGAACTAATAAATAGCTACTATATTTCTTTTTTAATTCCAATGCAGAATTTTTAAAACAAAATGCATTGTTTTCTAAACTGTTGTTTTCCTGCACAGCCCTTAACCTTGTTTGTATTGCTGTTTTGACTACCTTTAATACCAGTGTATCTAATATACCATTAGAGTCAATTTTCACAATTGGTTTCCCAGCATCTTTCGACTTAACCACAATTCTATTTTTAAATTTAGTAATTATTGTAATAACTAATTTAGTATATTTATCTGAATTGTCATCATCTTTTCTAATCTCCTTAATTAACGAGAGCATCATATTCTGGAAATCGGCTTGGCCTTGAAAATCCTGTGGCTTCTTATTGCCCGGGAATTCTTCCTCAAAAAACTTTTGTATTGTGTTTTGCCAATTGAATTGTGCTTCGCCTGCTGCTGCTTCTTTTACTGCTTTTTCTTCTGTTGAGTTTGGTTCTTCTGTTTTTTTATCACCAGGTGGTGCTTCATCTGGTGCTGTGTTTTTATCACCAGATGGTGCTTCATCTGCTGCTGGTGGTTTTGCTGCTCCTGGCGGTTTTGCTTCATCTGGTGGTTTTGCTGCTCCTGGCGGTTTTGCTGCTTCTGGCGGTTTTGCTTCATCTGGTGGTGTCTTATCATCATCTGCTGCTTTTTTATCATCTTTTAAGTTTGCATAATCATAAATTTTTAATCTTTCTTCATCTGCCTCGCTTTCTTCAATTTTTTTCTTTGATGCCGTGGCCTTTTTAATTTGTTCAACAATGGTTTTGTCTATTTTCTCTAATTGTGATTGGAGTTTTGTTTTAATCTCCTTCGTAGCGTCCTCATTATCATATTTAATCGATTTTATTATATCTGTAATCTTTTTCGGAAGTATCGTTTCATCAAGATATTTTTTATCTAAATCATCATTGTCAGAACTAATATTCGGTTGCAACAAAGCATAGTGCTCGTTTATATTTAAATAATCGATTTGATTTTCATTGAAATCTGATTCAGACATACATTATATAATAGGTTTATTTTTTTAATTTTTCCAACAGTTTAATTGCATTATTTAATTCATCATCATCAATATGTCCGTCTGAATTTGTATCTATTGCATGTTCTAATTTTCGTAAAGACTCAGGTAATAAATTGAACCGACTCTTAGTATTCATTAATACATCAACAACAATAATATATACACAGGTTACTAACAGAGCACTTTTAATCTCCCTCGAACCAACCCAGGCAATACTAAATATCAAAATCTGTTTTGTAATATCATGGCTAAATATCTTTTTCTGGGCCGGAGATAATGTTAAATCAATGTTTTTTGAACCAATATTTAAGATGATTAAAATAACCGCAGCAAATATCTTATCACTTTGGAATAACTTATTCAATGCCATAATTATATTATGTTGATATTAAAATAATATAATTTACCTTGTTGAGTCTTCTGGCAAAACTACCTCTTCCTCCTCCTCCTCCCCTTCTCTCCCACGAAAGCCTGCCATTTCCTGACCAGCCTCGGGGTCATCATCATCTTCTTTATGACCTTCTTCGTGTAGACCTTCAATAAGGCCATTATTTACAGACATGAATAAGATGACTCCAAGCAGACCTAAGATACGGTCAGTAGTTGCCAATAAGCAAATAAATAGAATTAATCCTAATTTACCGGGTATATTAGAAACCATGGGTCTAAGCATCTTAGCATTAAGGATCATAGCAATAACGGCAATGAAAAGCGCGACATTTACGCCTTCCGTTTTGCCAAGACTTTTGACACTTTTGTTAAAACTCTTAGAAGCACCTTTCAATGATTTATCCATTATATAATATATCCCGATAAAAAATTAGTATTTAATAATAAATTAATATCTTTGTTTTTATTAATAGTGATGTCATCTTTTGTAAATGCAGCACCTTTTGAAAATGAAAATAATAATATAGAAAAGAAAAGATTGTCTAAAACATTGAAAAAACCCATTCCTAAATTGCCAAAGATACAATTATCATCAATGGAAGATGAAGAAAATAATTTAGCCGATTTTAGACCACCACCTCTTCCAGTTGTTTTTGTTAAAGAAGGAGTCGATAATGAAGAAAAAGAAGGATTTTCAAACGAAGCCTCATCCGAATATGTAAGTGAATATCCTCAAAAATATGATGAAAAGCCTCTCTCTAAAATGCAGCAATATAAACAATTTGTAGCTAATATACAAAATAATATACAACCCATAAATAGCGACACACCCCAGGAACGATGTCCAGAACATTATAGTTCCATGGATGATGGCCGTAAAAACTATCAAAAACAATTGAACGAGAAGATAGATTATATGATCAAGATGTTAGAAGACCAACGCAGTGAAAAGACAGAGGGAGTCATGGAAGACGTGATGTTATTTAGTTTTATAGGAATTTTTACAATATTTTTAGTAGAATCTTTCACAAAAGTTGGAAAATATGTAAGATAGTAATTTATGCTAAAATCAATACCTTTTCGGGGATTTGTTGTGGATAAATATAATTATAAAAAAACCATGATATTGGAACGATATTATGAGGGCTCCATTTTTTAGTGATATTTTTTGTTATCAGCCTATTATCTGATTGATTTTCCATTTGTAAAATTTTAAAATTATGTTTTGAATATAAATTTTCTAAAACATAAAAGAATCCATTAACAAAAAATTGTTTATGTTTTTGGTTGTTTATACTTCCAATACATTCAATACATTTAACACCATCATATAATGTATTTGTATCTCTAAACATATATATAGCACTAACATGTTCATCAACTATTAATATCTTAATAAAAAGTTGTTTAGCTTCAATGAGAGCTTCAACATTGGAAAGTTCAGGAAATATCAAAACCTCAAATTTAGTAGTAGTATAAATGAAATTATATAATAAATTAATATTCTGTTTAGAAACTTCTAAAACGGATGCACTGGCATGTAAACTATATTTTGTATGAAACCAATTATCAATATGATATAAAGAAGTATTGTAGCAAACGATAGGTACGATATAGTTGTTTGTATAATTTTCTCTCTTAAATAAGGAAACTTTTGTAACATCAGTATTATTCCTAATGTGATGATGTAATGTATCTATCATCTGTGGCGCAATATTTTTTCCACGCATGTCCGTTTTGACACACAAATTGTCAACATAATATACATATTTTATTTTGGCATTTTTTGCAATAATATTAAGAGGATATGCAGTAACACAACCAACAATATTATTTATATCTGCAGTGTAGCACCCAATAAATACGGGGCTATTGTGGCCACGTAAGTAAGCACTAAGATGTAATGGTGCGTACATATATTGCCTTGCATAGTTGTGTGTAAGGAACTTTTGAATTTTTTCCAAAGAAAAATCTTTGTCATAGAGAGAATAAAATGAAATATTCTTAAAATTAGTCCATTTAGTAGATTTAGGCATTTCGGATTTGATAACGCGAATGCCAGTATTTCGATTGATTATAAAATTTACAGGTTGATTGTACCAGAATTGATGGGCTAACTTTCGCGAACCTTTATATAGTAAGACAGCGGAGGTGATGATTATAATGGTAATTATTATAATAATATTAAAGTACTTAAAGAGATAATGACAAACTATATGGTACAGCGTTTGGCCCCGCGTTTGGCCCCGCGTTTGGCCCCGCGTTTGGCCCTGCGTTTGGCATGACCAATTGTCACCAATATCCCGTGCATTTAAATTTAACATATCTATTGTTAGTTTATTTTTTTGAGAATATAAACATATTGATTAAAATATCGCGCTTTGGCTAAATCAACCTTCTCCTGAATTTCATAACCACATAGCTTAAACATCTTCTCATATTCAGGTATCGTTAACATTCTCATTTTATGAGAATTCTTCCGAATATGTTTGGTCGCAGTATTTGTAAATAATTCTTCAAATTCTACTTCTCCAGTATTCTCTCTATCCTTATCAATATAAGTGGCATTATAATCAAAACCCTCAAACTTCACCACGGATGTGGTGGTTCTTAATCCTGGCTTTAAAAGTTTATGTGTATTTGCACCGAATATATCATTCGTTTGTACAATTGGATGGAATTTATCCGGGTCCACTATATGAATTGCCAATATTCCATTATGCAACAACCACTTGTTGCAATTTCGTAAAAATGCCTCCTGATCTGGCATGTAATAAAATGTATAAAAAAAACATAAAATATGAGAAAATTGATTCGTCTCGAATATCATACTATCCATCGCATTCGCATGTTTTACAACAACGTCCGGATTCATCTCCCCACATTTTGTTATCATCGCCTTTGATGTCTCTATTCCTAATGCTGGTATTCCACCCCCCTTTAAAAATTGCAAATGCTCCCCCAATCCTGACCCAATATCTAATACATTACTTTTCTTATTTATTTTACCTATACGAATTACTTTTGCTAATTCATATATAGTTCTATATTCGTCATTCATAAGCACTTTATAAAGATTGCAATAAAATTGATCATATATATCATTATTTGTTTTCAGTGCGAATTTTTCCTCCTGCTCAAATCCTTCTATAAAACCATTATGTCTCGCAAAGATTGTCTTTACAATCAACAACCCTCCCACAAAATATAAACATTGGTTTATCATCGGTATTTTAGCTATATATTTATCATAAAAATCAACTATTGTGTTTTGAGACGAAACCATTATATATTTATTGTCATTTTTTTATATCAATGTTTCATTATTTGTATCATTATATCGTACCATTTCATTATATTTTATATATAACTATCATAATGATCGAAATTAATGACACCAGACTTTTAAAAGAATTCAAATCTGTCACCTTTTCTGGATACAAACGGTCCGATGTTAAAAAACACCTCCTCACACAATTATTTAATGCCAATCTCGAACAATCTTTAAACTGGACCGCCGAACTAATATGCTGTGGCGCCTTCATGGAACTTTGGGAAATCATTCTACTTTTTCTCTCTAAATATATACATCTCGGCAATCCTAAAATTCCCATCTACATCGAACTTAGATTCAATAACTTTAAACATATTGTCACCAACGGCTATATTGGTAACGAACTTCAACTTCGAAACAATAATAAAATTAGAAGTCTCTTCTGTGAAGTCATTTGTACTCTCTCCCAATCTTCTAAACGTCATGGGTTCGATATTATTAAAATCAACAAAAATGACGATTATCAACTTAATAAACTCAACTCTCGCCTCACTGCCCCCAATACCTCTTTCGCTTCCAAAATCTTTCGTCCCGATGATAATAAAGAAATCTTTATTGCTATTAATGAACTCGGCTATAATCTAAGCGATGCCAAAAATATTGTCAATGCATGCTTCTGGATTGAATGGATCATCGAATATGAATCCATTTGCAAACTTGATAAACGTAAACTTGAATGTGAATATAGAGAGAATATTAAAATAGATCAAAAATTTGCAAAAGATTCCATATGGATGATTTGGGAACTCATCTTCAACTCATGCCCCACAGAACTTACCAAAAAAATTACTCAGAGCCTACATACCCTTTTCTCTCTCCATTACTCTCCCTCTTGCAAAAAAAAAAGACGATTCATATTATATTTTGCCGTCTCTATCCTTATCGATAATTATAACCCCTCCTGTGAAATCATCTCCTCTGCCACAAAAGATATCATCGACAAAAGTGCCAAAAATATTGACGATATCTATAAACAAATCAAAAAATCAGAAAAAACACCCAAGACCGATTACCTCTTTAACGGCATCGAACATAAAACAAATGTTGAAAAAACATTCGAAAAACTTGAAGTATTAAATACCATCAACTCCTCTGAAAAGAAAACCATCACCTTTTCTTAACTATGTCATCATATATATACTACAACATGGTAAATGTTCATACCAATATATACATGGTGTAAATATACTCTCAATATACTCCTGTAATGACTCCTCCTCCTCCTCTTCTTCTTGCTCCTCCTGTATTGGCTTTAATAATGTATAATTATAGGGATCTTTCTCCATGTTTATTTATGTGTAATATTATTATTATTAATTATATAAACAATGCTTGACATTTTACCATTTGATATTATACATCAGATTTCATTATACATTAATCCTTGCGATATCCATAATCTCATTCTTATCAAAAATATATATGATATTGACGATAAATCTGCCTTTATACGATTCAGAGAATTTCAATGCAATAAAATTAAACTGTTCTTGCGACTTCGTTACAGACAACGTCTCCTTTTTAACCAGCTAAAAATTATACTCGACAAACACTATTATACTATGATCTCTACACATGACACCACATTTCCTTTATTCAATAATCAATGCCTTTTATATGCTCCTCTCATTCCATATAATAGATGTAGATTTTGCTCCCTACATCTATCCAATCATAAATATCATAAAATGATTAATATGTTTCTTGAATTAGTTTATTAATATTGCATATTATATATATATGTTCAATCTATTTCAAAAAAAAAATGATGTTATTGATAGAACTTCATCCATTATTACAGATAATGTAACCTCTATATCCAATTCGTTACCGACTAATCTATCATTGCCCCCATTAGATGTACCTGATATGCCTGATATGCCTGATATCCCTTCACAATCAAATTTTACTATGTATCTTATTATTTTTATTGTATTAACTCTAATTGGTGTTAATGTCTTCGGTTATGTAGCCGTAATTGTCGATTCACTTGAATCCATCTTCGGCGAACCATTTAGAAAATTACTATTTATCATCGGCTATCATACTGGCGATGTTATTAAGCAAACTGTCGAAACTTCGGCAGATGGTACTAAATTCGCCGCCGATATTGTTAAAAATGTAACTGTAAACACCGTAGACGAAATTGGAACACAAAGCGTCCATGCTATTGAAACCGCCAAAAATATAGATAAAGAAATAGATGCAGAATTGTTACAACGACCCATTATCGACCCTATTAAACCTACTCCTGATGAAATACCTTATGTAGACCGAACCGAATTAATGATGTCTTTTGATAAAGTTAAAAAAAAAGCATTCGATGACCGCGAATCAACTAAACATTATGTAGAAGATGATGCTGGATCTACCATCCAAAATGGAGGACCTGCCTCAGGTAAACAAGGCTGGTGCTATATTGGCGAAGATAGAGGATTTAGGAGCTGCATGGAAGTTGGTGCCAATCATGAATGCATGTCTGGTGATATATTCCCTTCGAAACAAATATGTGTAAACCCTAACCTCCGGGAATAATTTATAAAAACTCCAAAAAATCATCACTTTGCTCCCTGCCTGGAATATATTCGTTATCCAACTTATTATATAAATCGGGAAGGATATAGTCATTTAAGGATAGATCTTCAGTTATCACTTCCCGTTTATAACGGAGTGGGCTACCAGCACCGTCTTCAGCAACCCTGGTAGATGTCGAATCTATATATTCATAATTCAAATTCCCCTTCCTCAATTTAAAGTTTGTTTCCACCCCATTATGTGAAAAAGCGCCGCTTCCACCATATTTATTATATGAAACGTCTAACTTATAATATGGTAATGCACCTGTTTGGTCTGTATAGCCAAATGTCGAATTCAAATTTTGTGCAAATTGTAACATCACATCATCACTATTTATAGTATTATATGGCGAAATTCCTACGCCCCATGAACCTACGGCCGGATGATCATTCGCATTTGTGTTATTAAAGCCAAATAATTTTACTCCCTTTGAATTTGTTATATTTTTTTGAAATTGATAATTATAAAATAAATCATACCGGACAGCATGGTCATCTATTGCTGCGTTACTGTAATAAAATGCATATTTTCTTAAAAGAAAAGTCGCCGCAGTAAGAATGCTCTTGTAGGGATTATACATTGATAGATTTTTATGGTCGGGTGGTGGCGCAATCAAATTCAGTCTCGTCCCTAATGTATTTAACTGAACGTAACCGGGGTCATCACTTTCTCTTATAAATATATTAAACGGTTGCGCTAAATTTGACATGTCCGTCGCACTTACATCATCTAGATTTACATAACTTAAATCCACCGTTAAATTTACATATGGTTCTACTTCTATAAATGAACGAAATGTTACTTCATCTATACGGAGGGGATCAGTAAAATTCATCGACACATCGGGTAATGTAAAAAAACCACGATCATATGGTGTTTGTTCGTCATAAGACCGCAATCTTGTATAATTAAAAGATTCACCATTCTCGTCAATTTCATTACCTATAAAACGGCCTCCAATTATTTTATGACCGTCTTTTAAGTTGTTTTGCAAGTGCACATTGTTGTTGAAATTGAAGTTGGACCAAATGTTTCCTTTTGATGTGACATTTGTAAACATACATGCCTCAAAGTTGGTGCTGCCACCGAAATCACATTCTTCAAAATGTGAACCACTAAAGTCACAATTTACAAATTGTGTATCTCTAAATGATATACGCTTAAATGTAAAGTCATAAAACTCGCGGACCTTGTTCGGGACCCCTGTATCTGTTATTGATTTTGCACCGCCGCCCCTTATATTATCTATAAATGAATATCTTGTTACTCCATCGTCCGGAGACACCACCTCTTCACCACCTGATAATTGATGGTAATCAGATGTAAAATCAAATGCAGTTTTACTTGATTTGATATGTGAAAACCATCGCCATGTCCCCTTCGCTGCCGATAATATATTTGCTATATCTTCCCCACGCTTATATACACCCTCTTCAAAAAAACCAGTATTATTTGCAGTTGTTTTGCTCTCATCTAGCTGATGATAATATCCCGTCAATCCTTCTGCTATGTTATTCATAAACGAAAATCGATGGAGTGCTTTCATACTACCCCCCCCCTCATAACGTGTACATGTAATAACTGAAGCATATGACAAATCATGTTCTTCTCCACCACCTGTCACATTTATATCTGTATATTGAGAAAATGAACCACTTATAGGAGTTATACCATCCAACAATTCATAACTACAAAAATTTTCTACTGAGCCTACGCCTGACAGGTCGTTTATTTTTAAAATGTTGTCGATTATGGTAAATGTACGGGCACTTTGATTATCTGATATGTCTGATAACGAGGATAATACTCGCTCTGGTTCACCATCATGATATAATTCATAGGTTATGCCATATTTTTTGAATTGAGGCGGCAACACCCAGAATTTATTTGATGATACTACATTTTCTGTATCACCAAAAAAACGCGGCTGTATTTGATAAGGTTCTGATTGCGGCTGTAAAATATATAAATCATTCCATGATTCTAATTTACTCATCCCCTTAACTCCGTTCCCACCCAAAGCTACAAAAAACACATGAATTTGATCTAAATAATCTAAGGTTGTTATATTTTTTATTGTCTGTGATATAAATATATTATATTGGCGCACCACATCAATATATGCACCATCTGTACAAACACTCTTAAATGTACTACCAACCTTGTAAGAATTCTTATTATCAAAAAACGCCCCCTGTGTAATATTCGGACGAATCGATGAATATTGTTGTGCTTTTGTTATACCCTTATTTTTTTTTTTAAATTCTTCAAATTTACTTGGAGGCTTCGATTTATCCCTTTCATAATCTATCTTAATAAAACGTTTATTATCTCCTGCAAATTCATTATCATTTAAATATGTATTATCAATTTTTCTTCGATCATTATTTATTAAACCAGTTAATAAAATTAACACCTCTTCTGTATGGATTTCTACATCAAATGAACATTCTATCCGGATTCTATCCCATAGTAATGACGTATCTTGTACGAAACGCTGAACGGTTACTCCCTTTTGCCCAGATGAAGCATTTTTAAATATTATACGCTTCGGCATATTAATATTTAAAGAGATTATATAAACCAATTGAATGCTAAATACTTTGGCACCTTAGCATCCATCGATTGTTTTTGTTTCAGGTTTGTCGTATTAGGACCATTCTTTATTAAATTCATAATCGCATTTGTCCCTAACGAATAATTCCAATACCAAAAATCTGATATATACCCATCAAATGGCGCCTGGCCTGATGAGCCTCCCGAAAATTCAATATCATAATAATTTTGCCTCGGAATCCCTTTCAATAATTTACTAGAATATAATATTCCATTTATCAATACATCTATATTTCTACCATTACATCGTATCATAATATTGACCCATGTACGCATTGGCACTTTTATACCTTGAAGTGACTCTGACTCAAAACTGCCACCAACAGGTGAAAAAGAATCCATTTTAACAGTTAAATGGGCCTCATTATTAGATTGTTCAATATACAATCCGGGTCCATTAATTTCATCATCCTTCTCGGCCTTAACACCCTTTCTAAATATGCATTGGGGTGCGTTGGCAGGGGGAGGGATGATCTTCTTTACATATAACCATATCGAATATGTAAATTCTAAACCCTCCCTCTCATTCACCGAACGCAATACTGGTTTTGAACTAGATTTGGTCGGATCTACACTAATTGTATAACCTTCATCTGTACTAGATATACCATCTGTAAAATGTGGTGTTGGTGACGCCATGAATAACCATGCTCCAATAGATATAAAAAAACGTAAAAGTACTAAAAATACAATTAATAATCCAATAATGAATACAAATTTTGTTACTAAATTATTGGATTCTATAAAATCTCCCGATGCATTTTTAACATCCATATTAATATAGAATAATATTAAAATTGGAAGCTGGTGACCTCTGAATTATCTTTTAAAAATGCTACCTTTAATTTATATTTATTTATTAATCCAGAGAAGAATCCCGAACCATATCCTTGTTTATATATTTCCCATGCATCCTGAACAGTTAAATAATCATTAAAGAATTTGAAATTTGCTATTTCACCTGAAAATGTCGAGTCCCCTCCAATTGTTGTTTCTGATGATATCGCACCCCACGAAGTAATAATTTTTGATGCAACCATTTTTCCATCGATATATACCGTTAAATAATTCGATTCAAATGATATTATAATATTTACCCACTTTTGCATTGGAAGCGATATATCATCAGCTGTATTAATAATGTTATTGAGGACCGCGGTGCCAGCATCAGTGGCATCAAAATTAACTTTAAGATTTAGGTTATTCGTTGCGTCTAAGCTCATCTTAATATCATCACGAGTGAAAATTATACGGCCATCAGGAAGATTACTGCCATTCGTATCCGTTACATTTATCCATATTGAATATGCACAATTTACATCTGAGTCTTTTGCACCCTTTTTCTCGTCGATGGCCATTGTAGAAGTAGTTGAATGGATTATTACCATTTGAGTTGAATTGGATGACCACCAACTAATAAAATAATACAGAACAATAATTACAATAATTATATACACAACTATACTAAAATCCATTATATATATAATTTGCGATAATATTTTATGTGAGGTCTGTTGTTTTTTTATATTTATCAGCGAGCGCATTTTCTTTATTATCGATTGTCGTATCAAACATAAATATATACGTGTCTATTAAATGCCATGTATCAATATATAGATTATGGGGCAGGTTTTCAAAATATTTATATGTCTCTTCTAAATATTCTGGCGATGGCAATACTTTTGTTAAACCCGTGGATATTCCATCTGAAATACTTTCCATTGTTTTTGCCTCACCTGCATTAAATGACGTTGTCATTAATGTCGAGAATATCCCCCCCCCTGATGGTACATTCTTTCCCTTTCCTGTATCGTAAAGATGGTCTATTAAAATTTTCGAGAGTGGCTTGTGATAATAAACTACATTTGCTATTCTACCATTAATACCATCATACTGTCCTGATAGAATTGACGCCATTTGTTCTGTTTTATTAATGCTAATCCCTTGCTTTGCAACTGCTAAATCTCCATTTAAAAAAACATCTAGACGACCACTTGTATAATTTAGTACTAAATGATTCCATTTCTGCAACTGAATATTATTCAACGTCACATCCTTGTTGTTATTATATTCAATCTTCAATTGATTTTTAACGGAATTGTATTTCACTTCAGGATTTTTCGCAAAATCTATCATCAACATGTCGTCCTTTTTATCATCGGGTGAAGCATTAATATAAAACCAAAACGAATAAGCATAATTATAATCATATCTCGCTTTTTCTTTGTATTCGGTCAGGTCATCACTAAGCACCCCACGGGCCTCTGCAATTTCCCGTCTAGTTTTCCCTGGGAAATATAAATCTATATTATCTTGTTGTATTTTCTCTGTTACATTTTCCTTCCACATTAATTCAACTACACAGTCATAATTATCATCTATATGCTCTTTTACACAACCACTCATATCTACAAATTTAATATCTGTATCAGAATAATTATATTCATTGCTTAAATAAATTGGCCCTTTTATTATTGTATTCACTAAATGCTTTGATAAAAATCTATCAATCATCGGTAATATAACGTTGAATCCTATTAACAAACATTGTATAATAAATACAATGATAACATGTTTTGGTGTATTACGTTTTGTCTCAGAAGCATCAGCAATTGCATTAGTCAACATACATGGAATATAAAATACAGCCGCTGTCAAATATTTTACAAGGGCCGGTGTAAAAGCACCGCTACCTTTTGTATTTAATAGCGATGATACCATGGTCATTCTAGAAACTGCACCTCCAATCAATCCTAAGACTAATAAATATTTAATTATTTCTATAACATACATTAATGATGCAACAAATGTTTCAGTAAATAATATACCTTTTACAAATACTATCACCATATTTGTTATTAACAATATCGATATGCTAAATATAATAAAGAAACCTCCTATAAGTGTCCATAATGTACCGGTTTCATCTCCGTCATTTTTCCCACCAGGGTCCAGAAATCGCTGTACATTAAAACCCTCACGATTATCACCCATCGCAGTATATGTTACAAAAAATGCATAATAAATTAATATAATTGATGGAATGAACAATGCATTAATTCTTTTTAATAAAACATTTGCTGCTCTTTCCAATGTGTATTCGCGTTTATCATCAACCTTTATTTTATTAATTGCCTCTTGCACTTCACCCATAAAAAAACGGATAAGTACAATATATCCCACTGTAACACACAAAAATCCCATGGCCATTAACTTTTCCTGAAATTCCATTTATATACTTATTAGATTTATAAATGCTCCATTGCGGTTTTTTCTCCATGACATTCTCTACATAATGCTACCAAATTATCTACCTCATTTGTTCCACCATTCTCTAAACTCATTATATGATCCACCTCAAACCACGCCGATAATTGATTCTTACAATGACCACAATTCCAATTTTGCTTCGAAGCTACATACTTTTTCTTTGTTTCACTTACTGAACGTTTCTTTCGTGTCGGTATTTCTCCTCTGGCAACATCTTCGTGACCTCCACTCGTCCTAATTCTTTGGTCACGATGGCCACGGTCATTACCCCGGTCATTGCCATATTTTTTTGCCGTAAAATCTAATATCGGATTTAATATTCCACTCGTTTGTCTATCCATTGGCATATATTTAATAAATTCGGATGTATGTCGCACAAGATTACGTGATTTTGTAGGGTCTTTTTTAATAAATAAGTAAAAACATAATGCACTAAAACAAATCGCACCCATTTTATAATATTTTTTAAAAGATAATAGTTTTGTATAATATTTACCTTCGTGATATGTATTCATTACCAGAAACCCTGTTATAACTATTATTAATATTTCGAACTTCATATATATATTACTAGTTATTTTTACATTTATAGAGAGAATATAATGTCAGACCTCCTATTACACATATATATATAATACGTTCGCGTTTTTTTAGCTCTTCCCTAAACACCAATTCTTTTGGCTTGTAAAAATTTATATAGTCATTCACAAATTCAACATAGGGTTTCTCTTTTCTCTCTAAATCTTTATTAATTTTATTATGAATAAAGTGAATCCATTTTAACAAACTTTCTTGTGATGTCAGATAAGGCGATATCGGATTTTCATCTAACAATACTTCAAATTTCATCGCAATTTCTTTATTTGGTATAAATAATGGTAATGATGTAAAAAAATTATAATATTGTTTTTTTTGCCCGGTTGTCGGCATATGCGGATAAGTAAAACCTATGGTATGTATCATAAACCAATAATGTGGTCCCCAGACAGACGGATCATATTTAAAATGTTCCATATGCTTTTAAATAATATAAAAACATATCATCTATTTACACAATGTATTCCAATAATTTTTGCAACAATTGCGGATATAAAGGTCATCTATTTCACCAATGTAAACTTCCTATTACTAGTAATGGTATTGTAGCATACAATAAAATTAGCAATTCTGAAATAAAATATCTGATGATTAGGCGAAAAGATAGTCTCGGTTATGTTGACTTTATGAGAGGCAAATATCATATTAATAATAAACCATACATAATGAATATTATTAATGAAATGACTATGGCCGAAAAACATAAATTACTCACACAGGATTTTAATACATTATGGACAACTTTATGGGGCGATTACGTCACCAATCAATACAAAAATGAAAAACATGTAGCATACGATAAATTTCGTATTCTTACAAGTGGTATCATAATAGATAACACCCTTATTGATTTAGAAAAACTCATCAATGGCAGCGATACCGAATGGCTAGAACCCGAATGGGGGTTTCCAAAAGGCCGCCGCAACTTTATGGAAACCGATATTAAATGTGCCATACGAGAATTTGAAGAAGAAACCGGGTATTTAAAGAATAATATCGAAATTATTCATAATCTCGCACCATATGAAGAATCATTCATTGGATCAAATTACAAATCTTACAAACATGTCTATTATATCGGTAATATTGTTAATTCAAATATTCGTAACGATTTTCAGGCGTCCGAAGTTAGCAAAATTGAATGGAAAACATGCGGCGACGCAATAAAATCCATTAGACGCTATAATTGCGAACGGATTGATATTTTATTAAAAATTAATAAAATTATTACATCTCATGATGTAAATTTTCTCTGAATTTAAAAACTACCATAAATATATATATAATGATATTATATCCAGAGTATACGAACAAAAATTTCAATATTGTAATCGCCAACAAAAAGGAATTTAAAGACCACTCCTATCTGGATTATAACAAAAATTTAACCTCTGACAATGAATCCGAACGAAGAAAAATGTTCACTAAATATGCCAACGAATTATGCCATACCTCTTTTGAACTCGCCCCTCATCAATACTTTGTTCATAACTTTCTCTCTATTACATCACCTTATAATAGTATTCTACTATTCCATGGGCTAGGGACTGGTAAAACATGCTCTGCCATTAGTATTGCCGAAAATATGCGCTTTTATAACACTTCGGCAAATGTTATTAATAAAATTATTATTGTCGCCTCCCCAAACGTCCAAGAAAATTTTAAAAAAGAATTATTTGATATTAATAAACTTGTAGAACATGGTCATGGTCATTTTTCATCTAATGGATGTACCGGCAACACCTATATCAAAGAAGTTAATCCTACTAATGTTAATATTAAACGACAAACACTTATAGAGAGAATAAATCGCATCATTCATGATAATTATCGCTTTATTGGTTATACCAAATTTGCTAATGAAATTAATAAAATAATGGGAGAAGGTAGTGAAGAAGAACAAAACGAAAATCTTAGAAACTACTACGATAATCGTCTAGTTATTATTGATGAAGCTCATAATATTCGTACTATTGATGAACAAGATAAAAATGCCACCGATGCTCTTAATAAATTAGTCACTGCAACCCGTAGTATGAGACTTTGCTTATTATCTGGAACACCTATGTATAATGATATCAAAGAAATCATTTGGTTGCTAAATATTCTTAATTTAAATGACAATCATGATGAAATTTACACAAATGAGATATTTAATGCCAAAGGAGAAATTATTGCCGGTGCCGAAGAAAAACTCATTGACAGAATGAGAGGATATATCTCGTTCGTTAGGGGCGAAAATCCATATACTTTCCCCTTTAAACTTTATCCTCACGAATTTGTTACAGATGAGTCATTTCTTCTTGATAAATCAAACTATCCAACCAATATGATGAATGGTACTAAAATTAACATAAATGACACCATTAAATATATTGATCCATTTATGAACCAAATGAGCCCAACACAAATTAGTGCATATCATAATGTTAAAAAACACATATTATTAGCAAACCCCGCCATAATGGATAGCGAACAACTGGGATATTTAGTTATTTCTGAGCTTGTTATGACATTAAATATCGCATATCCATTAATTGAACCCGCTGCTTCCATTAAAGAAGATGGACCTATATCTACCCAATACAAAAAACACTTTGGTCAAATTGGATTAAACGAATTTGTTTCATATAAAGAACAAAATATGGTCAAAACAAATTATCAATATAGACCTGGTATAATTGACACCTATGGCAGAATATTCTCTCCACCTGAAATTGGCAAATATAGTGCAAAAATTAAAAATATTTGTGATTCTATAAATTCTTCTATTGGTATTTCACTTATATATGCAGAACATATCGATGGCGGTATTGTTCCTATGGCATTAGCTCTCGAAGAATGCGGATATACCCGATACGGAAAAGGATATAATCTATTTGACCCCTCACCCGAAGTACACCTCAAACACACGTATGTTATCATATGTGGTGACCCCAAAATATCACCTGATATCGATTATGATATGAAAAATTTAGTTAATGATAACAATTCAAATGGCGAACGAATTAAAGTTGTTATTATATCACGAACTGGGGCAGAAGGATTGGATTTTAAATGTATAAGACAAGTCCATATCATGGAACCATGGTATAATATGAACCGCATTGAACAAATCATAGGAAGAGGCGTCCGTAATTGTAGTCACAAAAATCTTCCTATTGAAATGAGAAATGTTGAAATATATTTACATGGTTCCTATATTGATGAAGATGAGGAAGCAATTGATATGTACTTGTATCGGTTTGCCGAGAAAAAAGCCATTAATACCGGAAAAGTCACACGACTTATTAAAAGAAACGCAGTCGATAGTGCTTTAAATATTAAACAAATGGATTTCGGCATTGAACAATTAAATGTTTCCATAAAACAAATTTCTTCTAGTGGCAAAACCCACCCTAATTACATTATCGGCGATAAACCATTATCATCCCTATGTGATTATATGGAAAGTTGCCAATATATGTCCAACCACGAAAAAAATGCCCTGCTTGTCAAAATGCAATCTAATAATACAGACTATTCTACTTATAATGAATTACATGTCAAATATGGATCTTCTAAAATTAAATTGCTTATTAAAAATCTATTTAAAGAAAAACTATTCTACCATAAAGAAAAATTATTTGGATTGGTTAGAAAACATCGCGACTATTCCGACGAACAAATTGCAAATGCTTTAATCGAATTAACACATGACAATGGCGAAACCGTCTATGACTCTTTTAAACGAAAAGGCAACATTATTAATATTTCGGATTATTATTTATTTAAACCTATCGAATTAGATAGTGTTAATTCATATGATGATATTAAACAACCCCTTGACATCAAACCTCCCAAATTATTAATTAAACTGCCTGACATAGATGACACCATCATCGTTTCTGGAAATTCTATTGAAGCCCTACTAGGAAATATGTTGAAAAAATTAGACATTTCAAAAACAAAACTAATAGATTTAAATGAAATAAAAATTGGAGAAGATACATCGTGGTATTATTATGTATCAGTACTACGAAACATAATGCCAGATAATAGTTTATTTGATAAAATTATCGTTCATCATATGTTAGATGAATTGTTATTTTCGGATACATTTAATATTTTAGGAATGATTAATAAAATCGATGCACAACCTGGAAATATTCAAACTCTCATTCGCGACATCAAAGAATATTTTGATTCTAAAATATTCTCATTTGAAGAAAAACAACATATTGTATTGTTTGACAAATCTATTGTCTTATATCAATTAGATGCCGACACATGGACTGCCGTCGATGATAGTATTTTGACTTATAATCGCAAAAAAAATGCCGAGTTTAAGGCCATCCTTAACAAAACTTATCGCATTGAATCTACCCTTAATAATATTATTGGTGCATATAAAATTGCAGGTCGTGCTGCAACATCAGGTCTTAATGTTTTTAAAATTATTGACCTTAGTGTTAGTGGGACTGGGAGTCGATGTAGCGACAAACCCAGTAGCCAAATAATGGCGATATCAAAACAACTAGATCCAAATTATAAAAAGATATTTGTACCGCCTTATATAGAAACCAGTGAAGGATTTTGTGTGTATAATGAAATCTTTTTGAGACTAATAGATTTAAAATCTTCCCCCCAAAAAATATTCTTCTTATCAAATGTCGAACATGCTCTTATTGCACCAAAAAAAAGAAAATAGACCCTCCATCTACTTTTCTCATTGACTCCTTTTAAGAACAATTATTTTCACAGTGCACACAGTACTTGATTCGCTGTATCGACTCGTCTGGGAGTTCAATCTCATCGTCAACCCACTCATGGACACAGCTAATATTCAGCTCACGCACAACAAACTCCAAAAGCCGCTTAGGGTCTTCGGTCTCAATGTAATTGCGCATCCGTTTGCCATAACTTGACTCGGCAAGGGCGCCGCTAGTAAAGCGTTCTGCGACCTGGGAATGGGTCAGTAAGTTGTTCACCCGAGAAGTGAGGATGCGCTTGATTTGGATGAGTTCGTTACACATGATGATTCTACAATACAATAGAAAAATTTTGTCAATTTATTTTTTATGCTACCAGTATATCAGTTCGCTACATATACATTGATGTACAATGACCGTCATTATTCGTGTCACTAATCACTTTATCGACAGCATCAATTGTCAATGTAAATGGAAATTCAACCTTCAATTTAATATCACTCTCGAAAATATTGGTGCCTGGCTTCATCAATTTAAACAAATTCAGCTTTCTGAATATTGTTTCCAAACATCGTTTCAGATTCCTTACACCTTCTTCCTTTTCAGTATAACGCTCAATAATATGTCTCATTACATCATCTGTAATAGTAACTTCGTCTTTGCTAAATTTAAGCTGACTCAATACAGTCGGGAGAATATAGTCATTTGCAATGATTTGCTTTTCTTTCAGTTTATACCCTCTTGTTGCAATGCAATACATCCTATCTCTCAAAATTGGATTTACATTCTTTTCCTCATTATAGCTAAATATGAATAGACATTTGCTTAGGTCTAGTTCAATCTCTGAGAAATATTTATCATGAAATTGCGAATTTTGTGTAGTATCTGTAAGATGTGTCAGAATACTTGCAATCTCTGCACCCCTTGGTGTATCACTAATTTTATCCAATTCATCGAAATAAATTACAGGATTCATCGTTTTACATTGTACCAAAATATCTACAATTTTACCCCATGTACTTCCTTCATATGTGTATGAATGACCTTCTAGAATACTACTATCTGTCGCACCACCTAGTGCTATAAATGCAAATTCTCGCCCCAGAATTTTACTAATACCATCTTTTACAATGGTTGTTTTACCTGTACCCATTGGACCCTTTATTGCAATGGCTGTACCAATCGCTTCAGGATTTGTAATCCATTGTCCTACCATCTGCATAATTTGGATCTTAATATCATTCATGCCATATACTGCATCGTCCAATGTTTGTTTAGATTGTTCCATAAATTCATGACATTTATCAATGCCGTCGTCAATCGTCAATGGCAGATTTGCATATTTTCCAAATGGAATCAACATAAATGTGTCTACCCACTGTTTGAGTTTGTAATATTCATTTGTACCAGGCTCCATAGAGTCAAGTGTACTCATTTTTCTCAATGCAATCGACTTGTAATTAATTGGAATGTTTAGATCCATCAATGCAATCCGAAATGGAATGTCATCATTATTGTACTTTTTAATCGCATCCAGTTTTTCTAACATCGCCTCCTGTTTTTCCAGACTTAGTCCTTTAAACATACTGGCATCTGTCTCTTTTTTTTCTCCTTTGATTATCTTACTAAAATGTTTGTAGTTCTTCTTCACCTGCTTCTTCTTTCTGTTTTTTTCACATTGCTTAATTAGCTCCCGCTTATCATCACCAATTTCAATAATTTCTTCCAGTAGTTGAGAATCCTTGTGCGTTTTTTTAAGATCATACGCCAATGCACTCAATTTGGTCAAGACCGCACTGTCCTCTTCTGTATAATCAACCGGTTCTTCTTCTTCCTCATCATCCTCATCCTCATCTTCATATTCTTCTTCTTCATCCTCGTCCATTTTTACCAAAATATCAAACCCCTTACTTTTGGAAAACATCTTTTCAAGAATACTTCTGGCCTGTTTATACGTTTCCACATCACTATCCTCATCAGAATCTGTCTCCTCAGTGGTTTCATCGCTCGTCTCGGTTTCAGCCTTCTTTTTCCGTTTAGACCTTTTGGCCCGGGAATAAAATTCCTGGCTGCCCTCATCTTCAATCGACTCTACCGCAGTTTGAAGTTCTTTCACACGGCTTTTGATAAACTTTGACGGAAATATTTTAGCTAGAAGTTTGGTATATTCTAAAGTGTCCATTTCATTGTCGCTGGTTTCGTCACTGGACATTTTTTTATCCTTAGTTGGCATAATACTTATATGTATAAGGTCGATTAGAATATCAATTTTATTAAATTACTATAAATTGATATTAAAACAATATTACTATATTATAATAGCTACTATGGATAAATCGCGCATCCTAGGAATTCAATTCAGTATTCTATCTCCTGAGGAGATTGAAAATATGTCTGTCGCAGAAATTACAAATCGTGACACATACGTTAATAACAAACCAGTACTAAATGGACTTTTTGACCCTAGATTAGGGGTCCAAGAACCTGGTATCATTTGCCCCACAGATGGTTTAGACTATGTAAAAACACCTGGATATTTCGGACACATTCATTTGGCCAGACCCGTATTTTACATTCAATATCTAAGTACTGTCATCAAAATTCTTAAATGTATATGTATTAAATGTAGCAAACTCCTTCTCGACAAAGATACTCACAAAAAATGCTTATCTTTAAATGGCGAGGCAAGATGGAATTATATATTCCATAGTGTCTCTAAAATCAAGCGATGTGGAGACGAAACTTCTAATGGATGCGGGTGCTGCCAACCCAAAAAAATTGTCAAAGAAGGTCTCGCCACTGTGATGGCCAGCTGGGATGATGAAGTTAAAGCTATCATGAAACTTCTACCAGAACATGTCATTCGCATTTTTAAGAGAATCTCCGACGAAGATGTCAATTTTATGGGATTCAGTCATCTTTGGTCCAGACCAGAATGGATGGTATGTTCTGTTCTTGCAGTATGTCCTCCTGCCGTTAGACCTTCTGTTAAACATGACTCGCAACAGCGAAGTGAAGATGACCTAACCCATATCATGGTCAATATTGTAAAGGCTAACAAAACGCTCCAAGAAAAAATTGCCACAAATGCCGCGGCAAATATAATCGATGATTGGACCACACTCGTACAATATTATGTTGCCACTTTGGTAGATAATAATATCCCAGGAGTCGCATCTGTCGCACAACGGTCCGGACGACCCTTAAAAACTTTGCGTGAAAGACTTAATGGTAAGGCTGGACGCGTTCGTGGCAATCTCATGGGAAAACGTGTGGATTTTAGTGCTAGATCGGTAATTACTCCTGATGCTAGCATTTCCATTAAAGAATTGGGCATCCCTATTAAGATTGCAAAAAACATCACCAAACCTATTGAAGTTAATGCAACAAACAAACCTTTCTTGATGAAACTCATTCAAAATGGTCCAGATATTCATCCTGGTGCAAAAATACTTGAGCGCAAAAATGGTGAAAATATCTCACTTCGGTATGTTGACCGTGAGTCAATCGTTCTATATGATGGCGATACCGTACACCGTCATATGATGGATGGTGACCATATTCTATTTAATAGGCAACCCACTCTACACAGAATGTCAATGATGTGCCACGTAGCCAAAATCATGAGCGTTGGCGACACCTTCCGGATGAATGTTGCTGACACCAAACCGTACAATGCTGATTTTGATGGAGATGAAATGAACTTGCATATGCCACAAGATGTTGAATCTGAAATGGAATTGAAACATTTGGCCGCAGTTCCTTATCAGCTTATTTCACCTGCTAACAATAAAACAATTGTTGGCATTTTCCAAGATTCTCTATTAGGAATATATCAGTTTACCCGAGATGATGTGTCATTCACTAGGCGAGAGGCAATGAACCTCCTAATGAATTTTAATAATGTCGATATCGAAAAATTTAATGATGGACCTGACAGAGTATCACCCTTTAGTATTCTTAGCCAAATTACACCACCGATTTCACTAAAATATAAAACTAAATTGTTTGAAGATGGCGAAGACGTCAAAACATCTAATAATGTTCTTGAAATTAATAACGGTGAAGTAAAACGTGGCCAATTTGAGAAGGGTGTTCTTGGTGACGGTTCAAGAGGTATTCTTCAACGAGTATGTAATGATTTCGGTCATATGGCTGCCTCCGATTATATCGATAATCTACAAAATATTGTTACAGAATTCATGAAAACACAATCATATAGTGTTGGTGTAAGTGATTTGATTGCCAATAATAAAACAAACGATACAATTACTCGAAAGATTACCGAGAAAAAACGGGATGTTATTGACCTTATCAAACAAACACATCTTGGTGTATTTGAGAACGATACTGCAAAATCAAATATGATTGAATTTGAAAGCAAAGTGAATGGTATTCTTAATCAAGGTGCTTCACAGGCCGGCAAAATTGGCCGGACCAGTCTTGACCCAGACAATCGATTTGTTAAAATGGTTAAGGCCGGCTCAAAAGGCAGCGATTTGAATATTTCACAAATGATTTCTTGTCTGGGACAACAAAATGTTGATGGAAAGCGCATTCCATATGGGTATGATAATCGTACGTTACCGCATTACAGTCGTTACGATGATACACCTGTGGCACGTGGATTTGTAGAAAGTTCATTTATTGGCGGACTCACACCAGAAGAACTATTCTTCCATGCGATGGGTGGTCGTGTTGGTTTAATTGATACGGCAGTAAAAACGTCACAAACAGGTTATATTCAGAGAAGAATTATTAAAGGATGTGAAGATTTGAAAGTCGAATATGATATGTCTGTCCGAAATAACAAAGGGAAAATTACACAGTACTCTTATGGTGATGATAATATCGACCCTTGTAAAATTGAAGGCTATTCTCTGGGACTTTTGAAACTAGATATTCCTGGCGTATACGAACATTTCGACATCCCACATGGATCCGGTGATATTTTGAAGACAGTTTTCACGACAACCACATTGACTCGTCTAAGAAAACAGAAAGGTGATTTTATGCCTAAAAACAAAAAATACATTACTGATTCGCTTGGATATCGTGATAGAATTATTGAACATATATTTAAAGGTAAATCTGACACTAGAATTTACACTCCTGTTAGTTTTGAACATCTTATCAATAATATCAAAGGACAAATGAATATTACACAGAATTCCTTTGTGAATATTACCCCTCTCGAAGTATATGCAATCTCCGAAAATTTGTTGAATAAGCTCAACATTTCCCATTATTGCAAGCCAAACGAATTATTCGTCGCGGCATTTGTATTCTTTACATCCCCCAAAAATCTACTCATTAAACACCGTTTTAACAAAGACGCTGTTGAACTACTGTTCGCTCGCATTGAATCAGTCTATAAAAATTCAGTGGTGGCACCAGGGGAAATGGTTGGTATGATCGCTGCACAAAGTATTGGCGAACCTACTACTCAAATGACACTCAATACGTTCCACTTTGCTGGTGTAGCATCCAAATCAAATGTACTTCGTGGTGTGCCTCGCATTGAAGAAATTCTTACATTATCTGACAACCCTAAGAATCCATCTCTTACAATTGCTCTCAAAAAAGACGATGAGGATAGCATTGACCGTGCAACATCAGTTATGAATATGATTGAATATACGACACTGAGCAATTTGGTTAATAGTATTGAAATTAGATTTGCACCAAAAACTGCGACACAGAATCAGTTTGATATAGAAATGATTCATTTCAATGAATTTGAGAAGATTCTTATGGAAACAAATGGAGAGCAATCTGAAATTGAATTTGAAGGTTATAATTGGGTAATCTACATGAAAATTGACCCAAATGAACTTCTAGATAAAAATATTACGATGGATGATATTAATTATGTACTTAAAAATGTTTATGGAAATGATATTCTCACGACTTATACTGATTATAATTCAGATAACCTAATATTTAGAATTGACCTTATTCAGAAGAAAAAGGCGGCACTTGAATCCCTTGACCAAACTGACGAGATTCATATTCTTAAAAATTTCCAAGAACAATTGTTGAACAATATAATTATTAGGGGAGTTAAAAATATTAAGAAGGTTCTATTGCGTAAATCGATTGGAAATCTGGAAAAGCAAGAGGGTGCTTTTGTAGAAAAGGACAAATGGGTATTGGATACTGATGGTACTAATCTACTTGATATTCTTGGTGTTGATTATATCGATGTTAATAATACGATTACCACTCATATTGTTGAAGTATATCGTGTTCTCGGCATTGAAGCCGCCAGAACCGCAATCTTTAATGAACTTCTTGATGTTATTGAATTTGATGGCACATATATCAATTATCATCATATTAACTTGCTATGTGACCGAATGACCAACTCATTTAAAATGATCTCCATATTTAGACATGGTATTAACAATGACAATATTGGTCCTATTGCAAAAGCATCGTTTGAAGAGACACCTGAAATGTTTATTAAAGCCGCAAAACATGGCGAACTTGATATGATGAGAGGTGTATCTGCAAATGTTATGTGTGGCCAAGAAGGTCTATTTGGTACTAATAGTTTCCAGGTACTTACAGATATGGACAAGATGATTGAAATGGCTGGCGAGGAAGAAGAAATTGAAGAGGAAACTAATATTGATGACGAAATTACAGCAATGTTTGGCATGATTGATGACCCGAATGACAAATGTTCGATGCAAAATATTGCTATTAATAATACGGGGGTTAATATTGGACAACAAGAAATGGGACTTGATGATGATTACGAATTAGAATTTTAAAGGTGCCGCTACTCTTATTTGTTGACCTATTAAAAATGATACTATATTTACCACTATTTCGGCAATAGAGTGATGCCATCCGTGGTTTGTCGAATTCTTTATACCAAAAAATATATCTATTGGATTATATTTTTTATTACGTCCTTTGGTGACTAAATTTGCCCGATATTTATAATTTTCAGTATTAGGTGGGGGGACATTATCTAGACAGCCACCTAATTTCTTTACAAATCCTTTATCAAAATGTAGATAGTATTCAAATAGTTCCCATATTATTCCCAAAAGTTGAATTGTATAAAAGTATTTATGAAACATAAAACCTAGAACCATAAAAGCCCATATATGGTTGGTTTGGATTCCCCATACTTCATATCTATAACATTCATATGAAGGCTTCTTATTATTACATGGACATCCCATCCCAACTAAATATACCCATATCGCCATGCCGACTGGGCCCAATACTATCAACCACTCTTCCTGTGTTAATGATCCTTTGTTATATATTATATCTTCCCATCTTTTCTTCTCATACATTATGAGTTATAGAGAGAATATATTCTCTCTATAATACAAAATGAAGTCTGCCACAAATATTGAATACATCATTGGACTATTTAGTATTATAGTATTTGCATATCGATGTATATATGTTATGATTCCTATGTTCCAAGAAGGGTTACGCAAAAAGGAATATTCTCAAATCATGAAATCATTTACAATGTTGGTATAAGACTATAATATAAATTGATATTAACTTTAATTATATATAAATATATAAGATGTGCACAATGTGGCTATTAGACAATCAACCATCATCCTTTGTGGAAAATACATTCCACAGCCTATTTGGTTATACACACCTCAGTGACTATAAAGCACGGTTTGCAACTATTACATATGTCAGGGATAATGTGTTGCTCACACCAGATGTTAAAAATGAAATTTTCGATGTGTTTGCACTTTATCAACGAAATCTTTTCCTACTCAATAATATTGTTAGGCGATTCAGATATTCAAGAATGAAGTATGGTGGCGATGATTGTGACCTTGTTGGAAATGTTATGAGCGAAGTGCCAAACCATCTTAAAATTACTATTGCACATGTAGGTATAAAATATACATTTCGAATTAGTGATTTGATTAACATCATTAATAAATCACTAACATATCGAGAAGACTTATTCTTACTTATTCAACCAGTTAAAAATCCATATACAAATATTCCATTTACGCGAGCAAATTTATTTCAAATATATATGCATATTAAGAAAAACACTGACATTACGATGCCAGTTCTATTTCATCTGTTCTATACAACAACGTTTGATAAAAATGAATTTTCAAATAAATATGAAGCTATCGCATTAGATCATTCCATTCAAAATTATATTGATGATTATGAACAATCAGAACTCGTGGATCTCGCATATGATTGGATTAAAAGATTCAAACAATCTAATCATAAAGAATATAAAAATTTATATGTTGATAAAAATTATTCCAAAATCAAACTTGTAAAACAGCTGAAACCTATGTTAAAACAATATCTGATTTCATCATATACTTTAACCGCATCGGTCAAGTATAGTGCGCATACAAAGGCGAATAATCTTATGGTTTCCTTTCTTGAAAAAAATAAAGATTTTGGCAGGTGTTCCGAAAGTACTGATATAAAACAGATTGTATTTAAAAATCTTGCACATATGAATACGTATTCATTTGATAAAAATAACGAATATCATATTTCGGTGATTGATGCATTTATTAAAGGATATGATGGAACGCAGCAATTTAATTATCCTAATATTACACCTTTTAATGATAATATATTTATAATTCGCAATTATGTTAATGTTTCCATAGCAAATAGAACTGAACCAAATCCTAGAACTAGAAGGAGACTCCAATATGATAATCAATCTGACGAACTAAGTGCAAGTAATATGGCGATATTTCTCAATAATTTACCACAACAACCATCGAGCATTGCGGGAAGAGCCACTGGAATAGCACTTCACCCCCCACCAGAGAATCATCCAGATGATGATTCGATTGGAGATTACGAAGATATTTCGTATGATTCATTTTAAAAATGTTCTCCATGTAAAAATAGTTGTTTATATTTCTGAGTAACTTTCGCGGGTTGTGTCAATTCAGAAATATTTTTTTGTAGCTTATGTTTTCTTTCATGACTTTTCAAATCATTTAATTTACTCTGGTCTAATTCGCTTTCATATATTAAATATTCATCGGAATGTAATTTGAATTCAGTATCGCTAATAGCTAAATAAGCGTCTTCTGTAAAAATATAGTTTCGAATGCGTTTATATCTTAACAATTCATCAATCAATCGGTCTAAATAACTATCTTCATTATCTGTTTGGCTATTAACAAGATTTATACGAGGTAATAACTGTTTGCATAACTCATCGCCTTTCTTACAAAGTCCATTCGTCGGGCATGTATTGGTATTAAAACAGCTGCTTAGTTGATCTAAATTTGCAATAGTAATATTATCTAATTCTATAACATCTATAAATTCGACGCCTTGATTTATTAGGTCTTTAATGGCTGCCTTATTGGTTGCGTTTATATTACCATCTAATAATAACTTATATAATATTGATTTGAATTCATATGAGGCAGGTTCATTTAATAATGCCTTGAATGTATGTCTGTACAAATTATAAAAAATAGTTTCTAACCGTATGTTTTTAACCATGTTATAAGAGTGAGTGTCGATGCTGTCTTCTGATATTGCCCGATCAAATTCATAGTAATCTGAACCATCGTGATATTCAAGTGATATATTGTGAGGTAGTTCTGTAAGGGGGATGGGACGAGTTCGTATAAATTGATTTGCGTTTGTCAATATTCCTATGGCGATTTTATCTATACTATCCATTGATTGGCTGGTAACGATCCTAATTGGCAGACTATTAAATCCGTCGCGTTCATCGCCATCCTGATTGATAATTCCAAAATCTTTTCGCATCTTAGTATTAAGTTTCTCATTTGGATGGTGATTATTTAAATGATTATGTAGCACATTAAGGATTTCAATTGTAATTAAGATCTCAGGTGGTGTCTTAAATGCCTCATCAATAGTTATCGATTCAAAATGTTCTATGATGCGATGAGTACTGGCATAACACGGTATAAATACAGATTGTTTTGGGGCTGCACCCAGCTGAATATTGGTTTGAACCCCAATAATTTTATTATTATAGTTTAATACTAATTTTAGATTCTCGTCAATTTGTTTTAATGTTTTTTTCTTATAATTTTCATTATGGCTGAATATTAATTTAATTAATTGTTGAATGCCGACGTTTCGTTTCATATGAACAGCGGTTGAAGGGAGGGAAAGACAGGAGCTAGCAAGTTGCTTAAATCCTTCAAGTAATTTTAACATACCGGTTTTTTTTGTGCCAGGGTCGTGGTCATTCTTTGAAAATGCAACATTCAATGTTAGATGTTTTCCTTTTTCTGAATAAAAACAAATAGGTTCATAAAATTCCCCATGTTTGACAATGATGATGGTTTTTTTGAAAGAAGAAAATTTAGAATTTGAATATATTGTAGTAGGACAGATTATATTTACATCACTGGTGCCATCATTTTCGCTAATTTCTAAGATTACTAAATTCATACCATTATGAATACTATCAGACGCATATTTATTATTACTTGTTTTAAATAAGCCATTCTTTTCAACAATAATATCCCACAAATAAGTATAATCTATATCACTATTATCATCCAGTATGAAAGTTTTAAAATTTTCAAATGCATTACGTAGTGATATTTGTGGGTCTTTATTACGTTTGCCTACAAAGGTTGTAAATAATGCACCATTTTGAAATGTCATAAAATTGGAAATATTTACAATACCTTTTTCTCCAACTAATAACTCTTTAAACTCTTTTATGGATGGTATAATTGTTTCATTTTCATAATATAGACTATATATAATCGCCAGGGCACTTAAAAACGATTGTTTAATATTATTTTCTACACCTATTCGCATTATATGTTTATCTACTGGCTTGATTTTATTAGTTGTCCCTTTTACAAAATAACTAGAGTGTATAACATTCATGAATATTTCCAAAGAAGGCTGTAAGAATCCAACTCTATTTTGAGGTAATGGTGTCTTATCACCACCTAATATTGATTGTTTAATTAATAAGTTTTTCTTAGTATTTAATCCTTTGGGTGATGCAGGTATGGGGGTTCTCTCTTCTGTTTTATCATTCATTTGCATTTTTATCTTTAATTTATCATGCCGTGCAGCTTCTTCGGCTTTACATTTTATATCTCGTTCTATCACTGCTTTACCTTCTTTTTGTTTAAAGCAACATGGGGCGCAGTACCCGTCTCTATGTTTACTTGAATCTAATAAATGTGGATAATGTGTTATATATTTCCCATTATTATCATGTTCCGATTTGGCATAGAATTCGTAAATGAACGCATCTTTTGGTACTTTTTTTGCATTATGTGGTATAACCTTACCGCCACATTTTCCAGCATCTACATCTTCTTGTGTTAATGGCACATCATTTAATAAACACCAATACCGAGGGCATATATACCAATTTTTATTTTCAGGCGTTGTCCCATATTCTATTGCACCATCATATGCGTTACCAGCTTCTTTATCTATACGCATTTTCTCTTCGTTAGTTAATAAAATAGGCTGACGTTTCACATTAGATGGGCAGGTTCTAGAATATGAATTAAATTTGCCTGGACCATTTTCTGTTACAAATAATGCAGGTTCTTTAGATTTTAATTTTTTATGAAATAAATCAAAAGAGTTTCCAACCAACGAATCTTTATCCCGATTAATTTCATATTTTTCCACAACTGGGGTCTTTATATCCTTTTTATCGGTCTTTATATCCTTTTTAATATCCTTTTTATCGGTGGTCTTTATATCCTTTTTAGTATCCTTTTTAGCAGGTTTAGCAGGGGATACAGGTGAAGGTTCGGCATCTTCGTCAGATGATATATCGTCTAATACATTAGCATCCTGTTCAACTCCCCTAGGGGAATTATAGTCTTCTATATTTATAAGTGAATCTGAACTGGCACTGCTAATAGCTTTCTTCGGAGAGACGCGGTCGTCACTGTCGTCACTGTCGTCACTGTCACTGTCAATATCTTCAAAAATGCCACCACCTTCCATGCTCGCTTGGAGAGGAGTGGGCGCGGATTCTAATATATCGTTATTTATATTCATTTGACGCATAGCAGTTAGCGATACTTTGTCAGTACATATGGATTTTAGTGTGGTTTGGTTTCCATTTAAAGCTATTTCAATAGTGGCTAAGATGATAGTTTTAATATATGGTAATAATTTCACATTTGTAATATCTTTAATATTAACTTCAATGTCGTTAGAACTGGGAATATGTTTAATATAAATAAATATACCAGAATATTTCTTTTGATGTTTGTGTCCTTCGTCACCCATAACATCTAAATTACTTTTAAATACGGCAAATTTTTTGGCAGCATCTTCTTTTGAAATCCCAAAGTTTTCAATTAAAAATGTAATGACATTTTTATTATCGATACCAAGGGACACCATTTGATATAAATAGTAATCTATTGCAGAATCGTCATTCATAAGAAAGCCACTGGTGCGTTTGTATAAAAGCATTATGCTTTTTTTCATACTATCGGAAATAATATAAAAGAAAGGATGCAAACATGTTTTGATTTTATCAAGTTTTAAAGGATTTTTTAATGATAAAATGCCTTTATAATCAGCATTTTTAACCAAATGTGGTTCAAAATAAGTTACTACATCATAATCATATCCACCATTTTTTAAATAGTTTTCTAACATTTTAATGACCGGTGTGACAGTATCGATTAATATTGATGCAATCATTTGCCCCTGTAGCAATACATTCTTCGTCTCTGTCGAAATTATTATATGACAATCTTCATTTATATCCAAATATAATGGTACCTTTTCTCCTAGAATTTCCACACTGCTATAAATAGTTATCATATTTGCACGGCCTGATAATTTCTTGATTCTATTTATAAACGATTTATCTATAAATGGTATATTTTCACCTTGAAGTGTTTGTTCTTTTGTATATAATCTGTATAATTTGTCATGCGTTTTTCCATAGTTAATCCGCGATAAGGGAAATTGTTCGCTTGTTTCCAATAACTTAAATAACGTATCTAATTTAACTTTAACAATCTGTCTTGGCACTATTTTATACTGAAATACATTATATCCCTCTTTAACAAAATCATATGACAATGGAATATTTCTTAAATAGTCAATAATCCCCTCTTGTTTGTTATATATACCATTTAACTCCTCTATATTATTAGCATATAGTGTGGTTTCCATACCCTTTAAATCATCCACACTGGCAACTTCTTGAATATCCAATAATGGAAAATACGGTTTAATCATCTCATCCGTCTGATCCCTAGCTAATTCCAAATATATTGTATACATTTTGGGAGTGGATTTTGTATCTAATTTTAGACCTTGTTCCGCCAAACGTATTGTATGCGGATTAATATCCATAATTAAAAGAGCATCTCTATTGCTTGTTTTACCCAGTGGTACCATCTGCGACGGTTTAAATGACACCGATGTTCCAGCAATATTTATGGATAGCGGTTTAAACTGACATATGGAAATGCTGCTATAACCATTGAACACCTTTGCGATAGTATTATATGTATAATCTGTTTTAATAACCTTCACAAGACGTTCTTTAAATTGTCCAGTTTCTTTATCGGTAATATCAAATGATTCTAGATGTGCGTCTATATTTTCTAGTTCTTTGAGGAAGAAATAATATTTTTTTAGATGCAATGCATTTTTTGTAGATATATAGAAATACATTTCATCAATTACAGGCTGGATATTAAATTGTGACATAAAATCTTTATCGCAATATTTGAATATTTTTTGTTTTAATTCTCTAATACTATCGTCCTGGGAAATTGCCACTGGTATATATATATTTGTTTGCTTCTTATCGAGAGCTGGTTCTGCATGATTATCATGAAATACGAAATTTACACTTTTATACGAAATGATTACTATATCTCGCATTATATATATAAAAATAGCACATTATTTTATATAATGATTTACAATATTATTGTGGCAGCGTGTAATAACAATGGCATTGGCATTAATAATACTATACCATGGTATTCACTAGAAGATATGCGACATTTTTCATATATGACAAAAGGTGGAGGAAATAACGCAGTTGTGATGGGACACAATACATGGCAAAGTATTCCTGATAATAAAAAACCTTTGGCAAATAGAGAGAATATTATCATTTCTAAAAATAGATCATTGGTTATAAATGGATGTACTGTTAAACATTCTATTTCAGATGTAATTAACCATCTAAATGAGTCTACATGCGATGTGTGTTGGATTATTGGAGGACAAAGTATATATGAACAGTTTCTAAACACTGGCCTTATTAGTACTATTATTATTACGCGTATAAAAGAAGAGCATGACTGTACGGTTCATTTCCCTGAAATTCCACCGAGATTTGAATTAACATCTACAAAGAAACTAGGAGGCACCCCACATTTTATCGAATATTATGTCTATTTTTAAACTTCTTTATTCTTCCTAAAATAGGGACTACTATTGATTGTCATTCCACAATATTCAACTGGATTATCTTTATAATTTACAACTTGATAGATCCCTAGTTCTTCTGCTTCTTTTAAAATAAACTGAAAATTTCGCCAGAATTCCTCTGTGTGACCTACCGACATCGTTGCAATATGTGCTAATTCGTGAAACGCTACAAATTGTAATGTATTTTGATCTATGCGTTCTTCACCCTTCTTTGTTGTATTTAGACAGAATGCCAATTTTTCACCTTTATTCTCACTATATGCAGTAAATTTACTTGTCGGTAATATTTCATATACTTTATTCGCCTTAAATTGTGTCCGTAATCTATAAACACACTTTTTTTCATCACCATATTTTTCTACTAAATGATCGATCAATGTCCTGCAATTTGCCGTTGTATGAGCCAACATATCTGCCGATTCATGTAGTTTTTTGCGATCTCGAACGCAGTATTTCTTTCCATCCACATCCGAAATAACACATTTTAATTCTAAACTATCTGAGAAGTGATAAAAGTTAAGAGATATTATTAATATTAACGTGATGAATAAGACTCCTATTGTATTTAAGTTCTTCATATATATATTTTATAAAGAACTTAAATAAACCTAATTTAGACCCGTGGCATTTCCATGTATAGGATTGGCTGGCGCCGCTATACTGGGTACTTCACCAATTGAAATTTGAGGGTCTCCTCTAAGTGCATTTGTACCCTGCACCGAATTAAATGGTCTCTGAGAAATCTGAGGGTGAAGCAACGAACCAGACCCTTGAAGGTCACCTTGACCCTGTGGCGCAAATTCTGCCCATTCACTGTTGCCATCATGTGGTAATAAGTCGGCCGGTTTATTTTCACTCACTGAGGCGCGGGGTTGAGGAGCAGCGGCAGCAGGGGCGCCACCAACTGACTTAGGTCTCTTCCTCTGAGGCGCAGGGGCGGGTGCAACAGCCTTTGACTGACTATATTTTACCACAAAAAATACTAATAATACGCCGGCGCCTAAAACTAGCATTTCATTGTTCAAAATTTTACTCATCTTCTTGGGCATTTTAAAAGTTGGTGCCATATATAAAATTATCTATAAAAAAATTTTGGCTTAATCGGTAATTAAATATCATTATAAATTATATTTTTTTTTAATATTATTTACTTCCAAAAATGCTAATAAAGCTTCTTTTTTCGCTAATTCAGCCTTTTCTCTGGCTTCATTATAAAGGGCAATATATTTGGAGGTATCATTATTTCCTTCTAATTCATCCATTTCCAACGCTTCCGTATCATTTATATCCATGCATTTCATATCCAACTCTTCCATATCATTCATATCCAACTCTTCCATATCATTCATATCCATGCATTTCATATCCGCGCATTTCATATCCACGCATTTCATATCCACGCATTTCATATCCAATTCCTTAATATCCATGCATTTCATATCAACAGTTTTCTCTAAACAAGATGGATTTATAAATGGAATATCAGATACAAGATTTAAACTATTATCTGAGACCGGTGCCTCTGCAGGCACAGGAGGCTCAGGCACTAATGCAGCAGGCTCAGGCACAGCAGGCTCAGCAGGCACTAATGCGGCAGGCTCAGGCACTAATGTTGGCGCATGTGGTGAGACATCAGGTTTCTCTAAGAGTAACATTCTATCTTTTTCTAAATCCCTAAATACCATTATTTGTTTTACATTAATAAACACTTGAAAGTTCTTAGATGAAAATTTAATATCTTGGAGAGAGAGAATACATGCAATATTAACTTCTGGTGTTATATCCTTTGTTGCTAAATCATTGCCCGCTTCATCGTAAATTTTCACACCAATATTGAAATTTGTTAAATTATGAACATAACATCTCAAAATATACTTGGTCCTATTTTTTTGCGGTTTCAATATCGATAAAAATGAAGATTCGATATCATCTTCTGTTAAACTCTGTTCAAACCATTCAGAAGATTTTTCAAATATTTTTTTTTGTAATTGTTCTTCCAACGATTCTATCCAATTTAAAATATACGTATCATTCTGTGTAAATACTAAATCAATATATGTCTTCCGACCATTTGTTACAAAACCGTTTTTACATGTACATGTTTGGGTTTGTACTAATAAAATTTCACTATTATATCGGATTGGTACAGAATATGCAGACCCACCTTGAAGACTTTTAGGTTCCTCTAAATGAAGTCCGTCAAAAGAAAAGTCAGATGTAATTTTATGGATATTCATTAATAAAATTACACATACGTTTTTAAACTATTAAATTTAATATTTTAAATTATATAATAAATGACAAGCGACATTATTAAAATGTGCATTAATCTATTAAATGAAGAACCTGTTAAAGCTGAACTAAAACAAATTTATACACCAGTGATAACCGTCGTATTAGACAAACTTATGCCGTATATTTATTTAGCACTTATATTCTTATTACTAAATTTTCTGCTAATATTAATGATTTTTTTCCTTCTGGTTAGAACTAAAATTCCTTCATTTTCAAACATATTTTATAGATTAAGATATTAAGACTTCTTATAAATAGATATAATGGATATTAAAAAGGAAATAAACGAATGGCTGGACATTGATGCTAAAATAAAGGCATCCCAAGATGAAATTAAACAATTACGTGACCAAAAAAAAACATATGAATCGAATATAACCTCATATGTTACAGAAAATAACATTAAAAGCATACAAACAGATGATGGTAAATTAAAAGTATTTCAAACTAAAACTGCACAACCACTAACATTCAAATATATTGAAAAATGCCTAAATGAAGTCCTCGATAATAATGCAAAAATACCTGATATTATTAATTATATGAAGGAAAAACGGGAACTAAATATTTCTTCTGGACTTAAAAAATATAAATAATATATATATATATGAATCCATTTGGACTTAAAATGTTCAATCCTATGAACTGGCTAATACTTAAACCATCAACTATTCGAGATACACTCATATGTGATAATCAATCCATTGATAGTGAAGAATTTTTTGACAAAGACTCGGCGCGACCTAAGAAACGTGTCAGGTCGCCGAATAGGCAGACAAAAAAATTCAAGGGCAAACGTTTTAATAAAACAAAGGGGCAAAAACGTAAGTAATTTACACAACACTCCATTGATCAGTATTAAAAGGTGCAATTGTTAAATCTTTCGTTTTATGTCTCCATTTTTTAACACGTGCTTCAAACGCTAATTCTTTTTCTGTTTTAGGATACAAAGGCTGATTTTCCATTGAATATTTGCTAGATGAATTCATTTTAGGCCTAAACCCATAACAATTTACACCAAACGCTATATTTGGATTGGCAATATATCCTCCATTTATACCTGGACGACCACAGTCATGTTCATGTCCTTTTTTGGTTTGGAGTTTATCCCATGTTTTTTTTTGTGTAGGGAAATACGCATGTTGTTTATCAGACCAACCATAACTGCACCATTCTCCTCCTTCTTTATGGGCTTTCTGTAAATCTTCTAAGTTTGCAAGTCTAGAACCATATGCTTTACAAACAGCTTTCGCATTTTCATATGTATATTTATTATCTTTAAGGTGAAAAACCTGTGGCATCGTTTGAATTGTAGGGGGGGCAGGCGGCGCATCATCCACGGGTTGTTCCACTTCAATATCTATTTTTGGTTGTGGTGAAAATAGTGTTTTTAAATCAGTTTTAATATTAATGTTATAATAATACTGTATTCCATTTAATGCTATTAAAAATATAAATACTGCCCATATAATAATTTCAATGGTAATAGTTGCAATCGAACGTTGACTTTTCGCCGCCTTGGCACTGACAGAGCCTATCCTTGCAAACATATAGTAATATAACACGATCACAATGGATATACATGCCAATAATATTGGTGAAAACGAACTTCCTAAATCCATTTGTCCATGGATCGAAGGATCTATGGCAGAGTTCATAGATAATGCCGAATACATTTATATATTGTTTAGGATATTTTTTTAAAAAAAAGACAATACGCTTTCGTAGATATTACCTTTTTTTCACTAATTTCAGTTATATTGGTATCATTGTAATTATACCATTTGCCATCTTCTTTTTTAATAGTTGCCGTATAATGGCCTCCCAAAGAGCCTCCTTCATGATTGCACACTGCATATAATTGATAGACATATGACTTGGCATTATATCCATAAATATAGCCTGATAAATCTATCGTTTCTTCTACGGGGATTTTTATTAAATCCTGACGTTTCCTATTATTATTGTTAAATCGTTTCAGATCAACTATCATTACACTAGGAAAGCTCCAAAATTTGGTTTTCCTAACAACAACCTCTTTTTGACCTGTCTTTTCGTTAAACCACATATTATCACCGTCTAACTTTTCGTCTTGGCAATATAAATCCAAACATTCGTTAAATGTCACATTTTTCTTCTGTGGTATTGGTAAATTTAACATCATATATGGTTCAGGATTAACCGACATCTCCTCACCCGACATATTAGTAATATATGTCAGTGATATTCCATAAAAATGGTCCAACATTACCGAATATTCCTTTTCATACATTGTTTTTATTACCCCAAAACACTTGACTGCAACCTTATCCATATCATTTTTAACGGTTCCCTTTATTTTTACATTTACCTGATTGTGCAAAGCCATATGAAACGCATCCACAATAAATAATAAAAATTCTGGAAGATCATTTTGCGCAAACCCCGTAAAAAGATCTTTATCATGTTTATCTGCTACCATCTGAACTGTCCTTTGAAATCGCTTTGGACCAATAACCGCATTATCACTCCACATTAAATTTTTTAAATCCTTCCATTCTTTCAATAATGTTTTATGATCGCAAATTTGATTTGTTCGTTCTTGGGCGGCATTTGTTTCAATGTCATTATTGCAATTTGTAATAATCTGATTCAATTCTGGTGTATTTGAAAGTACTTGCATACATGAATTCATAAAACAGGTATTACCTAAATTTGCAAGTCCCGATAATCCTTTTATATGATATGAACTATATTGCGGTTTATTGGTATACATCTATTTAGTATAATCTGTTTTATTTAAATTATTAATTAAATAAAACAGATTATATATAATTATTATGAATATCCAAGATTATATTAATTGTGTTCAAAATATTCATAGAGATACCCACAATCTAATGATTTTAAATACTCAAATTCATCAAGGAATGTTACAATTAATTACAAATAATAACAGCGCACCGCCCCGGCATATCAGTCGTACTCCGGCCCAAATTGTACGACGAACAACACCTCCATTTAATTATCTTAATAATTTTTTACAACCTGTCGAAGTTGCACCTTCATCTGATCAACTCCATGCAAATACCACCATGTCTACATATGAAAATATCACAAACCAACTCAACAATACCTGTCCAATCAGGGGCGAATCTTTCAACCCAAGGGACATTGTTATTCAAATAAACACATGCCAACATATTTATTTTGTTAATGAATTTTATGGATGGTTTCGTAGTCATGTAGATTGTCCTTTATGTAGGAGAGATATACGAGAAGTACCCGATGATAATCTCTTAGACGAAACCTTTCCAAGCGAGATTGACAATGCTCCACCACCTGCTACACCACCGGCTATGAGACCGGCTACGAGACCACCAATGAATTTATATGATTTATCATATAATATTATAGACGATAATTTACTTAGTAGCTTCAACTTTGATGACATATCATTAAATAACCGATACCATAATCATATATCAAATGAAGAATTGACTAACATGCAAAATGACCCACATGTCCTAGCGTTGCAAACGTTAACTGAGACGATTGCCACCGAGCTTACTAACCAATTACAATATAATATTTTACATAATGATCTATCCAATTCGGATATAGAATTATCTTTATCATTTGGGTCTCATTGACGTGTTGGAATAATAATCGGAACAATTGGATATTCTATAACATTCATTACCTGTTTGTAAACTTTTAGTCCAAGGGTTCGCATTTTTCTCAGGCGCTGCTCTGTTTCTTGAACGGCCTTTTCATATGGGAGATGTTTTTTATCTGTTTTTTTGAAAACATCAAACTCATTTTTAATCAATTTAATGGCATCAATGTTTATAGACAAACTCTTATGTAGTTTTAATAAGTCTTTCGGACAATCTTTATTATATATAATTTTTGCGACCATTTTATATCTGGCAGTGTTCATTTTTCGCTGTGCGCTGCTCCATCCACCAAAATAACCATAATCCCTCCTCTCCTTCACCTTATCTTTCTTATTATTAATGCCCGGATTTGCACATAATGGACATGCATTATTTTGTGCACGAAACCAAGTCATAATACAATTTGTATGAAACATATGATTGCACTCAGGCAATTCATAGACCTGTTCTCCATTATCAACTATATCTTGACATACACAACAGATTTCTTGATAATCATTTTGTTGCGACACTGCATTATAAGTTTGTAAAATATTATTTATATCATATGGGTCCATTAATATAAAAAATACAAATGCATTTATATTGTTTTTTACTTTGTATTCAATTGTGTAAAGAAACTGTCTATGGTTGCAATCTTATTTGTGGTATTTTCTGCCATTTTGATATATTTATCAAACAACAATTCCTTCACATATTTATTTCGAATTTTATCAATATTTTTCGGATGAGTCCCTTTAACTTCCCGCATATATTGTCTCAGTTTCATTTGTCTTACCTTCATATCTGGCAATTTTTCTATTACCAATGCAAATACTTGCATAACCGGTTTCATTATCTGATTTGTGATATAAAATGCATAATTTGGTTTTAGGTTATTTTCTACTATAAAGGATGGCAATTCAATCTTTTCACCTTGGAGTGCATTCTTCTTATCAGTCTTAATATGTACAAATGGTATGCGGTCCCCATTTGCAGGCTTGTTACCAGGATCTCGCTTACCAATCCGGTCAGCCAATACCTTATGGGCGATTTGTTTAGGATTTTTATATCCAGAACGTAACGATTTTGTAATAATAAGTTTATCAATTGGATAGGTTTCATCTACGATATTTTGCAATGCAGACTTAAGAAATTCTGCTGCTTTCCCAATATCCTTTTCTTTCATCAATATATCGATTATCCCTCCATAGACATCTTTTACAATTGGTGCATTATCGCGACGTTTTAACACAATCCCCATACTACTCCTATAACAAACATCTGGGTCATTTTCATGAAGCATTCCCACATAGCGTTTCTTTGACAATAGTAGAAACGGGTAAAATGTCTTTTCATATTCAAAATCATGCGGACTTTTCAAGAATTTAGACGCATATTCACCTAATTGTTTCGCCAATTCAATTGTAATTTCTATACTGGTTCTACCTATTATACGTTCCCCCGTATCCACATCCTTCAAATTAAATGTAAAGAATACCGAGTCCGTATCACCATATATATATTCCGCATTTACTTGAACAACTCCGTGATTAACTGTCAGACATTTTCGGTCTGCATATGCCTCTTCAATAATGCGCTTTCCATATGTCAACAATTTACGACCAATCGCTGTTGTTGATGCAGCCACATCTTTTTCATAAAATGTGCTTGTTTTTGCACCGGTTTGCCCATATAATGAGTTGGCCGTTACTTTATAACCCAACTGTCGTTTATCTAAGACTCCCTTCATAAATTCATCAGTTTCTAATGGAATTTGTTTCCTTGTGGCTTTTCGGGCGGCCAAAAGTTCTTCCAAAATTGACGGCATAATTCCCTTCTCTCCATTGGGAAACTGGGCCCATCTACAAACCTTCTTGCCCGATATTACCTTCTCTGTTGCCGATGCAGCTGTTTTGCGCATATATTTATATGTATCATACTCTATATCCACATACTCATACCCATCTAGATTATCATATACAAATTCACCCTTTTTATCTTTCACCCCTATTTCTTTTATCAACTCTCCTATCAGTGTGTATTCTTTTGTCCACACCTTGCTATCATGCGAAAGGTTTTCACTAATCATTGAAGACGGATATAGCGAACTATAATCTAGACATGCAACCGGATTGTCTAAATATAGACCACATTTGGGCTCCAATACAATTGCTCCTTCATATCCTTCATCTCCTGGTCCCTTGTCAATGTCCGGCATAAGTGTATTCTTCTCGCGACATTTCTTTGCTATGTAACTGGTCAGCTTAATGCCCTGGCCTCGCAATACAAGGAATTCCATCGGCACACTACAAATCTTCGACATTTCTACAAATCCCGTAATTATATCAATCTTGTTCAGTAGATATTGCACAAGATTACAATCCTGAATGCAGTATTTAGCAATAACTGAACGCGGACCTGGTCCTTCATTTGTCATTCTAAATATATCTTGTGGAGTAACATCGTCCTTAGCCATACCCCACTTCACTTTTTTCGTTTCCAAATTTGGTGATGCAACTCCTTCAATTGTGAATTCGCCGTTTGCTCGATCAACATCAATAACATTGAACTTTTTGCCTTCTAAATAATATTCACTAGAATGACCGATTTCTTCAAAATTTATCCAACACCCTTCATTTAATCCTATCATATTCTTCGTCTTAATCTTTGTCGTCGTAGGACTCGGTTGCGATATCGATTTTACACCATCACCAATAAAGAATCCTGCGACATAATCCAATTTATACGATGTCAGATTGTAATCTCGTCTGAAATAATTATATAGGTCTATTTGAATTCGTCCTGGCATTTTGATATAGTGGAGGTCATGCTGACCACTCGCAATAACAATACTCGTCTCTTCTATTTTATATCCCTTTTCTGTAAATGTTCCACAAATAAGGTCGTCCTCGTCACAATTATCATTGTTTTTCCTGGACAGTTTCAGAAATTCTTCTACACAAGATAGTTCCTTTGAACGTTCAAACATAAACTTGTAATCAAACCCAAATATATTATACCCAATAATTATATCTGGGTCTTCACGTTTGATTAACTTCGTCCATTCCAATAGCACTTCCTTCTCTCCACTACAACAGATTATCGGCTCTGCACTATCAACTGGGTCACACGTGTCTAATGCAATGCAAGTGTTTTTATATGGCTCAGATTCACCATATCGCATGAAGGTCGATCCAATAAAGGTCACTTTATCTCCCGCAATTTTTGGCATGTTTTTTGAAAGGATATAATTGATACTATTAATTTGTATTTCGCGCACAATCATCTTTTGTGACGTTTTAATAATTTCAACCAACGATAATCCTACTGCCTGTTGTTTTTTATGAAATGATTTCGGTTCATCGTCGTCATGTTTATTAAAAGCATCTTCTATTGTATTTACATATTCGGTTGCAATCACCGCTTCGTCTGGACACATTCTATACTTTAATACTTGTTTGATTTGTAGAGCGAGGGAGGCTGGGCGACAGATGGGATAAATCGTTTCCACGCCTTCAATTACATTGTTGGTTTCTGGATTGAATGCAGTATTGATGATATTACCAATGATGGTTTCAATATCGATGTCTGTCATTTTTTCAGTATCAAATTCATTGAATATATCTACCATATTTGTCGCCAATTTTTTATAGTCTTTAACTGGTAATGGAAAATCACCGTGACTACTACTGGCCTCAATATCAAAACTACAAATCTTAAATGGTACAATATCTTCCTTATCAGGAAGTGCAACAATATTGCCAATACCACAAGTATATTCATATTTGCAATCAGTTTCTTTATCGATTGTATCGGATTTGGCATTCTTTATTTTAATCCATCCTGATGGCGATATATTATTAATATGAAAGAATCTGAGCAGCGGTGGAATATTGCCTTCATAAATAATATAGCGGTTGTTATTTATTCGCAACCCACCAGCTTTCAGTTTCTTGGAATATATCGGTTTGTTTTTGACATCATACCATAAATTTTTGACTCTATTCATTACCTTTGTATTTTCAAATGAAATTTCTAAAAAGTTGTGATTTTCGCCACCGTCAAACCCGTATAACTTTTTGCGCTCAACCTTTCGGATGCCACAAATCGATTGTTCATAATATTTCTCCCCAATAGTATCTAATATATAGGTTTTAACTTGCTCTATTCGTGATTTAGACCATACTCCCTCTGCTTTCACAAAGAAGAATGGTTTAAAATCATCGATAGTTATACTACATGTCTCACCCAGTGTGTTAATTCCAAACATTTGTACCATAAAATTGTTATTGTCTATTTTAGGACCACTTTCTTGTTCTTCACAGACATTATATGTTTCAAATGAAAATACTCTGAACTCTGCACTTGGCATATTAAGTATTGTAATTTCATTTTAAACCAAATCAATTTATATTAATTACTTTTTATCCTTGCTCCTGTTCCTGTTCCTGTTCCGGTCCTTTTTTTAGGATTTGGTTCACTTTTGTTTTTTTTCACCTCACTTCCATAGGTATATCCACCCTTTTGTTTTTTCTGCCTTTGGCTTTTCTGCCTTTGGCTTTTCGCCCTTTGGCTTTTCTGCCTTTGGCTTTTCGCCCTTTGGCTTTTCTGCCTTTGGCTTTTCGCCCTTTGGCTTTTCTGCCTTTGGCTTCGTCTGCGTTTTTTTTTACGCTCTTGAGATGCCTTACGTGATGCCTTACGCGTAGCCTTACGCATAGCCTTATGCTCCGGCACAGCCTTACGCATAGCCTTATGCTCCGGCACAGCCTTATGCTCCGGCAGTTCCTCAGGGTTGTTTAATTCTGATGATACCCATTTGGCGATTGAATCTTTATCTCTACTGCCCTGATATTCACTACGGTGCCCATTTTCATCAACGCTAATAATTGTAGGAAACCCTTTGACACTACCAATTCTCGATTCAATATTTCCAGTAAATTCAGACTGTTCAATATCTACTACATTATGATTGAAATCATCATGCTCTTCAACCATCTCTCGCCATTTTGGTAATAAATCTGTACAGTGTGGACACCATGTTGCATGAATAACCGCAATTAACTTTTGATGACTATCAATTAGTTTTAGAATTCCATCAATTTTAGAATTTTGCATATATAATATAATAAGATATATATATATGGCATTTAAAATACCAGAAACGCCAAAAAAAATAGCAATCATTTCTTTGTTTGTTTTAGGTTTAATATTCATTTCAACTTATACGCACGAAGAATTTTTAGAAACGTTTGTTAATGAACAGAAGGACGAAATAAATTCTGACAAAAATTGCAATGACGTTTTAATTCAAAAAGGCTCTAAAATTTACTTGTTTAATTCTAAACTAACTTATGTTCCTGGGGTTAATCCTGTTATCTTTAATAATTTAGATGAATATACAGACTTTATTGATTGGGAACGCGCAAACGGCAGAAATTGTCCCGTATTGTTTTTACAGCAAAGTTTTGATGCTCAGAACAACTCTGTTTATTCATCTCGACCATCACCACATGACCCTCAGGGCGGTAATGAAAACATAAGTGCTGATAATTTACCTGGCAATTTAACAAAAAAAATGCAAAAGTTTGAAAAGGTATTTGAAAATATTAATGATAGTAAAACGTCGGATGGAAAATTATCCACCGATCCAATGGATAGTAATTGGGGTGGTGCTAAATTTACACAAAAACTTGTAAAGGACCAGTTGGTTGGTAAAAAAGAACGCGATTCACGTTTCGATACGATTTATCAATAATCATTCCTTTTTAAGCTTATCTAAGAGGGACATTGATTCATTTACCATCATTTTAAGCGGTGTATAACGTGTATCGAACTTTGATAGTTCTCTCATCTTTTCGTTAATATCTCTGTGCGGCTTTACGCATTCATCTAAACCAACCAAATCAACATATTTATATAATTCTATTAAATAATCTTCATAATCTGTTCGGTATTCACCCACCAACATGTCCTGTTCAATACGCGTATTTGTGTGCTTTAATGTTTTCACTGCTGCCTTAATATTTGCTGGATGTAACTCTTTATTTCCCATACCTTCTTGTAGCATTCGCCGCTTCTTTCCTAAGAGAAATAACCCATAAATACATAAACTTGTTAAAACAACTGATATACAATATTTATAATTTTTACAAACGTCTGTTATTTGACCCAACATTATATATATTAAATGAGATATGTTTTTATGTTTTCGATTGCTGTTTTGCTAATTTTTCTTTCTTTTCCTTTTGAATCTTTCATTTTAAGCAATGAAAGTTTCTCATCTCCTTGTGAAATTGCCTCCATCAATTTACCGAGTGTTCTATACTCTCCCATGACAATTTTTGCAATGTTTTTGCTTACACTTGGTATCTGAGACAGCATGATTTCTGCTACATTTCCGCTTGTAATATTAGATTTCTTAGCATTTTTCATCGCATCTATATATTCACCCACTGGTGCATCCACATTGTAAAATTGTTTTCCATCTTTCATGTTCTTGCAAATCTTTTTAAACATATGTTGAATAAATGTTGATGTTTCTACTACATCATGTGTTGTAAATAGAGAGAAACCTTTAAATAAGCTAATACTGGTCATAGAAGAATATAATACCTCCGGTGTAATTCTACTATGACTTGTCTGTGCTCTAATATCGCCTTCAATTAGATAAATAATATTGTGGTTTTTGGTATCGCATGCGTTCAGTCTGTAAGATTGTTCGTTATAGCGACCATCTGAGATGGAAGCCGCCAAATCTGCCACTGACTTTCTCTCTATAATCACAACATCTTGCCCATCATCATTTCTGAAAACTATATCCCCAATGTTTAGAGATTCCACTTTAATTGCTTCCGGGGAAAATAACTCAATCAATTTATTCTCTCTACAATCAATTACCAAATGCATAAATATATTTATATGAAATACCTATATTAATATATTTATATTAAGTAAGAAGCGCAAGACCATTAAGCATATGACCAAAAATAAGAAACATTACAAATAAAGCGACTGATTCGTCACCACAAATTTCATCACCTTTTCCTCACAATATGTGAGCTTATGTTGAAAAGACACGTCATTAAGAATTAATGCGATGTTTTTAAGTTCATTTACAATATTAACAACTTTCAGAAGGCTCTTAATAAATTCCCCCAGGAATACACCTTTTTCATATTGCGCCTGCTGTATCACTTGCTTGCATTTCATCTCCGTATCGGCATCACACCAATCCAACATTGACTTTACCAAATCAAAATGATATTCTCTCTCTAAACCGGTATCCAAACCTTCTTTGACTTCTATATCTTCATATTTATCAAATGCCGGTTTGATGAGTTTGAGACCACTTTCCAAATCTGTATTCACACCAATCCTATCAATCGCATGTGAAGAGACACGCAAATCCTCTTTAATAGCGAGATTCGTAAAACAACTCAGCAGTGCCACCAGATCATTTGATGTAAATTCAGCAAAATTGTAGGTCTTTCTTAGCAAATCACTCATCACCAATGGATGTACTTCTTGCATCTTCATTACACATTCACCACGCAATGTTTTTTTGAATGTTTCATCCAAACATCCATTATCCACTAATACCGAAACCACCTTTTTAATTTGTGTAGGAATATAGTTTTGAATCTTTTGCAAATATTCTCTCTCTCTGTGAAGTTCTCCTTTGGAATATTCAACATCATCATACAATTCAAGATCGCGTAAAAGATACTTGTTGTCTTCTTCCATCAGTTTGATATCTTGTTCCATCCGTCTTCGCTTCTTATTCGACAAAGTCTTCACTGCTTCTTTGTTAGCGAGATAATCAACAATAACTGAATCAGGCGTCAGTTTAACTGAATTATATTTTTCTGTCATTTTTGTATATGCAATTTCTTGAATATCTATCTCTGATTTTATTTCCTGTTGTTCGCTCTCTATATCAAGATATAACATGCTGCCTTTCACGTATGAGGCGATTCCATCGTTAATATCGCCATCCGTTGGCATCATATTCAATACTTCATTATAACCCAATTTGAATTTAGATGTAAAATGCTGACTATTTCCACTCAACATTTGTCTATAATCCTGCACTGACGGCATCGCAAACATATTGCAACAATGAATGACATTCCCTACTGTATCCAAACCACGTCTCCCAGCCCTCCCAGCCATCTGCGTATATTCATGTGAGTGCATCATCCGCATTGAATGTCCATCAAACTTTTCCACACCGGTAAATATTACTGTTTTTGTCGGCATATTAATACCAACTGCAAAGGTTTCTGTCGCAAACAACAACTTGATATAACCTTTTGAAAACAACAGTTCCACCATCTCACGCAATACCGGGGCAATACCAGAATGGTGTATGGCCACTCCCTTTTCTAATAGCTTCATCATCATTTGGAATTCGGGAAGGTTTGAATATTCCAAATGATTTGTTAGTTTAGAGAGAATAGTCTTACATTCATTCTCTACCATTTGTGACATCTTACTATCCTTTGGCAGCAGTGACTTCTCTATTTCTTGTGCATATTCTTCAACTTTATTGCGAGAGAATACAAAGGCAATTGCCGGAAGCATCTTCTCTCTATTTAGATGTTCTACAAGTTTATTCAAACCAAAGACCTTCTTAACATCAATCTTTTCCTTCCGCCATGTACGTTGTATCTTACTAAACTTTTCAAACACTACCTCATCAAATCGACCCGATTGCGTCTTTATTGCAATCGGATCATTACACATTTCCAATGCCAACCCTTTCACATCCGAATTATGCCTAGCCATATAAAGATAATGCGTAAGCGGAACCACTCGCACTTCCGTACTGCAAATCACCACTTCTTTCCCTTTTATACCACTCACCCAATCCGCGAAACGTTTCGGTCGCTGAATCGTCGCCGATAGCATCAACATCTGAACCGTGCGCGGCAACAGCATGATTGTCTCTTCCCAGATTTTCCCACGACCTGGGTCATTTATGTAATGAACTTCATCAAATATTACACAACCAAGTTCCCTGGCGATGTCCATCTCAAAATCCAATGGCGTTAATCGCGTGGTTTTTAGCATCATTGAATACAAGGTATTTCGCAGGATTTCGGTTGTCATTATTAAAACATCCGCCTCCGGATTGTATTTGATATCCCCTGTCAGAATACCAAAGGATATTTTTGGAAACTTCTTCGTGAATTCATGAAACTTCTGATTCGAAAGCGCCTTTATCGGTGCCGTATAGATTACCTTCTTTCCTCCCTTATGGAAGTATTCAATGGCAAACTCTGCCGGTAATGTCTTTCCTGAGCCAGTATGTGCGGTTACCAATGCATGCGAGCCGGCCTTCAATGCATCAATGGCTTTAACCTGGAAAGGACTGAGTTCGAACTTTTCATTAGTTTCGAACATTTCATTAGTAGGCAACATTTCATTAGACATACTATTACTTTTATTATTCTCTCTATATTTATAATTCAATTTTTCTTGAACTGTTTCATATATGCCTCCAACTCTATGAATTTATCATAGACATTTGGCATGCGATATGTCTGTTCCAAATATACCCCCATAATTACACCAAAACAAAAACGATACATTAATATATATTTTTATTTAAAAATCAACTCTAATATATATTAATGGACTTCAAAAAAACAATTGGCGGAGTAACTCATAAATTATCAATTGATCCTAGCGGCATTGATATTTGTGGCAATGGTCATGTGAATATTAATACAGATACTTCAAAAATACATATCAATTGTAACCACATTGATATTGATGCATCGTCCAGTATTGTTGGAAGTTTTGATTTGTGTTATAATGATGTATATTTAGATATATCTAAAAATCTTTTGCAGGAAGGTATTAATATTGGTGGAATAATTCCTTTACACGGAGTAATTATGTGGTCAGGTAGTCAACTTGAAATTCCCGAAGGATGGGCGCTATGTGATGGAGGGAATGTTTTAAGTGACGGGGTCACGATGGCGACTCCTGATATGACTGGACAATTTTTAATCGGCGGAGATGATAATACAGTAAATACCCTGCAAGGAAATGCGAATTATTATATTAATAATGCTAATATGCCTCAGCATCAGCATCCATTTGGTCCGATTAACACAGCCTCATCTAATGCCAACCACTACCACGGCACCACACTCTCATCTTGGTCAATCGGCAACAGGAGCGAGGACGTCCACCACCACACCTACGACAGTCAGCCTCAGTCGATGCAGTACATGTCGAATTGGTTGACATACAATCACGCCAATCACCCCACACACTTCAGGTACGGGAACACCGCCGGCTTCTACACCGGGACGTCAAATGCGTATCACTCTCATAACTTCTCCCGGCCGGGCAAATACACTGGGTCGCAAAGCCACTCACATACTCATCCGGGAACATCTGGCTCAACTTCCCAAACCGGAGCGGGCACTCCCATAAAAAACACCCCTTCATTTTATGTACTTGCGTTTATTATTAAGATATAAATACTTATATATATATAAATATATATAAGTATTTATATATGGATTTTTTAAAAAATATAAATAATTGTGACCACAAACTTTCTCTTGATCCAAGTGGAATAGATATATGTGGAAACTCGCATGTAACTATTGATGTACATTCAAACAAATGTATTATTGATACTGAAAACATTTATATAGAAAGTGATATTTGCGCAAATAGTAATATTACACTTAATAAATTAATTTGCATAAATACAAAGAATAATATTTATGAATACGGCATCGCCGGTGGTGCAGTACCTAGATTTTCAATAATCATATGGTGGAAAACTAGTATACCAGAAGGATGGGCAATATGTGACGGCACGGTCCATCTAAGTGCGGGGGTTGAAGTGACCACTCCTGATATGAGTGATAAATATATTAGGGGGAAGGGGTCAAACAACGATATTGGTGAAACTGAAGGGAGTCATACTGTGCAATTAACAACAAATAACATTCCAACTCACACCCATAGTATTAACCTGTCAACTGCCTCGGACGCCGCCAGCCATACACATTCCCTAGACACATATTCGCTCACAACTGACGGGGGGGGGGCCGGACACGAGCACAACTTCTTGACTTTCAAAAGGTTTGCTACTGCCCCTAATGACGCATGGGGAACCAACGCCATAGATAGGATGCAGAGTCTCCAGGGCCGGTACAGCTGGAAGAATGACAGCACCTACGCATCCAAATATGGCAATCACACTCACACTCTCGCCGCAAGCAACGACACCTTCCGCAACGCCCCAAACACCGATGGGGTGGCAAATCAGTGGGCGCACACACATTCCTTTTCCGGAACTTCAAGCACACACGGTAGCACGAACCCAACTCTCCTAAATATTAAACCCAATTCTTACACTGTAATATTTATTATGAAACTATAATATTTATATTTAAAATCAATATATATTTAAGTATATATATGGATTTTTTAAAAAATATAAATAATCGTGACCACAAAATTTCTTTTGATCCAAGTGGAATAGATATATGTGGAAACTCGCATGTAAATATTAATGTACATAATAATATAATTAATATAGATTGTGAAACTATTAAAATAGAAAGTGATATATCTTTAAATGAATTATATATTTCTGAAAAATTATATGTACGTAAGAATGGTTTTCGCGAAAACAACATTATTGGTGGTATAATACCAAAGGGTGGGATAATTATATGGGCCCCACCGGTCGGCAACCGCGAAATTCCTCATGGATGGGGTATATGTGATGGTGAGCACCACGATGGCACCGATACTCCCGATTTGCGTGATAAGTTTATTGTTGGTCTCGGCGCGCCAAGCGGCGATTATAGTAGCATTGGTGACACGGGAGGGTCAGATACGACAATTTTACCGGAACAGGCTTTACCATCACATGCACATACATTAGCTGTCCTGGCCGTGTCGGGAGAGAGCAGCAATCACTCTCACTACTTGTCTGGGGCGAATTCCGGTTCAAATGGCCACAAAACCTCACACAGCAATGCCGCGCACACGCACCAGTACCGCGCATATTTGGAAATGCGAGGTATGAACCACGAAGGGCAGGGCAATGGCTACTTCCAAATGGAAAACAGCAACACCACCACGAGCAATGCACAAGGTGGTGTTTACCAGACGGGAGGAGCGAACCACACACACCCCCTCTCCATGACGTACACCCCCTACTACGCAACCGCCCCTCACTCACACACAATGACCGGTACGACAGCGACAAATCCTACAACTGCGATCCATTATAATAGTGTGCCAGAATGTTATATAGTTATTTATATTATAAAATTATAATAAATACACATACAATATAATATCTAATGAGCATGGATAAATATATTTGTGTATATAAAGATGGATTTCCAAAAGAATTATGTGAAGAATTGATAAATATATTTGATACTAATACAGAATACCAGCACGATGGGCATATTGGTGTCGGCTACAAACCAGACGTAAAAAAAACGAAAGATATGCATTCATGGGACGCACCCGTCCTTGAACAATATAATAAAATTATATGGAAATGTTTGAATGATAAGCTATTAAAATATTATGAATCATTTAAATGTGATAATATTAATATCTTTCCAGCAGACACCCACGACACTGGTTATCAAATCCAAAAATATAAACAAAACGATGGCGAATATAAATGGCACACAGACCAATGGGTTGGCAAAGAAGGTGCGCGCGTATTAACATTTCTATTTTATTTAAATGATGTTGACGAAGGTGGTGAAACACAGATACTAGATTATAAAATTAAACCAGAAGCTGGCAAACTACTCTTATTCCCACCGTTCTTCAAATATATACATCGAGGTAATATTCCGATATCTTCTGATAAATATATAGTTACTGGATGGCTACATGCAAAATGATATAAACATTAAATATATAGTCATATAATGGCAGCGGCAGAAGTATTCGATAATTTTTTGACACATGAACAGTGCCGTATTACAATTTCAAATTTCGAAGAATATATAAAAACTGCAAGTTCAGTACTTGTTTCATATCCATATTATAAAAAAGTACTGGAATTCGCCCTAAGCAAAAAACCAGAATGGGAAACATTAGATAAAATCATTGCTTCGAAATTAACACCGTATATTAAAAAGTATTATGATAATATTTGCCCTTCCTATGGGGCGACAACTGCACCAACGAAATTTGTAGATACTGGCTATAATATTCAATTAATTCATAAAAATAAAGGTTATATTGATTTACACGACTATTCCCTTAATTATACGAAGAAAGATGAAATAAAACATCCATATCATATTGGTTTTATTATTTTTTTAAATTTTATATCTGATGGGGGAGAAATATGCTTCCACCAAAAATCATTTAATACAAAAGAAGGCTCAATATTATTTTTCACAACTGATTGGACACATTCAATGAAAATAACCACTCCAAAGGATAATATGTATTCTATTATTGGATTTATACAAAATCAATAGTTTAATTAATATAATTAGTTTAATTAATATAATTAGTTTAATTAATATAAATACAATATATTAATTACATTATGTCGGATTTTTCTTGCGATTCAAGGATTAGGGTAAACTGTGAAAGTTGTCCTGTTACGATTGATGATGTATTAACACGTCTGAAAGTAGAAAAATTTTGTTTTAAAGAACATCCCAACAGTATTACATCTCATTGTAATTATGATGATAATGACTGTGTTTATGGATTTTGTTTCGAGGCTCTTCGAGAAGCTATACCAACTGCTGTTGCAAAAATCCATAATACAATTTTCAATCTAAACATAAAAATTTCGAACCCTGTTTGGGGAGAACAAACTCCAGAAGGTTATGAATTAATTATAAATGAACTTCCATATGATGATAATAATACAGGTATGTTCATTTTTTATATGGGGGAGAAGGAAACCCCCTCACAACAAGATATACAGCGCAATCACTTCTGCCTCCAATGTATAAATAGAGCAGAAAAATCTTTTTTATTTCCTGCAAAAATGCAAAACATTCATCTTGTTGGAAGAGTATATAATGATTTTAAAGTTGGCGATATTTGTCAAATTGTTGCTATTCAGACGATTGCTATTCAAAATTTAATTAAGAACCAAAATTTAAAAAATTCCAAAATTTCTGAATTAGAAACAGCAATAGCTGCTATCAAGACAAAAATCGATTTATAAAAATATATATACTTTAATTTGCATTATAATATGGCGTCCACGCTGTCTTGTATTATTGATACAATGCCAACAAGACCAGCGGAAGCTGGCATGGCCTTAAAGCCCTTTAAGTTTATATATAAAATTAAATATACTAATTTTATATATGTCAAACACAGGGCTACAATTTAGAGTTAATACAGATTCAACGACATCATCGGGTTTAGGAATTAGTTATGATACCGTTGACAGCAATATAACATTCGGTTATGGTTACCCACGGATTCAATTGCGACAATATACACTTGGCGAACACATGGATTTATGCAATAATGGCATTGATATTTGTGGAAATAATGCCCGGGTTATTCTCACCAGCGATGGTTTAGACATTTGTGGAACAACCCATGTCTCCCTTGCCGCCCTCTCCACATTAGAAGGCCTCTCTGGTAAAATATCCGATAATTTCGTTGATGTAACCGGACCACAGGATATTGCCGGCACAAAAACATTCACCGACGAAATACAAGGAAGCATTGAGTCTGTGAGGGATGGTGTCTATACTCGGGCGGAGAACCAAGACATTTCTGGAACCAAAACATTCACAGAAGGCCTCAAATGTCGCGACATTTCATTGACCGATTTAGACGCAATTGTCGGTGAATCTGTTAGTTATGCCGCCAATGTTTCATTTGTCACCGACTATGTAGACTCCGTCATCAATGATATTAATGAACTCAAACCCGCTACCTCCGAGAAAATTGGTGGTGTCATTTTACCATCCGGAGAGAATATTGATGATATATCTATCAACGAATTCGGTATTCTCTCTCTCCCCAATGTTTTTTTCAAAGATATTACCAATAAATCTGAGGTCTCCTCACAAACTATTAGTGGAGAGACATTTTTCACCAATGCCATACGTGCCGACATTTGTGGTAATGCCGGCTCTGTGACCGATGGAGTTTATCTTTCGGACAACCAAGAGATAACCGGAAGCAAACTGTTTTCTAATACATTGCGAAAAAACGCCGAATTAAATGTTATTTTAGTTAACCCCGTTGAAATTGATATCAGTTCAAATCATTACCACGACACCGAAAATCCAGACAATTCGTACAATTTATTTAAAATTAATGGCCACGAACAACCTGTTCTGGAATTCACATATGGCAATAAATATCGGTTCATCCAAGATATTAGTTTCAGTCTCGCTACTCCTTTGCAATTTTATGTTGATCCTCAACTCACCGAAGAATATTATTATACGACTATTTCAACTCGTGACATCTCGGTCGCAACACCACCAACTCACGTAACCATTGATATTGACCTTTCAACAGCATATGATGGGGATATTCCTGCATATTTATATTATGGGGGTAGTGAAAATAATACACGCACCGCGGGTAACAAAATTATTATTAAAGGGGCGCCCGGAATTGTAGACACACTCACAACACAAACCATTATTGGTGATAAAACATTTGGAGGCAATGTTAATTTTACTGGCATGGCCATTTCTACAAATAATGTCTCATTTCTCGGAGGAACTAATATTAATGCAACGGACTCATCCTTTAATTTAGAAGAAAATAATGTCTATGTAACCACCCAGACACCGGATAATAGCTCTAATCTCGCCGCATCTACCGGTTTTGTAAAAACAAATATTGAACTTTTAAAGGACGCTGTTGGTACCAATTTGGATACCTTAAAAGAACTTGCCGACGCCATTGGCAACGATGCCGATTTCTTCAGGACCATCGATAACAGTTTCCAAACCATCATTGGTACCAACCCCGCATGGACTGTCAGCGACCCCAGCACCATCACACTTCTCTCTGCAGCAATTTACAATGATAATGATTTCGGCCTGCACATTGACGCCAGTATTAACACCAAGGTTTCCCTAACCGGTGATGAGTTAATATCGGGCGAAAAAACATTCTCTACTGGAATTGACATTAGTAATTTAAAAATTATTAATCCCGACACAGAATTTAAGCCGGCATCTGCGGGGAGAGTATTAATGTACAACAGCAACGGCAAGATTGACCTATGTGGGAATACGATTATTACGCCACATGAACGCATTGAATTTACTGGTGTTTCTAATGAAGCCGTAAGAACATCAGGTGTTCAAACTATTGATGGCGTAAAAATATTTACCGAAACTATTGATGGCGACATATCCGGTGCACTTAGAGCTCCAACGACAATCATGGGCGGTCACCTCATACCAGACACACATGAGCAATATGATATTGGGTCAGCTGGGAACAAGATTCGGCATATTTTTATTAGTGATAATTCGCTCTGGATTGGTGAAGACCATAAGATAAATATTTCGGAAGGCAAAGTACGTTTCAAAAAACGCGATGTTGATAAACCTCCTCCTACATTAAAGACATATGACAATGATATTGAATCATCTATTTTAACGTATACTGGAAAAGCATTAATTGCTGATATTTCCGCATCTGGATGGTTAGAATATGCCAGAAGTTTGCCGAATCTTACTATTAACAATAATACCGGGAAAGAGATTGAATTATCTGATTTATATGGTAATACAGAACAAGATGCATGGGAGGACGATGACCAAACACTAACCAAACGAGACAAAGAAGCTTTTATAGATGTATCCAATAATGCTATACGTATTACCAATATAGATCAAACAATTGAAGGTAACAAGTCATTCTCTGGTACGGTTGATATTAGTAATTTGAAAATCAGTGATTTTTCCGCAAAGCGCAATCATGTGCTAATGATTAATGATAATTATGAATTAGATATTAGTGCAGATGTAAATAGTGCATTCTTACTAGATTCTCATGGTGTTGGTACTACGCACCATGTTGGCATTGGGTCTGAGAGTGATGCAAACGCCATGTTATTTGTAAATGGCACGGCATCAATAACAGATATTTCGACAGATACGATAAATATTGTTGGGATAGCGACAGCTGATGGTTGTCCCGACGATGCGACTGATAATACTACAAATATTGCAACAACACACTTCGTACAGAATGTATCAGGTGGTATTTATGCAAACATTGCCGTAATGAGCGCGAACATCGATTTGAGTTTCGGACAGGCGAAAGACAGAACTGACGTCAGTTTCGGCAAGGTCGACGTAAGTTTTGTCAAGGTCGATGCCAGTTTTGTCAAGGTCGCAACAACATTTTCTCAATTGAATACTGATATTGCCACAAGGAGTGGTGCGGTCGACGTAAGTTTTGTCAAGGTCGATGCCAGTTTTGTCAAGGTCGATGCAAGTTTCGATGTCATCGCAACAACATTTTCTCAATTGAATGGAGATATTGCCACAAGGAGTGGTGCGGTCGACGTAAGTTTTGTCAAAGTCGATGCAAGTTTTGTCAAAGTCGATGCCAGTTTCGATATCGTAGATGCTTCACTAGAGGAAATGGTAACAACCCAAAATAAAGATCAGACCATTGAAGGAAAGAAGACATTTTTAGATGGACTTACAGTTAATCCTGATAGCAACAATCCCATCGTTTTTGACAACCCCGCCGGTCATTTAAAAGTTAATTTTAAATGTCAAGATAATGCCTCCAAATATACTAAATTAATATTGGGTCATGAAGCTGCGACCACAGGTTGGCTACATTTGGGAAGTGACACTCAAAGAGGTGCGGGAATTATATATAACCAAACTGTCGCAACTCCTTTTGAAACAGGAAAATTTATTTTTTATACACAAGGCGGAGACGGAAGCATCTTCAAACACATGCAATTTGATAATGAGGTTGATAACAGCAATGTAGAATTCTTTGGCGATGTTTCGTTAAATGACCCTAATGGCAAATTTCTAGGTGACCTTGAAGGAAATGCTGATACTGCAAGTTTGGCCGCACAAGCTACAAAATTGGCAGCCACGCAAAACATTGCTGGGCAGCCTTTCGATGGCACGCTAGCAATTTCCATTGATTTAAATGATTTGTCTAATGTAAATACTACTTCTCCACCTACCGACGGTCAGGCATTGATATGGGATAGTTCACAATGGATCGCGGGAAATCCCACCGAGGCAATGTATGCAAATTTGGCCACACAAGCTACACAATTGACAACTGCGCACAACATTGCAGGACAGCCTTTCGATGGCACGCAAAACGTTGTCATTGAATTAGATGACTTATCTGGGGTGGATATTTCGATGAATATACTTACAAATGGCCAAGCGTTGGTGTGGAATGACTCGTCGGGTGTATGGAATCCGGGTAATGTTGCCGCTGCCGGGGGCGGAGGAGGGGGAGGGGGAGGCATTTGGAGTTTAGAGTCTAATAATATTCAATTGCCCAATTCAATTACAAAAGTACAGATGCATGACCAGGAATTTGTATTTTCGGGCTCCCAAAGACTGCTAATAGACCAGCGAACAGATACCAGCTATTCAGATGTCCTAATACCTGCATCTAGTGCAGTTTGGACGATAGCCGATGACAGTATGAAATTGCCTACAGATATCTCGGTCGTTCATATTAATGATGTGAATTTCAAAATGACAGGCACGGCGGCTAGATTTACGATAGACCTAACAGACACTCCCGAATACACGGTTGGTCCATCGCAGAGTATTGGATGGGATGTGAGTGGAGGACATATTATATATAATGGTGAGGGAAATATAGGGATTGGGACAAAGGACCCGCAAAGTGCATTGGATGTGAGTGGCGACATTATAGTGAGAAATGGCTCCGGTGCAAAAATAACATTACAATCAGATGAAATTAATTTTTCAAGTTCTGGAACTATTGATGGGTCGCAAATACTTATGAACCCCGCCGCCAGTGCTACTGCTGGTAAAGTCGGTATTGGGACAAATGATTTTTCTACTCCAACAATAACCCACGTAAATAGTGCGAGCACTGTCGGTAATACCAAGGATAAATTACACGTCAAGGGCAACATACGGGTATCCAATGCAGCACTCTCTGCATTTATGCAAATAGGCGGTCCGTGGAACCAAGCAGGTGTAATAGACACATATAATACACCAATGATGCTTAATCCTTATTCAAGACAGAATATAAGATTGTGTGAGAATGGTGGGTATGTTGGTATTGGGACCACTAATCCCGACTATCCGTTACATATTACAACAGGTGGTGCGTCAGCCAACCAAGGCGGGAACCCTTCGCGCCATCTCAACCACACCTCCACCGAATACAATAATGGGACATATTCTGTACAAACATCATTATTTTGTGCGTATAGCGCAACAGTTCAGTCTTTATTTATTCTAAGTGATAACCGCATCAAATCAGATATTTCCGACATCGATGATGACCGTGCCTTGCAACAAGTGAATGCATTAGAAAGCAAAGAATATCATTATATTGACCCTCACCGCAGAAGGGAAATGAAAACAATTGGTTTCATCGCACAAGAAGTCAAAGAAATTATACCTAATGCGGTTTCACTTCAAAAAGATTGGGTGCCCGATGAAATGCGTATATTATCATCTCTCGAATGGGATTCAAATGTTTTAACTATTGCAGATTTAGACATGTCCTCCGAAAATTTAACAGGCAGATTTAAATTTTTTGTAAGCAATGATCCATCTGGTAATGATGAAATAAAGGTAGAAATTGAATGCGAAAAAGACCTATCTGGTAACAAAACTAACCAATTCAAATTTGAACAACAATATACAAATGTATTCTTTTACGGCAAAGAAGTGAATGATTTCCATACAATTGATAAAGCCCAAATATTTGCGCTCCACCACAGTGCAATACAAGAGCTGTCTAGGAGAAATGACACACTTGTTGCAGAAAATACTACAAAAACTGCCGAAATAGCCATGTTGACGGCCGATAATGTCCAATTAAAAGCCGATATTAGTTTAATCAAACAACATTTAGGTATCTAATATATATATATAGATGGACCTCAAATCAGACGATTATCATACAAAAATCGACCCCAGTGGCATAGATATGAGTGGCGATGGGAATAACATCATTTTAGATGTGGAGAGTGGGAGGGTTGGCATTGGGACCAATGACCCAAAAGCAAGTTTGCATGTTGATAATGATTTTCACATCGCTGCTAATTCGGGTTCTTGGAATGCTACTGCTGGCAAAGGTCTATATTTCAGATATTCCGAAAGCGGTGGGCAAGACGCTGGATATATTCAATGTATTAATAGAGCCACCGAAGTGCGTTATCCGTTAAAGTTTTCTGCGGCATCATTTACTTTTACGGAGGGGGACTTCGGTATTGGAAACACGGCTCCAGCCTCTCTACTACATATTGGGACCGATGGCGATGGTACAGATCAGATGATTACCATAGCCGCCCCCTCTGGACACACCAGCAATAGTCCTCTTATATTAGGTGGAGCTGTAAGTGCGGCGACTAACAGTGCAGGACAAATTCGATGCAGTAGCAATTTACATATTGACTGTCCTGATGGAGGGGGGCTCTTTCTTAATCACTATGAACAAGGGAATATATTTGCAGTTGGATCCCTCCATGTATCAAGTGATCGCCGTATAAAAACAAATATAGAAACAGTCGATGATAATGAAGCATTGGACATAGTAAATCAATTAGAAACAAAACAATATAATTATATTGATAAAACGACTGAAAAAAAGAGAATTGGTTTTATAGCACAGGAAGTAAAAGCGGTTTTACCAGATGCAGTATCATTAATAACAATGATGGTACCAAACATTTATACCACTTATAATTGTATTATAGAGGTCATTAGTAATAATTTATATAAAATTAATATACTTGAATGGCCTAATGGAGAAGAAAACAGCACTTATAAATTAATATTTAATAAAGGAACATCTGATAAATTTTCGATAAATGGTGAATATAAAAATGGTTGTTTTGAATTAGAAATAACAACTGAAAAGTTTAATATTAATATTACAACAATATTTATTTACGGCAAAGAAGTGAATGATTTCCATACAATTGATAAAAACCAAATATTTGCGCTCCACCACAGTGCAATACAAGAGCTGTCTAGGAGAAATGACACACTTGTTGCAGAGAATACCGCAAAAACTGCCGAAATATCTGAACTCAAAAATGAAATTAGTTTAATCAAACAACATTTAGGTATCTAATATATATATATAGATGGACGTTAAAGATGCAACATATCATACAAAAATCGACCCCAGTGGCATAGATATGAGTGGCAATGGGAATAACATCATTTTAGATGTTGAAAGTGGGAGAGTTGGGATTGGGACCAATGCTCCCGACGATAAATTAGAAGTTGTCGGCGCCATACGTATTTGCAGTACGTTGCCGACCTACAGCAGCAGGTACACCCAATTTGGGGGGCCAGCCGAATATGAACCTTGGCACTGGGACACGCATGGAGTTGGCTGTTATATTAATCATCATTCCGGACAAAATGTCCATCTGTGTAGTAGTGGGGCGGGAAAAGTCGGCATTGGGACCACTACCCCACAATCATTATTAAATATAAAATGTGCGGATACCAATAACGGCACGCATTCGGGTCAATGGAATGGTTCGTCGGGATTAACACTTGCAAGGTCAAATGACAATTTCAGGTGGGAGTTTGTAAATGGACGCGACAACGACCTTATGATACGAAATATAAATGATAATGGGAATATTTATAGGGATAATGTATTAGTTTTGGATGATAATGGAAATGTGGGTATTGGGACTAATACTCCCGTAGTACCACTTGATGTATTCAGTAGGTACATCGGGATTGCTGGTAATTCAGCGGCCGGCACCTATATTGGTCCCGGGGGGGTAATTGCACCGGAATCCACACTACACGACGAATCCATTACAATAAGGTCTGAATATGGCATATTGGCCGGCACATACTTATTTGTTAAGAGTGACAACCGCATAAAAACCGATATTTCACTCGTTGATGATGACCACGCTTTGCAACAAGTGAATGCATTGGAAAGCAGAGAATATCATTATATTGACCCTAAACGAAGAAAAACAACGAAAACAATAGGCTTTATTGCTCAGGAGGTTAAAGAAGTTGTACCAAACGCTGTTAATATTTTAACTGATTGGCTGCCCGATGAAATGAGGGTCATTACCACCCCCCAATGGGATGCAAATGTTTTAACCATTGTAGATTTAGACATGTTGGTTGAAAACCTAACTGGTAAATGTAGATTTTATGTAAGCAATGATCCATCTGGTAATGATGAAATAAAGGTAGAAATTGAAAGTGAGAAAGATGCATCTGGTAACAAAACTAACCAATTCAAATTTGAACAACAATATACAAATGTATTCTTTTACGGCAAAGAAGTGAATGATTTCCATACAATTGATAAAGCCCAAATATTTGCGCTCCACCATAGTGCAATACAAGAGCTGTCTAGGCGAAATGATGCATTAGTGGCAGAGAATGCACAATTGAAGACCCGCATGGAAACTTTGGAGGCGGCTGTAATAGTTTTGCAAAATAAATAGCTTCCAATAAATAGCTTCATGCTGCATGATGCAGAATAAATAGCTTGATGCAAAATAAATAGCTTCCTGCAAAATAACTTCCAATAATTAAATTTAATATTATATTTAAAAGGCTTTATATATAATAATAATGGCATTTAATAAAAAAATTAGCATTGATATATCGGGAATGCAGGATAATTTCGGCAACATTGAATTAGGTGGCATCGACATTTGCGGTGGCGGGCATATGTTTGTGAGTACATTAGGTATGATGACATTTGATATGTGTAATACAGAAATGCCAAAAATAGATATCAGTTCTCAGGGCATAGACCTATGCGGTAATGACCAAATGCATATTCAAAGTGATTTTATAGAAATATCTGGTAATCAACATGTAACAAAAATAGAGAACAACTCAATAAAAATCGGGGAAGCACCCGCAATTACCTCTTCTAACAATAGATTAGTGATAGATATGGATTAGTGATAGATATGGGTAGTGTTTAGTAAAATATATTATAGGCTTTAAATATAATTATGGAATTCTCAAAAGGCACAGATTTCGTGACAATAGACGCAAGTAGTATTGATATTTCAGGCGAAGAGCAAATCCGGATTACCACAACAGGCATCGATATTTGTAATAATTTTACAATTAGTTTTGAAGAGTTAGCATTTCTTGATGGAGTAACAGAAAATATTCAAAACCAATTCAATAGCGGTATTTGGAAACAAAAACCAGGTAGTTCCGACATAAATGATATTTATTTAAACAATAATGCCCGGGGCAGCAGTGGGAGTGGCATAACCAATTTGGGATTTGTTGGAATAGGTACTGATACACCACTAGCAAAGTTACATGTGTCGGCGGGGAGTGCTTCGGGCGCAATGTTATTTCAGCCGAACAATTCCGCAGCGAATAGTGGTGGCCGTATATTTTTCAAAGAGGCGAATGATACGAGTAAAAATGGTTTTTCCATAGGATATAATGGAGGCGAAGGTGATTTTAGTTTAAATTGGCCAGACAATACGTTCTGCTTTTCTGGTCACAATGATAATGAACTCGGAGAAAATCACATGACAATCCAGAGGGACAATGGTTATGTAGGGTTAGGTGTTCCACAGCCGCAAAGCAGATTACATTTGGATGGCAATATTACAATGTCTGGGTCAATAGATATGTCGGGATTGATAGCATTAGGTGGTGCGACGACAGTGGCGGGGAGTGAAACATCTCTGGATATTTCGGGTGATATTGCGATATTGCCGGCGGTAGAAGGTCAGGGGTTACATTTAGGTAAATCGACAGATGGGTCAGACCATTTCTGGAAAATTGCGAATACAACAAGAGACTCGAATAATGTATTAGACAAAGGATTATATTTTAGTAAGTTTGTAGAGTCGGCAGAAACTGCAATTACAGCTAATTGTTTTGTGTTGAATGATAATGGTAGAGTCGGGATAGGATTAAATAATCCGGAATCAAAATTGCATATCTATCAAAATAGTACAATTACAACAGATATAGCTGCATCGATAGAATCAATAGATACTCGTAGACTTGTCGAATTCAAAGACAGATCTAGTGACGCATTAACATCTTCAATATATGGATTTATAGAAAAAGATACAGAATCCAATAATGCCAATTTAGGTATTATTTATGGTGTGGATAATAATAGTCATAATATAAGTTTTCAAATATCAACAAAACTCGTAGGTAGCACAACAGTTCCTAATTATTGTATGCGAATCGGTTATCATGATATTGAGATGGCAAACAATGTGGTTATTAGTGGAACAAATACGGGTGCTACGTATCCATTAGAAATAAACACGGCAGCTCATTTAGTATCAACGCTGAAACACGAAGGTGGTGGCGATACAATTTACACTGCTGCATATAGGTATATTGACTTCCATCCCGGCAACCTGGGGAAAACAGATTTTACAGAAAATTCGTCGAACCTAGGCATGTTTTCATCAGCGCCAGTAAGTATTAAAGCCTGGGGTTCGATATGGCTAGCAGGGGGAAGTACGGGGAATACGGTGGGGGGCTCTGCAAATGTTGGTATATATATTTCTTCTGACGAACGTATCAAAACCGATATTGAAAATGTACCAGATGATTTAGCATTAGAAATGATAGATAATATAGAAACAAAATATTATCGTTATAAAGATCCCAAAACTTATATAGAACGCAAAACAATTGGGTTTATTGCACAAAATGTGAGGGAGCATATACCTAGTGCAGTTTCTGTACAACCAAATTTCATACCAGATGAAATCAGATTATTAGACAATTTAGACTGGTCTGAAAATACGGATGGGAAATGGAAGCTGACCGTGCCAGATTTAGACTTGTCGTCAAACCATACCGGAAAATGCAGTTTTTTTGGGTACGATGATATATGTGGGAACAATCAATCAGAAGAAAATTGCATCAAAATTATGGTTGAAGATGATAAAAAATCTTTTATATTTGATAAAAGATGGAATTATCTATATTTTTTTGGTAAGGAAGTTGATGACTTTCATACAATACGAAAAGAGGTGATTTTTACTATACATCATTCGGCAATTCAAGAATTAAGTAAAATCAAAACACAACAATCAGCGAAAATATCCATATTGGAAACCGAGAATGCGCAACTTAGTGCAAGACTTCTAGCAATTGAGTCGTTATTAGTAAAACATAATATTAATTAAACATCATGCCCATGCCTGGACGTTTCCCTCTCGGCCGCCGTGAAGCTAAATTCAAATTATTTGGGCGTCTTATTGTTACCGGTTTAGGTCCGATTGTTTCACTCATAATATTTGCCATTGATACTGTTGAAGATGGTGTCATTACAGGAGTAAATTGAATAATGGTGTCAGGTTCTTTAACATCCAATTTTAATTTTCCAAAAGTTATTGGTTTTGGGACAAATGAAGAAGATGATAATGCTTTCTTGTCAGGAGTTGGTCCTAATACTTTGGGTATAAAAGATGACTTACTTGCCAGGTCTTTATTTGGAAGAGCCGAAGGTTTAGGCAAAAATGATATTTTTGCCTGCGGCTGCTCCTGCGCCTTCTGTGCCGCCTGTGCCGCCGCTGCCTGCTCCTGTGCCGCCTGTGCCTCCTGTGCTGCCGCCTGTGCCTCCTGTGCTGCCGCCACCTGTGCCGCCTGTGCTGCCGCCTGGGCCTGTGCCTCCTGTGCCTGTGCCTGCGCCTCTGCATTCGATACCTTTGTTTCAATACATATTTGAATATTTTCAACCTCGGGCTCAGCTTCTGGTGATTGAATAGTGCCTTCCATATTAACACTCATATTATATGTTTTTTTTTCAATAGTAAGCCATGAAAAGTTAATAGTTTTACTATCATTGCTTATTTCAAAATTGTCGGGAATTGCGTAATGATTCATTGGTATTTCAACAATAGGTTTAGCTAAACCTTGCTGAGTATATCGTCGAATGCATATTTGATGAGTATTATTTAAAACACGTTGTAGCCATACTACAATAAAACTATTGTCTGGAAATAGTAGAGCCTGATATTGGCATGAAGAAGTGTTTTCTTTTGATACATTAAAAGTATTCATTTTTTGAATACCGGTTTTATCATATTTAATAGCCTGAACTCTACCAGATTCTGTAATAGCAACCTCTACATAATCACCATTTACTAATCTATATTTCATATATATATTAGTGTGTATATATAAAACTTTTTATATATACACAATAACTAATTTAAATATAATGTTTAATTATTACATATGCAAAAGTATGATACAAGTCTTATTGAACGAGCTGCTACGGTAGCTACCAGCGTTGCAATCGTTTCTACTATTGGAATGATTGCATCTAATCATAAAAAAGTCGGATTACCGGATAACGTATATACACTATCTACATTCAGCATGATTGGGTCAGTGGTGGGTGCCTGGTTGTGGTATCGCCGCTAGTCTATAAAAATAAATGTTGGATAGAAAAACAATGCACCATATATGTATAGACATACACCAACGACGGTACATTCATGTAAAATATCACTCATCTCATGTTTATACCATGTCACACATTCTTCTACAAGTTTGTATGAATCGAGTACGATTAATGCATAGCCAATATTGGGTTTATAGGACAAAATAAAAATAAGACCACAATCGTATAAAATTTCTAAAAAGACAATAAATACTATAATAAACATAATATTTCGTATATTTTCGACAGGGTCATAGTTGTCTAAAATAAAAGGTCCATCCATTATGATTTTTATGGTGGTAAATACAAGTGTATCACCCATGGTATAAAAAAAAACAATGGATGCCATGCACGTAATGCATGTATCGGTATTATAATATAGTATAGTTTTGAGCGTTATATGTTCGGCGCTCCCCAATAGGATACTTCCTACATATTGTAAATTTCTATCGTTATTGCGAAATGAGTCTCCTCCTAATAAATTTTCACTGAGTGGCAAAACACACGTATGTTCGTTATAAAACCAATCACCTATTTTAATATTATCAAACAATAACACTGCATTGGCTATAATAGTACCACCACCAAAACACATGGCATTCCATGTATCCCATATGGCCGAATCGCCTAGCATAGTTGTTATTCTCTCTATGTATTGAATATCAATACATGAAACATCTCTAGTATTAATGTATAGATATTTTTGGATTGCCCGTAATGCCCCAGCAATAATAGCATAATTGTAAATAATACAATTATAATCATATACAAAGATGAAAATACAGGTAACAATCCCACTTTTGACTACTGCATTTAAAAAATAGTAGTCACTACTAGAAAATATGTATAGATGACGTCTGAGATAGTTTATAGGAATATTAATGGTCCCGATTAACATCCCACTTATAAGCCACTCTTTCATATATTATATATATCATTTAATTGCATTTATATAATTTGCGGCGGCCAATTTGATTGGCAGCGAAAATTTTGTTGGTAATGAATATATCATCATAAGTAGTAGAAACTAAGGAAGAGATTTTTGAATAGTATTGGATTGTTTCTCTCCATCTATTAAAACTTGACTCTATCATTTTAGAATGACGCATATCAAATGTATATAATGCATTCAGTATTTCCCTTCGTTTCATTCGCGATTTCTGCCGAGATACTAAATTGGTTACCATGCGTTGAATAAGGTTTTGTTGTCGATATTGTTTTAGCATATAACATATAATGGCTTTATTAATTTTTATTAAAATAAATAATTTAGTGGATTGTAAGTTTTAATATGCCCCCAAATGGATTTGGATGAAGCAATAGGCGGTGTGCTGGGCACCATGGTATGCTTGTCTGATATTTTTTCCACGGCCTCGGCAATTAATTTATCAACTATTAACTGTGCATATTCCAATGTTGTATCTGATTCAACTACTTCGTATTGTGATGATATATGGAGGTGTTCTATATTTTCAATATTTTTACTAATATAAATACTAATGAGAGCAATATAAATAACATAATGTTTTTGTAGAGAGCGCATATAGTAGGGGGGAGAACGTTTTTCCATAATCATATATTATATTTCTAAAATATTGTGCGTTTAATTTAATTTTTATAAAAATAAAATATTTTTATAATTTAAAATGACATATGAACTTGGGGAACATTTTGTTCTTCAAAAAGTTATAGATAAAAAATTATGGGATAGGTCTGTATACATCACTAAAGATCGTGAAAAAGGAAAATGCGTATATATAAAATCGTATAACGGTGCATTTAAAGATAAAAACAAAATACCATTGTTTATAACAGACCCGATAGAGAGAATATCAATAACGATTGCCGGAAAAACTTTTGAAGCCGTCCAGATTGATAGACGTAACACATCCCCAGTAATATTAACAAGCACAACACCGGTGTTACTAAATCTTTTTAATACTAGAACAGAACAAATAATAGTAGAAACCAATAAACTGCATCAATATCTTAACAAATGGGCCATGTGTCTATTAAATAGTATGGCAAGATGCGTTCAAATTTTACAGACAAAGCGCAGATTTATTGAACAAATAGCAATAACAAAAAATGCAAATAAGGTCGAAATTAATAAAGTATCTCTAAGTCGGGCAGTTATTTCCATAAGATATTTAGCACATCTTTTAGAAAATGGAAAGGTAGGTTATTTGAATTTAAAGAGATTATTTTTTAAAATATGGCTTACAAATTGGAACACCAGTTCTATAAAAAATATATTACGGATTAAGCATAAAGTTGTTCAAAATAAGGTGAAGTTTTTTAATGGTCCAAAACAGAAACATAATATTGGAATGAGGTATAAGAACAATATTGATGATATTCATCAAAAACTTGAAAGTGTTAATACTGAATTTAATAGAATCTATAAAAATATGCAGCAAACGATTACTACGCGCGATATTACAAGTGACGTTCAAACTGATTCAGTTAACAATCTTCAACAAATAGCTGATTTAAGGCACCGAATTGAGACGATTAATAATACTGGGGAAGAATTTATAATTATAGGAGATCAATCTTCTGGCAAATCGAGTTTGTTATGTATGTTATTAGGGGTAAATATTGCCTATACGGATAATTTATTTGCTACCAGATGTCCTGTAAGATATTTATTAGAACCATGTGATGCTAAAATGGGGTGGAAGTTTGAATTTGAGGATCCCAAAACCAAAAAATTCACTGTTGTAACACAAGAAGAATTGCAAAAAAAACTCATCACTCATTTTAAGGGTACAATTGGCAAACAAATTGTATTTGAACCGATTACCATTAAAATATGGAGTCCAACATGTACGTCTTCCATGACATTAGTTGATTTACCAGGATTGGTTGGTATTGGCGATACCTCCGAGAAACAGTCTCAACATGAAAATTCATATGCTATTGTGAAGGATTATTTAAAGAAGGAAAACATATTCATTTTGTTTGTTCATAGATTTGATGTTGATATAGGTTCTCTCAATACGAGTATATTGGATGAAGTAAAGAATCGAAATAAGAATAATGTAATATATTGTCTGACACATTTCGATAGATGTTGCAGTGATAAAGATATTACATATGATAATATTTATAATAATCTTTTACAATGTAGCAGTGAAATTGCAAATGGTAATGATATGTTTTTATTGTCCCTATCAAAGCTTGTATCAGACCTTAAAAATAAAGAAAATATATCGGTACAAACGATTAAGTATTTAAAAGAAACATATGGTGATATTTTGGAGCAGAGAAATATTCATTTTAATTTAGATAGTGTAAAAGTATTTTTACGAAAGAAATTGCATCGACATGTGCTTGAATTTAATACAGTATTACAGGAATTTCTTTTCAAACAAAAAGATATACTGTTAAATGAATTTAATTTGTATAATAATAAATTTTTGGTTCCAAAAATCAATGAAGAAATATTAGAGCAATTTAATAACACATTTAAAATGAATACTCAAAAACTACTTAAAGGGCACTTGATCCCACATAAACGACACTCGGAGCATACTTTTTTCGAAAATCTCAAAGAAGAGGTGAAGGAGGCCAATTTATTTTCCTTAAGAAATAATACAAATATATGGCCATCCCTAAGTATGTTACGAAAAAATGTTATTGAAAATATTAAAAATGACGTATCATTCTCTGATATTAGTGGTTCCGAACCGATGAATACGAATATTATTGCATACGATTCTGATTTAGATATTTGTTTGACGCGCGATTTGATATCACATGCATTATATACGCGAACTGTATATGAATTACAGCAGCGCTTATGTTCTATCGCGGTTAAGCCATCGGTTGAAGATATAATACATGGTATTACATATGATCCAAATATTAATTTAGATACACCAAAAGATTCGGCACATTGTGTGATGTTGCATACTGTTCAGCAACAATTGGAAATGAATGTATTTTTTGATTATGCAATACGGAGGTTTGAGTATGTAACATATAAGATTATTCGATATTCAGTTTGGAATATGTTAAACAGTCCAAATACGGATAATCAGTGTATGACATTGATGGACAATGAGGAATTTCAGCAGATTTTTGAGATTGAAACCTATAAATATGTAGAAAGGTTGTGTGATTACACAAGAGAGAAATTTATATCGGCATTTGATGAAATAATGAATTCTCCGATTGTTATAAGTCATGCCGATAGATATCGAAAAATGTTAATTAATGATTTCGAATGGACAGAAGCAGAGATTGAAGAGTGCAATAGTGAGGACATTTTTAAACCCAAAAATATTGGTGTTCATAGCAAACGTTCTGGAAAAGATTTGCAGTCAGAAGATACTCAGAGAATAGAAAAAATATGCAATCTGATTAAGTTACATATTCATGTTAGACTATTAAAAATGTGTGAAGTAATGACGATGCATATTGATTTTAATTGGAGGCGCATGTTAGATGATTCAAAGGATTCATCGAATCAGCGCAATCCTATCATTCCAAACAGTATTTTTGAACACATTCGTCTAAATGTTTGTAAAAATGTTAATATTAATGATACGAATTATAATATTTATCAATTGTTAAAAATTTATAATGGTAATACCGAGTGCAAGATTGAAATTGATCAAAAGAAAGTAGAAGATATTGAAGGAGTCTTGGATTCGTTACATGAATTTAATGAAAAAATACCAGAGATATTGACTAAATCAGTTTATATTGCTGGTGATAAATTTTTATAAATAATGTTTATAGTTTTAAAACATTATTTTATTATTCGGTAGGCTTGTATTTCTCGACATCTTTGTTCATTGCTTCCACAAGTTCAACAACTTTATCCTTCATTTCGACTAAACTGTTGACATTTAGTTTCCACTGAGTATCAATTTCATTATGCTGTTCGTCCAAAGGAAGTATTGCAGAATCCACATTCATGCCACTTTTCTTAAATCCTTCCAATGTTTCTTTACATGCCTGGATTTCATTCTTTTTTCCTTGGAGTACATCACATATACTTTTAAATTCATCCAGTTTTTCCATTAATACACCTTTAACCTCATCTACCGTCATCATAGGTTCAGTCAAATCACTCATCAGTTTATATATTTCTAAACTATATTTAAATTCTTTTTTGTCCGCATTATTTTCTTCTAACAATGGTGCCATATCCCCATCAATAGTGGACACAAGCTCAGGAGTAGCAAGAGGCTCGGGAACAGGCTCGGTAACAGGAACAGGCTCGGGAACATGCTCGGGCTCGGGAGTAGGAACAGGCTCGGGCTCAGTAACAGTAACAGGCTCAGGCTCTGCCTCAGTAGGCTCTGGCTCTGGCTCAGTAGGCTCTGGCTCGGGAACAGTCTCTGGCTCGGGAACAGTCTCAGTAGGAACAGGCTCAGGCACAACCTCAGCAGCAGGCTCAGGAACAGGCTCAGGAACAGTCTCAGGAACAGTCGGAGCAGCAGGTTCAGGTGCCTCGGATATTTCAAGATTGTTCAACCTACTAATAATTGTAGATTCGCTAGCCATTTCATGTATTTTCGCAATATCTGCATTATATTCCGCAAGTGCTTTATAGGATTCGGTCATTATGCTAGATACTGTAATATACATATCATATTGTCCAACAAAAGTCGCTAAATTTTCTTCGTCATTTGCAGAGACAGCCATTTGAAATATTTTAGGAAATTCAAACGTTTCCGTTTCGGTCTTTAAAATGGTAGCATATCCAGCCTTTTCTTTGAGCAAAACTTTGTTAAATAAGCTTAAAAAAAATAATAACTTTTTATTTGTGACAGTTTTCATTAAATTCGTGATTTCATTGTGCATTTGCAATGTTTTTTGAATAGATAAAGACAGGTATTCAGCTTCGCTATATACATTTAATAACTGCTTTAAATCGTCATTGCTATAATCACACATATACCATAATATAATAAATATATAATAGATTTACAACGAATTTAATAATGACTAATGCTATATTCACCATCTAAATCCATATCATATGACCCGATAACACGTGGTTGGTGCATATTTATCATAATATCGTGACTATTATATACATTCTTATTAGCATCAATATAATATACGATACCACAAATGTCTTGTGTCCATACATCAACCTTCTTAGTAGTGTTTGTTGAATGATATGTTTCATTAATTATACCATGAGGTGTTCCTTTCTGGTGCGTTCCGCATACATTTTCCCCGCATTTTTTTTTGCGAGTACATCGTTCGCCAGATGCTTTATTGGCATGACATCGTTCTTCGTCGGCAATAATATTCCGAAGACGTTTTTTCTTTTCTGTAATAATAATGTCAGGATATTCTTCAATATATTGTTTTTGTGATGCTGTCAGTTCTGAATGTTCCATGAGATTTTTCTTAAATGTTTCGATATATTTATTCAGGGTGTCGCGAACAGCAATTCCGTCCATGTTGTATCAATATAATATATAGTTTAAACTTATATCAATTTTATGAAATAATACTATTTAATTTCGTAACAATATGACCTTTTCTTTTCGGCAATATAATCACAAAAAATCCTAATACATTTATATACATTAAAAACGGTTTATAATGTTTTTCTTCAATTCCGAAAAAATTTAAAGCGACATAGGTGGAATAGTTTAATGCGAATAATGAAAATATAATAAATACAAATATGTTCATTTGTTTTGATATCATTTGCAATATTATGAGATTATTTTATTTGAATAGATTTATAATTTTCAGTTTTTTTCATAGGCAATGACATCATATTCAATTCAACATAATTATAGATTGAAATGGGCGTTTTATGTGCTATCAAATTCGACGGCAAATCTGGATGAGACCCGCTATAAATAGTATCATATATTGCACTCCATTTGCCACCTCTGTTACTAACATGTATATTTTTTTTCGCATAATCACTCGATTGTGCTATTAATAGATTAGTGGTTGGGGATGTATCAGGTGTTTTAGACAACTTACATTCGGTGCGTTCTATAAATAGAAAGGCTCTATAAATAGCCCCTTGTATATATTTGCCATGTTTTCCGGATGTAATAGAAACATTATTAACGACCAATTGTTTGCCATCTGGAGTCCAGCCCGCATTTATTACTGCATCATTAAAAGAAGATACATAATAATATGACCCAAATATGCCTAAATATACTTGTTTGGGTATTCCTAAATCTAATAGATACTTTTTTTTCATTGATGTATCTCCATAATAATATGCCTTTGGCTGTATTAGTTGCTTTCCTTGCTCGGATTTTAAATATAAACAGTGTGGATTTTTTATAAAAAACCTATACACTGAATCATCTATTGGAATATTAAAATACTGGCGTCGATTTATTATTTCATCTGCTAATACAATACCATGTGTGTCAGATGCTTTATATAATTTATCTGACTTACTTTCAAATTTAATAAAACAACATAGTTCATCTTTGAATATTATATATCCTAATATATCATCAATTGGCGTCTGTGGTCTATTTTGCATAATAAATGTCCTGATATCAATGTTTTTAATAATCTTTGCATTAAATGATTCAAATGTTAATACCCCTCGCTCATTCTTTAATAATTTAAATTCCAAAAAAGGGTTGGGAAACGTTGTATTAATTGTACAATAACATACTTTTACTTTGCACACATTAACGCAATGTTCAAGCGTGAGAGGTACATTTAGTAATTGTTGCTTATATATAACATATGACATTTATGTTATATTAATATCTTTTTATTTTCTTTTAATTGTTTCAGTAATTTTTTCTGTTCTAGAATCCAATATATGGTCGACTATTTCATTCGCCGTCTCTGGTTTATCGCAGAAATATTTATTTAACGCATCTAATAATACCTTTTTGCTAACCGCCTGTTTTGTTTTGCTCTTTGAATAGACTAGTTTACCATCATTTATATCAAAACATTCAATCTCATTATCTTTCATCACATGAACTAATTTTTCGGTCAGCATTCTTTTCCGATCTCGGACATCCTTTAAAGCTTTTTGCATATTTTTAATTGAATTATCACTATCCATCCATTCGGTAACTAAATGTACGAGTTGTTCTTTTGTAGCCATATTTATGTATATAATTAACTTTTAAATTTATTTATTATGTCTATTACAAAATCCATTTTGTTTTACCGCGCATCCACAAATTTTTCCCTTGTTTATCCCGCTTTTTATTATGGCAGGACAATATTCCGCTCCCTCCTTTGGTATTTTACCCATATGTAAGTTACATTTTTCATCATTACATTGTTTATCACATATTTCACCTTTGTTTTTACCATATTTCAAAATATGATTACATTTATTTAAATACATTGAATATATCTTGGGGGTATTTACACCATATAGCTTTGGACAATTTGTATATAATGGTATCCATGGTAAAATAAAGTGTTGAATATTTCTACATAATGGACATTTTAACTGTCTAACATTTAATTTTAATTTGCTATGTTTAGCTGGAAAAGCCAATCCCTGTCGTGGCTTTTTTTGTGATTTAATTTCGTGATATAATGGCTCATAATTAAATTTATGACCACACACCAACGTTACATTATGTCTTACCAATGGCTCACATGAAATATTACACAGTTCATAAGGTGCTTCTGCTGCTTCGCCTGCACCTGCTGCTCCTGCTACTGCTGCTGCTGCGCCTGCTGCTGCTGCTGCTTCGCCTGCTGCTGCTGCTTCGCCTGCTACTTCGCCTGCGCCTGATGATGACAATTTTGCCAATTCGGCATAAAAATCAACACCTCCTTCAAATTTATATTGCATTTACAATTATAATTTTATATATTTAAATATATTTATGAATATATAATGAAAATTGCGGAATGGGGACCCGAAACATGGTTATTATTGCATACTATCGCCGAAAAAATATATGATGACAAATTTAATTCTTGTAAAAACGATATTTTCGTAATCATTACATTAATTGCGACTTCTGTGCCATGTCCTTTTTGCAGAACACACGCAGCAGAGTATTTAAAACTGCATAAAATTAATCAATGTAAGACCAAACACGATTTAAAGATGTTTATATTTAATTTTCATAATAATGTAAATGGAAAATTAAAAAAGACACAGTTTTCATTTTCAAGTGTATCTAAATATTCGCAGGTAAATTTCGCTAATATAGTTCAAAAATATTCTGCTAAGAATTTTCGGAATCGCTCAACAGATTTATCTTTTTCTTTTCATCGAAATTTAAACATTAAAACAATCATGTCACTATTTATTAAAAATACAACAGCATTTACACCATAAGATTATTCTATTGCAAGTGATATTTTTTTACAGGTATATTTTTGATTTTGAATTTTACATTTACCTGATTTTTTGCTTGTTTCGGACCCATATAACATCAACTTAAATTTTTCATCTCCTCCTAATATTATTACTAAAAATGCACCTATTAATGCACCAACAAGTGTACCTAAAATTACACCGGTGCCATCAATACACCCATGTGCTATTTGTGCATAACCATTTATTGTTAAAAGGGATCCAAACACAGCAAATATTCCATAATTCATTTTATTAGCAAAAAGCATAGGCAAAAGTAAGTATATTAATGTAAATCCTATTATACTACTAGTAATCGATAGAGACGATTTGGACGGTGGTAAAACTAGTGTTATTATTTGGGTTAGAGGGCCATACTGACATAATGTTTTAAGGTTTGGGTCTTGGACCTCCGGGTCTGATATCGTTTGTCCAATATATGTCGTTATTAAAACATTAAGCGTTAAACATGCCAAGTATAAAAATGCTTTAACATCTTGATTTATCATTGAACCCATTACTAAATAAGTCGGAACCAGATATGGTGACATTAATGAAATCACATTAAATATATCTCCAATAATCATATATATACTATTAATATTCTTTATGAATCAGAATTGATTGCGGACCTTCAAATGTATTTTTCATTGCCGGCCAATCTGTTGTAAACTTATTTATTAATGCCCCCCAAGAAATTTGGCGGGTTTCTGTTTGGTCTGTTTCTGAGGTTTCAAAATCACCCTTTCCTTTCATTTTACCATATTTATCAATAATAACAACTCTTCCTTTCCGATTTTCTTTTTCATAAAAATATACCATTGTCTTACCGGTTATAATAATTTTATCATAAGTGCCATAGTTTTTCAGGGTGGATATATTATATGTATCTACATTACCCGGTATTATAGAATCACAATATGGACTTTCTTTTAATTCGTCAGTTCTTAAAAAATATACCCGGTCATCATCGAGCGACACATTATCACATTGAAACATTTTTTTTGATGGGACAACACAGGATGATGCATTTTGTAAAAAGGAATTTGTTTGTAAATTATTTTTCATACCGACTGCTAAAAAAAAGACCATAATTAATAAACCCGAAAATAATCCTACTGCCCCCCCACCCACAAAATAATCCAATGCAACATAATAATTACAACTATACATTCTCTCTGCAAGAATATTTAATGCAAACATTCCACAAAAAAACACAATAAGCCATGGTTTGTTTAAAAATAAGAAATAACTAAATCCAAAAGGATTTTTCATCTCGCGGATATTATTTGCTATATCACCCATTAAAAAAAAGAATAATGTAAATATTATGATGGCTGCATTTGGTGATACATTATTATACTTTTGATTTATTAATGGAAGTCCAATATAGCAAAAACCACTTTTTGTCCAATCGCCGCTTTTATAATTTTTAAGTGTTGCCTTGGTACTATTTGACATGGAACTCATTGCATAAACATTTAACAATGTCAACAATATCCCAAATATATATATTAATCCACACATATCCTGCATCATAAAACTGGAACTTATAATATAAACAATAATAATTATTGGAAACATCATAATATAACCATTAAGGTCCACGGTTCCATCTAATATTTTTTCGAGTACCATATATATATATATGGTTATTCAAATACAATAGCTATTACTTCCTCAATTCGTGATACCATTGTAAATTTATATTTTTCAAAATCTATAATTTTGTCTTGTTTTGATTTGCATTTTTCAAAATCATCTTTGTTTTCATACGGAAAAATGAAATGTTTTATTCCAGCTTGTATTCCTCCTAATATCTTTAAATCCAACCCTCCGATTGCTGTGATATATCCTTGTAGATTAATTTCGCCAGTGATTGCAATATCGTTTTTAATAGGCAAGTTATTTAATAAACTATATATAACCATTGTAATGGCGACACCGGCCGATGGCCCATCCTTTGGTGTTGCACCTTCCGGGCAATGAATATGCAGTCCTTGGCGTTTGGTTTCCTCAAATCGTTTTACATTTTGTACGCATATTAATTCTTCACACAAAGACCATGCTAATGTTTTCGCGACATTCATGCTCTCCTTCATAACATCACCTTGCATACCAGTCAATTTTAATTCCATTAAAGTTCCAGTTGGAAAATATTTTGCCTGTATTGGTATTATCCCACCCATACCCATAGCATTCGCCCATAGACCATTTATGTTACCTATTTCGGGTATTTCATGAATTTTCTTATGTTTTACACTGTGACGTTCTTTAAGATATTTGAATTTAATATCATCTTTTGTGATCTTAATTGGTAATTCATAGGTTTCGTTGTATAGTATTGATAGATTGATTTCACTGATGATTTCAAATAATATTTCTTTCAATTTTCGGACACCTGGCTCACATGTATATTCATCGATGATATATGTTATCACGTCCTTTGAAAATTCAATCACGTTTTTAATACCAATTCTAAGATACATATCAGGTAAGATATGTTTATATACAATTACTAATTTATCTTCTAATGATAAATGTTCAAATTTAATGCGATGGATACGATCTAATAATATATTATCAATCAAACTGGCGTCATTATACGAAAATATAAATAATGCTTTTGACAAGTCAACATCAATGCCACTGAAATATTTATCATGGAAGCAATCATTTTGTGTCGAATCCACTAAATGGGTCAATATAGATACGATTTCTTTACCCTGTTCTGTCCGACTCACCTTGTCTAATTCATCAATGAATATTATCGGATTCATACATTTTTTTTCCATTAATATATCTACTATGCGACCCCAGGTTGAACCCAAATATGTGTAATTGTGACCATTTAACGTGCTGGAATTGCTAGAACCGCCTACGGCAATAAATCCAAAGGGTCTAGTATTATTATTACAATCTTTCAAACAATTGGCTAATCCGTTTTTGGCCAAGGAAGTCTTGCCAACACCAGGCGGTCCCTCAAAACCAAAACAATATCCCGAGTTTTCACCAGTTATCCATTGACCGATTATTCTTTTAATCTGTCGTTTTGCATTATTATGACCATGTATGGAGTCTTCTAAGACAGTATCAATGGTTTGGAGAGAAGTGTTGATATTTACACATTTATCAGAGATGCTGGTCATTAAGGATTGTCTTAGACTGTAGTCTGTCTTTAAATTCAGCACTGTATATAAATCATTGATTAACTCTGGACACTGTTTAATTGTATTAAAATAGTTTTTAATTTGTAGATTCATGCAATCGATTGTTTTTCCAGAATGGCAAATTTTATTAATCCCATTCCGATTCTTTGAAAATGTATTTAATATATTAATCGTGCTTATTATAGTGGTTCTTTTCTTTTGTGTCAATGCTTTTTCAATATCATTTGTTTTAATTACTACTAATTCTTCATCACTGATATTATTATCACTAAGGTATTTTTTAATTTCTATAATATTATAGTCTTTATTGGGTTCTGATCCTTGTAATAATTCATTATGAGACTCTCTAATTTCTTGATATATTTTCAATACTGGTTCTTGTTTGAAAACACCGAATGGTATCTTTAACAAACCTTCCAACCATTGGCGTGCTTTTGAACCTGACTCTTCATTTTTCGATTTTACTTCTTTTAATTTTATCATGGCTTTTTGTTTTATTGCGTCACTTGCCTTCATCAAGCAAATCTGTTGTTCTAATGGTACATTTATTTCATAATCGCTAAGTTTTGTCGTATAGTCGATGGTTTGTTTCATTGCATCTTTAAAGTATCGTTTTATAGTCCATGGAAAACTCTCATATAATAAATTCTGTTCAAATGAATCGACGGATGAAGCCGTATTTGATAACATATCATACAATAAATATGCAAGATATTGATATTCTACCTTTTCATATCGTATTAAGAGTGTTATTAGTTTAATGCGTTTTGCGAATAAATCTTCATTTGTAAATTCATTTACAATGTCACCGACAGGTTCCTCAATCATTTTTTGACTCTTAGAGAGAAATCTAATATATTTTATTTCTAATTCTTCGACTGAGTATATAAGCAGATCTTTAATCATCAGAGAATTCTTAAAATTAACGAGATGTTCATTTTTTTCATATATGGGTTTTTCTTGGATGTTAATATAGTCGCTAAGTGATACTAATTTATTTAAAACGAAATCGTTTTCAAAATATTCAATATTATGATTGTCCAATACACCATCAAATATTATAGTCTCTCTGTTTTTTTTATCTTGAACAATAATGCGTATACCATTCACTCGCTCGTAAAATTTCTGTGAAAGTCTGGATAAATCCAAGCATTCAAACGTGTCCATATAGATTATTTGGTCCTGTTCGCTTACCATAGCTAGTTTATTAAAATCGCGGCTCCCAATAGATTGACCATTATTTCCTGATTCCCACTTATGAATATTTATTGAATATGGATGAAAATAAGTAGATATAATGTTTCCCATAGCGTTTTGTGGAGTTGTTTCTTCGACACCATAAGCACTATAAAAATCAGCAATATTATAACATCCAAATTGGCTAAATAGTTTTGATATACAAATATAAATATCAAGTAAATAGTTTTTAATATCGTTTTTGTCGGCAGTATCAGAGAGACTCATTTCTTCCAGCTCCTTTATTTTTAAATAGTTCTCTTCTAATGCCTGATTATAAATATTAAATTCATTTATTGTCATAATGTTTGCCGTTTTAAAAAACATACTGTTTTGGATACCACGTTTTATAGCATCTTTGATACTAGAAATATTCTCAATACTATTCAGTATTTGAGAATGTACCGTCACGATTTTTGATTTTTTTGCCATTTATATATATCGATTTTTAAATTTTATATGTTTTTAACGATGATTTTGATTATATAACTATGAACAAAAAATCATATAGGTATATAAAATGAGTATATATACCGAATGGGTATCCCGTGTTTTTATTCCTATATTGTTAAGAATCATGGTAGTATCATCAAAACTCTGAAAAATGTTCCCTGCGATAATTTATATATTGACGGAAATTCCATCATATATGATTCATATAACGATTTAGAACCTTCTGAGAATTTCGAAGACGAACTCATCCAACAAATTATTATGCGATTAAATGCATTAATTAATAAAGTCCATCCACGTTCTAGATGCTATATTGCATTTGATGGTGTCGCACCACTTGCAAAAATGAAACAACAACGGGTTCGACGTTTTAAGAGTGAATATGAACGTGATATTCGGTCCGGACTCGGCCTTTCAAATCCTACTAAATGGAATACAAATGCTATTACACCCGGTACACTTTTTATGAAAAAATTGTCCGATAATTTAAAGGATTATTATATTGAATCGTCACACATTGTTGTTTCGTCGTCGGAACAACCTGGTGAAGGCGAACATAAAATTTTCGCCTTGGTTAGAAATAACATTGATTATCATTTGAAAACAATAACATGTATATATGGATTGGATGCAGATTTGATAATGTTATCGTTAAATCATTCTCAAAACTGTGACCATATTGTATTGTATAGAGAAACGCCACAATTTATAAAACAAATAGACTCGTCATTAGATCCGGCAAAGGATTATGTATTGGATATTAAACACTTGGGAAAGGCAATCGGTGATGATTTTGGGGATGTAGATCGTATTTCAGACTATGTCTTTATGTGTTTTATTTTGGGCAATGATTTCATTCCACATACACCGTCTATAAATATTAGAACAAATGGTATTAATGTTTTAATGGCTGTTTATAATGATATTATTGTTAGGCAAAAGCGATACTTGATTAGGGATGGTACAATCCATTGGGGAAATTTCAAACTATTTATAGAAGGGTTGAAACAGGATGAATTATCTCGAATTAAGGAAGAATATTCAAAGAGACGGAACTATAAATTGAATAAAACCTCATTAGATGATAAAGTATTATTCTTGCCACTATTAGATAAGCGAGAGGAACAAATGATTAATCCATATGAAAGTTTTTGGCAAGATAGATATTATAATCACCTGAATGATATTGACCGCAATAATGATAATGTTCTTAAAACATTATGCATAAATTATCTTGAAGGATTAGAATGGACAATGTGCTATTATACACATGGCTGCAATAACTGGTATTGGAAATATAATTATTTATATGCGCCACTTCTATCCGATTTATATCGGTTTATTCCAAGTTTTAATATTACATTGGTTTCAAATAATATCAAGCTTCCTGTATCACCTTATACACAATTGGCTTATGTTTTACCAAGAAGCTCGCATCATTTGATTCCGGAAAAAATCAGAACTTACTTAGACACCAATTACCGTCATTATTATGATTCTGGTGTAATAAAATGGGCATTTTTCAAATATTTCTGGGAATCTGTCGTACAATTTGACCAACTTAATATTGAACAATTTAATATTGAAATCAATAATAAAATCATATAAAAATAATATAGTATCTATTTATAATGTCTTCTGACGAAGAGATGATGAGTCGTGGCGATTTTTTACAACTACTTCAAACCAAAGAAAAACCTCTGTTGGTGAAATTTACAGCAGAATGGTGTGGTCCATGTAAAAGGTCCAAGCCATTAGTTACCGCGTTTTTAACGGATGATGTTCTAGCTCGGCTTACCTATTTGGAGATTGATATTGATCAATCGGTAGATGTATATGCTTATATGAAAACGAAACGTATGTTGAACGGTATTCCGACATTATTTTTTTATGATAAATCAAATAAGCATTTTCCGCCAACATATTCAATATCTACGGGTAAAGAAAGTGTGATTGAAGATTTTTTAAAAGTTGTGGCAGGTGCGATATAAATGCGGTTATAATATATATATGTCATATAATATGGATTTGAATATTGATAATTATGATTTTGATGATATATTAACTCTTTTTAAATTACCATATCATTATACGGAAAAGGATATGAAGGCAGCCAAAAAAATTGTGCACCAAACTCATCCCGATAAGTCTGGTTTAGACAAAGACTATTTTTTCTTTTTTTCCAAAGCCTATAAATTATTATATAAGGTTTTTGTATTTAGATCAAAAATTGCTATAAAACAGCGTGATGACAAGGATTATGATGCCGAAGATGTAGAAGAATTTGAAACGGAAAACGAAGAACTTATAAATCGAATTAAAAAGAGTAAAAATTTTAATACGGTTTTTAATGAATTATTTACCAATATGCATATGGTGCGTGAGGAGGATGGTTATGGAGATTGGTTGAAGGATGATAATTGTATAGAGTTACCAAAATGCAAAACACCTAAGGATATGGCGGGGGTTCTGAGTGCTCACCGTGAGACGATGGTCTTAGTTAAACATGATATTCAGGACTTTTATACCTCAACTGGACATAATTTAGACGGAGTTGAATCATATGGGTCCGGCCTATTTAGTAAATTGCAATATGATGATTTAAAAAACGCGCATGAAGAAAGTATCATACCAATTTTAGAATCTGGTAATATGAAACATCAATCGTATGATGCAGCATTAGAAGAACGTAAAACAATTACAGCACCAATTGAAAAAAAAACTGCGGAGAATATGATTAAACAACAATTATTGTTGGCTGATAAAGAGGCAAATCTTAGGGCATTTAAATTAGCAAAAGAGACTACTAAAAATGAAGAAAAACAAACCGTATGGTGGAGCAAATTTAAACAGATATTAGATTCAAAATAATATTTAGATGATGAAAATAAGAAATATCCAAGTATAATATAGATGAATTATGTTAATTATGTAGTATTCTTTGTATTAATAATTGGTGTCGGTTCTTTGTATAAAACATGGGAAATGAAGGAATTGCAAAAAGATAAAGGCAAAACCAATACACATATTAAGGAATTTTTATTAAATCGGACAAATACACAAGACATTGATATTTTTACAAGACCTTTTTTATGGATTCATGTTGATAATGAATTAAATGCAAGAAACTGGGAATCTTTTGGTTCTCGAAGTAATCGCAATTTAAACAAACCATATGTTTATTATTGCATTAAGACAATTATTCAAAAATGTGATAAAGTATTCAATATTTGTTTAATCGACGATACCTCATATAAACGCTTATTGGAAAATTGGACAGTCGACTTAGATGCCGTTGATATTACACTTCGTAATAAAATTAGACATCTAGCCAATGCTAAACTATTATATGAGTATGGTGGTATTGTTGTACCGCCCTCATTTGTGTGTAGTAAATCTTTGAAAAATTTATATTTTAAGAATGTTAATAAACACGGTATTTTCGCATGTGAGAAGCTTGATGATACTTCTTATGTGACCGAACAGCGATATTTACCAGATAATACATTTATGGGTGGGAAACGAAAACATGCCATAATGAAAGAGTATTGTATGTATTTAGAACAGTTAATATCAACCGATTATACAAGTGAAAGTGATTTTAAAGACAGTATTGGCAAGTATTTATCAAATCTTGTAAATAATAAAAAAATGGCATTAGTGAATGGAAAACACATTGGCATTAAAGATGCAAACGGAAAAAATATATTATTAGAAGAGTTATTTAATACCCAATATATTGACATCTTAGAAGATGCATATGGTATATATATACCAGATAAAAAATTGGCTCTGCGCACTGCATATAATTGGTTCTTACGCATTGATATTAAGAGCTTATTGGATAGTGATTTAATCATATCGAAATATATGTTATTGGCCCAGGATATCAAATAAATCCTACGCTCATTTTATATTAATACAGTCAGTTGTAAATAGTGCCAATTCGAGTTCATCTTCGTAATTATTAATTATAATCGCAATGTATTTTGTTATAATTTTGATCAGTTCAAATTTAAATTGGTCATCTAGGGTTTTCTGGTTCTTTATATAGTAATAAAAATAGAATAAAATGTCTTGTATTGAATATCCTTCATTGGTATATGCTGAATGTAAAATATTCAAACTCTCTGGGAATTTTTTCGCACGTATATTTGTAACAAACGAATCATAATATTGTATATCTATATTGCTACACATTTTAATGATGTGTTCGTTTGTGCATTTTCTCCCATATAGTTTTATTTTAAAAATGTTATTCAATAGTTTTTTATATGACTTTCCGGATAATTCAATAATTAGTTCTTTGTGTATATTATCTAATTGTATTTTCATATTTTCCCGTTCATATACAGCATCATATAACTTGGATAGTTTCTCATAATTGATATCTAGCATTTCAATATAGTTAAGTCTTGAAATAATATTATGGTTAACCTTACTTATTGCGCTAGTAGTCGCAATAAAGTTTATATCATATTTATCGATATAATTTTGAAATATTTGTTGTTGTTGTTCGCCTATTTCGTCAATATTATCAACCACCAATGTTTTTTTGAAGCCGGGGGCTGATGATTTTATTTGGCAAAAGTTTTTAACATCGGACCGATAGTATTGTATACCTTGTTCTTGGAGACTGTTTATGTTTAAAATATTCTCTCTAATATTCTTACAACCCTTGTAATATTGTTCAACAATTAAATTTATAAGAGTTGTCTTACCAGTACCGGAGTGCCCGGCAATTATAAGATTGACTTGATGGGATTCAATTAAAAGTTGAATATTATGTTGGTCGTTCCCTTTGATACTGCAATCGTTGATAGTATTAATTCTATATTTTGATATCATATGCGTATTTAAATACAATAACTGTATATATTTATATAATAATATGAATAGAACTACATCTCTTAAAATATTAGAACTTACTGGTAATGCCACACCAGACGAAATTAAGAAAGCATATAGACGTTTATCAATAAAATATCATCCAGACAAAAATAATGGTGTTGATATTGATGACAGATTTAGAAATTTAAATAATGCATACGAAAAGTTAACGGGTAAGAATGATGATGATGAGGGAGAATTATTTACAGCAGCAGATGCCGGAATTCCAATCGATATTATAAAAATGATGTTTGGCATGGGTGGTGGCATGGGTGGCGGTGGCATGGGTGGCGGTGGCATGGGTGGCGGCGCGAGACCTAGAATGCATACATTTGAATGTGGTAGCCGAGGGCCTCGGCAGGCCAGTTTTGATATACAAGAGCTGTTTGGCAATATTGATGACCTAAATATGTTTCATGGACATTCTCCGTTAGAAAAGCCCCCACCGATTGTACAAAAAGTTACAATTGGCATGGATTCTTGTTATAATGGTTGTAATATTCCTATTAATATTAAAAGATGGCATAAAATGCCAGGAATGAATGAAGAGGAAGAGACGATCTATATTGATATTAAGTCTGGGATTGATAATAATGAAATGTTGATTATTAGAGATAAAGGTCATGTTATAAATGATAATCTAAGGGGTGATGTTAAAATTTTTGTTAATATTGATGATACAACACTCCCTAAATATACACCTTTTAAACGAAATGGTCTTGATATGGAATTTAAGATTGATATTTCATTGAAAGATGCATTGTGTGGGTGTTCTTTCGAGCTGAAACATTTATCCGGACAAAAATTTACGCTAAGAAATAATAAATTATTATCACCAGGTTCAAAAGTTTCCCTAAATGATCTCGGGTTTAAACGTGACGATTCAATTGGCAAGATTATTATTTTTTATAATATTATATTTCCTACCAAATTAGAATCTTCTCAAATTGAATCACTTAAAACAATATTATAATATAATATATGTTATCATTGACAGCATCTATTATAGAAACAGTGGTCGTAAAAACTACGATGTTTGCAGTAACTCAGGTATTGAATCTGGCTACATATGGAACCTATAGTGTATATAACTGGTATAATCCGACATTAACATCAACCGAAATATTACAAAATGAGGTTAAATTATTAAGAAACGAGCTAAGAGAATTGCGAGAGACTGACTACGCTCGTCACGAAAATCGGATCATTGTGTTAGAGTAAATTTTTATTAATTCTATTAGGTAATTGGTGTCCAAATAAAAGCATATACAATAATACAACTGCTCCAAGGGCTATGCTTCTATCTTCACTTTTTGGCTGAGATAATTTAAGGGAAAATCGCATAAAAATAAAAGCAACGATAGCAAATATTATTGAATGGATTACCATAATTAGGCCTCTTTCATGATTCATTTATATATGTGCATAATATTTTAAATTTATGCTTATTGCTATTTATGCTAATTTTGCTAATTAATGCTAATTGCTAATACGCTTGGTAGATATACTCGATGCCACGATATAAATAGAGTTTTCGGTCATAATAATATATTCTTCTTCAACTTTGTAAATTTTTTGTATAGGGCTGGTATATTCATCTTCGCTTTTGACTAATAACTTGTCACCGCTTTCTTTTATACCAATAATGACGCTGCCTTCTAAGGAATTAGTCCAATAATCAAACATGATAGGTTTGTCTTCAACGATAGCTAATTTAGCGACATTAGTTAGTGCTCCAGTTGAACATTGACGGAAAGATTGACTATTTGCCATTTATATATTATTTTATGATATTCTTTAAACCAATATTAACGCATTTATATATATGGACGTTTTTGTAGAAAATAAAACGATCATTCAAAATTATTATATTAAATATACAACTTTAATTAACGAGTATTTAAATTATGCATATGAAAATCTTCCAAAGGATAATAGCTATACCTATATTGTCATCAAGGGAATTGAATTGCTAACACATATCTTTAAATTTAATTTGTTAAAAACCCAAAATATTACAGTAACAATTGATATATGTCATAAGAATTATCTTTATTATATTGAATTTATATCACAAATATCTGCTAATGATAATCAGTTATCGCTTACGCCAACAGATGCTGTGTTTTTCGTGTTAAAAAAATCGGTATTTAATATAATTAATCACGACGAGAATGATATGAGTGATTTATGTCCTATTTTAAATGAACTTATTGTGTTTCATAACACACTATTGTTTCACTATATAGATGGGATTGATATCAATGAATCACATCATTTTTATGCATTTAATGAAAATATTTATTTAGTGACAGAACATATTTTAAAAATACATACCCTAAATAATATCAAAAATTTAATTTCTTATGTGATGATTAATAAAATAAAAAATACACCATTTACCATATTAACTAAAAATGTACTGACATTCATGTCTCATATTTCCCAAAATTATATTGATAACAAAAATATATATAATATCGTCCTTTAATTTATCATTATTTGTTTCCGGACACGTTTAATATGCTTGATTTTCTCTTTCTTTTCTACATTAGGGATTTCAATTTCTGCATAATATTCGTACAATAAGTCCTTGATGTATAAATATATATTTCGCAATACTTCTTCGCTACATTTGCCCACAATTAATATACTTCCTGTTCTAAATATCATAAATGAAATGCTTTTGATATTTTCTTCCGTTTTAATACCAGAATAGTTTACAGTCTTTGCGTTATAATAAAATTTGCAGCGGACACCAGGATATGAACATGAATCATAAATGACATTCAGGTTGCGTTTGTATTTGAGAATTTGAGATAATTTAAAACGGTCTAAATAATAGTTACAATCAAAATTCGAATTTATTAAGATACTTTCAATCCCATCGAAATTTTTTAGTATATCTTCGCGATAGGCCAATTCACTATCGATTGATACATTCAAAATACTGATTAATTTTTTCTTTACATCAATTAGCATTTGATGTGTCTGAATACCAGGCAATTCAATTTTGCCTGTATTAAATATTTTAATATGAAATTCTTTGAAGATTTTATTGGTCTCAATTCGTAGGATTAATACAAAACAATTATAAAACGCACCTTTTTTTTTTGTGCGATTCGTCAATAGGTCTTTTTTTGACAAACCAATTGATATTTTTCGGACATCTTTATATTTTTTTGCACCAATGTCGGCCTTCATTTTTGAAAGAAGTTGTTGCTCAATATAAAGCTCACTGTATTCCTTTAAATTGTTTTGGGTTTCTTCATATTCCGGTAATGAATTTGAAATAAATTTCATTTGTTTCTTTACAAATCCTGATTCCAATAGGTCATAATTTGTGACTGGAAGCCGCCAAAATATATTATACAAGTCTAATTCTTTATTTAAAAATGCAATCTCTGTCTTTGTCGAGATATACAATGTCGACGCGATTGGTGGCGTCTTATCAGACACCCGGACACTTTCGACCACTGCTCCTTCGCAACTTTCTTCGTTATTCAAATAGTCAAGCCAATCGTTGTCCAATGTCATTATTCTTATAGTTCTTTATATATATATTTATATCAATTTATATATATAGTGTACATATCCTGTTCAACATCATATTTGTATATTTATGATGCATTATCATATTACAATATTTAATCAGTTTATCGTCATATTTTCTTTCTATAAATATTTTATACCCTAAAAACTTTTTTATTATAAATTCGGGCTTGCAATAATATTTACTTGACAACGCTGTGATTTTATTGACCTTTTCTTGCATTCCATAGCCTTCATTTTTTAATATATTATCTATATTTTGATATAATGTATTAGTTATTACTTTGACATGTTGGATCTTTTCTTGATTGACTTGGATATAATTTATCATACTTCTAATATCATTATTATTAATATTTATTATATGCTTTAAAATTTCATCATCTAATTTAAGTTTTTCATTCACAATGATTGTTTTTAAAAATTCTAAAATCTTGTCCTTTGGTAATATATTAAAACGCATATGTATAAATTCATTCTGTAATGACAAATCTATTTTTGATATATAATTACATATTAAACAAAATCTTACATCATTCTTGCCTTGTTCTATTAATATATGTAATGCCTGTTGTGCGGTTTTCGTCATATAATCTGCTTCATCTAATATTATAAATTTGATACCTGTATTAAATAATGGTTTGCTACTTACGAAATTATTGATTTGGCTACGTATTATATCTATACCTCTATCATCTGATGCGTTTAAATGAATCATCATTTTACTATCTTCTGACCCAGTCGCCTTTTTTTGATATTCTTTAATTAAATTAATAATTGTCGTGGTTTTTCCTGTCCCTGGTTGCCCATAAAACAATAGATTTGGAAAATCATTCTGAGTAATTATATTTGTAAGTATATCATGATTTATGTCATCTAACACTATCTTTTCAAATTGATCTGGTCGATATTTTTCAACCCAAGGCCCTTGTTTTTGTTGCATAATTAAATAAATTGATATAAACTTATATATTAATTATAATATATTTATGTATCTAAAACTTGCATTCGGCCCTATGTTCTCTGGAAAAACAACTTGGCTTATTGCCGAGCATAATAAACTTCCATCATCCACCAACACATTATTTATCAACCATGTGTTTGAATATAATCGCAACCCTTCCGATTTTTGTATATCTCATGATAATATCCTTTGTCAGACAAAATCAACCTTCTGTAAAACCCTATGCCAATATGATAAAGAAACCATCCTTTCACAAAACATTCAAAATATCTTCGTCAATGAAGGACAGTTCTTCGAGGATTTAGATAAATGGCTATACAATATGCAGTGCATCGATATTAATATTTGGGTTTCTGGTCTCGATTATGATTATAAACAAAAACCCTTTGGCAAAATACTTGGCTGCATTCCTCTTAGTGATGAATTTCACAAACTCAGTAGTAAATGTAATTGCTGTCAAAATGTTGCTAACTATACCAGACGCATTACAGATGTCAAAAAAAAAATTGTTGTCGGCAATGATGATATTTATATGCCTGTCTGTCGTTTATGTTATTTTAAAAACAACTTAAATCAATAAATAAATGATTAGCTATAATGAGTTCTCCTCCTAAAAAACGTGGGCGGAAACCTAAGGCACAATCTACGGAACCTGTAATTAAGCCGCCTCCTAAAAAACGCGGTCGGAAACCAAAAGGTGGCCAAATCGTTGCAACTAATATTCCAATCCCGCCCTCAGATAATAGTGTCATTAATAATATTATTGTTCATCTCAAATGTCATATGAAAGATCTAGATGGGCAACAGTTTTTGCATAGCACTGATTATATCCCTAATATCGAGACCGTCGAGTCATATGATGATTGTTTTAATTCAGGCTCATCACAGCCATTTGAAATCAACTCTGGTATTGTTTCTGAAGAAACACCAACTCTTAAAAATTCTCCTACCCAATCTTCAATTCGATTAAATTTAGCAAACCAAATTTCAAAACTACAACATGATTTGAATATTTTTAATTATACAAAACAATCAGACTGTTTCTGGTGCTCAGAACCCTTTAAAAATGATGCCATCTATATTCCGTCTAGAAAATCTAATACTAATGGAAAATATTCTGTATATGGAAATTTCTGCACACCTGAATGTGCTTGTGCGTATTTAATGCAAGAAAATATTGGCGACTCCGAAAAATTTGAACGGTATCATCTCATAAATTATATTTATGGTGAAATTTTTAATTATGGCCATAATTTTAAACCCGCACCGAATCCGCATTTTACATTAAAAAAATACATGGGTAATTTGTCTATTGAAGAATATAGAGATTTATGTAATTATGATAAATGTCTTTTAGTTGTAAATAAACCAATGGTGCGTGTTTTGCCACAATTATTTGACGATAATTCAAAATATCAAATTAATCAAAAAAATAATAAAATTAATGGTTATAATCTAAGCAAAACTAATGAAAAATCAGAATTCTTCACGTAAATTAGTAGACTTTATTTCCCGCTTCATCCATCTTTAATCGTATTTGTCTATATATCTCTTGGTTTAATGTACCAGTCGCTGGTTTTGGTGCATCTTTAATTCCCATTTCCATTCGTATTACTTTCATATAATCCCACTCATTTTCAATCAGTTTTGTCCGAGCTGTTTCATAATCATATTCTGTTTGTCGAACAACCATTTCAATTAATTTATGTAGTATTTCTGCTTGCTTCGCTTCATTTCCCGAATTATCCATTACTATATATTTATTATATTCTAATTTTAAATACTATATTTATAAATATAATACTATATATATATGTCAGATGGAGTTGTTTCGAATATTTGTGCGCCAGCCCTAGTATATTTGTCATTCTCTCTTATTCAAATTGTCATCGATATTTATAAAAATCAATTCACCACAGCATTCTTTAAGTTTTGGACAATGTTGATATTTACAACTTTGCTAAATATTTTATGTGAACGCGGCCTAGAAGTCGTCTCATGGATGTTTGTCTTCATTCCTATAATCACAATGACTATCTTACTTGTTGTTCTCATTTATTTCTTAGGATTTAATCCTGGGCAAATTAATAAAAAATTTAATGTTACTCAAAAAAAACAACCTCCAGCAGAACCCTATAATATTAATGAAATTATTAAACACGAAATTGCCCTTCAAAAAAAACTTGACAAGGAGAATAGTGCTGCTCTACCTGATGCTGATGAAATTATTGATTTAAGTGAATCTTTTGCCGTTCATAAAAAAAATTCTTTATTCACACCAAGTCACTTTTTATAAAAACTTAAATAATACTATATAGTATGGATTATATGCCAGGTTCTGTGCGAGGTTCTATGCCAGGTTCTATGCCTGATTTCATACCGGATTCAATACCCGATTCAATGTCTGATTCCATTAAATCTTGTTTTTTTTCTTGTTCTTTTACACTTTGCAAAACATATACCTATTTTCGCCAATGTTATGATAAATATCTTGGTGAATGTATTCACTATTATACAAATAATGATATTGATTTGACACTACCCTTTTATAATTCTAATGGCGAACAATTTTATATTAATAGTCTTGTTACTGCCAATAATTCAGTGTTATCTACTATGAACAAATCAACTGAATTTATATTATGCGATTTCACCTTTTTAAATATTACCGTCGCGTTTAACGATGAAGAATATCAAATTGAATTAGCCAATACATTTTGGGATTTTTATTGTGTTAATAATGTTATCGACTTTGACTTTTTATATTGGTATATGACCTATATTAATAATGTAGGCAATTTTGATCATAATTATAGCTGGGTCATTCTTGATAATAACTTTGATTTTATCCAACTTGATTCAAATTCCAGTATTCTATTTCACCTCGACTCTTATTCTATTATTAATAATTATTAATTAAACAGTTATCTATTTAATTAATATGACGAATGTACTTGATTCAAAATGGACAATTTGGTATCATCTACCTAATGATACCGATTGGTCATTGAAAAGTTACACTAAACTCTTTGAATATGATACTACCGAGAGATGTGTTGCCTTAAATTCTCTTATTAATGATAAATTATTATTAGACTGCATGTTTTTTACTATGAAAGATAATATTGCACCTGTATGGGAAGCACCTGAGAATATTAACGGTGGGTGCTTTTCCTTTAAAATTCAAAATAGACATGTGCCTGCCATATGGAAAACTCTGATATTTAGTGCAGCTGGCAACACATTATTTAAAGATGAAAATATAATGAAAGCTATTAATGGTATTACAATATCACCAAAAAAATTCTTTTGCATTATCAAAGTATGGATGAATACCGACAAATATGATGATATTAAATTGTTTGATAATAATATTATTCGTTTTACTGAATGTTGTATCTTTAAAAAACATAGTTGATTTACTGACTAGATGGCAATGGTGCTAAGCATAATTGTATATCTCCTAGTGATGCCACATTATATTTCACAATCAATGGCAAATCATTTGCCAAATAAATTTCTATTTGATTGCATAAATTAGTACATTTTATAAAACATCCAAGATTTTTCAATGAAAATTCTCCCTGTATTACTGCACTAGCATCATCTTGTTGCGTAAATTTCATAGAATTCTCTGTTTCAGCTCTTCGCGTTTCAGATGAAGCAAATTGACCTATACATTTAAATATCATTTCATTGGCGACAGATTTGATTTCGATTTTTTCAGAGATTCCTAACATATCTCGCACAATTTTTTGAAAATCACCTGATGGCATGTTAATAATTGATGAATATTTAACATCCGGGATTTTTAACTCTTCTGTGTCTGGCTCGATCAATCTAAGACTATGTGTCTTACATTGTTTAATATCTCCATTTTCAAATTTCAATCCTAGTTCAGATACAACACCATCATTATAATTACCATTTTCAATATAGATTGTCAATGTATCAGTATTTTCAATTGAATTGATTAATTTAAATAAATGCAACATATTTACACCAATTACAATCTTGTCATGTTTGCACTCAAATTCTTCAAAATTGCAGCCATTTAAAAATAAATGTACTAATATAGTGTGAGACTTGTCCATATTAATAATCTTTATACCCTTTTTTTGAAATATAATATTTGTTTCCTGTAAAATATCCTTTAATGCAGTCATTAGTGTTCGAAATGGCGCGATTTGAACTGTTCGTATTGTTAATACATTCCCTGGATTATCACCCATATACGTATATTTATTCCTGCTCGTTTCTTTAAATAATAAACGCATTATTAAATATTTAATTACCATAAATAACGGTGACTCAATATTTTTGCATTATAGTCTCCCCTTGATTTTTTTTCTTCTTTGCGGATAGCTCTTTGCCGGTTTGCTTCACCAGAATGTCTTGAATAGTAATTTCTCTGACGTTTCTTATTTCCATGATTTTTTTTTGTATAGATTCCTAAACGCGTCCTATCTTTAAATTGTTCATAATTCTGATCTCCAAAATGTATTTTGCGTATTTTTTTACTAATTTTATGTTTCACATATGCTGTATATTTCTTGGGAAATTTACCCTTTTTAATATTTATTATTTTTTCATTCATATATTATTTGATTATTAATACATTCATATATTGCATTTCGACCATTTGATATGATCCACATATTTTGTTGTTTATCTGCAAAATATATATGATATCCTACATCTTCGTCATAGTTTGTATTCTTAAACCAATATGGCATCCCATTTATGATTCCTTTCCTTTTATATAAGCCATTCATCACGTCATATTCGCTTTTACCGACACTCAAGTCCCCTGACTTATTTAATTTCACATCTAATGTATTCACTCTGTTAAATCTTTCTAATAATCTAAACTTTTTTTTGTTACACTGTTCTTCACACTGTTCTTCACACTGCTCTTCACACTGTTCTTCGCACTGTTCTTCTTCACACTGTTCTTCGTCTTCATTTGTAAAGTTTTCTTGTAAAAACTGTACAAATTTATACATATTGTTGTCTATCTTACTTTTTTTTTGTCAATTATTTACCGGCTCTTAGAAGACTTCTTCCTCTTAGGAGACTTCTTCTTCTTAGGAGACTTCTTCTTCTTAGGAGACTTTCCTGCAGATATTCTTACTGCACCGAATTTGCCTTTCTTGGCAGTCCAACCAGCCTTTTCTAAACGTTTCTGCTTCTTTGCAGTCTCCTGAACTTTTCTAGATACAATCCGGCCATTCTTGTTTTTTACTAAATCACTCTTAGTTAAACCCCCAGACGTTTTATACGCAGTTCCATGATGAACCTGCGCGCGCGAACCTATAAGCATGTCATAAACATTCGACCCTATATGGTATTTTCCATCGGCAGATTTATTATGTCTTTTTGGCATTTTATATTATAATGTTAGATTTTATTTATCAGAAATTGCGCAGATTATTTGATGAACGCATATTTTGATTTATAATTGCCCGTTTTGGCATTTCTATTATCGATATTTTTTTCCCATAATGGCGCATATTAATACTTCGCATTGAATAAAATTCTGCTAATGTTATCTTAGGATTATTTCCGGCACTTTCTATAGTGGAATCCACAATCGCCACCGGCAGACAATTACATCTTTCATATTCTGTTGGTATATATGGCTCTGGCTCCGCCTCTGGTTCTCGTTCGCTCACAATAAATGTTATATGTCCTTCGCGTGATTTTATTCCATCGATTGCGCTAGTTTTTATTTTGAAAAATATATAATCAACTCCAATAAAATTGTCGTCTGGATCATATGTCAAGATAAAGTCGCCCGCGCTAAAATTTGTTGTTCTTTTTCCATGAAACGGACCTATCAAATCTGTTATTTCTAAATTGCTATATGCATCATCTATCAAAAATACATTTTCATTTATTAAATTTCCGACCCATGGTTCATTTTTATAAATATCATATGTTCTATTAAATATCTCTGGGGTATCATATTGATTCACTATGTTTATCGTTATTGTATTATTCCATTCTATGTATTCATGTCCTTTTTCGGGGTGCTCAAGGTCGTTGTTTACTATTTTATAGTGTAGCTCACCACTAATTACTGCATCGGTAAATGCATTATCTCCTCCTAAATATTGAGATTCTGGTATAAACTTACAAAATGAACCATCGTTTTGATTTTCGATTGTCCCTAATGATATATCACCAATAATAATAAATGATAAATCTGTTTCTTTGATTGGTTCTCCTGCGTTTTGTCTGTATGGTAAATTAAATGTTATCGATGCTTTATCCGTTGTCTGTATTGTTATATTATTTGTTTGAATTGTATGTTTTGCAGATATTGTAACATCTAATGCATGATTTTCTGCTAATAATGCCACTTCCTGCGCTGCTGTTGCTAGGGTAAGGCCGGTGGCTCTACTCGTCACATCTCCCGGATATTTTGTTAGCGTAATAGGTATTAAATATTTACTGTTTCCATTTTTATTAAATACAGTTGGTGATATATTAACGGTTACCTGTCGATTTGGGAAATCTAGTCCCGTGTAAAATTCTTTTCCCGGGGCGAGGACATTAAAATCGCCAATACGATGTATATTATCGGCATCTAGCAACCCATTAGATATGTCTATCCGACTTCGTATTGGATTTAAAACCTTCTTCGACTGCTCATCGAAGTAATAACTCGGTATATATGTATACGATTTAGTTCCTTGATTGGGCGCCATAAGAGCCATTGATAAATCTGTTATTTTTGCAACTGTGCTGTTATATGCTGTTTTTTCTAATTGATTTTTTGTTACAATATACCCCAACATTATCACATCTTCACCCAGCGAATTAAAACTCGTTTCTATAATTTGGGTCTCTTCTCCTACGAACCATTGTGATGCTAAACCCGTTTTAACTTCACCTGTTAAAGGATAATATAATAGAGATTCTTTATTGAGACTGTAAATTTGTTGTAGGCTGGTTGGCTCTGGTCTTACAAATAAATTAAATGTACCCCAATTTTCATTTATTCCGATTAAACTATCAGAAATATCATACCCATTTATATATTTTACCGGTTTATTTTCAACACCAAAATACATTTCTGAGGGGGAGGAGGAGACTACAGCGGCACGAAGATGTGGAGAAACTATCTGTTCTATTATTTTGGTGGGGTTTTTGCCAGTTGGATATGATGCCAGTGGCGTTTTGAATGACAAAAATTTATTTGTATTTACACTTATATCTAATATAAATACATTTGTATTATTGCTCATGGATGATGCGATGTCTACGTTCTTTGGTTTTAGTTCTATTGGTATATATAGTCGTTCGGCTATATCTGCATTTATAATGATAAATCCTGATGCATCATAATTTGTTTGCAATCCGAAAATCGACCTTTTTGGATTGCCTCCAACTGGAACATTCTCTCTATATACACCCTCAGGATCAAATAATAAGTAATCACTTGAAATGTCTTGTGTATTCTCAGCATAGGATGATGGTTCTTTAAATTTAAACACCAAATATGTATCCGATACATCTATATTATCATAGTGTGGCTCTGCATTTGATGTATCATAATATCCATAATAATACCCCTTAAATAAATAGCTTTGTGGTAAATCCTTTAATCCCAAATTGGATATATCTACAAACGGTGATTTAGTAATACTATTAAATTTACTTTCTTGCATCTCAACACTACATTTCATCAAATCAATACCATCAAAATCATATTGACCTGCTTTCATTTCTTGTCTTGCTTTTTTGGTATTTAATGTGCCGATTACAGATGATGCATCACAAAAACTTAAATCATTAAATGATATTTCTGTCACGGTATCATAAAAAATTTTAATATCTATTTGTAACTGGTCTGTGATGTTACCTTCACTATCTTTATCATCGCATTTATAAAATAAATATGGAAATTTATAATCAAAACTACTTCGACTTATATCAACATCATACTCATGTGATAATCTACCACCACAAAGATCATAAATTGTGTCAAAGTTCTCGACAATTTCTAAACTACTAGATACGTCGTACCGCTGAACTCTTGACCAATCGTGACCATAATATAGTTCATCATATAGATATTTATTTTCCGTTATTGATTCTTTTTGCATCTCTTTGAGAACATTATTAGACGACGTATCATGTCGCATACTTAGTGCATATCCAGAGATATCGTCTAATAATGGTCTCATGCCACCGTTTAATGGCCGATTCTCTATGGTTAGTATCTGAGAATTGCCATCGGTATCTGTATAAGATAGGTCCACTAATGAGAATTGCGTAATATTTGACATGGGGTCCTCATCAAATGTATATGTGCCATTTGCGACAGCCCTTTTTTTAAGAGAATATTGATTAATCATATCAACCCAATATACTTCTTTTACATCAATTTCTGTTGTTTGCACCCATGTTGCAGAGGTGTCATATAGATTTGTAAATCCAAATGTATAGGATGCGTCAGTTGCACCAGTTTGTTGTATATATACGATACCTCTTGACATATCTGAAACTTCCCAATTAATGCCTTGATTGTTACTAATTTCTCTATATAAATTGCTCAATACTAGTTTTTGGTCTATTACCCAATTATAATCATTAGTATTATCTAACAAAGTAGTAGCAACTGTGCTGCCACTACAACATATCCAATCAGCATGTTCTATCATACCATTATTATATGATACATCCCAATGTTTTAGTTCTTCATTAAATACAAGTGAAATATCTGTGGATAGAGAGAACTTGCTTTTAAATAGGGTTTTACCAGTATATGTAGATCCGCCAGTAAATGATATAGTATATTCTGAAGATGTCATATCTATCGACGTCACGGCCGGGTCAGTTTCTGTTGTAAAAGGAAATATAATAAGTTCATCAATATTATTTGATACATCATATGCTGCTCCACGTTGAGGGTTGCCTCCAACGTTTTCATCACTATTGGCTGCTCGTTTTATACGATTTGTATGAATTTCTCGGTCATACAACATCCCTACATGCAATAAATCTATTGCTAAATCTGTATTTGCCATCGATTGATAATGCAGATTGTATGATTCGGTTCCAATAGTATTTATATAACCATTGATATCATTTAACACTCGTGAAGATAAATCTTTTGTTGTTTGTCCATTATAAAATATGTTATATGGTTTCGATATTGGTCTTGTGTATTTTGCATAATCATCCAATAACAATTTACTCATATAAAATGATAACATTAATATTATCAATGATAAACGATAATTATGTTCTTGAAAAAAAAATTGGGTCTGGTGCGTTTGGTACAGTTTATAAAGCACATCACCGAATTACTAATGATGATTATGCAGTTAAAATCGGCGAGTCTGCACAAATTGATTATGAGGCAGGCGTCATGAAATTACTAAATGGTCATGCTAATATTCCACGACTTAAATGGTGTGGATTAATACAGTCCAAGAAGTGTATTGTAACTGACTTATATTCTCTCTCTCTTAGTGAAATAAAACAAGATAAACTGAATGTTACAAGTTGTTTGAAACAAATGCTCTCAGCGATTGAGTTTATTCATGGCAAAGGTTTAGTCCATAGAGATATTAAACCGGATAATTTTATGATAAAAGGTACTAGCATAGAGAGAATATATCTCATTGACTATGGAATGGCAAAACCATTTGCAAAATATGATAAGCCACGTGGTCTTGTTGGTTCAATGATGTATGCAAGTATCAATGTTCATAAGGGATTACCATATGGTCGCCGTGATGATTTGGAATCGATTATTTATACGGTATTATTTTTATTATGCAAAAAACTACCATGGGCAGATTTAAAATGTATAACCGAAAAAGAAATGGCTGATAAATTAATCATAGCAAAAGCTAATATATCTAATCTGAATAATAAAAATGGGATATTAATGACAATTATAAAACTTCATAAATATGTTTCTGGTTTAGGATTGAGAGAATCTCCTTCATATACTTATATCAATAGTAAATTGATTTAAAGACCTTTCATATATTTAATTATAATGAGTGATACTGTAGGTGCTACAATTGGACGTGTTAAGTGGTTTAATGGCCGCAAGGGTTTCGGATTTCTAACATCGGTCGGCACGGAAACTCCTACTGATGTGTTTGTTCATCATAGTTCTGTACGTGTTGCCGATGAGCAATACAAGTATCTTGTGGAAGGCGAATATGTTTCGTTTAATATTTGCACGGCAAAGGATGTTGAGGCGCAGGAACACCAACACCAGGCCAGTGATGTTACCGGTGTCTTCGGTGGAAAACTTATGTGCGAAACGCGAAATGCTAGTCGCGAGACCCATAACAACAATTGGCAGCAGCATGGACGAGATTCTACTCGCCCTGATAACCGCCCTGATAACCGTCCTGATAACCGCAGATATTAAAAAATAGTAAATTGATATAATTTGTAATTGTATCAATTTACACCAATTCTTTTGGATTTACGTGTATTATTGTTACGAGGTGTCGTTTTTCTGACAAAATCGTGAACAAAATTCTCTAAGACTTTGTCATCCAATTTGCTATATAATACCTCTCCTTCGAAATGCATAGAACTTTCAAAGATACTTTTAATTAATCCAAGAAATACCGGAAAATTTTTAATATGTCTCTTATGGATTTTTGAATTTAGTAATCTCCCACCAACATCTATCGCCGCTGGATATATTACATATGCAGGAATTTGCAAATATTTCACCCGTTTATCATTTTTAATAATATGAGGTTGGTCATCTATAAAATATACATGTCTCAAATTTGATACGTCTAAACATCGATGTAAATCACCATATGTTTTGTTATCAGACGAGCGTCTTGCGTCGCTGCTATATGCGTAAATCACATCATCAAAAATTTTTGATTTGATTTTTTCTTCTATATATTGTTTTATATAGTCTATCCATTGTCTTCCACCCATATTATTAGTGTAAATTACTACCTTATATCCATTTTTATTTTTATTTAAATATCTGAAATATTTCAACAACTTTGGTCGGATATACTCTGGAAACATATCTAAAATATCTCTAAAATCATCATACGTTAAATCGTTCTTAGATGAATATTCAATAGCATTATATATATCGGAAAATGTCGCAAAACTACCTAATGTTTCATCTACATCCCACACGATTATATCATTAGTTGTTTTTTTCATAAATATATTATACAGTTATTTTTTATTTACATAATCAACCACAGATATAATCACCTTTTCCTGGTCCGTAATTTTTTGAAAAATTATATTCTCTCCTATTCTAATTTGTACATGTTTTCCAAATATATTTTTGCAAATAATATGTACATCATCAGTCACAATCTTTATATCCGATATAAAACCTCCCATTTCTAATTTTAATTCTCTCTTTTTGAATTTTTTTAAACTATACCATCTTATAAACATACCATATTTAAATTCATTCAGGTCACTTATGTATCTATAAAATTTCAAACTTTTATGTGCACTTTCTCTCTCCCTCGCATTTAAATTCATCTCATCAAAAATTTTTGTTTTATGCTCCTGAATTTTGCCACTTGTTAAATATTCTACAGTACTATCATTCGTCTCGTCAATGGCATTCTCAAAAACCTTTTTTAAATCATCAATATCAACCATATATAAATTATGCTCTTATTTTTAATATTTTAAATTTAATTATTTAATACATAAATGATTAGATTTTATAACATTTTGTAAAAAAATAATTCTCAGTATCAGAAAATGCTAAATGCCCGCTAATGCCCACCACTTGCGTAATACCTTTTTCAATAACAATACATCAGTGATCATGAATGTTTCTAAGACTGGGTCAGTGCGCGGGCGAAAAAGACCCTCTTTTTACAAAGTATATTTGTAAATTTTTTTCAAAAAAAAGTAATCATTTTAAAAAAAAACGCAAAAAAACTTTTTAAAAACACCAAATAAGTGACTCTTTGACCACTTCTTTCATCGATGTAGGGAGCTTTTGAAAAAGTTGAAAAATCATGTAGGCAAAGGTTGTAGGAGAAAAATTTGGCGGTTTATAAAAGTTTTTTTGCGTTTTTTTGAACTTTTTTTTTCAAAAATGTGTTTCTCAGTAAGGCGCTACTTTGCGTTTTTTTTGCGTTTTTTTTTGAACTTTTTGAAAAAACATGAAAAAGTTACTTACATCGATGTAGGGGTGTTTTTTCACAAATAAAAAAAACTTTTCAAAAAGTCGCAAAAGTCGCAAAATATTTGCACAAAACCCTTCCTACATCGATGTAGTGGGTGTTTAACCAATTTATTATAAAAATAACGTCCTTACATCGATGTAGGCAACTTTTTCACAAAATATATGAAAAGCGTTTCATCCCTCATGGAAAACGCGAAAATGCTAAATGCCCGCTAATGCCCACCACTCGCGTATTACCTTTTTCAATAACAATATATTGATGTTCACACATGTTCCTAAGACTGGGTCAGTGTGCGGGCGAAAAAGACCCTCTTTTTACAAAGTATATTTGTAAATTTTTTTCAAAAAAAAGTCATCATTTTAAAAAAAAACAGAAAAAAACTTTTTAAAAACAGCAAATAAGTGACTCTTTGACCACTTCTTTCATCGATGTAGGTAGCTTTTTAAAAAGTTGAAAAATCATGTAGGTAAAGGTTGTAGGAGAAAAATTTGGCGTTTTATAAAAGTTTTTTTGCACTTTTTTGAACTTTTTTTTTCAAAAATGTGTTTCTCAGTAAGGCGCTACTTTGCGTTTTTTTTGCGTTTTTTTTTGAACTTTTTGAAAAAACATGAAAAAGTCACCTACATCGATGTAGGCCGATTTTTTCACAAATAAAAAAAACTTTTCAAAAAGTCGCAAAAGTCGCAAAATAAAAGGTATAAAACATGCCTACATCGATGTAGGGGGTGTTTAATCAGTTTATTACAAAAATAACATGCCTACATCGATGAAGGCAACTTTTTAACAAAACATATGAAAAGCATTTCATCCCTCATGGAAAACGCGAAAATGCTAAATGCCCGCTAATGCCCACCACTTGCGCATTACCTTTTTCAATAACAACATATTGGTGATCACACATGTTCCTAAGACTGGGTCAGTGCGCGGGCGAAAAAGACCCTCTTTTTACAAAGTATATTTGTAAATTTTTTTCAAAAAAAAGTAATCATTTTAAAAAAAAACAGAAAAAAACTTTTTAAAAACAGCAAATAAGTGACTCTTTGACCACTTCTTTCATCGATGTAGGCAACATTTTAAAAAGTTGAAAAATCATGTAGGCAAAGGTTGTAGGAGAAAAGTTTGGCGTTTTATAAAAGTTTTTTTGCACTTTTTTGAACATTTTATTTCAAAAATGTGTTTCTCAGTAAGGTGCTACTTTGCGTTTTTTTTGCGTTTTTTTTTGAACTTTTTGAAAAAACCTGAAAAAGTCACCTACATCGATGAAGGTCGGTTTTTTAACAAATAAAAAAAACTTTTCAAAAAGTCGCAAAAGTCGCAAAATAAAAGGCATAAAACATGCCTACATCGATGAAGGGTGTTTTAATCGGTTTAATGCAAAAATAACCATCCTACATCGATGTAGGGAATAAATAACAAAAGGTATTATTGCGAATAATATAAAAATAATAATATAGTATAGTAAATGACAGATTCTCAAAAATATATATGTAACCTATGTAGTTATATAACAAACCGTAAAAGTGATTATTTGAAACATGGCACGACTATAAAACATCTTAAACAATGGGAAAATAATACATCGGATGCACTTATAGAAAAATATTATTGTGAGCCATGCGATTTCTTAACATTTCGCCGATATGATTATAATAGGCATTTGTTATCATCAAAACATACAAAGCCAAAGTTTATTTGTAAAAACTGCGAGAGAGAATATAAATTTAAAAAAAAGTATGAACAACATATGACAACATGTATAAAAGAAGAGTCTACCGACCTTTCACATATACAAAATACTACTTTTATATGCAAAAATTTAACTATTACGAATAATTTTAATATAAATGTGTATTTAAACAATGAGTATGGTAACGCCATTAATATTGGTGATTTTCGAAAACAAGTAACTCTTTCTTTCGACGATTTATTATATACAAAACAAAATGGTTATGCAAAGGGAATCTCAAAAATATTTATTAGAAAAATGGAAGAGCTTGGACCTTGTCATAGACCAATTCATTGCAAAAATAGTAAAGACCCGCAATTTTATGTAAGAGACGATAATAATTGGGTTGAAGATACAGAACATAACGAACTAAATATGGCAATCGATAGCGTCGCTTGCGCACAAATAGGTAAAATAAAAGACTGGGAAAAAATAAATCCTAATTGGTCAGAAACCAATGAGGGTCAGAAAGAATATATTGATCTTGTCAAATGTGTTTTGAATGGAACTACACACAGTGAACAAGAAAAGAACAATAAATTAATAAAACGTAACATTAGAGAGAATATTGAGATATGTGTTCCCTAAAATGATGAAAAAGCTGACGAAAAAGAATCCCCGCCATTATATGTTCCCAATCCTTCACTCATTTGTGTTTGCTGTGCAGCAATCTGAGGACGCGATTCTGTTTGAGTTCCCGGCCTCATCTGGGGAGCAGGAGGCTGAGGTGTTGGGTATTGCACGCCAGAGTTTCTATTATCTTTTCTTACATTTTCTGCCATGGGTTGTTTGGCACGTACTTCATTTTGGTATCCTTCAGCCGTCTCATCCTCCTCCTCCTCATTCTCATTCCCTTCTTGGAATCCGTGGATGCTTCTGTTGCCATTCCAAACACCTAAAACTCGCGTATAGAGAATATTTGCCTTCTCACCAATCTTTGTTTGTAATGTTAATAAAATCATAAATAATGGCAACACAACCGTCAACAACGAAGCCTTTTCATATGGATTACCACTATAGGTTGGTACATATACTATAAACCGATCAATAATCATCAAACCAATTAACATCGCAACCGTTTGCCCTAAAACTTCAATTGATATTTCCATGGTGCTTTTCATGTCATTTGCTTCAGGTACAACACCACTTATACCTTTGTTAAGAATCATTAAAGGCACTAGTGCAATAACACTGTATTGGATTAAATTACATAGGTCGCGCTTTGTGTCAGAATTAAATTCAAGCATATGATTCATAAAACCAGTAACTACACTTTGAGGTTTTGGGCCACCACCTTCTAAATCCATTATAGAATAAACATAGAAAATAAAATAATATTAGAAATTAGTGATATATATATAAATATGTCTAAAAGTATTATCCGACAATATTTGAAAGATAAAAGCGAAGAGATTCAATATTTGGATTTAATTAAAGAAATACTTTCAAATGGCACAACCGAAGTTGGACGAAATGGCACAACCAAAGTTGTTATTGGAAACACCATGTATTTCTCCCTTGAAAATAATAAACTCCCTTTGCTCACAACCAAAAAAGTTGCGTGGAAAACATGTTTGAAAGAACTTTTATGGTTTATTAATGGTGAAACAAGTAATACACTTCTACAAGAACAAAATGTAAAAATTTGGAACGATAATGCTTCACGAGAATTTCTCGATTCTCGTGGTTTATATAATAATAAGGAAGGCGACCTTGGACCCATATATGGTTTTCAATGGCGGCATTTTAATGCAGAATATGGAACATGTGATGATGATTATACTGGCAAAGGAACTGACCAATTGCAATGGATTATAGATCAATTAAAGAACCCCGATACTCGTAATTCTCGCAGATTGATTATGACTGCATGGAACCCTGCGTTCCTCAATGAAATGGCACTTCCACCCTGTCATATTCTCTCTCAATTCTGTGTTACAGAAGGTAACAAGTTATCTTGTATATTGTATCAGAGAAGTGGTGATACGGGGTTGGGTGTTCCATTTAATATTGCATCGTATAGCTTTCTTACACATTTAATTGCTAAACATACCGGTCTAATCGCACATGAATTTGTATATAATCTTGGAAACGCCCATATATATGATGACCATTATGAAAGCTTAGCAGAACAAGTTAAGAGAGAACCTCTTGAATTTCCAACGGTCAGTATTGATTGTATAAAAGAAAATATTAATGATTATAACGTAGATGATTTTAAAATTGAAAATTATGAATTTCATCCACCAATTAAAATGGAGATGAGAAAATAGATAATAAAACTAATATAGCAAATAGATAATAAATAATGAATAGATGTCTCGTAGAATGACAAAGGCCCAATATGATGGCTTAATGTATAGAAGACAGCAATATCTTCAACAAAGAGGCAGACAAGGACAACCGCCACCAGATAATAGTCCTGCGCCCGCAGCTGCGCCTGTGCCCGCAGCTGCGCCTGTGCCTGCTGCGCCTGGGCCCGCAGCTACGCCTGTGCCCGATGCTCTCTCAGCAGATCCGTCTCCTCTATCTGCTCTGTCTGCTTCGCTTGCACCTGCTTCGCTTGTGCCTGCTTCGCTTGTGTCTGCTTCGCTTGTGCCTGCTTCGCTTGTGTCTGCTTCGCTTGCACCTGCTTCGCTTGCACCTGTACCAGCGACACCTCCCGCACTATCATCAAAGAAAGAAATGCAAAATACTATTATTAAAAAGGCCGAAACGTCTAGGTTATCATCAGAGATGTTTAAGGCGTCTGACCATTATGAAAATCTGATGAAGCAGCAAAATCTATTTATAGATAATTTAAATTCAAAGGTTACAAAATTGGAATCTCAAATAGGTACACAAGGCGCTCGATATGAATTAAAATTAAAACAAAGTGATGAAACAATTACAAGATTAAACGAGACTATTTGTAATTTAACTGAGATGATGATATTGTTCGGCGTCAATAAGAAAGATTCTGCAAACTCACCAATATCTGAACCCACACAGACGGAGCAGACACCGGAGCAGACACCGGAGCAGACACCAGAACCGGAGCAGACACAAGTAGAGCAGACGGAGCAGACACCAGAGCCGACACCGGAGCAGACACCAGAACCGGAGCAGACACCGGAGCCGGAGCAGACACCGGAGCAGACACCGGAGCAGACACCAGAACCGGAGCAGACACAAGAACATGTGGAAGTAGCTCCAAAAGCGAAAGGTGGGAAATCAAAAAAGGGGAAATAATATAAATTGATATAAAATCATTACTTGAATTTATATCAATGGAGTTTGTGATTAATGACAAGACCGCATTTGATACATTTGTAAATATCTTTCAGCATCTGAAAGAATTCAATGACAGTTTCAATTTTATGTTTTCACGCACCGGATTGTTTATCCAGGGATTTGATAAATGTCATATAAGTATATTTGAACTTAATTTGAATGCAGAATGGTTTGCAGCATATACATATACTTCGCCACAAGAAGGTATGCAGATAGGGTTCAATCCCAAAATATTTCACAAAATTTTGACAACACGTCAAGATAATCAAGAGATGGTGATGTCATTGGGGTCGGACACCTATGTGATACAGTATATAGGTGGTGGGAAAAAAGAATATAATAAGACATTTAAGATACCAATGCTTGATGTTGATTGTGAACTATTTACGATACCAAAGGTGGAAGAAAACGTAGAATTTAAAATATTGCAAAGTAGTTTTGCCAGCATAATAGACCAATTAATATTGTTCGGTGAAAATGTTAATATTAAGATCAATAATGATTTTGTGATGTTTCATGCAGAGGGCATAGAAGGTGAAATGGATGCAACAATTTCAACCAATGATATGGAAGAGTTTAGTGCAGATGAATGCGAAGAAGATGATACATTGATAAATCAAGACTATTCACTTAAATTACTGAAAACGTTGTGTTTATTTAGCAAAATCGGGAATTGTATTAATGTCTCAGTATCAAATGGACGACCAATTTGTATAGCATATGATATCGTCAGGCCGGGCGCAGCAGCAGCAGCAGGCGCAGCAGCAGACCCAGCAGCAGACCCCGCAGATGAATTGGATTCATTAATGGATAATATGTCATTAACTGACGATTTGGTGCCAACATATTTGAGATTATACTTGGCTCCAAAAATAGAATGAATCGTATAAGATAAATTAGGTATAAAATACGTTTAAGTATTATAATTAAATATTAATAATGGAAATTTTTTTAACAACATTGGTATTTTGTATAACATTATTTGTATATATTCATATCTATCATCATAAAAAAACCAGTAATGACCTGGAAATTTTCGATATAGATGTACCTTCAAAAGAACGTTTAGAAGAACTGTGTGAACTGAGACAACCATTAACAATGAAATATAACAATGACGACTTAATAGAGACATTTAATAATAAATCCATTAGCAATATTTATGGCGCATTTGATATCAATATCCGGAATAATGAAATAAATGATAAGGGTGAGAAATATATCATGTTGGCATTCAATACTGCCGAAATGTTATTTAATAAAGATAACAATCAAAATTACAATAGTGAAAATAACCAAACCTTTTTATCTGAGACAACATTGATAAAGCATATGCAAAATAATGACTTATTCCTTAGACCATACATGGTCTCGTCGTGTAAATATGATATGTTAATGGGAACAAACAACACACGAACACCATTACGATATGATATATGTAATAGGCATTATTTATATGTAACAGAAGGGTCAATAAAAATAAAATTAACACCACCATGCAATACAAAATATTTATATAGAGAGAATGATTATGAAATGTTAGAATTTAGATCCAATATAAATGTTTGGGAACCCCAAGAAGAATATATGAAGAATTTCAATAAAGTAAAGTTTTTAGAGTTTGAAGTTAATGAGGGAACCATGGTGTATATACCGCCATATTGGTGGTATTCTATAGAATATTCCCCAGAAAAAACAAATACTGTATTGTCATTTAAATATACAACTTATATGAATACTATTGCCATTACCCCAGAATTGCTAATACATTATTTACAAACTATGAATGTTCAGTTTAAAACAGAGAGAATATTAACAAATGCACAAGGGGCAGTGCCACAAGGAGCGCCCTCCGTAGTAGCAGCAGGTCCACAAGGAGCGGCCTCCGTAGTAGCAGCAGGTCCACAAGGAGCGGCCTCCGTAGTAGCAGCAGGTCCACAAGCAGTGGGGCCAAATGATATTAATTCACAAATAAATGAATTGCGCGAAACGTTACAATAACGATTTCATATAGTTGTGCAAATTTAGTTCGCAGCACATTCTCAGTGAATTAAATCGATATGAATTGGTTACAATGTGTTCTGTATTAATAAAATCCTCCTTTATTTTATTAAATTTTTCAATACAAAATTGTAATTTTTGACAGCCATCCATGTCCTGCCATTTATTTATAGCGTCTATCACTACACCACTTCCATCAACATTTGACGTATTATATATAGCACAATGTGCATTGATTGCATCATATACATCATTTATTGTATAATAATCCATTCTTGTTATTATATCTGGCAAATTTTCGTTGGTGCGAATGGTCATATTTACAATTTCATTTGCATATTCTATTTCATCATTATTATATATTAATGAATTAGTTGTAGAAGTTGTGGCTAATATTCCTATATCCGTCATCGCCTTATTATATATCTCCGTACGTCCAAGTTCATACCCTGTAAAACATTTTTGATTTCTATCTCTCATTTCCATATATATATCATTATCTGTCAATTCAGGTAAATATGACTTTATAAGACGATGTCGCAATATAATATAGTAATGATATATAATCTCGCAAATTTCTAATGGTAACACATCCCATATCGTGTCACGCGATTTTGATAATATAATCCCTATATCATAAGTTTTATCAGGTTTTTTACTGTATTTGTTATTCATTATATAATGAATAATAAATTAATTAAACAAGAAATGGATTAAACTCATCGTATCGCGAATTGCTAAGATTTATCTCAATATTATTAAATCGCGGGACGGTTGCATCTTCGTAAAACAATTCTGTAAAATTCGTAAAGCAATTATATCTCGAATCACTCTTACTGTTTATTATAGTTACTTCGTCAGTATTTTTCTTTCCAATACTAAATCGGGAACAGGTCGGAAGCTCACTCACATCCATGTTCCATACTATAATTTTCGGAGGCTTATATGGGAACCCAGTCAATTGAATACCAGTACGATGATAATTCATTACACATCTGTCATATTTTTTCTTTAATTTTCTCTCTAATCGCTTCTTATCAATATTACTACACAAAAATAATAGCGTTTTCCTATTTGCAATATCCGGGTGGTGCTTTTCATATACCAATTTCATTAAAAACATATCGTAAAATTTCGTAAAATCAAACTTATCAATTGGAACAGTCAGTGAATCCGAGGTTGTATTAAAATTAGGCTTCAATCCCCCCAGCAAATGTGTTAATACGCTTGTGATTGTTCCATTAGGTTCCATCTTTTTAAATTGTGCGGACTCTTCATATTTAGAATAATTACACAGTAACGTGTCCGGCAGATTATCTGTTCCTACACTATAATCTCCGGTGATTCGTACATTATTTTGTTGGTTCAATATTGTACTAGCGATTGTAATTGCATTAATAAATGCGGTTTTAGATTCGGTTGTACTATTTTTCATATCTGTACTAGTTTCAATTACAGGAATAATATCATTCAAATTAGGCAAATCTTTTTCCCAGCATGATTTCCATACTTGGTCAACTGTACCAAATTGTGAATGATTCCGCATATTTAAATCATATAAATTAACAACTTTATTTATAAGCTCCGGCCTAAATAATCCCGATAAATATTTATACGGTAATGGCTTACATGGTGAATTATATTGGTTTCCGTAAAAAAAGAATTGTTCGGCACACCGATTACGGTCTGGTGAGTCGGGATAACGGGTATTTCCCTGTGCAGTTACATTGTGGATGGCCTTTTTATGATTTGAATATGTTTTATGTGATATGGTATCTATTTTGGACCATGTATTTTCACAAAAATTAACTTGTGGCACCTTATTATAACGATTGAGTGCTGATAGAATATTTCGGAAATCTTTACAAATAGTAGTCGTCAGAATACTTTTACCAAAATATTTACAGGCTATGTGCGGAAAAAGCCACCCATGTTGCTTATTTTTTTCACGAGGACACCATTTCGATGCATTTGATATTGGCCCATTCGTTTTGATATCAATTGCAATTTGTTTTGCCATCAATTCTGTGCAAAAATCTACAATGTCAGGCAAGTTGCCTTTTACCTCTTTATAATAATGACAAAATTGACGAATATCCCGCCAACAACCATATTTTTTTACCAAATTCTCTATGGCAGCCTTTGCCAAATTTGGAAAATAATCATTCCAAATTACTAGCTGGGCATATGTATTATTGCGATTACCTCTTCCGTGATGACTAATATCCCTTGTATATGCTATAAGCTTATACAAATTAACAAAAAACTTATTTTCATCTGATGAAAATGCATAAGAATTCTCAGTATCTTCCTTATATTTAAAATCTTTCAAAATATCACCAAGTCTGTATAGTGAATTATCATAAAATATCTCTTCAAATGCACTCTTATGTTTAGCATATAAACAACTCCTAGCCATATTTAATATATTTATTAAGCTTTATATATATTTAATATAAATCATATTAAAAAAATATCGAATGTAATAATAATGAGTTGCAAATTGATTTCACCAAAAAAATTTGATGCTGCTGTCAGTGCTATGCGTTCATTCTTTCAGAAAAAAGGGTTTGTTGAGGTACATACTCAGAATGCACTAAGTATTTTGGCGGCATGTGAAGACCCCACAACAATTGCAAAATATGATTATCAGAATAAGGAATGGCCCCTTCCTCAGACTGGACAAATGTGGTTGGAACATGTCCTTCTAGATAATCCTGATATTAATGGTTGCTATACGGTCTCGACCAGCTATCGTAATGAACCTAATCCAGTAGAGGGGCGCCATGAAATTATTTTTCCAATGTTTGAATTTGAATCTAAGGGTGACATGAATGACCTTATTAAACTGGAAAAAGAACTGCTTGAACATATTGGATTTGAAAAGAAATGGAATACGTCTAGCCCATTTAAAGCGCCAGTATTTGATTACCCAGAAGGAAATTATACAGATTTAACGATTAAATATAATACAAAAGAGCTTGACCATGAACATGAAAAATGGATGGACCGTGATTATGGTGAAGTATTTTTTCTTAAAAATTTTCCGACCCACACATCACCATTTTGGAATATGAAGAAATCAGGCGATATTTCTAACAAGGTTGATGTTATTTTGCACGGTATTGAGACAATCGGATCTGCCGAAAGGAGTTGCGATAGGGTAGAAATGCGACAACAGTTTTTGTCTATTAGTGATGGCGAATATGCTGGATTGCTATATAGCCAATTTGGTAAGATGCGAGTAGAAAAGGAATTGGATGAGTTTCTTGATAGGGAATTCTTTCCCAGATATGGAGGGGGAATCGGGGTTACACGAATGATTCGCGCAATGGAAATGAGTGACATCATTACAGCTTAAATAAATTTTTAACAATTATAAATTTATTTCTTTTTACTAAATTTGCGCATTTTCTCTGTTTTTTTGCGTTTCTTGGCCCCACGTTTCTTGGTAGTATGATTCCGCTTTTTATTAGTATGATTTCGCTTTTTATTAGTATACTTTTTAACCTTTTTCTTGTGGTGTATAATTTTTCCACCCCCTTGTGAAGGGGGTCGTATAAGATATCCAGAATATTCTTCATAATCTCCAAGTTTGCTGCCCAGAGTGTCTACCTTCTTTTGAATTTCACTGTAATCATCATCTCCACTTCCGGGCTCATAATTTTTATAAAGGTCTTCATTGGGTCCGACTGTGAATGATTTTAAAAATCTTAAATTGTATTTAACCTCTTGAAGAGATGGTCTGATATTGTAAAAAATTTTATAGTTAGCACAATAGTCATGTTGTTTCATTTCATTAAATAACAATTTGGTGATTTTCGGCAATTTGGTTTCGTTTGCCCCCAAAAATGTGACCCATTGCGCGTGCTGCATGGGTGCGACAAGTTTATTATAAATATAATATTTCCTTACTAAGTTTTCTTGTATAACTTTATCAGCAAGGGGAAAGGGGGGAAGGAAATTATAAATATAAGGTTGTTTAAAATATTCAGTAATGTCTGTTCTTTTTTTTAGATAATAATAATAATTCCATCGATCAATATAATTAAACGTTTCATTCCATTTTTTATGGTCAGTTTCATCAAAATCGACTTCCGATAATAAATTTTTTCTAAGGCCCAAACAATTACCAGGGACGAGCCCCACGGCATCCAGTGAAACATCATCACCGGGCGCGTCATCAGCAGCAATCTCAACGGGCCCGACGAGATTGCTTATTTTGCAAGTCTTATTAAAAATAGCTATAAAATTTTGAATTGCTCTCTTTTTCAGAGGTGTATCTGTCTCGGGCAGGCCACCACCTCCCTGCCCAATGGCACGTTGGACCCCGCCCCCCTTTAAATTTTTCACCAGCTCCCCGACGTCCTTAAGCACATTTGTCACCCTGCTTCGTGCTGCGTTTTTTTGAGAGTCAGTGAGAGGCCGTCTGGAGACGGGATTCTTCATGTGGATGAGGTAGCTTGCAAGGCTCTCCCGATCGGGGCGCTCAATTTCCATTACAGCTTCATACGACCTTTTCAGCTCGGCAGTTAAAATACTATATATCCCTTCGAGATAGGGCTTGTTTTTTACACCATCGCCTTTATTCCATGTAATGATAGCTCTAATATTCTCGTGGAGATCCGCATGGTTAATACTTCCAGCGATGCCATTGCTGGGCACTTCTATTGCCTTATTCATCGCTTCCTTAAATGTCTGATCCACTTTGAATTCTAGTAAACGCGTCATATGCATTTCAAACTCCTCCAAGGCTCCTTCGCTATGGTCCGTGCGGAAATGTTTAATTATTTTAATGACCAAGATGAGCGCATCTTTCATCATTTTATTGTTTTCCCAATTGTTATCGAACTTTGGGGGCTTTCGGTTTCTTCCCTTATAGCTGCCAGTATTCACTTTTGTGACTTTCTCCTCCCATTTAGTGTAAGATTCGTCGCTCGTTTTGGTGGACGGCAGTTGGATGCTGGTTTTGTTATCGTCCAAATGTTTTTTTATTTCACCTTCAATCCCTTGCAGCTCTTTGTGGTCGTTGACGAATTTTACCAAGAGGGGGTGTGCGCTGATTTCGTCGAGGTTGATTTTTTCATTAATTGAAAACCATTGAGGCTGGCCATCCCACACTTTATCCTCGAGAACCGCCTCGCGGTGCTTCTCCGCCTCTTCTACTTGCAGCAGTGCGGCGGCTGCCAACTCCTTTTGTTCTCTAGTTTTTGCTACATCAATATTATTTTGGGCCTCCCCAGTTTTTGGTTTTGTTGGTTCATGGGCGCAGCCCCCCCCCACACCCACGCAAAAATTCGGGGTGATGAGCCCCCTGCTGATAAGTTTATCATTTTGCCATACACCAAGCGCATCCCTATCATCATTAGTACTGTCTGTCCCAACTTTTAAAATATCGTCTGTCCCAACTTTTAAAATATCACCTAGACCGTTTGGATTAATAATTTTAAACCCCCACCCCATTTTCATAGGCTCCATCTCTTCCTCCTCCGATGGAATATATGTAAATAAATGAAAATACGATGTATTGTAATATATTACATATTCCGGCACATCCTTCTCCGCCTTCTTGAAAATTCCGTCAATATTTACATTAGTCTCGGCGTCTATGAGTTCATCGTCCACCTCCTCGAAGAATTTATATTCGCTGCGTTCAAGGCCACGTTCAGCAAAAATTGGCGTCTTGCCTTTATTTACAAGCCTGCGAAGAAGTGGGCTGATTATTTTAAACAGGTCCTCCTCACCATCGACTGTGTAATTTTGGACTTTTATCAGGTTGTCAAGCTTTCCCTTACGTATAAATGTGGTCCAGAGGCCTGCCGGTGCCAGCGGGGGCTTTTGATTTGAAAAATTGTCTCGGTCAGCTATCTCTATCTCGTTCATCAGCTGGTCCCAAGCTGTCCTAAGCGAACCATTCTCGTCGCCAGTCACCGATGCACCGACAAAAATAATTTTGCCGAAAAACTCAATGCATTGAAGTGCACCCTCCTCCTCATCCTGTACTTTTGCCCACTCGCAAAAAGCATAATTTTCCCTAGAATCATTTTTACATTTAATCCACACGTATTTTTTATTGGCTGGGGGGTCAAATTGGGGGGGTGTGAGTTTTATGGATAACTTTTTGTGCTCCAGTAGTAGCTTCTTCATCTGTGGTGCAGTTTTGGGAGTCTCTTCAAGATACCTTTTCATCCAATTATTTATATTTTGTTCTGTGCTCCGAAGAATATTTATCATTGGATAATCATTATGAATCCACAATTCATTACCATTTGCATTAAGCTCCTTGTGATATTGTGGTATAAAAGTAAAGTTTTTTGCATGTTTTATAATAAATTTATGAATTTTATCATGTGTAAGTATGGTATTTATAATGTTGCGTTTGTGGTCGTTGTCGGTCGGCGGGTCAGGGTTCACCGCCTTGTTTGGCGCGTTTTTATTTTCGGCAGCAGTAATAGCAGCGGCATCGGCAGCAGTAGCAGCAGCGGCAGCAGCAATAACAGCAGCATCGGCGGCAGTAGTAGCAGCACCGACAGCAACTTTTTCGGCGGCCTTCGTAAGCTCCATGAAATCAACACCGGTGAGTTCGTCGTCGACTGGGAGGGTGACAGTGCTGTCGGACGCTGGTGCGCCTGAATCTGAACCATTGCCTGAATCTGAACCATTGTCTGAATCTGAACCATTGTCTGAACCTGCTGCACCTGAACCTGTGCCTGATGCACCTACTGCACCTGAACCTGCTGCACCTGATGCGCCTGAACCTGATGTGCCTGAACCTGATGCGCCTGAACCTGATGCGCCTGAACCTGATGTGCCTGAACCTGATGCGCCTGAACCTGATGCACCTGAACCTGATGCGCCTGAACCTGATGTGCCTGAACCTGATGCGCCAGAACCTGATGTGCCTGAACCTGATGCGCCTGAACCTGATGTGCCTGAACCTGATGCGCCTGAACCTGCTGATACAGCAGGGTCGGTATCATTGGGCACTTCCAACTGTTTTTGCTTAGCATCCTCTATGCTGTTAACAACGTCGTCATTAAAAGGGCACCAGCCATCTGCCTCATCGACGGTGGCATCTGAGGGTTGGATTTTTTCAATAAATGGCAGCTCCTCCTCAATTTTTATAAAAACCCCCTTATAAAATATATGATAGCTATTATTATAAAATACTAGAATAGGGGGCTCTTTCTCAGTAGTGGAATTCCACTTTCTTATTAAAGTTTTTATGCTGTCAACTTTGAAATAAAAGCTCCTTTCCTCCTCCTTGTCCCCGAATAAAAATTTAAATATTTCATATGAAAGTGTATCAAAATAAATGTCCTGTTGTTCATTATCAAAATAATCTACAGTCTGCGGGATTGTCGCGTTATTAATGTTAAGTTTTTCGGTGGGATCCCAAGGTATTTTAACATTAAATTGGTCACATATAGTGGAGTTCAGTTGTGTTTGGGCCGCAACATCTGCAGCTGCTAATTTTTTAACATTTGTCACCGGGCCGCCCTCCTTCAGCGGAGCCATTTCGTCAATCTTCAAAACATTATCAAAAATATGTTTATTAAAGGAATCTTGGTTACCGTTTAGGGTTATTCCTCGCTTACTCATATATTTCCGCAAAGCTAAAGTGTCCTTAGTGAATCCGCTGTTGCAATCACCAAGAAATCGAACTTTGACGACCTTGTCATTCTTGATATAGTAAATGTCATCGAATTCTTTTCCGTTGTATGTTAATGTATTGTCTTGACTTCGGACTAAAGTGCTCAGGGCGGTATCCCCGACCGCTTGAAACAATGTATTTTTAAATCCATACTTAGTGTAGGGGGTGGTTGTTTTAGAGTCGAGCCGAACTATACTACATTTGGGGAGGGAGGGGTAGGAATATTCTACAATTTTAAGGCTGGGGTTCGCAAGCGCAGCAGGGGCTATATGATAATTTTTTCTGAAGTCGGTGCCTTCGCCACCGGCGGCCTCTCCGAATTTAGGGCAGTCTGGTGTTAACGCTATATCCAAAGTGTCAGACGAACCTTCAACATCCACATTTTGCAGTGTCAAAGTTAGTTTATCATCTAGACTAGAGTGACCTGTAATGAAATATTTCGGACCATGTGTATCGTCGTATATTTTATTATCGTCGCGCATATCCCACCACTTACCTATATCATCATATGGTCTATATCCTAACATTTCTCGTATTTTATCACGAGTTTCTCCTTCCCATAATTTAAAGGCGAACCCATCCTTCTTAAGTAAATTCAAATAAATTGCATTAAATAATGTATAAGATAATCGCTCAATGTGTTTTGTTAAAAACCTATCGCAAAAATTTTCCTTTCCGCCTTGCTCCCAGTGTGCGTTGAAGGCTGGTGACTTTTCTACACTGAAAAAATTTGTAATTGGTAAACAAATATTGGCATCGCCGCACTTAACACAATTTACACCATCATTATAACTACTCCATGGAGTTAAAAAACAAAGCCACATCTCATTTTTTAACATGGCCTTTGCAATATTGGTAGTTTCACTGTGAGTGGGGGTGGGGGGTTTGTCGTTGTTAAACCACTGTTGCATGGGGGACTTCGTAATAGCCCCGCCATTGGGCACACTGATTTGATTAGCACGTTGGTTGCCAGCACTTGTAGTCATTGGAGAGGGAGGGAGGCGTGAGGCTATTTCGAAATGTGGGAGAGTGCTCTTTTTTGGCATATCAATTAAATAACTTGCTTTAAGAATGTCTTCTTCCGTAATTGTTCCGAAATCTGTGCATCCATTTATCAATGAAAAAATTAAATTTGACGCCATTGCAAATCTTTGATAAAGATTGCGATCTTGTGCTTCCCCATGTTCCTCATGGAAGTTAAATGGAAACATATTAAAGAATTTCTTTAAAGGAGTCTTAATCAATTCAGTTATAACATTAGGTTTAACTTTAACGTCAACAGCGTCGTTTTTAATACTGTCCCGTACGTTTTTATACGTATTATTTATGAAATCGCGAACAATATAACCTTCGCTGAGGAAACTCTTCGCTTGGGGCTGCGGTTGATAATTATTATGAAGTAAACTAAATGTATCATCTTTCTGAAGACTTCGAAATTTTATAAAACTCCTTCTGTTAATATTCTCGAATTTCTTGGAAACGAAGTAGTTATAGTTTTCATCTTTGCTTAGAACGGTTTTATATTGGCCCCAGGTCCCATCTTCTGGCGGGTCGTATTTCTTCTTATATATGTGGAAGTGATGCGTCATAAAATCCTTATATTCCTTAGGGATGACCGGCATGCTTTCGTACTTGATATGGGATGTCAGCTCCCCATTAGTGGCATTCAAAGCAATTGCATAGCATTGTTCCTCCTCATGAATGTCGCTCCAGTTCGGTGGGGGTGTGTGCACCCTCGTTTTGCCGGCGCCATAATAATAAGTATTATTTGTATAATTAGCTTTATATGCAAAATCTCGGCCCCAATTATATGTTGGAACTAGTTTATCTTCAGTAGTGTTGGCAGTTAAGTAAAAAAATATACGACACTTTACATCGCCAGCTTCCGGGTTGTAAAGATTATAATTATTATGGCCGCAGTTGCCTGGCGCGTCGCCAAATGCGGAATATGACATAACTGCATCCCTCGGGGTGTTGTGTTTGATATGGACCGCCAATAAGACTTCTCCTTGAATTCTGTCTTTCCAGCCATTATCGTCCAAAGCAAATGACCATAAAACAGGTTCCTGTGTCATTTGTTCATTATATAACTTCTTACCCAACGCTTTAAAATGCGGATCCTTCATCTCTCCCGTGCAAAAATTGACCGAGGGATTTCCTGCATCACGTTTCATTATGTCCAGCCCCTTCTCAATCTCTAATTTTGTCTTAATAGTCGTAAACATTTTACCATCGGAGGTGCGGGTTTTAAATCTATCCCCTTCTTCCGGTGGGGTGGTGTTACTAACTTTATTATGGATGAAGAAATCCTTCGCGTCAATGCCCTTTGCAAATTTTAAATAATCCTTTATTTTGGTTGAATTACTATATTTAAATGGGGCATCTATGTTGAGATAAATTGGGGTATCACCATCTTTAATGAATGGCTCCCCCTCACCAGCCTGCAGCTGCGACGCTTGGATTATACTTTTAAAGTTAAGGTCAGGATATTTCTGACCAGTTGGAAAAACAGGATATTTTTTAAAATAGTCGGAAAATCCGTCAGGAGTTTCGAGTTGATTATATTTAATGGTGGGGTGGGGGGTGTCGGTAATGGTCTTGGCGACCAGCGGGTTATGTGCCTCCTCCTCCTCTAAAGGGACTAAAATGGCAGCCATCTCCTTAAATTTATCAACAGATGTTTTAAATTTTATGACATGTGCCATCGCGGTATCGGCATTGGGTTCCTCGCTCTGTGATTTCGTTACAATATCCTCATAATCACGTTTGAGATCTTTGAAGGGAAGATGACTATCAATGTCTTCACTATCAATGGCTTCACTATCAATGGCTTCCCTATCAATGGCTTCCCTATCAATGATTTGAATTAATTGATTGAAGATTCTACCATGTTTTTCGTCACTAGAACAATTTTTTAATGTCATTTTCATATTCAAAGCCCTCATGGATGTGACAACTGAGTCAAAATATACACTAGCAAATTTATCAATTACCAGGTCATGGAGTTTTTTACATTTTTCTGTTTCGGGGGAGATGCCTTCTATAATTTTGTTCACCATCGCCACAAACATTTCTTTCACCTGGACCAGATTGACGTCGCCACTAATATCATCTATAGTGGACGGCAGTTTCAAATCCCCCCATTTGTCTAAAAACTCCTTGATGGGTCCGATGGTGATGGTGTCAGTATCAAAAGTGTCAGGGTCAGTACCAAAAGTGACAGTAACAATTTGTTGGGTCGCTGTGTTCACTGTTTCAGGGTTCACATTTTCCGTGTTCAGCCATTTAATTTTATATTTGGTTTTATACAATTCAACAGCCTCTTGCAATATTTTAATATCAGCTGACACCGTATTAACGTCACTGTCTTGCAAAGCTGCGCAATTGCGATTGATAACAACATTAATAGGATCATTAATAGCATCACTTTTTTTAAATGTAAACATTTTTTTAAATAGATTCCACTTGTCTGGTGTATCTTGGGGGTCATTCCACTTTCCCAACGGTTCGTATATTGCCTCGGCGACCATGGCCTCTAACTCCGCTGTAAATACATCTTTGATATTATCATTCAATTCGCCCGCTAAGAGACCTAAATACTCAACAAATTTTTCACCGATATTTTTTTTGGCAAGTTCAATATCCGCCCATTTAAGACGCATGTCTTCCAGTGTTGCAGTTAGGTTCACCTCCAAACAATCATATGATTGTTTCATTTTCATAGTGGTTGGTATTTTAAATTTGTCATCTGGAAAAGGCAGTTTAAATGCATCTTCTGGCTCTCCATTTACCTCGGTGTAATTGAATCCACCAACTGTATCGGGGGGTGGTTGGTCGAATGTACCCATTTCCATAACCCACTTCAAATTGTTTTTAATCAGCGAGAACTCTTCCACCTCATTATTGTAAGCAACAGTGACATCTTGACTGAAGGCTGCCCCCTCCCCGACGAAAAATGTATCAGCAATAGTGGTCGGGCTTTCCCTGGCTGTATTAATCATCTTTTCTCTCTCCTTTAGTGCTTCCACGTCGGCCGGTTCTGATAAGTTCTTGAACTCTTGGCAATGTGGAGGATTCTGCGAAAACAACCACGCCCCCTCTTTTAATGTCGCCATGAAACTATTGTTGTCGTAGTTGGGGGGTTCTCCACCATTATTCGACAACGCGTTTAAAATCTCGTCAAGTGTTGTGCAAGTGCCTACCGTGTTGAGAAAGGATGCAAATATACCTTCCTTGTCGACAAAGTGAGGTGGGGATTTGATATAATTTATATAATATTTTGTAAAGTCTGTGTGTTGTGTTGGCTCGAATGTCCCCTCTTTCCATAAATCAAGGGACACCACAATTGGATCTGTCACATTTTGAATTAGTTCTGTGAGATGTTCTGCAGTGCACACCGTCTCGTCTGGTTGAATTGCGCGTTGATTTGTCTCCCACTTTGGTACCTCGTCAAAGATTTTGGCGAGTGCTTCGGGGTATACTGTATCAATATATTTTTGCAAGGAAACCCAGGCATCCAGCTTGTCTTCGTCGCCATTGAGCTGGAGAGGGGTGTGGCAGGTTTTGCCATTTTCCCAGCACTTCAGCTCAAGAAAATTTTTCGACTCGGTGCTGTCGTCTCTAGATATATTTATATACATAGGGCTGTTTTCCACCCAGACGGTAGCGTCTCCTTTCTCCAGTTTCGTTTCGAGTTCCTCATTGAAAGTGTCTTTCCACTTTTTAATAAGTAATTTTATCAAATGGATTGGTTTAATAGGTGTCAAATAATCGACAAGTTTTCCAATACCGGTACTTTCCAAATCTTTTTTAATTTGCTCAGTTGTTACCTTTTTTTTTAGCCCCAAAGTCTTCACCAGTGTGCGCTTTTCCTCTTGATCTTCACTTTTTTTGATACGTTTTAATATATTAATATAGTCATTCACCTGTTCAATTTTAAACAAATATAAATTTTTGCCCCCTGCGTTGCTAATTGCTTTTATGAGTTTAGCATTAGCAGTAGTATTATCAGTAGCATTAGCAGTAGCATTAGCATTATCAGTAGCATTAGCATTAGCAGTAGTATTATCAGTAGCATTAGCAGGTACAGGTAGTGGTTCCATGTTATGATCATATAATAATCCTGCTTCCAAAAAGATTTCAATGAATGGCATGATGTGGCTGGAGAGGGGGTCATCGAGTTTTTTGGATTTGCCGCCAACAAAGTCATAAATTTTAGTAATTTTGTTGACTGTGGCGTCTAAATTCGAACCTGTGTGTATATCATCAACAAACGTTAGCCATTTGGAAAGGATCTTATTATGTTTGGTCGTGAACTCCTTGATTTGAACTTGTGTTGAAGGCATACTATATAATAATAATATTATTTAATATTATAATGCAACAAATCAATATTAATAGCAAATTTAGAAATAATTATGAAAAAACATTATCAACCGACTTTATATTTAATTTACCACATGAGATTAAAAATGTAAAATCATTGCAATATGTATCTAGTGAATTTACGAATATACCGTTTTCAATAAATAGCCGAATGGGGAGTAATAACTTTAAATTCATAGATGCAACAAACACGACGCATCAGTTAATCGTGCCGGAAGGTCATTATACTGGCTCGGAATTAGCAACACAAATAACAACAGATATATCAAATATTTCGGGATTAGCACTAAATAATAAACCGATTGTGGAGTTTGATGTTAATTCTCGTAAGTTTCGTTTTTATAATTCAACAGGAGTAACCCAGCCATTTGCATTAGATTTTACATATAAATTGTTAGACACAAATGACAATATTTATCATGCCAATTTTAATACAATAGATAGTAAATTTTTAACAATTGGTTGGATTTTGGGATTCCGAAAGAGCCGCTATATATACGCAGATGATTATAAACATGATTTTGATACGGTTGCTGGTAAATATAAAAAAGGCATAAGTTCGGAAGGTGTATATGAAAAAATGGGATTACGATATTTTATGTTAATGGTGAATGACTATAATAATAGTCACAAGAATGGATTGATATCGACGTACCAAAATAATGCAATGGTAGATAATAACATTTTAGCTAAGATCCGTTATTTCATTGATAGTGATTATTATACAATCGACACAGAATGTGCAATAAGTTCTGTACGAAAGTACAATGGTAATACAGATATTAATCGATTACATATAAAATTACTAGACCAATATGGAAGGCCGATAGATTTAAATGGAATGGATTTTTCACTTACATTAGGGTGTGAAGTGGAAAACTAAATAAAATGCCGATTCATATGGCGTTGAATCGTAAAGTATGTGATTTCATCGCCTTCTTTCGTGCTCCATAAATGGTGTAGGGCGTCATTAGGTATAATTTGTTGTCGGTTTGTTTTGTTTTGTAGATCATTTTCTTCGATATATTTGGCAATAAACTGTGTAACTTCTGTGCGAGCAATCATTGTACCGCATTCACGATTCATAAAAAGACACAATTCATCACTGATATTGGTCGGTTTAGCAAAGCCAGATGGTGCTTTGTTGCCTTTATTTTGCTTTCCAGCAAGTTTGGAATATTTTTTCCGTTCTTTTTTGCAGGCCTTTTCGAGGTTTTTAATTTTAGTTTGCAAATTTGAAAAATCCTGTTTAAATTTATGCATGCTAAGCATAATATCATTAAACAATACATCTGTGTCGGGGTCGCCCCCAGAGTCCTGGGCAAGGTCAGGTGCAAGGTCCGGTGCAAGGTCCAGACCAGGTGTAAGGTCCGGTGCAAGGTCCGGTGCAAGGTCCGATTCTAATACAGTATTATCAACATTCAGTGCATTATCTTTGTTTGATACGTCTAGTACATTATTAGAGGACATTATAATAATTTTATAAATAGCCTTTAAATCGGTTCTTAATAATACTATTTAAGGTCATTATAAATAGATAATGTCCGGGCACTAGAATCAGTGGCATTTTCTACAAATCGTGGCATCCAGAAATATGGAACAATATATCCACAATCTGGATAGTGGCCTTCAAATAGCATACGATAATAGCGTTGTTCTCTAGTGGTTGGTGTATTATAGGTTGTTCGAATACTATTCACGTCTCCATAACTTTCTGCGAGTTTTTCATCAATAATTTGATACCATGATTTCTTTTGACTACTGACGCCGTCACTAAAAGCTTCTTTTGTTCGCCATAAAACCTCTTTTGGCAATAGGTTGTCATAGTCAAATGCTGAACGCAGTAAATATTTTTCACATTGGTTTTTTCCAGGATGATATCGAATCTCTGGTGGAATACTCATAAATGCATTAATAAATTCTTTATCAAGAAATGGTGTCCTAGGTTCGAGACCATTAGATGCAACGGATTTATCACTCCTCAGCACATCAAAATAATGAATATCTTCCAACAGTCGATAACATTCATCGTCAAAGTCCTTTGAATTAGGCGCTTTATGGAAATACATATATCCGCCTGTAATTTCGTCAGAACCATCACCATTAAAAATAACTTTTGCTTCACTATGTTCGGCAATATATTTGGAAACCAGATAATTGCCAACACTGGCTCTAACCGAAGTAGTATCATAGCTTTCAATTGCCTCAATAACTTCTGGAATGGCGTCAAAGAATTGTTGTTCTGTCATAACGATTTGCGTATGTTTAGTACCGAGATGGTCTGCCACCAATTGTGAATATTTAAGGTCTTCTGAGCCGGGCATGCCGATGCTATATGTTTCTAACTGACCTTTTTTGTAATATTTAGAGACGAGTGCTGTAATAAGGCTGCTATCAAGACCGCCCGACAATAGACATGCAATTGGACGGTCACTTGTAGTTACACGTCGTTTGACACATTCACTAAGTGTGTTACTAATTAATTTAAGAATAGGTCTGGTGTCATCGTTCGTAATAGCGACATTCATCATATATCTGCGACAACAATTAAAGCATTCACACCCCTTAGGGTGTAAATCGTGATTATATGGTTTATAGTATTGAACCTCAGGGCTCATAATCTGCCATTTATTATTATTTTCTGTGAATGTTAAAAATGTACCGGGGTTAAATTGTTCAATGTGCATATAACTATTCATGAATGGTTGTAACATTTTCATTTCAGATCCAAAAATAACCATTTCACCTTCATTTTGGTCAAAATATCCGGCAGTATATAACGGGCGAACTCCAATAGGGTCCCGGGCCAAATGAAGTGTCCCATTTTTAAGGTCATATAGCGCGAATGCAAATTCACCATTCAATTTAAGTAGGGTATCATGAATACCATATTGTTTATACATATGAATGATAATTTCACAATCACTATCGGTTTTAGGATAAATATTTTTGGTGGCAAGATGTTCATATAGTTCTTTATAATTGTATATTTCCCCATTACATATTAATACGCAGTTATCAACACATAATGGTTGTGATGCTTGATCATTGAGACCATTAATAGCAAGGCGATGGAATCCGAATTCTGTAAAAGCGTTAATGATTTTGTATTGAGATGTTTCAGGACCTCGTTTTTTTCCTCTTTGGAAAGCGTGGTTGATGAAGTCGTGTTGATATGAATATTTAGCGGTTTTTCTGTTGAGTATCCCAAATATCCCGCACATTACATTAATATGTATTAAATATTTTATATCATAATTAATATATATATATGGATAGAGTAGATGAATTAAATCATAGATTAAATGGTAGATTAACATCAACACATGCATTAGAACCAGTATTTGACCCAAGACCAAATGGTACAAGAGGAGGTTTATCGATTCATGAAAAGGAATCAAATGTTCCATTGAGAGAATATGATAATTATAATCCAGAGACGATGTTTGTCCCAATGACAAAAACGGGTCCTTTCAAGGGATATGCAAAACGCATTCATTTGGAAAATGAATTGCGCCACCAATTTTTTGCATTACAACGTAGTGAAAATGCTGATTTTATACCATCATCAAGAAGTGACCTATATACGGATGATGTTCCATCGAAACCTAATAATTATGAAGATAGAGCACATGAACATCAAGACCTATTTATAGAAGAGGGGTTTGCCGATTTTGACCCGGGTGAAAACATTCAGTCAAAGCAGAGTTTATTTAATAATCATACACAACAATATGTTAAGGATTCGAAAATAAAATCATAAAATAATGTAGTATGGAATCACAAGCGTATGTTGATAAGATTACATTGGAATATTTAGGAATAAATATGCCAATTGACCCACATACAGACCAAATATCAATAGAAACAGAATATGTGAAATTTTATAAAAAACGTTTATATGCTGCGATAAAACAGCATATAAATGCTTTGCTAAAATCGCCAGACGGAACGAACATATCTTCAACAGATAGTATATTAACGACATATATTGAAAAAAAGATAAAGGAATTTCGGATAGATGATTTTGCAGATTTACAAAATACAGATTTATCTAATAGTGATAATACTGTCAACGTGACAGATGATGTAAATATATTAGATGTAAATAGCTTATTATATAATAATCAACCGGAACCTATACCAACATTAGATGATTTTGTAATTAAAAAAACAATAATAACTGCACCCAATTATCCACGTCAAAAAAATATAATGAATAAAAATTTTCGATATAAAGGGGTAAAAAAATACGAGAAATAAATTATGAGTATATACTATATGTTTGGCGGTATTTTTTCTGATTCAAAAAAAAAGAAAAAACGGAAAAAAAGAAGCCCGAAAGGTACGCGTAAAATATCGAATTGCTATGGCGGTGCCGAAAAGCGCAACGGTACTTGTTATTCAAGGGAAGACTTGTTAACAATGCGCAACTTATGGAATGCAAAACATCCAGACAAACACATCAAATCAAAAGACCCTAATGGGGTTTGGAAAAAGTTTGATACGTATTTACAGCATGTATGCACGTCTGAATCATGTTGGTTAAAACAGCAATTTATAGATAAAAATATAGCATCAAATATATTTGAGGAGAGTTTTACACCAGCCAAACCACAAAAATGGAAAATAAATCCAGTTGAATGGTTAGATTCCTTAGATATAGAAAAGGTGATGCATCAATATGAAAATGAAAATGACAACTTTGAATTTTTAGGACCATCTCCAATTGATTTTGACGCCATTGCAAAAGGTGGCAATGATTGTGTATTTGATGAGATTTGCAACTTAAATATAGAAGAAAAGTATAACAAAGGTATTAAAAATTTGGGGTTTATATTTAATTTGGACCCGCATTATAAATCAGGAAGTCATTGGGTATCGATGTTTGTTAATTTAGATACTAATTATATTTTTTTTTTAGATACAAATGGTAATTATATACCAGAGCAGGTAAAACAATTAGTAAAACGTATAAAAACACAATGTAAAAGTGATTTGCATAAAAAGATGCGATTTATAGATAATGCACCAAGACGACATCAGCATGAAGGGACTGAATGTGGAATTTATTGTTTATATGCAATAGTTTCTCAGCTTAAAGGGATACATACCCCTCAATGGATAAAACGTAATCGGATACCAGATAATGAAATGAAAGAATTTCGAGATATATTTTATACAGATCGAAGTCCTAATAAATTAAACCCTATCTTGTAAATCATGAATAGCATTAATAATATAATCCTGATTTTTAAGTATTTTTATAATTGCTGTTCGCATATCTATGTCATTTTCGTTAATTTCTGAACCTACAATGGGAGGATCTATATCATTTGTTTCCTCAGCCCATTTTACGTTTTTTTTGATAGGAGTAATATCAAGAATGACGTTTTGATTTACTAGTTCGCCAATTTTAATATGAGCATCTTTATTTTTAGGTTGAGTCGGTGGTAAGTTACTTGATTCGCCAGTAAGCCATTCTTTAACACTAGTCTCATCAATGTTATTATAGGATGGTGTATCTAAATTTCTTTTTTCAAGTTGTTTAGAGAGAAGTTCATCAATATTACCGATAGGTTCATCACCATTTTTATCCCCAAAATCTACTGTGGCTGGTGCAGGTACTTTCATCATATCTTTAAAACTTTGTTCTTTTTCCTGTAATGTATTATTAAATGATTCAGTTTTATTTTTTTTGAGCAAGCTGGGAGAAGTATAAATAGATATATCTTCTAATAAAGATGCCAAAAACAATTTGTTCATATTAACAAGCGATTCATTTCCTTTGCATTTAATTTCAGTTTTTTTAACATGTGACTCAAATATTTCGCCAATATTGACGTGTGATGGCACGCCATTAAATTTGTTTTGCTTATCCATTAATGACCATAACATACCTTTGTTATTGTCTGTATTAAAAACATTCATCTTAATATATATGTTTGTTGTTTATATCCTTATTTAATAATGTATTATATCCTCCCGTTTAGCCCCCTTTGAATCAACATATCGTTTGATTTCCCCAATCGGATCAGGCATATTTCCCTCCTTTTTCGCCCTCATTGCTCCCATATACGCAACAAACTCCCCGTGATTATAAAAAAGACTTGTTGCTTCATCTATAATAAACTTCTGCTTGATACCCGGTTTCTTCCCAACCTTCTTCCCTAAAAATTCTGCCACAATAGGTACCATTTTTACAGTTTTCTTATTCTTCTGTCTTATTTCATCATTCTCTTCCTTATTATAATCTGGTATGAAGTTATATCCATCTGGATTACTAACCGAATAACATACAAGATTTTGTCCATTATGAAATTTACAATCTATCGATGATTTCTTTATTGCTGTTAATAAATAATTCGAAATTGTTTGTTTTAAATCTGATTTCTCATGCAAAAACTCATCTGTTGTAATTACACGCTTCCCATCATCACTTCTATCCTTTAGTTTCATCTCAATTGCATTTTTATCACCTTCATCCAATTGCTTTTTACTCACCGTCATTATATACATAAATACTTTGATATTTCTCAACTCTGGTGGCAATGATGTATGACTACATATACGTTTGGCACGCCCTATTACTTGTTCTCTCCTCACTGGATGCCAATAGGGTTCAACTATATGTACATATCTTACATTTTTTAGTGATATCCCTTCCGCACCTGATGCTGTAATCATAAATATTTTTATAAAGTCACCCATTGTGTTTTGGGGCTTAGAACTCTTAATTTGCTCTTGTAGCTTCGTTGGTAACATATCTAGATCATCATTAAATATATTCCTTGTTAGCTCTTTCTCCTCTGCTGTCTCTGTACCAGTATATAATGCAAACATTGGTCTGTCTTCTAGACCTGATGGTATATCCATTACCCATTCACCATCTGCATCGCGTTTCAGTTTAAATTCAATAAATCCATTAAATTCAAGTATCAGTTTAATAATACCAATCCCCTCTAATGTTCTAAATTGACTGTATACTAAATGCTTTCCTACATGTCCATCTGTCAGCAAATTTTCTACTAATTTTTTAAACTTTGGTGAATATATTTCTAATGCATCAAATGATAATGCATCTCCTCCCATTTCTTTCAAGGATATTAATGATTCTTTAATACGTTGCTCATATGTTTTATCAACCAATTTGTTTATCTCTTCTGTTACTGCACCAACTTCATCCGCCATAATACCATCGATACCAGATACTAACTCGTCTTCTGTTACAACGTCAATTACATTTTCGTCAAACCCTTTCTTTATATTGTCTGCCACATCTAGTTTTTCATTTGGCATTGGACGTTTTATTCCATCTGGAAATACAAAATTGCAAAACAATCTAGAGAATATACGATATGTAGATGATACCTCTTCATATAAATCACCCGCCTTCTTCTTCTTCTTTGCTATGTTCTTCTCCTGTGACCGCTCAACCGATCTCGCCTGGTTATAAATTCCAAATTGATAATCACTTAGTTCTGTCGCCTCTATTATAAGGTCCGTCTCTGGATTATAATTTGGCATTAAACCCTCCTGAGCACTTCTGTAATATGATGTCAATCCTACAATTCTCTTCATTAACAACGTCTCATTTGACAATTGTTTCGTCTCAAAATTTATAAACTTTTTCATAAATTCTTCAATATCGTCCGGCAGTGCTTTGTACTTTATATTCTTTACTCGTCTTTTATCAAACGTAATTTTATCCTTTCCTAGAATAAGTTTCACGTCATCTATAAATACTGCATCTGTTATACCACCCGTATCATGTAATACCACACCTTTATATTCATCTCCTTCATAACGATTTATGAATCCAAATGGCGTTCTGGTTACTTCAAGCACTTTTGAATTTGCACTATAATTGATATAATCAACATAGGTTGACTTACCTAAGGTATTTTCAAAATATTCTTGGTCTACTTTTTTGGAGGTTTCTATATTAATCGGGATTTCCCATGTAGAGATTTGTCCCCGAAGTATATTAAATAAAATACCAATTTCATTTGGATAATTAATCATTGGTGTCCCAGAAAGAAGCACTATTTTTGCATTATTTGCTTTCATCAATGCCAAATACATTTTATATGCCAATGATGCATCCCTTTTTGTTTTTGCACTTTTTAATTTATTAACAATACGACTTATAAAATTATGCGCTTCATCAATAATAATCACTTTGTTATCAAAGGGATTTATCTTCCCATTTTTGGTAAGCTCATCATATTGTTTATTGCGAATACCATTGTAGTTTATAAATTCATATTTGTTTGTAATCATTTTGTTAATTTGTTTGTCGAGAGAAAGTTTATCTGCTGGTGATAATGTTGAGTAATTTTCATCTTTGTCATGATCGACGACCCATGCCCCTCGCTTTTCTATAATATATTCTTCTTGCAATCCAAGTTTCTCTGCTACAAGTTTAAGATTACTCTTAGCAGATGCTACATCCATAAATGTCCAGAATTGTTTTCGTTTATATAAAGGATCACCACACTTTTTCAACTCTTCTACATAATTCATTCGCAATGATGCTGGTGTCATTATCAATATTTTTTTGAAATTTTTGAGTCCCTCGGCAATTGCTATTGAACCACATGTCTTTCCTGCCCCTAAACCATGATATAATAGTAATCCTCTATATGGAGAGAATATGTTTAAATAATATTGAATGATTTTCTGATGAATCAGTAGTTCAAATGATGATTCTGTGCTAAAAATAGAATCACATGTTGGAGGGGCCACATCCTGTCCACTACTTCCGAAAATTTTATTAAGCGATGCATTCATTTCTTTAACAAAAATTTCCTGATTATCAAGATAATGAACTGGTGTTTTAACATTAATATCATCTGGCATATTCTCGAAAATATTACTTACATTCTCATTCATCTGTACAATAGATGTTTCTTTCACTTTTTTAGCAGGAACCTTATCTGCACCTTTAACCTTAATAATCCTATCCTGTTTTGGCACTGCATCATCCGCCTCTATTATAATTTTATACGCCGGAAGTTCTGATTCTGGGGGAGACTGTTTATCTTTTAGTAAGTTATCTCTCTCTTCCATTAACATCACACCTAATATATCACCTCCTGGTTTGGTCCACCGATTACCCTCAGGCGATCTTGCTGGCGATTGTTCATGTAAAATACTTGGATGGGTTTCTAATAATAGAGTTCTATATTTTGGAATCGAATATTTCATTCTGAGACATTCTCTCATATCATCATCATTTGTTTCACCAGCATTCTCTACTACTTCTGCTGGCGTGATACCAAGTTCCTGAGCAATTCCGTTAATGCGTCTTTTAAACTTTTCTGGTTGAACAATAACAGCACCAACCAATTTTGCCAATATACCTCTTATTGGTTCTGCTCCCCTAAACCAGTATTTTTGCTGACCAGGTGTGAATTTCTTTTCAGGTTGTAATAATTTAAGATATCTAATAAATTCTTCCGCATCACAAGTTTTAAATATATTAAATAATTCAATCATTTTCAGATTCCGAAAACGTTTTTGCATATAACAAATTTCTACATCACCATAAAAATTTGATAATTCGGCATATTTGCCACCCAATTTAGAATTAAAATTTATTTCAGGCACATGCGCAGCAGCTACAACACCAGCTACACTTGGCATAACTGCACTTGGCACAACTGCACTTGGCACAACTGCACCTGGCACTGGCACTGCAGCTACAACAACTTGGCCTTTTCTTTTCGCCTTGATTCTCTCTAATAGTTCATCTCTATTTACACCACGTTCTTCATTTCGTTTATCAGTTATAAGAAGTGTCTTTTTCAATGGCTCATCCATAACATTATCTGGAATACTCTCACCAAGTTCCTCCTCAACTTCTTCCTCACCAACTTCTTCCTCACCAAGTTCCTCACCAAGTTCTTCCTCACCAAGTTGTCCTCGATCAATAACATGAAAATCCAGTGCATCGCCGGCAAATTTGACTTCATTCTTTTTTTTAGGTTTAGGTACAGGTCGATTTCTCATTTTTTCATCCATTGATATACATATATATTAATATATTTATATCTAAATAACAGAAAGAGCCAATTGACAAGCAATTTGTTCCGCCTTTTTCTTAATTTTATGTTTCGATTCGCCTAGGAAAACCAATGCTGTATCATGACTTTCAATATGTTCTTGTATCTTTTGGAAAGATCCAAATTTGTGAAATGGAATAGCGCTCTCAGGCGAGGTTTCATAAATCTGCTGACCTAGACAAAGATATACTCCCATATGATAACCTTGCTCGGCATCATAATCCAGTTCCAAATAGTGTGGTGTTGTTTTAAACTCCTTTTGAATTTTCACTTGGAGAATATTTTTATAATTATCGTCATTATTAATCAATTCAATCCAATCAATATGTTCTTCAAAAATATTTTCTACAAATTTCTGTGCCATTTGGAAACCTGGACCAGTAACAAATACATTTTCGAACCATCCATCTTCATCCTTAACAGTAATCTTGTTAAAATCCAAAAACAATGCTCCTAAAAATGATTCAAATAGGCAACCCAGTTTTTTGAGATTTGTGCGAGTCTTCTTTTCTTCTGCATTGCTTGACAGCACATACCATTTATTTAATCCCATTTCATATGCGAGGGAGCCTATATTTTCATTTTTGACGAGGGCGATTTTTTTCTCGGTCATGAATCCTTCGTTTTCCTTAGGAAACCTGCGATAAAGATAGTATTTGGTAATGCATTCTAGGACACCATCGCCTAAGAATTCCAAACGCTCATTTGATTTGGTTGAAAGTTTCATGCAATTTGGTGGTTGCGGTGCCAGTACAATATCATTCTCGATATTTTCTGAATCAGGCCGTTTAGTATAGGAACGATGGACAAATGCTCGGCGATAAAGTTCAAAGTTATTAATACGTGGTGGCAAACCGTATTTCTTCAATATAGTCTCAATATCCTGCCGAGTAATCTCGACGTTATTGGGATTATATGGATTAAAAATATTGTCTTCCATGTCTGTCATATATATAGTTATGTTGAGATGTCTTTAAGTATTTTTTGCGATTTAAGTTCGATCTTGATATCATCGATAGCAATTTGAGAGGGTTGATTGGCCATGTTCCATTGAGCATCAATGTATGTCTTGGAAAAGCCCGAGCTCAACTTGGGTGTTTTTTTGTTTTTCTCATAAATGCTCGTGTATCGAGACAGTGCGCTGAGCCGCCCCATCGGCTTAAAAAATCCATTATTTTTCATATATTATTCCAATATAATATTCAGGATAATTATCTAAATAGTATTTATAAATGATTACTGGGGCGTTTAAGGATTTTACAATGGTAATGATATTCATTTTCATAATAACATACTATGTTTATTTAGCATATACGATGGTAAATTACGTAAACGAGGTTAATAATGTCGCACATTGTAAGACAATTTTAGAAACAGATGGCAATATCATACAGATGTATGGTGGTGTTCAATTAGCCCTTTTTGGATTAATTGCATTAATGATTGTCTATACATTTTTAATGTCTTTTTTCGCATAAAATATTATAATTATATATAAATGCTGAAAAATATGCGTCAAAAAATGACTATGCTTAAAAAAAATGGTATATTAGCGATAATCGATTTGATTGTTGTATTAATAGTATCCTATTGTATTATTCGATATACCAAGACGATGAAGGAGACCCCATCATGTAATCAAATAAAGCCTGACCAGAGAGAATTTTTAGCATATGGTGGTATATTAATGTTGTCACATGTTATTTTATCTCTAATACTAAGAGGAATATATAATTAATTTCAAAACATATAATATATATGTTTTCAAGTAATATGCAACGATTTGTAAATTATATTATGGCAATATTTATAATTATAGGTAATTTAGTAATTTTAAATTATTTTAGAAAATTGGATCGGATTGAAGAGTGTAAAATTGGTGCGCAAGAACTAGAATTTATTGAAAAATATTTATATTCATTAGTGTTTTTAAATATAGCTGTCTTTGCCATGCAAATGATGCAAATTGCATAATTATTTTATGTGTAAATTTTTAAGCATTTTCAATACTAATGTAACTATTAATACAGCAAGTACCCCGGAATAGGTATATGCAAATAATGGAAAAATACGAGATTGTTCTAAAATGATTTTATCACTTGGCGTAAGTTCATCAGAATTCATATTTTTTAAATGAATCTCTTTGAAAATATTGGTTGATGTATTTCCCATTAAAATTGCCATTAATAATACACCAATTGCAAATATCTTCACTAATTGACGTTTTTTATAAGAAAATCTATCAGAAAAACCTACTAAACCAATTGCAATTGATGATAATAGAAACATATTACGTAAAGAAGACATGTAAAAATTAAGAAATGTAATATTCATTATATATAATAAAAAGAAATTATTTATAATGACCTCGAAAATCGTCAAGTGTTTGATAACCTTTTTTATTCATTATACTTCTTAATTCTTCGGCTATTCTCTCTATTGAACCCAAACCTTTGCGATTAAGATGCGTTCCAATTTGTACAAATGTTGCGCCAACTAAGATATGTTTAAACACATCTTCTCCTGAACGAATACCTCCACATCCAATAATATCAATATGAGGTAATCGTTTTTTAAACTGATATACATTAGATAATGCAATTGGTAAAATATAATCACCACCTAATCCTCCCAATCCTGATTTTGGTATAATAACGCTACTTTCAGTATCAATATCAATATGTAACACATTTCCAACACTATTAATACATGTTAAAAATACAATGTTTGGATGAGATTCAATAATATCACTCACCAAATCAATATGAACAGGGTCAAAATATGGTGGTAATTTCAGACCATATGGTTTAGTGTAATTTTTATCCAGAATATTTGTAAGAAAATATTCTAATCCTTCATAATTATATGCCAATTGTTCCTTTCCTTCAATATTAGGACATGATACATTAATCTCTGGATATTTAATATAATCGAGTTCATTAATATATTGCAAAATATCTGCGGTCTGTTCATTATCAATGTTGGCAATAGAGAGAATACATGGTTTGCCTTCTGGTAAATCTCTTATATAATCTACATAATACTCTATCCCATTATTTGGTAATCCCATGGAATTCACACTTATCTGTGAATTCTCCCAATAAGCAGGCCACTTATTGCCGACTCGTGAGCCCAATGTTGCACTCTTGGTCACCATCAGACCACTATGCGTACGAAACATTTGGTCTAATTCATCAGTATGCGTTCCAAAAACACCAGCAGCATTTGAAATAGGATTGTGTAATATTAAACTTCTAAATCTAGTTACCAATGAGCACATTATTATTATTTGTATAATATTCTCTCTATAATCATTTAATAAAATCTTATTACATAAGGTATGGTTGACCATTTAGTGAATGAGTTTTATAGAAAGAACATAGTTCTCTCTGGTGAATTTACATTGAAAAGTGGAGAGAAAAGTGATATGTATTTCGACGCCCGAAAGATATCTATGTATCCGAATTTAATGAAGGAAGTTGCAAAACAAATGGCTGGGTGTATGTTGAAGTCAGATTGGGTATGTGGTGTGCCATATGGTGCGATGGCATTAGCAACCACTGTCAGTTTAATCACTGAAACACCACAATTGGTTGTAAGAAAAGATAAAAAAGAGCATGGTACTCAGAAACAGATAGAAGGGGATTTTAAAAAAGGTGACAATGTCATCGTTATAGAAGATGTAGTAAATACTGGTGGGTCAATGAATAAAATATGTAAAATAATAGAAGATAATGGCATGCATGTTATTATGAAACTATGTATTATAAATAGAGGTGATATTCTCTCTGTAAGAAGTCTATTAGTAAGCAAAAATTTAGTTGAACCTAAATCCTGTTTGGTACATCATATGGATAAAAAAATAATATGGGCCGCAGACACTGGCACTATGAAAGCATTATTTACAGGATTAGATAAATATGGTAGTAAAATTGCAGTATTAAAAATACATATTGATACATATTGTGATTATTCACATGAGAATATAGTTAAACTGCAATCTTACAAGGAAAAATATGGATTCATGATATGGGAAGATAGAAAATTTGCGGATATTGGTGATATAATGAAACAGCAAATTCGTAATTCTATATATAGTTATTTGGATTGGGTTGATATCTTTTCCATACATGGTTTAGTAGGAAGCGAAAGTATAAATGCAGTTATCGATGAATTTGATAAAATGAAATGGATTTTAGTTGGACAAATGTCCGCAAGTAATAATCTTATAGAGAGAAAGTATACAAAATCCTGTATAGAAATATATAAATCACGCGATAACATTATTGGAATGGTATGTCAAGAAAATTTAGGAAAAGATATTATACATATTGTACCCGGTATTTCTAAGCATATCGCATCAGATAACGCAGGACAGAGTTATAGTCAGATGTGCGAGAAACCTTTTGCCGATTTTTTTGTCGTTGGCCGATCAATTAGTAAATTTTTAGATTAAAGATATCTTTTATATAGTATATAATGGAAGACCGGTTTAAAGAGAAATGTACAATAGAGCAACGAATAAATGAATCGGCGCGCATTAAAGCAAAATACCCTGAACGTGTCCCAGTTATTGTAGAACGAGCGGATGGGTGTAAAAATATAGAAGAGATTACGAAACACAAGTATTTAGTACCAAATGATTTAACAATTGGTCAATTGGCATATGTTATTCGAAAAAAAATACCAAAATTAGAATCTCATATTGGAATGTTTATGTTTGTAAATAACGAGATGCCATGCAATGGTGACCTGATCGAAATTATATATAACAAACATGTAGATGAAGATGGATTCTTATATGTAGAATATTCTGGAGAAAATACTTTCGGATATACCCATTAAATGAACCGTATTTTTGTACCATTTGGTGTAATAATGGCACCACTAATATCACCTTCGGATTTAAATTCTAGATTGGATATGGATGCAGAATCATATTCAATTACATTGGTTGCACCTCGTAATGATACATGTCCCTTTATCTCTACCTCATTTAGTTTCAAGTATTGAGTTGATGTAGAATTTTCAATAGAGAGATTATTGCTAATATCTAGATTATGTGTAATATGCATCGTTCCAGATAAGTCTGTTGCACCTGAAAGGTCTATCTTACCAATAATGGTAGTATCGCCTGAAATATCAACAGTGCCATCATGTATGATAGTGTTGCCAGAAATGTCGCAATCACCAAACACATTCACATTGCCTGATATTTCAGTATCACCTGTAACATTAAGGTCACCGCTTGTATTAATGCCACCTGAAATATCAAGATGATTTATACTAAGATCGTGAGAGCCATCAAGAACTCTATAATTTTCCCATATGAATGCTCTATCGCCATCAGTCTTGTCATTCCATCTTAGAATATTGTATGTTTTTCCAGGAGATGCATTACCGGTGCTCTGTTCAGGATTGTCGGCCGAGGTGAGTAAAAATCGTTTATTATTGATTTGTAATTTATCAGCACCTTCGCCAACTACTATATTAATTGCGGCTTCATTATCTTCCACGCGGTCTTCAAGATCGTCAATACTTGTGGTAACCTGATTTAAATTTGTATTATAAGTGCCATTTAAAAATGTTTCTTGCTTTCCCGAAATGTCTGCTATTACATCATGAATATAATTAATACTAACATCGGTGCCTCTTATTTTTAATGTATCTGCTGAAATGTCATATGCGACTATCAAATTTTTAGAAATAGACGTGTCACCTACCAGTGAAATATCCCCGATGACATCAACCTTACCAGTGAGAGAAAGGTCGCCTATGACATCGATACTACCAGAGAGAGAAAGGTCACCTATGATATCGACATTACCAGAGAGAGAAAGGTCGCCAACTACATCAACAATGCCATTAATATAAACATTATTGGATAGTTCTGTTTGTCCAGAAACATATAGATTATTATAGATGATACTGTTATTTAAACTAAGGTCCTGGCTGCCGTCAAGGATACGATATGTTTCCCATTCAAATGACTTCACTGCATGATTTGCGAGAAGAATATTATTTTCAGTGGCATTATCAACATGTGGTGGAAATGAATATTGATAACCATCAATAATAATGTATGATAAATCAGAGTGACGTAATTGATATAAGCTATTAGATATATCGGTTGAATATGAGTTTAAATAATTTAGAGAAGTGTCGACTTTTTCGAAGCTGATAGTAATACTGGTCATGCTAGTGTCGAATAGGTTAATAGTAGTATTTACTTTTACAACAGAAGTATCGAAAGTATCAAGCATTGATTTAACTTGAATAAAAGCATTAGAAATGTCAGTATAAGAAGAGTCGATGTCATTCATATGTTGAAAATCGAATGCTCTTTCGTTATTAATGTCGGTTTGTCTTTGATATAATGCATGGAAACTGGCATCAAAAATATGGAAATTGGAGTCACTCGCTGAAAGGTTACCGAACTCATCGAGTTGAACATAACTTCCATCATGTCCAGCTAATGAATTAAGTCTGAAATTGTCAGTCGCAATAACACAAGAACCGTTATTAGTAGATTTAATATTAAGTATATTCCCGCCTCCTCCTCCTAATATAGCCGAGATATCAATAGCAGTGGTGAGGTTCCTAAATGATATCGAATCAATATCAACAAAAATGCTATCATTATTATAACTAATTTCCATAATAATATATATATATATATTAACAGATGCCACGCACGGTATTTTTTTATAATAATGTAGGGCCAACTAATAATAGAACAACGTCCAGTCCGGGACAGCCAAGAAATTTTTCAGTTTCAAAGTCACGAGATGGTGTCGAATTGACGGGAGGGGATGTCAGAAGTATACATATAAATGCGCAATTAATTGGCAGCGCGGTCGGCGGTATTGAGGTAAGTGAAATATATGTTGATCAAAGAAGACCCCGAATCCGGAGAATGGTATGGGGTGGTGGATTTATAAGAAATAAAAGAGTATTATGGGATGGGAAGGGTATACAGACGAGTAGTGAGAGGCTAGATAGATTGGTTCGTCAGCATATAAATTACTAAGATAAATGTGGAAGAATTGAGATTGGAGAAGGATGGTGTGATGTTGGTATTGAAGAGACGATATTGGAGTGTAGATAATAGACAAAAGACGGAGGAATTTATTCGAGAGGTAATAGGGGGAGGGATAGAGGAGTTATGTAGATTGGGAAGTGGTGAGAGTGCAGGGGAGCGAAGTATATGTGAAACACTAGGAGTGGAGGTGAGAGGTGCATTAAATGGAATCCGGTCATTGAAGAGAACATATAGTGATGATACATATTTTTGTTGCGGAATAGATACATATATAGAATTGATAGAGGCGCGATTGTTGGATTACGACGACTCCGTCACCACTCCACACTCCGACATCACTCCACACTCCGACATCACTCCACACTCCGCCATCACTCCGCACTCCGCCATCACTCCGGGCGAGAGACAGCCAAAAAAATCCGCCAAATAGGACCGCCATGTCACCGGTATAATATTGTGACCGGTATCTCGTTTTGTCACCGGTATCTGAGTTAATATTCTCTCTATAAGTAAGAAAAAGAAGTTGATATAGTTGATGATATGATATAGATGATATAGTAGATGATATAGTTGATATGATATAGTTTGTAGCAATATTCTCTCTATAAGTAAGAAAAAGAAGTTGATATAGTTGATATAGTTTGTAGCAATATTCAAAGTAATAGAGAGAATATCCACCACTCCGCCACCACTCCGGCAAATAGGACCGCCATGTCACCGGTATAATATTGTGACCGGTATCTCGTTTTGTCACCGGTATCTGAGTTAATATTCTCTCTATAAGTAAGAAAAAGAAGTTGATATAGTTGATGATATGATATGATATAGTAGATGATATAGTAGATGATATAGATGATATAGTTGATATAGTTTGTAGCAATATTCTCTCTATAAGTAAGAAAAAGAAGTTGATATAGTTGGTATAGTTGATATAGATGATATAGTTGATGATATAGATGATATAGTTTGTAGCAATATTCTAAGTAATAGAGAGAATATCCACCACTCCGCCACCACTCCGGCAAATAGGACAGCCAAATAGGACCGCCATGTCACCGGTATAATATTGTGACCGGTATCTAGGAATGTGACCGGTATCTGAGTTAATATTCTCTCTATAAGTAAGAAAAAGAAGTTGATATAGTAGATGATATGATATAGATGATATAGTAGATGATATAGTAGATATAGTTTGTAGCAATATTCTCTCTATAAGTAAGAAAAAGAAGTTGATATAGTTGATATAGATGGTATAGTTGATATAGATGATATGATATAGATGATATAGTTTGTAGCAATATTCTAAGTAATAGAGAGAATATCCACCACTCCGCCACCACTCCGGCAAATAGGACAGCCATGTCACCGGTATAATATTGTGACCGGTATCTCGTTTTGTCACCGGTATCTGAGTTAATATTCTCTCTATAAGTAAGAAAAAAGATAATGAAATATTGAAGATGATATAGTAGATGATATAGTAGATGATATAGTAGATGATATAGTAGATGATATAGTTATAATGGTTGTACCAACATTCTCTCTATAAGTAAGAAAAAAGATAAATAAAATGAAGATGATATAGTAGATGATATAGATGGTATAGTATGTTGTTATAATGTTTGTAACAACATTCTAAGAGAGAAGTCATGACTCCGCCATCACTCCGGCCGACTCCTCCATCACTCCCCGACTCCTCCCATCCCACACATTTAAGGCGGCATAAATAGGACAGCCAAATAGAATAATAATGTTACCGGTATCTGATATAGTATGTACCAACATTCTCTCTATAAGTAAGAAAAAGAAGATGATATAGTATTGAAGATGTAGTATTGAAGATGTAGTATTGTAGATGTAGTATTGAAGATGATAATGGTTGTACCAACATTCTCTCTATAAGTAAGAAAAAAGATAAATAAAAGAAGATGATGTAGTATTGATAATATAGTATTGATGTAGTAGATGAAATAGTTTGTACAAACTATAAGGAATAGAGAGAAGCCATCACTCCGCCATGACTCCGTGCGGATCGGTATCAGAGTTATAATGGTGGCACAAATAAAAAATGTCGGGGGCACATTTTTTATTATATAGTCGATTAGGGTGACGTGGGACTGGTCGGTTCGGTATCGAGAAGGCCGAGGATTTGAATCTGTGGGAGCTGTGCGTCTTCATCCGAATCGTTGACAGCGGTAGATTTCTTGGGACGTCCTTTGGCACCAGATGCGGGCTTTTCGAAGATTTCGTCAGCAAGAGTGATGTCAAACTTGGCAGCTTCTTCGATGACATCTTGCTTAGAAAGCTTCTTGGCGTTCATGTAATGAATATAGCCTTTGATTTTCTTGGTGATTTCAGAACGAGTGTCGACATTGCCCTCTTTTGGGATACCAAGTTCGCCGCAATTCTTGGTGCAAGTTTTGCAGTAGTCGCCATCCTTAACACAAGCTTGGTGGCATTGAGTGAAGGTATCGTAGTTCGAGCGGATGCCTTGACAGCAGCCAGCGATGGGAGTACCAGTCCATGGAAGAGCAAATGCAGGCGTAGCCTTAGCTTTCTTGCCAGCGGGCTTCTCAGCGGGCTTCTCAGCGGGCTTCTCGGCTTCGACTTCGACTCTCGTTGGTTCGAGATTCAATGCAGTCATTTGCTTGGTGAGCAACTCGACAGTAGATTGAAGCGCATCGTGTTGCTGCTGGAGCGCGGCGATCTTGGTGTTGGGAGAAGCAGAAGATTGCTGCACAATCTGGGTCTTGGGAGAAGCGGAAGGAGTAGTCATAGGTGAGTCCATGATGGTATCACTCTCAACTGTGACAAAAGAGAAATCAATTTTTTTCGTATGTCACCGGTATCTGTGTTAGGCAATTCTCCCCATTTCTTTTGTCACCGGTATCTCGTTTTGTCACCGGTATCTGAGTTACCGTTGTTTTTTGTCACCGGTATCTCGTTTTGTCACCGGTATCTGCGTTACCGTTGTTTTTTGTCACCGGTATCTGCGTTCGGGCACAGGACACAGGACACACAGGGCACAGGACACACAGGACACAGGACACACAGGACACAGGATACACAGGACACAGGACACACAGGACACAGGGCACAGGACACAGGACACAGGACATGGCACCCAACAATGAAAAAATATCACCCGTACCTGCCCCAGTGCTGCCCCACTGCTGCTGCCGTGCCTGCTGCCGTGCCTGCTGCCGTGCCTGCCCCACTGCTGCTGCCGTGCCTGCCCCACTGCTGCTGCCGTGCCTGCCCCACTGCTGCTGCCGTGCCTGCTGCCCACTGCTGCCCCACTGCTGCCCCACTGCT